CCTTCCCTGATGGGTTGGAGGAGGGTTATGCCGTCAAGCAAAAAAAAAAAAAAAAATGATAGTCACAGGCTCTCCAATGAAGGAGAGCCGTGACCGTCAGTTTAGGATGCGGATAATCTCGTGTACTTCTGGCGAATATGATTCTTACGGCGAACTTCGTCATCCTCGTCACGCCATTCGAGATAAGCAACGAATCGACGTAACTGCGCTGCAGTCATCGCTGACGAGCGATCTTCTACATCTAGAACAACGTAACGAACGTCACCAACGCCATCGCAATCGACGTAACTGAATACCAAAAGGCCATCGCCGTATTCAACGATGGTAACTTCGAATCGTTTATCGAACAAATAAAACAGTTCCGATTCAATGATCATCGGAATGACGCACATATCAGGACGATTGAGGATTTCCATCATCACCCGTAACGCGCGAGGAGTATGGCGAGCGAACTGGTCGTTAAAACGTTGTTTCATCGCTTGTTCCACACCATCTGTTTTTGTTCCAAACCACGGACGTACTACAGATTTCGGTGGTGTAAGACGAAAGCGATATGCTTGTATAAACAACAGAATATCAGCGACGTTGGGAAATTCTTCCTGGTCTTCGTATATCTTGCGGATAATATCCGGAATCGTAACCATCAAGTATTTCTTATCGCCTCCTACTTTCTCGAGATTAGCAATATGCCCTTCTACCACCGGCAGGTAAACGAAATTATACCAATGACGGTATCTTTCGGTACGTTGGTAGTTTGGGATAAAATTAAGAATACTACTCACTGCGCGTTTTAATGGGTTCATCGGAAGGATCCTTCTTATGTTTTAATATGCGCATCGTCAATCCCCTCGGTAATCCAGCCGATGGGAAGGACAATCGTTGTTATCCTGTTATGGGTGTAGTGGTTGAGAAAATGGAAATAGTAATTTTTGTTAGACTGTTCGATCCGCAGGTCGAGATGCGCGTCTTCAGGTAACCGCAACCAAGCGCCGTACAGTTCATTAAACTTACGCTGAATTTTACCGGGGTTCATTGGAACCCCACGACCGTGGTGGTGTAGCTGACGCAATGATTCAATCAAACACTCAGAGATACCCGTTGTCGTTCCGTTATCGCTTGTATCAATAACGATGAACTCTCGTGACCCACGACCGAGATAAAAACCGGCGACAAAAGCTGCAGCAACAAAAATTATCGTACCGATACCAATATACCAATAGTAAGTATCCATAACGACCTCACTTATACCCAATAGTCGGCAAGCGGTTTTACCTTATTAATGGGCAACTGTACTTTACCGATGTTCTCTACATCCGCATCAGCGTAGAGAACAATTTTATCGTCGTCTCTTTCCCAACGAATAGTAAATCGGCCAGGAAGAAGATTACCCTGTTCAAGAGACGCAGTAACCTGTTGTGTTAATACAGACAGCCAAGCAGGCATCAGTGTTGCAACATCTAAGTCATTTGACCACTCAGCGCGTTGCTCCACTGGGCGTAACATACGTTCGACGGTGCGTTGAACTGTTGCGGTGATATAGCCTTTATCTTCGTCACTGATTGGATCAGGGCGAGACACAAAACGTTCAGCAGGCTTGTGGGTAATATATTCATGCAAATCGATGAGTGGTGTTGTCATAGTACTCGCTCCATCAGAATGTAATTGGGTAACCCGTAGGGTTGTCTGCATGCTATTCAGAAGCGCAAAAGCGCCATAAACAACAATGATGCTAAGTACGACCAAAACAGAAATCATTAATGTGTATTGCATTGTCATCTCCTACTCACACGTATCTTGAAGATTAGTTAAAATCAACAAAAGAAAAAACGATATAAAGCAAGGTCCTCTGATATCAGAGGACCTTGGATCAATTAGCTTGCAGCTTCTTCATTTGTATCAGGTTTGCTTCCCCCTAACAAACCGTCAAACAGACCCGTATGTTTCAGGTAGAAGAGAGCGATAGCGCCCATCGCTGCTGCGCTCGTCGCCGTTAACGCAACCCCAGCACGATACTGCCATTTACGGTCAGGCTTTTGATCAAGCGCCATACGACGCATGTATTCAGCCTCTGCCTCATTCCGATGAATTTCGGATTCGGCCAGACGGGCTAAGGTATCGCGGTCAAGGTTATCATAACGTACGTTCATGGTGGTTTCCTCTTGTTTGGAAGTTGATTGCTTAGTGGATTCTTGGTCAACAGTCGTTTCAGTTGGTTCAAACGGCTGGTTGTTCATTTTCTGATCTTTATTGGTCATGATAGACTCCTTCGATTTTTGAGATGAAATTGATTTAAACCATCGTGGATGGCGGTATTCGGTTTTACAGGTACAGTTAAGTTTCTCGTGCAGGAAAGCGTAAAAACGTTTTGCGCCTACACGTAAGGCTTTCAGCATTACCCATCCACGAGCACTCAAACGGTGTAGCTGTTGCGGTATGTCTAGTTTCCTAGCCAAGCGAAAGTATCTTTCAATCACTTCGATAGGAAACCATTGTTGTTCCACATCGGTGAGACTGAAAGTCTTATCCATGAATGAAATCTCGCTGGCTTACTTCACTTAAGTAATATAGCCGTGAAAAATGTTGGATTAAGTTAAATACCGCAACCGCAGCTAATTTTATAGGCTTTTAGCCTAAACCAATCATCTTCGGAATCATCATCTTTGAAACAGGAATCTATCATGGAAAAAGTATTTGTTTGTAAGTTGTTTACCAACGGCAATAGCCAACCAATGTATCTGACCGATCCAGTTCTGGGTAATCGGAACAGTACCGTATTCAAAGAAGCTTTCGAATACGCTAAAAATAAAGCCGTGAGAACGCTGACGTCTGATGACTGTATCAACGGTATCACGTGGGCAGAGTTATTCGGTGATGCTGTTAGACACTTCGTTCAGAACGCAAGAAAACAGGAAATCAGTCTCACGACTATCGTTGTGCGCGAAAACGCAGAAATTTTATCAAACGTTTTAGTTGATTTTAATGACGTTTGCGTGTTTAATCCAGAGAACACGTTTGAACAATATCTTACTGCCCTGAACAACCAGCTCGGTAAAGATATTCATCCCGAATTCGCCAAGTTAACATATCAGTTACTTTTTGATGACATCGATCCAAATACGAAGATCAATACCAGCTCGTCACACCTGGTAAAGAAATACGGATCGGTTCTTGCTACGGCAACACCCACCACCGATGGCGGTTATGATATCGAATTGGATGGTCCATTAAAAGAACAAGAGCCTACTGGGGTTAGGGCGGTACATCACAACCTCGTCGTTAAATCTGATGGATGCGATGAACATTACGCTATGATAAACGATGAAAACAATTACCGTTTAAGTCAAGCGATTGGTGTTCTACGCTATACCGAACCCACTGTTGTAGACGATTATACATCGACAACAACGCACACCACGTGTTTCATTTTCATTTATCCCAATGAAAGTGTGTACATTACTGACTGCTACGGCAACACTGTAGATAGCCTACGTCGTTACTAATCGTCGAGCCTGTCCTTCGGGGCAGGCTTTTTATGCTGTTAAATATCCGGAATAAGAATTAACAAAATAGGAAAATGGTGTGAATATAACACAAAGGAGGGAGATGATTATGTTACTCATTCTAATGGAGAGAGCATTGCTGGCGGGTATCTGCGCATTCTCTGTTAAACACGCTGTTGCTATCATGGCTGAAGAAAGGCGTAATACGCATAATGTATTACGCTGAAAACACTGTGTGCATTAGTGTATGACGAGAAATCGTCGAGGCCCCCGTCTTCACGAGGGCCAACACCTATGCATGATTATCCATCGTCTGTTAAACAAAGGTTATAAACATGAGCAATTTGAACGTTGAGTTTACTTCAACAACGCCTGTCATGAATGGTGTTGGCACTGAAACCAAAATCGTATTAGAACCCATTCCAGGGTTACGTGATCTCGGTGATTTTTATCAACTGATGCCGCGTATACGGAAGGCCTTAAACAGTATCGATCTTGATTCTAATAAAGATTTCCAACACGATACAGAAAATACCGATCATGTGTTGCTGCCATCGGGGATCGCAAAATTCACCTACACGCAAACATTGAAAGCCTCCGATGGTGAAATCCGTCGTTTTATCGTTGAAGTAGAAAGCGCATAAAAACCATCCTCCCAACCCGTAAGGGAAGGGAGGATGAAATATGCCGTTAAACGTTATTCAACAAACCCTGCGTTCAACAGATTGTCGTAAACACGATTAGCGACATCAACAGGAGAATGTGTGTTACTGGTGTCTATACACAACGTTTTCGCGTCGCCGAGATAGTCCATAAAATCCATGTAACGATAACGTCGTTTATTGAATGTCGCTTCATCGATGTTATCAAACATCTGATGTTTAGCGTGACGAACACGGAACCGTCTTAAATACGTAGGATAGTCGATATCCAGATAAACATAGTAAGACGGCATGATAATCGACGGTAGGTTCGGCAACAATGCGTCAAACAACTTAACGTTGGCATCATTAACCTGATAAACATACGTCGAAGCAATCGAACGATCGCTAAGCACAGTCTTCCCTTCGTTAAGGGCTGGATGAATCACCTTGTTGAAGAGATGATTGCGTTGCGACATCATCGCCAATAGCTCAGTTTCTGGATCGAATCTGTTCGTTGGCGTCTGATCTTCCAGGATAAGTTTACGAATGGCTTCTCCGTAGAGCGTACCACCAGGTTCGCGTACGACACAGACATTGTTTAAACGACTATGTAAAGACGAGATAACCGAACTCTTTCCTGAATAATCCAGGCCTTCAATAACGATATATTTATTACGAGACATTCCCCGCTCCAATTAACTACTTCGTTTTCGCCATTATCGGCTGCGATACTGTAATCTCGACCCGATCGACATCGGTACGTTTAACGATGATAAGGCTGCGTTCATCACCGAATGGTTCTGAGATCTTACAAGCCTCTTTAAGATTTTCGAGAATCTTGCCATGGGGTTCAAACACCGCAAAACCGGAACTAGCGTCGATTCTTATTAGACTTACACGCGTGCCGTTTACGGTAATAACATCTTCCGTCTTGAATTCACAACAGGAGGGTAGACGGAACTGGCCGGGAATACCGGCTACGTATGCCTCACCACCGAACATTTCTATTAACGTCACTGGTTTGAATGTTTTCTCTGGGAAAGCATTATTAAGGATATCGTTTCCATTCACAAACCAGATCGTTACTTTATCTTCGGAATACGCTAGTCGGTACGGTTGGGTTGCGGACGCTTGCGCTTTATGTTGGTTAAACAACTTTGATTTTGTCGCAATCACAGCACGACCTTGGGCGTCAAAGTACAGAACTTCATACCCAACACATCCGATAAACACGCGACGGTTATTAAGTTCCGGAATTCTGACTACTAACGCATTACCGTCTTCCGTCGGTGTAATGCCGCGTAGGACGATCGATTCGTTATTCAATACTGAGTTGTCCACAACGATGCTTCGCATTACCGCTGGGGTTACTGTTTTATCTGCGGTAGGTTCAGGTTGCTCAGCAATGCGGTCAAAAGGTTCGATGGATACCATGGGAACGAAGTATTCAACTATATGCTTGTTTGCAGCACCAACGTCCATGACGGTGATCTGCAAACGCGTAGCATCCGAATTCAATGCTTGTTTCACACGTTCTGCATTAGGAGTATCACGGTCAATACGAATCAAGGCTTTTACCACACCGTCGTCTTCCAACCATCCCGTTAAAACGCGACCGACGATATCGTTCACGTCACGAATCGGGAAGCACAGTTCAGCGCCATCGAGCACCGCTTCGATTTTACTGCTAATGACGGGCACCTTACCATCGTTAAGATGCGCCAGCAGACCGGTTAATGCACCTTCACTAACCGGATGTTTTGTCGTCGTACTGACCAACGGTACGATAAAACGATCTTCGCTGTATTTCTCTGCACCACAGATAACCGGGACTTGAGGGCATCGATCAACCAGACCCCATTCAACGGTATTCATAACGTTTTTTCCTTCTTGGGTTTTGTACATGTTGCTAACGGCGTTTTGTACCGACCTTCCCATTTCGATGGTCATCAAGAATACGCCATTCTTCGAACAGGAGTTCGGCTGCGAAATAACCTACAGCGATGCTGTCTATCGCATGCTCATCAAGATTCGCTAACACAACACCGTTTCTGGGTGTGATGTTCATGAGGTTCAACACTTTCTGGCGAACATCGTCCTTACCAACACGGGACGTCATGATCCCAACAGCACGTTTCGCGCTTCGGTTATCAACCCCTAAGAAAGACACCGTAGGATCAAAATCGATAACCGTTGTCTGAATCGCTGAAAACAGCTCGCTGAGCGCCATCCCGCTTTGCTTGAAACGACCGATGAACGGTGTCTCACAAGCAACCGCTTGCGGCTGGTACTCTTGCAATAACGTTGTCAGCGAACGACGGTGTTCTTGGATACGTGCGGCACGATTACCGTATCCAAGCGCAATATCGCCATCAGGATCATATCGACGTGAAGCGTGCCATGTCCCCGCATACAGCAGTTCAATATCTTCGACACGCACGTCCAAACGTAGTAACGACGCACCGAGTGTATCGGTGCCAGGGTCGATTGCCAGAATATCGTAAGCGTATTCTGGTGGGATCATGGTGTTACAACAGCCTCTACTGACCATGGGAAGGTTTTCGCAACAACACCTTCCAGGAAGCGTTCAACTTCCGATTGCTCATACACCGAAAGCTTTTCGAACGGCGTTTGGTCTTCGGTTAAACCTACCGCATGAATAGGACCCAGGTCTTTAACCAGGGTAACTTCGCCTTTAACGCCTTCGCGCTTAACGATGATCGCATGATCGTTAACCTTGGGATCGTACAGCACGCGCATCATGGTTACCGCGTCATCCGGTTCATAACCGAAATCGATAGCAACACGAGCATTCGTCCCTTCATCGTCCAGAAGCTTGCTTAGCGCTTTACAACGGTCTTCAATCCAATCCAACGCCACCACGGTTTCTTGGCGTAGCTGAACCTCAACCTCTTTTCCTTGTTCGTCGATACGTTTCACGGTAACAAAATCGTGCAATAAACGGTCAGGAAGGAGAGAAGCAATAAGCTCAACGTCGGGTTCAGGTTTTTCGTTTTCCAGAATGATGGTCGCTTGTGCGTCCAGATGTTCTTTAAAACGGATGTAGCGCGTTAATCGCAGAACCTCGTCTTGGGATTTTGCGTTTTCGGGAATAATCTCCGTCATGACGTTATAAATCTTTTCAGCGAACGTCGGAATTACGGTGATTGTAATTCGTGCTGGCGTACCACGCTCCTGGTACTCATCGGCTAACTTCTTCGCCATCCCGTTAAAGTAGGTCTGGAGAAACGGTTGCTGCGTTAAAAACATTTTCTCCAGATCGGAATAGCGATGCTTGCGTGCATGGCCCAGCTTCTTCATCGGCTTTTTCATCAACATAAATCCTTATTTATCTTAAATAATCGTGACGTGTTCGTTATATGTTTCAGGGAGAATGATGTTCGTTTTATCAAGAACCATACACTCTGCTTTACGGAACGACGCATGGTTGATAACATAGTGGCTGATGAACCACACCTGACTTACACGGTGACCATCAACCAAACGACGAACAAAATCCATGGCATTAGATTGGTGTTGTGGATCAAATGTTGATGCGAATTCATCTAACATCAACGGATAATCCGTAAACCCTTTGTAATGCATCATCGCGATGATAAACGCGATATTGATAATTTCCTTTTGCCCCTTACTCCCATAAACAATATCTTTTCGCGGTGTCGGATACTTCTCAGTTAAAAGCGGAAAACGATAGTTCAATCCTTGCGCATCGATAGCACATGGGAGTATCTGAAGTTGGTATTCCCAAATACTCGCAATGATACCATTCATGTATTCGACGAACGCGTTGATTGGACCCGCGATTGTTTCGGCAATCAGTCCGTTAGATGGACTTAACTCATCCAGAACCAGTTGTGCGTAACTGAGCTGTTCTTCCACCTCTTTTTGTGTCGTTTCCAACTGAGCCAAAAGCTGCTGGTCGGTTTTAGCTTCCTGTAGTTGTTGTTCGACATGACTTATTCGGCGAACCGTATCAGACATCGCAGCACGTAACGATTTCGTGTAGAGGTGTTGCAGATACTCTAGCCACAGTTGCGTTAACGCTTTATCGCTGTTATCAGAACGCACCTGATCTTCCATAATCGTCGTAATGGTTTCCAGCCTACCTTCCGTAGCTGTGATGGCTTGTGTTAACCGTTCAACGGTAGTCAGCAACTCTGTCCTGTTCTTATAAAGCAATTCTCGACGTTGCTGTAACGGTTCAACATCAACCGCTTGTACACGTTCGAGCATGCCTTGAAGATGTTTACGTTCCTGTTCGGCTTGTGTGTAACGCGCAAGTTTCTCAAACGCAAGCAACCAATCGTTAATGATGCCAATGCTGCGGAATCCTAAACCGTTTTTACGGCCTTCTTCCAGCAGATTGTCCCACATGGGTTTAATGGCGTAATAATCTTTCGTCCAACGTGTTAACTGACGATGCTGTTCCATCCAGAGCGTATAACGCTGCACCTTCTCATTAAGTTCGGCTAACGATTTCTCTTGTTCTTCAACCCAAGCACGACCCTTCTGAATACGTTGTTCAATACTCGCTTTGCTGGTCTTTTCTGTTTCACCAACATGAAAGCGATAATTGCATTTTGGACAGCTGGTCTGGGGTTGATGATTCAGGTGGTCAAGATGCGCTTCCAAATCGGCTAACGCATGTTTCGCGTTACGCAAACGCATTCTTGCCGCCTCTTCCTCCTTGATGTAAGCTTCAGCATCGTAAACATGATAGGTGTTGTCGGTATCAATCCATTCTTGGAGTAATTCTGTTAACGGAGCCTGAACTTGCGTGAGCTGCTGTAAACAAACCGCGGCGTCCAGATTCATTGTTAAAAGCTCACCTGGATGATCTTGCTGAAGTTGTTCGTCCAAACGTGCGAGACGGGCTTTAATCTGATCGATATCGCCTTCTCCAGACTGTTTCAACTGGTCAAGGATATTATCGATACCCAACAGCTCGTCAACCTGACTTTCGAGTTTCGCATTCGCATTCGCGAGTTGCTCTCTTAGTTCAGCCAGATTCCGCTGTTCTTGTTGCGATGTTCCTCCTTGGTAACGAACAACCGCATGAAGAAGCTCGCGATTAAAATGATGAGCACGTTGTGCGGATTCCAGAAGCTGTCGTTGATCAACATCACTATCGAATAACGGCAATCCCATCATCGCTTCGAGCGCTGAGCGTTGCTGCTTTAACTCTGCTTCCAATCCCTGGTGGTCGGTTCCGGTGTATTTCGCTTCAATGCGCTGTGATGTTTCAACCAACTTATTCAGTGTATGCTCATTCACCGCTTTCAGTGAACGTACTTGTTGCTTAACAACCTGAAACAACTCAAGCGCATAATCGACGTTAACCGGACATATCTGCGTTAATCGTTCGCGACGTTTCATTGGCCCCATTTCAGTGAACTGGTAAGCTGTTTCGTAACCTAACAACAAACGAATGGTATCGTCATTAAGTTCGAAATGTTCTTCGATCAGTTTCCACTGGGCCGGTTGTGTGCCACCACCATTCAGGTTCTCGCTATCGTTAACGTAGAACTCATGCTTAAACCCTTTTTCTAAACGACTGATAAGACGGTATTGCTTATTACGGTGTTCGCAGCGGTACTCGTAATACCCGTCTTTATCAAAATCGGCACGCTCAGGAACGGTCGGATACAGCAAAGGCAATAGACTACTCTTACCCGAACCATTACTACCTAAAATGAGTTGTACGGGATTATCTGGCCGGATGACCAGCTCCCGAATCATCCCGGTATCAAAACGATTGAATCCACGTAAGTGGAGATAGGTGCATCGCATGCTATGATAATCCTTCTTCGATACCTTCTGAACCCGTGGTTCAGAATGCGAAGCTGAAGCCATACTTCAGCGTTATTTTCTATATCGTTATTTAAATCAGTAGGAGATTACAGCATGAGCGATCTGGCAACAGACAATCGCACAAAAGGGAGTCAGCTAGCTCCAGACAACAACGTAAGCGTTTTCCGTATCTATGCCTTGGGTACTGTTGCTGCCGACTTTTCCAATAAAAGTCTGGAGGAAGATCCTAACCAGACGCTGGAGGTCTTTCTTGATGAGATGATGTCAGGCGCTGATGGGAAAGTTGAAGCGGCGGGAAGCGTTAAAGAAGTCAGTGCAACAGACGCTCAAGGGAACAGTTATACGGCGAAAGCGGCAACAACAACCAGCGTACAGTGTTATTGGTTACCTTTCGGCAGTAACCGGATGACAGCACCTAACTTGAGGAAAGGTCAGCGTGTGGTGGTCTGGCGTACCGCCGATGAAGAACAACTCTACTGGCAACCCAAAGGAGGGGATAGTGAGTTGATGACCATGGAATCGGTTATCCTCACCGTCAGCGCACGTCCTAGCGCTAAGAAGGACCGTAAATCGATTTCAACGGAAGACTGCTATTACCTAATGGTTGATACCTTCCTCAAGAAAGCGGTTATCGGCACCAGCGCACAGCTTGGTGAAGTTACCCAAGTTTACATGGAACTTAATCTGGACGAGGGTTACCTACAGGTTGCGGACAGCGTCCATCAAAATCTGCTGTTACTCCATTTCGTTGAACATATGCTACGTTATCAAAACCAGGACGACAGCATCATCGACGTGACAAAAAAGAACATCACATTCCAGTGCGAGGATACGCTCAAAGCAATCGCTAAGAACGATATCCGAATGAAAGCAAAAAACATTTATACCGAATGTGAGAACTTCGAACGTACCAGCAAAACAGAAAGCGTTACGAGCCAGAATGTTTCTTTGAAGTGTGATCGTTACACGGCGCAAGTATCAGGACAGACCACGTTTAAATGTCCGAATACGGTATTCACTGGAGCTGTAAGCTTCACAGGTGAAGACGGAAACACGATGACGTTGAATGGGAACTTCATACACGTCGCAGGCTCTTGGCGTTCACCAACCGGAACAAACGTATACACCCACGATCACGGTGGTGTAGATCGTGGTAGTGGTCGTACAGACCCGTTCCAATAAACAGAAGAAAAAAGAAATGCTATACAACCTCCTTCCCTAGCCGTCAAGGCCGGGGAAGGAGGATTATAGTTTATTTATTAACGCGTTGCATTCTGGATGATTTCTTTTCCGATCTTAACCAAAGCGGGTATCTGTACAGCGGTTGCGCCTCGATGACGAAACGCGGTCGTTAACGCAGTATCGATACTCACCGCACGTCCATGAAGACGATCGAAATAGACTTGAGTGATTGCGGTAGCGTAATCCTTTCGCTGTTTCTTGGTTTGGCTCAACAGCGCCGCACTATGACTAACGATGAAGTAAGCGATTAAGAAGAACGCCGCTGAACGCGAACCGGGTAGAAAACCTTGTCGCTTAGGGAGCATCTCACAATCGCGAACACTATTATCGTTCGCCAGCTCTTCCATATCAACACAGCATAATTTTGCATAGGTGTGGAGATAGTGGGTAAAAGTTGAATTTAACATTTTCTTTCCTCGATTACAATGAGTTCAATGTATAGCTTAAACGTCACAGAACGACGTATAACAGTTTGTTTTAATTTCTAAGGGGTTTCCTTATCTAAGATTGAATTAAAGCGCTCTGAAGAGTTCTGTAGCGTTCTCGTCACGTAAACAGGCTTCGTTCAACAATTCAGCTAACAGCTTCGACCGAACTTCAACAAATGTCCTGAGGCGATGCTCCCATTCTAAACGGATAGTGTACGTATTATCCAGGTTTTTGTAATCAACGACAGATGTAGAACAACGGGCTTCGCGTTTGTTCACAGCACTCCAAACATCACGGATAACCATCACGCCTTTCTTGGTACACGTAAACGTTAAAATAAAGCGATTATTCGCTGCTTCTTCACGGACATGACTAAATTCACTTCGTAACGATGAGACTTTGATAAGTCGGTCAATAGCTAACGATAAACCGATACGTTGTTGCATATCAAATCCCCTCTTTCAGAATCTCATTAAGACCGTCAGTAATCCAGTCGAACTTCGTCTTAATCATGGCTGGGTTCAATCCATATACTTCCCACACAAGCTGGGGTTTATGTGTTCCATCGTCCAAACAAAGCACATCGATTGAGAGTACCATACCACCCGTCAATTTCATGTTCTCGCAACTACGAAGATATGCGGATTCTAGCAATACTTTCCCTAACGCAGTGCAAGCAAATGTTAACCGGGAAGAGTACAGGTACGATGACGTTTTACAGTAGGTTGCTGATATCGGTTGAATATGTTTGCGGAGTTTGGCGTCTTCACGTAAAAGCAATAACGTGTGATGTAACCGCGTATGCTCGGTAACCGATGAGCTATACTCACCGATGCACTCTTCGGCGACTGATTTAGGCCATTTAATTTTCATGTTCGATTCCTCGTATTAACACTGTGTTCCATTCGATAAGCGGGTGGTATCAAAACGATCCAGTTGGTGTACAATGCTATCAGCAACACGATGCAAATAGTGTATTTTGTCCATTCGTGAAATCGCAGAAATCGTCCAGCAAGCCTCTGACGTCCAATAGGTGCCGTCTTCACTAAGGCTAACGTTATAAACTAACTTCGTCATCACATTTCTCGCCTTATGCTCAGCAGACCAGAATATGTTTTCTAACACATCCTTCCCCGTTTGTGAAAACACGAACCCAAGCTTCACGTCGAAGTCGGATGCTTCAAGATTAACGCAGTGAAGATGATTCTCTAACGGCGCAAAAGAGGCTAAACGTTCCAGCGCATGTTGCAGTGTGGGATGATCGAGCTTTTCGAGATCATCCGCAGGTTGTTCAGGTACAATCGCGATCGATTTACAGAATTTAATTTCCATGGCAGGTTCCTCTTGATAGTGGTTGATGATAGTAACGGGGACGGCGATGTCCCCTTGGTTTCTTATTGCCCCGCCCAAACCCGATGGGGTACAGGCGGGTGATGTTGATGCGTTATAGCGGCATCAGACGTTCTTTAAGTTGGGTTAACTTATTTGCAACGATGGTCTCAACATCGATGATCTTGTTCATGTTGTCGAGGGTATCCTGCCAGATGAAAATATCCACGGAACCGGTTCCGACTAACGCGTTCTCAGGACGATGGTCACGGGTCACGTAGCGTGGTCCCTGCGGGCAGGTTTGTAACTCGATCCAAAGCGCATCTAACGGACCACGGTCCGTGACACCTAAGGCGAAGAATTCACCTCGTACGACCAGAACATCATCAGCCGTCCTGACACGGGTTGATCCTTCGTACACCAATTCCATCTTTGCTCGACAGGCTGGGTTCTCGTTCCACGCCTGGACGGCATCGGCAAGGGCTATTGACGTTGCGGTGGTGTTCGTTTGATCATGTTGCATTCTAAGCTCCTGTAACGCTCTCTAAGCGTCGTTTTAAGTTAAGGTATAGTTTCCCTTCTTTGGATTCGTTTATTGCGTTATACGGCTTTTCTGTGCGCGTAGAACGCCTTCGTTCCGTTGTTGATTGCTTCAACCACATCCCGGGTTAACACAACGGCGTTATCGCTTCGAGACGACGGTGCGTAATACCCTTCACCGTTCTCGGTAATCAGGCGATAACGGACTAAGCCTATGCTCGGTTCAACACGTAGCACCTTCTCAAGTTTGTATTTGATGATCTTCGTCAGGCTGACTGTGTCTGACGCGTAGATTGCTTTATAAACCTTGTTCTTTGCTGTCGGTTTCATCAACATGATTTCTGTTGTACTTTCCTTTTCGCTTGTTGGTGTTGGATTAAGGTTTAGGTTCCGTTTTGTGTTGTGCGAGTAGTGTGTTGATCTGCTCCCGTTGTTCTTTTAAGCATGCGGGAAGCTGGTCTTCCCGTACCGTTCCGATTTCCAACGTGATGTACCAGCGTTGTTCGGAAGCCTGCCATTGAAAACTGCTCTGTAGCCGTAGGATGCTAGGATCACGTACCTTGCTTGCGCTGTAGCGATCGAACCAATCCAGGTAAGCGGCTTTCCCTTCCTCGTCGGCAACGTAACGCTGCACGCTGTTCTTCCCTTTGTTCTCGTATCCCGTTGCACGTATCATGCGAGCGTTGCTCCTGCATCGTGTTGCGGATAGCGTAGCATGGTAGCATCCCATTGTACGATCCGGCTCCGGCTTACCCGCATCATGATGGATTCATCGTCAAGACCCGGCTGCGCAACCGGCAACCAACGTTCGTTAAGCACCTTCGCTTCAACGCGTTTCTTGCGGGGATTGTAACGCACCTCGCTAACCCAAGCGAATCCAAGCGGATGCACAACCCGCGGATAATACATGCGAAGCAATTGATGCATCCGATCTGTTACCTCCAAGCTCGCCTCCGCCATGTAAGGTTTCACCATGGTAAGCTTTTTGGTGTAATACGTTCCAACGGTATGGTTCGCCCACCCAGGAAGCGCGTGATGGAATCCTACCTGTAATTGTGTATTACCGTTCACCTTCAGCCATCCGTATTGTCCCGCTGCACGTCCCTCGTCGGTATCGATCCATGTAAGTATATCGATGAATGCATGATCGGTGATCTCGATGCGTTCCACCCGTTCATCCAACGCACCACGTACCACGAATCCGCTCGTGCTCATCCGTGCAGGATGCTGGCTGCGATGTGCGTACCAATTCTTGTTGCTGGTAAGCAGGTAAGGATACAAGTGTGCGCCACGCCAAACAACCTTTCCGTTCGTCCCGTCAACGCAGCGTACGCGCATCCCAGCCTGACCGCTGCTGTAGCATGCTACCTTCACGCATTCCGCTTGCACCGTTGTCGGTAACGCCAGGTATTCATCTTCGGTAAACATCGTATCAAAAATCAATGCTTCTTTCATTTAAAAAGTTCCTCTGTTTCACGTTAATTAAACAACGTATTGATTTCTATTTGACAGAATACGAACAGTGTACGTATCTATCATGAAGGTAATGTAGTCGTGAAAGGATTTGTGTTACAGAAAGGGTTTTGTTTGTTTTAAGAAGGGATGGATTTAGAAGAGGTGTTTCAAGGAAGGTAAACGAGGATAGGTATTTTGATTTAAGTAAGCAAGTAAGATGTTATCTGTATTTGTTAAAAGTGTATTGTCTATGTTATCTTGTTTATCTTAGGTTATGTCTTATTGTTCAATCGTTTTATCTTGGTATGTTTACGTTGTTTTTATTTATCTTAAATTAATTTAAAAGTAGATCAATAAGCTTATCTTCAAAACAATGGATAACATGTGTTTACTACCTTAACGGTAACACATGTCATCTGTGCATTACACTACGTTACATGCTAGTTAAATCGGATAACTCAAAAAACCATTTGTGATACTCTTCTTCACGTTGTTCATCAGAGTATCTCGTCTATACTCATTGCATTCGTATACGACATAACCGTTATACGCTAACGCTACGCTTATAGCTTGATAACTCTAAGGATAAAAACATAAACTCGCTTCGCTCGTTTAGTTTTTCTTTTTCTTAGAGTTATCCTGTTGCTCGTCTCTAAAGGACTTCGCTCCTCCCCCGTCCCCCGAAGGGGCCGAGGTCGTGGAAATTTTACTTTCCAAATACATTTACAACATCTGTAAACTTTTACTCCAGGTACTTAATCTTATCGTTAGAAATTATAAAAGAGAAGAATAAACACAAACATAAACCTTCCTCCAACCCAACAGGGAAGGAGGAAGGGAGAGCTTGATTTTAATTAATCAGCAGTGTTATAACCGAATACTGCTTTACCGTAGGTGTGGGTACCGTTAGCTAATGACAGCACCAACACATGGTTGTACGTAGCGTTAACACCATTGTCGGTAGAACTGGTGGTAGCACCGTTATAGACAAAGGTAGCTGTTTGCAGATTGGCTTTCAGCTCGGTGATGATCTCATCACTTACACCGGTCTGCTCTTTGATCAGCGTGGTCAGGTTACCTGCCAGGCTTTCATTGATCTTGGTTTCGTTATTGGTAATCCCCTGTAAACCTGCAGTGTAGGTGCTGAAGTCTAACGGATAGGTTAACAGACGTGCTGACGTTTTGGTACCATCGCCTTCATCAACGTAGGTTAAGTTACCCAGGTTGGTAACCTTGATGATGTTAGCCAGATCCAGCGTAGTGTTATAAACTTTAACTTGAACAGAGCCATACCACGCCAACGAATCTTCTTTGGCTTCCAGGGTGATCGTCTGGATACCATGCTCGTTGAAGGTAACCGGATTAGATAACGTATCGGCTTTGATGTCTTTATCTTTATCCAGGAACTTCTCACCGGTCGGCGTGATCATACCGTAGCGTTGAGCTACAAGGTCAACCACATCACCGATGGTGGTGTCAGCAGTAACGTTAACACGTACAGCGATTTTCTGGAACCACTTAGCCAGATCCAGACGATGGTAGGTAACATCGCGGTTATTGAAGTAAGGGGTACCTTCACCAGGGCTAAGCGTTAAAGTTGCGTCTGGAGCAGAATCACTTTTGGATTTAAGGACGTATTTAAGGTCGGTATATTTGAAGTTGGCACCAGTGTCAGTGTTGAGTTTGTTAATCTCATCAACGATAAGTTGCCAAGGTGTTTTTAAAGTAAGCGATACTTGAGTTGCCATTTTCTACCTCTATGGTTGTTACATCACTCTCAAAAGATGTAAGTGTTTACAGAAATCAGTATATTTTATATTAATGTAAATATTATGGAGAACGACTCCGATTCTCCTTTTCGACCATCAAAAAATCAGAGGATACACAATCATGGCCTTAGACTTTAACAAAGCAGCAAAATCCCTTCTGCTTGATCTTATCAACACCAAAGCAACCCGTTCACTGGCCGAACAAGAACTGCAGTTCGGTACTCCGGCGGCATCTTTCGAACATTCTAAGAACACCGTTATTCAGCTGGACGCTGCGCCTGAAGCAGAAAACCTGCAGGGTACTCAGCAGTTCTACTACGATCGTCTGGCTCTGTCTGACGTTTTCGCTGATGTAACCGGCGATGTTACTTTCGAACTGCCGCACGGTACCGACAGCATTCAGGCTTCTGAACTGGTGAACAAACTGGTCACCAAATTCGGCCTGGCTTCACTGAACGGTGAAATCAAAGAAGAAACCTTCCAGCTGTCTGGAGGTACTGTTGGTCAGGTAACTCTGAATGCGATCGAGAACGGCCTGGTATATACCGGCACTCTGCAGGTTGCTCTGACCTATGCAGCAGCACCGAAAGACCAACTGGCAACCGTTCTGGCGGATAACGTAGCTGATGGCTTCGTGAAACCGACCGTTAGCGTTGTTGGCTAATAAGCACATAGAGCAATAGTATGGGTTTTGTACAGCTCGGCTATTGCTCTTCTACAATTTGGTTGTAACAATCTGCGTGGTTGCACGCTTATCTTTCTCATTGAGCGCTTCGTATGAAGCGTGGTGTTGAAAGGGTTGTGGATCTCCTCAAGCGGCCAGGGACCCAGACCAACCTGAATAAACACAAACAAACCTTAAGCCCCTCCTCAGCCCTTATCGGGTTGGGGAGGGGTCTTATACGTCTTTATGCGTTTCGTTCGTTCTGGAGCGTTTTAGGGCGGTTTACGACAGGGTTTTATTCAACACTGAAACCATTCAAACAGATAGCTTCATAACGCTTACGTTCACGACGTTTACGCGCCTGCCAGCCGTAAATAAACTTCTCGTCTTTCTCACGACGTTCAGCTAATTCGATGTAATAGGTGCTCTGCATATCCAGCATCGCATCGATGAGATAATCCTTACCGGTTGCGCCACGCTTAGCGATATAAGCATCAAGAGCCGCCAGTGTTTTGGGGCCCATTGCGCCATCAGCGTCGATATCTTTCCAGTAAGTTTGACGGTTGTTCATGACGTTCAGGTAACGCTGGAGGTTCTTAACCGCAACCGTTTTACCTGCATTGATACCCAGGTCAAAGAGACGGTCAGCTAAAAACACAGAACGTTTCATGACGTCATCAAGTTTCATTTTATCCCAGAAATGGGTCTTGTAGATAAAGAACGCCATTTCCGTGGTAAGGTTACGCATGTTACCGTTCCAGCCGAATTTCGTTTTCAGCGTGGTTTTGTATTGATCAGCAAGCGCTTGCGTAATGCCGTGGTTTGTACATTTTCCGCTGTCGTCTGGGTCATCAACATACCCGCCTTCAACATCGGTTTTGTCGCGAATGATGAATTCGCAGGTAAAATCTTTTTCAGTAATCTTAGCCATTAGAACTCCTCGTTGGAATAACGATTTAGAGGAACAGGAAGGGTCTAGAACGCGATAAACGATTTAATCCAGGCAAACCCCAGGTTAAACTTTTCGAAGCGTTACAACGCGTTCTAGAACGTTGAATTAAATACCCTTGGTTCCTTTCACGTGATGTGCGATTTCTTCAACCATTGCACGCAGAGCACGAAGCTGTTGGTCGTGTTCGTACCAACCACCTAACAGAACCCCGCTATACACCATGGTGTCAAGACTTAACAGTCCTTTATCTGATACGTTGATCATTTCAGGGAACTGTTCTTGAACACGCTGTGCGATAACACCGATCTTCTCGACATCAGGATCGTAGTTGTGACGGAAACGGGCAAGCCCACTGCGCGCCATTTCACGTAAACGTTCACTGAGAGATTCCGGATGATCTTTCAGATAACGAATGTCGTGTTTACTACGTTCATCCGAGCGAATGTAAGCGTTAGGAACATCGATATTGCTGTTGAAGTACAGCGCACTACCACCGCCTGCAGAGTTCCCCCAATAGAAGCGTGTGATCTCACCGCCGCCATTTTCCGTGATGATAACATGTTTACCTAAACGCGTACCACCATTACCATCAACGAAGACCAGTTTGTTTCCGCTGTAAGAACCCCAGAACAAGCGTGTATCGATGATGTGTGTTGCAGCGAGACGGGCGTTACGTGGTGTAGAATACACGGTGTTAACATCTTGCTGCGCATGTGCATCGGAAGCGATACCATAGTTCTGTACGTTACCCAATCCCACCTGCGCTTTCGTAACAGCGTGAGGGTTATCCCGACGGTTAGCGTGAGCGTTAACCAGATCACCCGCTAATTTCTGAATTGCCCAGTTGGTAGACTGTGGTGTCATGTAACGGTTCGTTGCAGAACCACCTTGCGCTTCAGCTTGGTTAGCGGTTGGGTAGTTCTCAACACTTCCTAACCCTACTTGTGCTTTAGACACTTGGTGTGGGTTATTCTTGTCAGCGATATGCGCATTAAGCGGAACTAACGCAAAGGTCTCAATGGACGCTTTGGTTGTGTTCGGTGCCATTAATCGGTTAGCTGCAACACCGGCACGCGCTTCTTCTTCAGAAGCCATTGGGTAGTCTTGCACATTCCCCAACCCAACCTGCGCTTTGGTTACCCTGTGTGGGTTGTTGTAATCGGCTTTATGCGCATTAAGTGGGATCAATGCGAACTGTTCAATCGATGCAGCGGTGCGTAGCGGCGTCATGAAACGGTTGTTCGCTGTTCCGGCTTTCGCCTCTTCATCCGAAGCGGTCGGGAAGTTATCAACGTTCCCAAGGTTAACCTGTGCTTTGGTGACGCTATGTGGGTTATCCCGACGGTTAGCATGCGCGTCGACCAGATCACCCGCCAGTTTAGCAATCGCCCAGCCAACCGTCTGTGCGGTCATGTAGCGGTCAGGTGCAGTACCGGCTTCTGCCTCCGCCTTGTTTGCGGTAGGATAGTTCTGTACGTTACCTAGTCCGACTTGGGCTTTTGTTACTTCGTGTGGGTTATCGGTACGGTTAGCATGCGCGTAATGCAGATCGGTCAGATCTTTATCCGCCGCTTGCATGTCTTTGCGTAGCTGATCGATTGCCGCCCAGAGACGGTTATCGGACGCAGCATCACCGATAAGTATTGCGGCTTTTAACGAATAGATCGCTAAGCAAAGATGTTCGGTACCGTAAATAGCACTAACGTGGTGGATGTGTGGCTCAGGCGGATAAAGTTCCGGTTTGTTCTTGATGTCATCCCAGTTGATCGGACGATCGTCAAGTTTGAGTTCTTCGATAGCCTGATATAACGCGTCAATAAGACTTACGTAAACACCACCGATGATACGATAGTCGTTAACTAACGTCCCCTCGATATCATCGTTGATAATGGCGATGGCTGCACAGATTTCTTTACCCGCGTAAAGCGTTGCATCCTGGTACAAGAAAATGGGTTTATAATCCACGCCTCGTACCAGTGTCTTACCGGTAAGCTTTTCAGTGATGACCAGACTTTCGGTGAAGAACGGTCCGCCATCAAGGGCGTAACATTTATTCTCGGTTCGTGGAACGGTATGCTCTTCACCAACGATGTGGTTGCTGGCGAGTGTACCGGTCCAGTCCTCGGGGTACTTCAGGGTAATTGGTGTCGACATAACCTGGAGGTCCTTATAACGTGACTGTACCTAATTTGGTTGTCTTATTGAGATTAATGACAGAGATCTGGGTATCGCTGGTCGTAATCGTTCCGATATTAACGCGCTGTCCTTTATCATCTTCTTGCTTGTAGATGGTTAACTCCAGCTCTAACTGATTACCATTAGGAACAACGGAAACGTACCATGTTTTATTACCTGGTGAACTATTATAGTCTTTTAGGTTATAATGGCCTTTAGGTAAGGTCATGACCTTACCGGCAAACAAGCAAGTGATGTCTTCGTTGATGTAGATATCGTAACCGGAAGCAGCAACGACCGTAGAAACCATGTAACGGTTTTTAACAGCGAGAGCTTTATATTCCGCAACGGAATTACCGACAGCGTTAAAGACCTGCCCGCCATTACCCATCACCGTAGAGACTGCGGTATCAACATAACCGATTCCCCACACCGGATGCACGTTCCAGCGATAGCCGCTTGTCTGTAGGTAAGCATACATACCTTCAAATGCGATGGTTGTCCAGTTCCCATCGTTTTGTCGTCCAGCTCGGAACTGATAGGTGTTCTGGTTCCCTGCAGACTGACGGGAGTACGGAACATGTCCCGCAACAAGCCATCCATCACTAACCTTCTTGTAAGCTAATACACCCCAGGCAGCATCCTGACTACCGATATTTGTTGAATCGGGTTCTTCGACATAACCCAGCAATTTGGTTACGCCCGTCACCGTAATAGCGCCTTTACGCGCGGATACGGTAACCTCTGCAGCGATTCGTCCATGTACGCGTGTGCTGGTATTACAGCCAGCAACAAACAGGATACAGGGTGCGTTTGTACCATCTGGAGGCACTGCTAACGCATGTCGCCACTGACTTACCCCTGATAACTTAGATCCTGTATATGCGTTCCACACAAGCTGACCGCCTGCCTGCAGATTCGCTGCGGTTATGCTGATGGCTTCACCGGATGGTGCAAGTTTGGTTGCATCGTAACCGATTTTGCTTGTTAGGACCGCATCGGTTAAATAAGACCCGCTAACCACCGTATTGTCATCGCTTAAATGCACGGTTAGGAAAGGTAACGACATTTGACCCGTTCTAACCACCACGTTGTTGGAAGGCGGAAAACCGTAAACATTAATACCCTCGCCCTGATAATGGTAATTGAGGTTCCAGTCATAGGTCACTAGACGAGCCTCAAAATTACCCTGTCCGCCAGCCGTACGCGAGTTAACAAAAACCTTGTTCTTAGAAAAGAAACCCAGGTAACCATGGGACGCGAGTGCACCAACGACGCGATCCCCGACGCTTTTCCAGTTTGAATCGTACTGTCTTCCACCGGTCGGGCCGAGTTTGGCGAGTTCGTCGAACACGTTTCCAGAGAAACCATTGATGGTGTACGATCTCGCTTGGGGGGCGGATAAGTTGTCGTTTTGGATAAGGGCTACCTGACCACGTTCGTTGATTTCGATATTCCCGGTACCGTTACCCGAACCCCATTGCCAGAAACCATCGTTATATGCACTTGTCCCCTCCGTTGTGTTGGAAGGTCCTATCCAGTCAATACCGCTGCTGGTTGACGTGTAAGTCGATTGTCCAGCGCCTGGGTTCATGCTGTAACTGTTGTTGGCGGTTTCGAAATCCAGATAAAACTGATGCAGCCCATTTTTATTCTTGTTATTGCGGTTGTTCGTCCACCACGCCGAAGCAATCAGAATGCGTGCTTTAGTGCCTTTGGTTGCTGCAAGCAGACGAATCTGGGCACGCCAGACGATTTGACCGATCCCGTCAGAAGGGAAATCGTTCGCAGTTATGCGGTTGCAGACAATCATCTCGGCGCTGTTGCTTATTGCCGTTCCTTCTATCGTTCTACCGCTAATATTCGTAAGCTGTGTAGCTGCTACGCTGCCACCGCTGGGACCGATGGAAGATTTAGTTACGGTATAAACATTTAAGTAGAGTTTATAACTGTTAGTGCCAGCAATAGCGATGTAGATTTTACCGTTAATTTCCCAACAGCAGACATTCGGTGACGTATCAACAAAGTTGGCAAGACTACCATCGAGATACATGGCGACGTGTTTGGATGCATCAAACGTTCCGTCTGTCAATGCGATAAACATTTTAGGGCTGCTACCGTCTTCAAAAGCAGCTTGACCTAACATGATACCGTTCTGGTGACAGTATATCGCCGTAGGAATACGGTCGAGCGTCGCGGGTTCATAACGACGACTGGTTGGGATAACTTCGGTGATTTGCCCGTTTTGATCTGTTTTACAGATAACGTAGTAAACCCCTTTCTTTACGCTGTTTGTTGCTGAACGCAATAACACGATGGTACCGTCCGATTCACGACATACGCCGTAACGACGGTATCTGTCGTTTAGGGAGATAGCACCATCAGCGGAGCCTTCAATTGCCAGAGGAAAATAACTTTGGTCCCCAACCTGTTCGATATCGGTTACGCCAATATCGATGTATTTTTCCATCTCGGCGTTGAACTCAGCGGTACTGTAGGCCCCAAGATCACTCGCTTTTAGTCCCGTTGGGTTGTCGCGACTGGCGATACGCGTAGTAACGCTACTCACCAGTTCGCTGAACTTTTTCATTGCCATTATTCACCTCGATTAAATAGGCGAGTCGGGTAGCTGACCATCATCGATCTCGATGGTGGCCACCTTACGTGTTGCAGCAAGATGTGATGTACCCTGGATTTTGTTCCAGGTGCCGATACGCATGGCGTTTTTGTAGCTACTATCGCTATCGTTCAGCGTGTAAACAAAACCGCTATCGGTTACGGCAAGATAGATCCAGCCCACAGACTCACTGATACCAGACACATCCAAAGTCGTTGCTGGTACTGTCCCTACCACCGTGTTGTATTCCGCTGTACCTTGACCAATGCTGATCCGCCCGTTGCTGTAACTGGCTGCCGGAAGCGTTTTATTTCGACTGAAGAAAAGAAACGGAAGGTAACGCTGGGTAACAAGCGGTGCAAGTTTAGGAGCCACTTCGGTCTTAACGTAGACATCTGTTTGTTCTGGCGTTACCTCGTGAGGGTTCTTTTGGGTAAGATACGTCCCCCATTCAGAAAGCAGTGTTGATAGCTTCATGCGGTTACCCCATGTAACGTTTTTGGCCGAGGATGAAGACTTTGTTGAATACCACCGAAGTGATTCCTGTTGCGTTACAGCTCACCTGCCCGACGCGAATTGCTGTTGACGTATCGACCCCAGCACTACTCTGCCAGATCCAATCGATCGATCCGTCTTTCTGACGAATGAAAAGATAACCGGTTTTGTTCGCCCAGTCGGAAGTAAGTTTTTTGATGTCTAGCGTTCCTTTCGCCAGAATATAGTCGGTACCGGCGATCATGACGGGTATTTCAGGATACGAGATTACCGTACCGCTGGCAGTAACGTTGCTGATGCGTTCGCTACGAATATCGGTACAGTCACCGAAATACGCTACGGGGAGTATCCCCTTAGGGAGCTTTTTGCCGATTCTCGTATCGATCGTGTTTTTATCGGGTGCGCCGATTTGTGCTGCGGTGACTTGGTTAGGGTTATCCTTCCTTGTGTACCAAGTCGTCATGCGAGCACCTAATTCACTCATTTTTGTGCCCATTTTCACGTCCTATCGAAAAATAAAAAGAAGGAAAGGTGGGTAGAACCCACCCATCCGTTATAACGTTTCGAAGTCGGTTGCTTTGATAACCGCGTTGAAGTTGGCAAGGAATTCCTTAAGCAGTGCTTGGAAGACATCACGAAACGCTGTGTTCGTCTGCAAGCTGGTTAAATAATCGTTCTTAAGGTAATCGCTCAGCTTACCGATCTTCTGCATCTTCTCGCCGTCTTGGTTCTCTCCAGGTTCTTGGCTGTTGATGTTAACCCATTTGATCCCTTCGAGATCGCCATCGGCAAGGAAGTTGGCGGGTGTCTCATCGTCGTTCAGGATTTTAATCGTATCACTGGATTCAATGCCACCGTAAGCTTCCAGAAGCTGGTTGACTGTTAGCTTATTGGTGTTGATTGAACCATTGACACCATCGATACCGATGCCTGCACCTGTGATGGATGTCGCCGAAAGATCGATCGGTCCGGTTAACTTACCACCGTTGATCGGTAACGCACCAACTTGCTCAGCGGTGTGTGTATGGTCAGCTAACGCCGCAAACGCCACGATAGACTTATATGTCGAATACGGCGTCATATACGCTGATTGGTTGGTGTTGTCAGCCGCTTCAGTATCGGTAGCGATATTAAAGTTCTGCACGTTGCTGAGACCGACCTGCACCTTCGTTACTTCATGCGGGTTGTTCTTATTGACAACGTGTGCTGCAAAACCATCACCAGCTAAAGCAGTGATTGCCGCTTTTGTCGCAGCCGGTGTCATATAGCGGTTGGTTGCTTCACCCGTTTGCGCCTCTTCGTCGGAAGCAACAGGATAGTTCTCAACGCTTCCCAAACCGACCTGAGATTTTGTTACTTGGTGTGGGTTTTCGGTATTCGCAATATGACTACTGAACCCTTGACCCGCCAGTTGCTCGATTGCGTAACGAACAAGTATTGGTGTCATGTACTTGTTGTTAACTTGACCATCGATAGCTTCTTGGGTGGTGGCAACCCCGAAGTTTTGCACGCTCCCCAACCCAACTTGCGCTTTCGTAACAGCGTGGGGGTTATTGGTGTTACCGATGTGATCGGTAACCGTTGGGGTGATTAATCCTGCGATAGCGGCTGCCGTGGTCGCAGGGGTCATGTATTTATCGTTAGCAACACCCGCAGCAGCTTCTACGTTAGATGCTACACCGTAGTTCAATACATTTCCTAACCCAACCTGCGCCTTGGTTACCCCGTGGGGGTTGTTCTTGTCTCCGGTATGGGTTGTCAACGTAGCGTTAACGTTATCGATACGCGTGCTTAAGCTATCAGTGATTGCTTTGATTGCGGCTCGTACACCCGCTGGTGTTGTGTACAGATCTGTGGCCGTACCGGTAATGGTTGTATTACTATCGGCTACACCGTAGTTCTCAACGTTTCCGAGTCCCACCTGGGCTTTCGTTACCTTGTGTGGGTTGTTGTAGTTGCTGATGTGCGCAGCAGCACTATCACCACTCAGGTTAGCGATCATCTTACGCGTCATCGCCAACGTCATGTACAGATTTTCACCGATGGTTTCCAGATCGCTCTCGGTCGCCGTTGTGAAGTTCTGAACATTTCCTAACCCAACCTGCGCCTTGGTTACCCCGTGGGGGTTATCGCGACGATTCTCGTGCTGCAGCAATGCAGTCATTGCTTTATTGAACCCTTCTTCAAGCGGTTCTTTCAATGATTCGATTGCAGCCACCACATCGTCCCACGTCATTGTGTCGGTTTCGACATTATGTTGGTGGTTGATTGGCGGGAATACGGAAGGAACGTCAGCAACCTTTTCCCAGAACGTAACGCGAGGGTCGTAAAGGTTGTTGGCTAAAACGTTAAGAATTTGTTGTTGATCAAGTGTAAACTCACCCCCCAGTGAATAGTAGTTCAGTTGCAACTGTCCACTGAATGCGGTGTCCAACAGCATGATGGAACCGTATAATTCCAGGCCGGTCAGCGCAGCCATGGCACGGAAGGGGTGAGTGCATAAAAAGTCAACGCCTTCTTCCAGATACGCGTTTGTTTCAGGGTTGTAGATCTTTAACCCATTGCGAAAATATGGCGCGTATTTAGGAACGAGAAAGTTAAATCCGGTCCCCGTGGAAGGACGGACAGTGACGAGTTCTTCTGGAACCCATGCGCCATCCAAATTCCCCTGCGGGTTATACGGAAGGCGTTTAATTTCATCTGTCATGATGCGCCCTTTACAAGTTGTTAGTAAGTATGGGATACCCTGGGGTATCCTGTGTTAACAGCGGTAAAATATTACTGTAACTATAAAATAAGGGGGCCTCTCCCATGTATACATTGGTAAAAACTTACGGGTTACCCGTAGGTTCTGGCACGGCCTGGACAGCGCTTGAGGCGGGTGAAAGTGTCCTGAGTACGTTGTTCTCAACGTATCAAAAACTCAAGATCCAGGTCCACGAAAGCTATGCTGACCAGCAACAAGTTATTGATCTGTACACATTTCAATCCGAGCTTCAAAACAGCAGCGATACGCTCAATGCGTGGTTGAAAGCGAAATCGGATGCGCATACCAACCTTCGAGGACAGCCTGGCGAGCTGTCGATTAAAACCCACAAGCTTTATTGTCACGACGCTATTACTGTAGGCTTTCTCCCTAAAGTCGGTAATAGTGGCTATCATCCGAGCAACGCGATCCCTGAGTCGGAACGCACTGATATCCTGTTGACGAAAGCGAATACGAATTACGAAAATATCGGCAAACACTGCTTGTTCACCGTAGGCGGTTATGTTCATCCTCACGTCTACGGTAAAGACGTCGGTGTCTATATCCAGGGTGGGTTCAAGACGGCACAGCGCAGCCAAGAAAACGATATCGGCATGATTGATTTTAGCCGTATCGGGAGTTTGGAAATCCATGCTATCACAGAAGAGATGATTGCTGATTCCACGAAGCTCTTGCCGTATAAGGACGAGATGTACTTGCGGTTACCGCGCAAGGTCGCCGAAGATGAAACCGTCGCGCTGGTGTTCGGGGGATATTTACATCTTCTTGACGATTGTTACACGATCGTTAGCGACACGACAGCGAAAATAAACTGCATTAACATGTTTCTCTATGAACGGTACTTCCGTTCCCGTAAATACCTTGATCTAACATCTCTTGGTATTCTGTTGAACGAAGAAGACCCACAGTCCGACATTGTTGCCAATCGTTTATTGTCCGATAAAGCATTAAAAGCGTGGGTGACGCATCCTTGCAGTTTCTGGGTGTATATCAAAGCAACATCAATTCAGGTTACGCAAGAACCTTTACCACGAAGCGGTGTACCGGGACAGTATTTCTTAGGTAAGAAACCGGAAGGATTGATTCGGGCCGATCTCGGTGAGTTACCCGCTTACGTGCAGACCTATGAAAAACCGTTATGGGTACTTCACTCGCGCTGGGGACTTCGTAAGAACATGTTGTTTGAAAATACGTTGTACAAACATACGCGCGTTAAGCGACTTAACGATACGCCTTATCTTCACCAGGTCTGGTTGGAAACGCATGCGACGTTGCAGACAGTACACAAGCTCGAATTGATCGATTCCAGTCAGAAAAACAAATAACCAAACATAACCCTCCTCCAACCCGTAAGGGAAGGAGGAGGGAATATGCTGTTATGCTACATATAACGTCAGATAACCGTCGATGAGCGTATTCATCACACTGAGCTGAAGTACGACAGCTTTACTAACATCTGTACGTACACCGAACGGTAGTGTTTTGAATTGCTCTGGATCGGCTATTACTTGCGCATTCTGCAAGTTGAGCGGTCCAGGCATTGCTGATAATACCCAGCGATCGTTGACCATAAGGCCGTCGATCTCTTCAGAGAGACCCAATTGCAGTGCGTTCATTTCTGCGATTAGTGCCTCCGATTGCGTATCGCCTGAGGTTAGCGTATACCCATCGGTAAGCGATGCCAGAACACCAGCAGATACGAACCAGTTGTACGAAACAATAGCGCCTGGGAGTTTACTGCTATCTCGATCGATGATATAATTCAACCCAGCCAACATATTGTTGCGAACGAGGTTGTTGAGGTCGTTATGTCCTGAGGTTAACTCAACAAGTAACTGACCAACCCATACTTGGTTACCGGGTTTAGGTGTTATCACAACCTGTATCGGTGACTTGGATTTATCCAGATCCGCGTCGACAATCTCGGTTTTGTTGAGAAGGATACCGTACGTCGATGCTAAGACAGGTAGGATCTCAGAGACCTTGGTTAGTGCATCTAAGGTTTCGATCTCGATAGGCCAGCGGTGCTGTCCGCCAGACCAAGTACCTAGTTTACCAAGATCGATGCGGTTATAATAGATGTCGACAGAGTTCACCAGCCCTGAACCCGGTTGGGGATGCACGGTTAACTTGCTGTTACGCTTGTACCCGGTGCTTTCAGAAGCCTCACCGATAACCAGTTTATCCAGCGTTACGCCTCGAGCATCGAAATCGCTATGCTTTCGAATCAGCCGAAAGAGGATTTCTTTCGATTCTAACCCTAGGATTTCACTGTACTCCATTTAACACCCCTTAGGTTACGGTAGGATTTCTGCGCCCGTCGGGCCTGCCTTACGAGCTTCCAACGCACCAAGGTCGTATTTCAGTGTCAGCGTATCGTTGGTAGTATAAAGGTTGTGGTAAGTCGAAATCAGATCGGTAACCTGCGCGCCGACGATTTCGTTCATGTCGAAGGCCGAACCTTGACCATCATCAGCACGAACGATTTTATCGCCAGCAGAGACCATCCCGATTTCAGAAATAACCGCGTACTCTTCACCACCTTCGGTGAGTTTAGCCACATTGAGATATTCGTTAATATCCCACGGCGTCCAAACCAAAGAGACTTTACAGCTGTAGTCGTAGTACTCTCCGGTCGCTACCAGAATTCCGGTTGTTGGGATATCCGGTCGGGTGGGGTTGAGGTTCTTGTCGGTTGGGTGCCATTCGATGGTCTGAGCGACGCCGTCGACGTATTTGGTATAACGCATGGAGCGGACAACGTTATCGAAATCGATGCGACGACCGTAATAACAGATATACTTTTTACCGCTTTCCAGTGTCTCAATACGACGTAACCCAAATTTAGCGCGTTCGTCTGTGGTCAAATCGTTACCAACTTCACGCATCACGAACGGCTTGATTTTCCACGGTGAAAGATCGCTTGCTTCGTGAGCGATCGGCATCGAGGAAGGGATACCGTTAGCGTTGCGGATGAATTCATGACCTTGGTTGCCGATACAGAAGTAACGTACAGCAGGATTACCCTCGGGGTAAACCTTTGATTGAATCTGAAGCTTTTCATTCAAGGTGCTGTGTTCTTCCCATGCATGAGGAAGACCGAGCGTAAGGTTAGTTTGTACTTGACCGCCGATAATCGTACGGACGATACGATCGGTAGCACGGATTTGTGTAGAAGCCATGTCTTTTCCTATTTAATCAGTTATATTGCATCAACAGGATACCGCCGTAGTTCGTGCAGTAATCTTGGCTAAGCGTAACGATAACAGCGTTAGCGAACGCAGGGTTAACAGGATAACCCTGTGCGATAAGTTCTGTTGTTTTACCGGTTGCAAGCACGGTGGCTCCGTAAAGGTTGTTTTCGTCTTCACGGCCGTTATAAACCCATGGGGTTGGCGCAACGTTGTTGAATAAGCTAACCAATGCGCTTAAGTTGCCACCAACTTTTAACCCGGCGAGATCGGAACGGATAGCTGTACAGTCTATAGCGTAACTGTAGACCAATGCCTGGATACGATTTGCGGTGTAGTACGGGAAATTGAGACCGGTCATCACCGTGGACTTCATCATCCCCGCAATATCGCGTGCGCTATCGAGGAGGTAGAACGTGACACTTCCCGTCCAAGCCAATCCGGTTGTTTTCAACTCTACGGTGTGAGGGAACGGATATTCATCACCTCGTACAATCGGAGAATCGACGCAGCTATCCTGATCGATAACGATTCCGTACGTTGATTGAATCAGAGGGATAAGATCGTGCGTTGTTCTAACCCCGGCATCGATAGCAAGCTTCGGTTCCATTCCCAAGAAGAAGTCTTGAATAGGGATACGATCGTACCATACGTAGCTGCTTTCACGGTATTGTGCCGGTGTTACTGTTGCCGAAGGGGATACCTTAGCGCGAGTGTTTCGGCTATACGCGTGGTTTCCGTTTTCAGCAACATCCGTGATATCAAGTGCATCGAAGTTAAAGTCGAAGTCAGGATTGGCTGCCTGAATAAGTTCAGCGACCAGTACTTTAGGACTTTTGTTTAACAATTTCTGACTCATTGTTTATTCCTTAGCCTTGTTCTTCTGGAGAACGACCCTGGAGGCTTGCGGTATGTCCGTCGACGTTGTAATAGAAAATCAATGGACCGCCGACGGCAGTACAGTAGTTTTCATCCAGACCGATCTCGATACCGTATTGGTAACCCGCTCGTGCTGGAATACGTCCGCCTAACTCGCCGTTGAAAGCCACTTTAGCGTTATACAGGTTATACGGTGCTGCGTTGTCGTCTAATACCCAACGATCGGCGGTCATTTCAGCCAGAAGATCGGCGACCACCACATCGCTAATGACGGTACCTGTTACCAGCGAAGCTAGCAACTCACCGTAATCAGAAGTATCGCGACTGTAACTGTAGATCTCACCGCTAGCGCGTACGCCCTGTCCGAAGAACTTAAGACCATCAAGCTCTTTGATCGCGATAATATCATCAAGATTCGGTACACGCGATTTCATCAAGATACGAACACTTCCCGTCCAAGCCAGGCAGCTAGATACGACACGGAGCAATTGTCCGTTAACGGTATCCCAGTTAAGTTCGTCGTTGACAATTTCTTCCGCGGTAAGGCCAAGACCGAAACGTTCTTTGATGATAGGCCAGATATCACGCATCTTGGTGGCGTCTGGCGCATCGATAAGAATAGGCGCTACGTTACGCAGATACGCACCGATATTGATACGATCGTAATACAGCGTCGTCGAACCTTCATAATCGTCTAACTCGGTAAGCTTAGCGGTTGCTGTCGCCGTAATCTGGGTGTCGCGCTCGTAGGCGCTTTGGTTGGTGGTTGGTGTTCCTAAAACCAATAATTCAGGGGTTAGAACATGCTCTCCGTTCTGAGGTGGGTTATCGTGGTTGATAAGACCATACACGAGATCGGATGAGGGTAAAGAGACGTCGACCGGGTAAAGTTCGGTGTCGTCAATAGTTGTTACCGTATCACTCACGGTGACCTCCACGCCAGGAATTAATTAAAAAAGACTTTACGATTTGCAGCGCTATCACGTTAAGCGTCCTCGATAGGCAAAGGTTTAACAATCAAACGATTGAGCGGATTCGATAGACGCATACTGATAGGCTTATACGCAACATGATTCGTCTCACTTAGAGCCACTGATCTGAAACGACCGTTCAACTGTTTGTAAATCGGCTCTATCCAGAGACCTTGAAGATCGCGTTTACGGAAACGTTGTTCGAACGGTTTGATCGGGGTTACGGTCAACCCACGCAACGACTCTGATGGCAGACGTTCACGAAGGTCGCGCGGTGCCCGACCTGGGAACGGCGCAAGCCACAACCCGTCAAGCGGATTTTTACGGAAACGTAACGAGATAGGATCACTGATGACTTGTGCCCAATATTGCGTACTGAATCGAACGGTTTGGGTGTTCTCGTAACCACTACAATCACACCAGGTTGGTTTCGGAGGCGCTTCCAAACTTTCAACCGCTGATTCACGCCAGTTCGTCATCGGGTTGTTATCATGCACGAATTTGATAACTTCCGTAGCCTGGTTATCCGTATCATGAACGTTTGCCTGTGCCCAGTCTTCCCACAGTTCTTCACTACCACTTACTAAACTCGAACCAAGACGGACGGCAATTTTGTTTAGTGGTTTGATTGGATCACTGTTGATTGTCTGGATAAAATGGATGGTGTAACTGCTCAATGTCTTAAGCAGCTGCAGCATTCCGTATTGAATATCCTTAAGACTGGTGACATCTTCCAAATCTTGACCGGTGGCCTTTGTGAAGATATCGAGAGCCAGAATTCCCGCCTCTTCTTGACTGATTGCGTCAAGCTCCCAATCCATCGCTAAGAACCATTCCTTGTAAAGCTGCCCAATACCGAAGTCGACACCAACATCCATGTAAAAGTTTTCAACGATGGCTTCAGCCATACCTCGAGCTTGATAATGCTCTTGGAGCTGGTACATGAACTGATGACGACGCCAGCCCTGGTAGATCTCGGTAACGGCGGTCAGAAACTCTTCAGTACTGACGACAGCACGCAGCGTCACTTGTTTATCCAAACACCACCAGATCAGTTTATCGGGAATGATAGCAGGATCGGTAATGCTACGGAGATGGTCGAATGTCGGTAGCGTTAACACCCTGACATGGTTAGCATGGATCTTAGGTACTTCAATCAGCGTCATGCCCATCGAATAGTTCAGCAAATACAAGAACAGCTTGTATGCATCTTTCATCGACATCGTCATGGTATCACCCGTCACCGGGTTGGTTGTCGTTAACCGTGACTGATACATGCCTATTGCGCTAAGATGAATCCATTCATTCAGCAGGAAATCATACTTAGGATACAATTCACTGTCTGTAAGGTCTTCGGCTTCACTTTCCAACACCTTGGTCGTTAAGGTATTGTTGTCGTGCATCGACATCTTCTCTATCGTGCGGTTAAGCTCGGTATAATACTCCGCTTCGTTATCCCGCGCTAAAGGGAACTGTTGCTGCATCACGGTGGTGACCTTACGTCTTACCGTGCCATTACCGACGATCTCTTGAAGGTTAAGCGGTTTACGCTCCATGTAAACTGCGGGTTTTAACGTTTGGGGTATCTCGGAAGCGTCTTGTTTGATCGAGAACGCACCGATTGGAATCCCACGATCGGTTAATACCTTTTGAATGAGCTTATCGTAGTTTTCCGTCCTACCCATGTTTCGTTCAACGTAAGCGATGTTACGATAGAACCAGAGCATTTGGGATTCGGTCATGTATCGCTTGAATCGATCGAGACCTTGATGGCTTGCCAGATAACTCCAGATATGGAAGCTATGGGCATAATGGGTATGACAGTTTTCCCAACGAATACCTTTTATCATCTCAGGTATTTGTGTGAATAGAATGGCGTATAGCGCAGGCCAATGAAGCATATCGACGCTCTCATATGCCGGATGTTCCCAGCGTCTGAAGTAATCGTCGATTTCTTGCTGTAAACGTGGAATAAGATTGGCCTCGCGTGACTCAACCTCTTGTGTATCGTACCAGAGAATCTCGTGATTGCGGGCTGCAATTGCTTTCTCGATATCGATGGGGTTAAGGATACCCAAGATCAACATACGTTGTTCCGGGTACCGCGCAATTAAACGATTGAAATAATCTCCACCATACGCGTATTCCCTTGCCGTCATGCGATGCCGTAACATGTTTTCCTTGGTGAACTCGATCTCTTCGAGCGTATCCAGGGAATTTACGGTCATCATTGTCTGACAAGGATGATACTCGCCAGCGAGATTCATGTAGTATAACCACGTGCGTGGGTCGTCCCCGACGGCCATCTGGTAGACTTCGGAAACCTTGAGGTTTAACCGTTCTGCCGTGATGTCGCTTTTAATAATCAGGGTGTCCGTTAGACGCTGCACGCTTTCCGAATAAAGCTGATAGTCAGTGTTGGACACGATCGGTCCTCCAAGGAGCCAGTGTAAATGAACGATATAAATAAAGGGCGCGTCGCCCTCGAACGTCAAATGAGCAATAATGACGTTGCGAAGGCACTCATGAACAAATTTGTCGCTCCTGCTCCGCAGTCACGTCTTTATAACACACGTGATGCGGAAGGAGCGAACGGTCGTTTCGGGTTAGTTGTTCCCGACCAAATGACGATGAACACGGTTACGCGTGCGACCGCGACAAACATCGAGGATAATAAAAACATCCTCGAGTTGTTCCCTGAACTTAAACGCGTGATGCAGATCTATGTTGCCGCGTTGACGAACCCTAACGATCTTAAGACGGTCGAGATGTTTATCGACAGCGAAGATTTCCCCGGCAGAGTCGCAGAAATCGTTCAGCCGATGATCGATACCATCGACACGCATTTTAAGAATATCTATAAAATAAAGACGCTTATCCCTCGTATCATCGAAGACGTCTTCTTTATCAAGGGCAGTTATAACTTCGTTGTTCTGCCAGAAAGCACGCTCGACCGCGCCATTAATGGTAACGGTCAACTGAAACTTGAAGAATACGGTTTTAAAGACAACCATTTTGCAAGCTGGGGACTTTTAGGTAACGACAGTCGCAAACGCCACGAAAATCAATTACCTGCGACGGTTTCGATGGAAGATTATTTCTCAGGCGTTAATGAAACCATACCGTACGATCCTGTTGTTCGCATAGACAGCATTAAATTTACCAATACCCTGCTTCGTGATAAGGACGGTAAATTCATTGAAGCGAAGATCGATATTCCGGATATGGTTACGGTTGTCGATAACCCGGATATCCTCCGCATGCCTATTCTGCATCAACGTCGAGCAGCGACAGCAGTGCAGCGTGCGTTACGTGCAAACACGTTAGGAGGTAGTGGTTTGGTAACGCTGTCAGGTGATCCGACCCTAACCGCTAACCGACGTGAGCTGACGCAAGAGCAGGTTAACGAGATCTGGAATAAACTCAACATCCAGCGTCACACCAAGGTATCTCCCGTTTACGCGTTGGCAACCCCAGATACACTCGATCGTCAAAGCGTCGGTCATCCTGGTGTGATGCACGTACCACCTGAGGCATTAGAACCTGTACATGCGCCGGGTGATCCGGAGAACCATATCGGATATTTGGTTCAGTTGGATGAGTTTGGTTATCCGGTGCGTTTGGTTGAAGATGCTGCGTATTACAAGCAGTTGGAAGGTCGGTTGTCGAAGATCACTGCAGATATCGCGGGCACGTCAAGCAACGGCATGGCGAGCGAGATGATTGGTGCAGCCAAGAACATGATCCAAGGTACGTCATGTAATCAGGTAGACATGTCGGCCTTCGTATCGTCGTACGAATCGCTGATGCAACGTTACATTGTCGAACGTATCGTTAACGGTTATCTTGGCAGTGCGGTGGAGATCGGTGCGACATCATCGTTTTATCTGTCGATGCTTGCCCGTAGCCTCGCTCACAAGCAGACCCGTGTTTTGTTTATTCCTCGAGAGATGGTGACTTACATCGCCTATGAATACAACAAATACGGTATCGGTCGTTCGCTGCTTGAAAGTACGAAGATGATCTCGTCGCAACGAGCCATGCTCATGGTTCAAGAACTGATGGCAAAAATCAAAAGTTCGTTGAACTATACGACGCTAAGCGTAATGCTTGAAGACACCGACAGAAACCCGGTCGATACCGTCGAACAAGCACTGCATAGTTTCGCTCGTGTCTACCAGTCTGGTTTCCCGTTGGGTGAAACTAACCCGATGGATATCATCAACGCGTATGAACGAAGCTCGATTCGATTGAAGGTTGAGGGGAATAACCCACGCTTCCCGAAATTGAATACAGACGTCAGTGTTGAGCAGCGTAACTATCAGTCTCCTGATAATGAGCTGATGGATCGTTACCGTCGTGACCATTTCATGGGCTTGGGTGTGTCTCCGGAGATTATCGATACTTCCTACCAATCTGAATTCGCAGCTTCTGTGATTACAGCTAACGCGATGCAAGAGAAACAGTTCACGGTTTGTCGTGAGGTGATCACGAATGGATTATCGGACCACATCAAGAAATATACGGCATACAGTCCCGTGTTGTTGACGTCGTTACGAAACACGGTTCGTGCGAACATGTCTAAGCTTTCCCAGGCACAATTGAAGCAGCTTTTTGGTAGCGATTTCGAAAACGGTGTTATCCGTAACGTTAACGCCTATCAGGAGATTGACGACCAATCAGCAACAATGGATCTGGATTACACTAAACCAGAAGTCCAGGAAGTTATTGCCGATGCTTATGTGTCCATGTTCTTAAACAGCCTGCGTGTGCGTTTACCGGATAGCAATGCTCGTCGCCTTGAAGATCAGGTACGTGAATATAATCAGTACAAGGAAGCGATTACTGCGCAACTTGATGATTATTTAACGCCTGATTACGTCATGGGTCTGGGTGGGGTTGATGAAACAACGCTGCAGATGATCCGCGCATGCATTATTGGTACCGCGATGCGTACGTGGGCAAAAGAGAACAACTTCAATCAGGAGCTGGCTGATCTCTTCAGTCTTGACGATAAGAAGAATGCCGTGCAAGATTGGAAACGTATGTCCATGGAACATATTGAAGTCATGGGTAAATGCATGGGTGATTTTGCATTGTATATTCAGAATCTGACGAAGAAGATTGAAGAGAAGATGGGAGCTCAAGCACAGGACGGTAGCGTTTCATCTGATGGTTCGTGGTCATCCGATTCAAGTAGCGATACCGGTTCTTCTGATGACTTCGGTGGCGGTGACGATTTCGGAGATACCGATTTCGATACCGAAACGATGGAGGAAACCTCAACAGAAGAAACAACCACATCTGAGGAAACGACTACCGACACAACGTCAGAAGACGACACTTCAGGTGGCGTTGTCTAAACGGATATAAAAAAAAATAACACATAGTTAACCTTCTCCCCAACCCGATGAGGGAAGGGGAGAAGGGCTATGCGCTATTTAATTTATTTCGAGGTTAACCACGATTCAATTGTGGTGAGTTTGCTTCTCAGTACGCGCCAACTAGGGTGTGGTGGGATCACAGCGCCATTGTCGATTACGGTTAGCTGAACCTGGTACTTCTGTTGCATACGTGCTACCGTGTCGCTTATCGAGAGGAAAAGCTGGTAACGTTCATATGCCGTCAGTTCACTGTCCTGTTGAACTGCGTTGGCTGCTAACGTAATTTCGCGTAAGTCCTTTGCATCCACAGAGACGGTAATGAGTTTATATTGACTCATACGGTTTCCTTATCAACTGGGGTATTGCAAATACAATACCCGTCGTCGGACGATAAGTTAATTACTGCTCTTCACGTTCCAGCAGATACTCGGAAGCGGTAATACCGTTTACCGTACGTACTGCTTTCAGACGAGTATCATCACTCAGAATCACGGTAACAGATTGCAGACCTTTTACTTTGGTTTCGAAGGTCTTGAACACCTGATCCAGCATACGAGCAATGCTTGGGTTGGTTGCAGCCGATGCGTGGGTGTAACCGCTTTGGTTCAGCTTCAGAATCTTGGCGTTGGTCGGTACGCGAACAACAACATGCGGACGCATCGCGAATACGCTGTGATTGAACCAGTAAGCGTCGTTACTATCTTCGTCGGTAACGATGTCTGGATTAACACGCATATCCTCGACAGCCGCATCCGCCAAACGACGTTCGATTTCATCGGCGTCCAGAGAGCCATCTTTCTCCAGTTCTGCACGATACTCACTCATGGCAACCAGATGACGTTCACGATTCGCTGCGGATTTTTCGTGAGCGGCTTTCAGGTAGTCATGCATGTTGTACAGTTCTGCCATGGAAAGACGAATGTTCCACTGACCTTCGCCATCGCGATTGCAGTAGAGACACTTCAGCATGTTGACCCAGGTATAGTAGCAATTGGCGAATTCATCTTCAATGAACTTCTGGTCCATTTTAAGATCGTGAATCAGCCAACCGGACAGTTCTCCGATATCATCAACGAAGCTAGAGATGGTGGTTTCAGAGAAGTTCTTCGGTACGATACGTTTGATCAGCTTATTGACGTCTTTGGTCATGCTATCGTTCAGGAAATGCCAGATACGCAGAGGAATGACATCTCGATACTGTTGCATGATCTGACGATAAGCTTTGATATCGTCGCTACGACCTTTATCAATAGACAACGCATCCAGGAATTCATGGATTGCATCCAGCTCTTTGTCGGTATAGGTTCCCAGATAGGAATTGACGGTGGCCAGGAATGCTAATGCGTCGTTTTGGTTGACGTCGGTGTTGGTCTGCTGAATGATCGCCACTGCAGCTTTAGTTTCAGCATCCTCAACGCTTGACGCTGCGATCGCGTCGGTGACGGTAAACAGTTTCATTTCGCGCTGCTCACCGACAACGATTGGCTCACGCTGAACCGGCTTGTTAAGACTAACGCGAACAACTTCTGCTTGCGCGATACGATCCAGTTTTGCCATTTCCTGCTCTGCCATACGACGAGCGGTTGGATCTGATTCAAGTTCGATGTATTCCACTTCTTCCTCCGTGAGGGATGTAATGTCAACAATGGTTTCATGAAGAATTCCGTTTTCGTCGATACGTGCTCGACGAGCGAAGTGCCTGAAGTCATACAACGTCGGCCAACGACTATTAGGTGCAAAGTCTTTGGCTTTCAGACGCATCTGCATAAATTCTTCATGTTGAACAACACGACCGTAACGCTTAGCATCTTCGGTCGCATCAATTGGATTAACGGTCTTTGTTGCCGTAGCGGAACGAGCCGTACGAACCGGTTCCGGTTTCACCTGCGCCGGTTCAGGTTGAACGGGTTTCTGCTGTCCAGCCTTAACATGCCATTCTGGCTCTTCGTACTGTTCAGCAAATTGCTCAGCCGCTGCAAAGATATCGTTGATACCACCAATATCTCCTTCAGGATTTGTCGAGTAAATCCGTGGTTGCGGTGCCTCGTAACGCGGCGCTGTAGCAGCAGGTGCCTCATCAACGATAGGATCATCATCACCGACATCATACAAACGGTTGAACGCACAATCCTTCGAATCAATGTACGATGGTGTTTGTGGTTGGACAACCGTAGGCCGAGGTTGTGTGCCGTATCCTGGTGTTGTTGGAGCCATACCACGCATAACTGCTGGGTTAGGTTGGTATTGTGGTTGTGGGTAGGTTCCACCATACATGGCGTACGCAGGCTGTTGTGGTTGACCATACCCGTTGCTAACCATCGCACTTGCTTGCGGCCCACGATAAGTCATCCCCATCTGCATCACCTGCTGCTTCAAACCACGTGACTTCTGCGCGATTTGCGCTAGGCTTCCGCTTTTATTCAGCTGCGTGTACTTATTCGCGGCTTCCGGGTTAATGCGTGATAATTCAATCGCGCGATAATATTCCGGGTACTGATTCGGTTCAAAGAGCCACGTTACAAGATGATACAGCGCAACTGTACTCACGGCAGCAGAGACGATCTGGTCGTCGGACGCGTTCTGTGGCATCGGGTTGATGTAAGAGAACACGTTCCAACAACAGTCTTCAACAAGCGATTCCATCATCATATCGTTATTGGTATAACGTGCGACGAACTCGGTTTGTATTTTGTCTTGCTGAGCGAAGTCTTTCAGGACATTAAAGATGGCTTGACGGATTTTGACGATCGTCGCTTCTTGGGTGATGAAGTTATAGTTCTGCTGATATGAGGGTTGTTGGTATTGTGGTGGTTGATAGGCGTTATTCGGGTATGCGCCGTACGGCGATTGCTGATACTGTTGCTGACGAACCTGTTCAGCCGCATAATTAATCGTGCTCGTATAAGGGTTTTCGCTATAGCCCATTTGTTGATACATGTTGTTACTGCCATTATACATTTCTTACGATCCTTTTTATTTATTCGGTTATGTGTCAATCGATTATGTCGCGATCGTTAATTTCTACAATTTCTTCATCGAATCGACCGACGTCTTTCTTCAAGCCTGCATTGGTTGCTGCAACGTCATTTGCAATTTGTGGGGTAATGATTAACCGACCGCGCTCATCGATAGGTGCGTACATACTGAACTTCTGACGTCCGGTTGGTTCGGAGTGTGGAAGATTCAGATAGCTTGCACAGAACGGGATGGAACCACTAACCAAACGACTCTCGTCAGCCAATGCAGCACCGCCTGCGTTTTGGCTCTGGAGAACAACATGCGTGCTCACTTTGAACAGCATGCAATCACCAGGTGACTGAATCGATGTTGCCACTTTCTCACGTTTATCACGATTGCTCTGGATATTGAGAATCGCTTCCGTTGCAACTTGATTTCGCAACGCCTTCTGTACATCGCGATTGGTCATCTCTTTACGGTTGTTCTGTCGTTTACCACGTTCTGTGGTTTTAAGATGGAACCCCAGTTTAAAGATGCTCTTACGCACATCCTCCATGACATATTCCAACACCATCAATTCCTTACCGAACATCGTCGTGGTATCAACACGACTCATTTCGATAGTGACATTGTCAATCAGATACGCCATAAATTCGTAGAAGTCGTCGCAAGGAATATTTTCCTGTTTGAACTTCTTCTGTTGAATCTCGTCAACGTAAAGATCGAGACTGTCGATGTGGTGGTTTACATCACGCAACAAACGCGCATCCGCATTGTTGTTATTAAAGATAATCAAACCGAGTAATGTACGCCAATGGTCTGGCGCATTCGCGAACTCCTCAACCGGATAGTCTTCCGGAAAACGATCGTAATAACGGTCGATGAGATACAAGAATGCACCGACAAGGCCAAGAACAATACGTTCCGTGCCTCCACGTCTTACAGCAATTTGAATATCAGGATGTTTGTAACGTACAGCGCTAGCGCTACGGCTTTTACCGCTTTTGCTGATACTAAAGCCTTTAGGAATAACCCCCATGGTGCGATAGATTACCCATTGGTCACGCGGAAAATCACGTTCAGCAAGGTTCCGTCCGGTTACGGCTTCGACACCTGCAAAACGTCGGAAACACTCACCCACCCCGTACTTCGCAAAGAGATAGTGACCCAGTGTGGTTACGCTGGTGTGGTTGATGTTGTCACCGTTCACTTTACTTTGTTTAGTAAGATGATAGATTTGCGACCAGGGTAATGACAGGTAATGACGATAATCGATACCGGTCGGTGTATCATTGCTCAGGAACTGATACGGTGTACGTTTAACCGTGATTTTGTCACGCGGAAGCATGATGAACGCCATGTCTTTCGTGTAACTGATTACGGGGTCAGCGAGTACCGCACTGAGAATGAAGTTCGCACCACGTAGACGCATTTTACCACCCTGACCTACCGCGGGCAATAGGAGAGGATGTCGGATAATGCAGTAGTCCTTTCCTGGTTCACGACGGTCACCTGATTCCATCGCGCCGTACCAGCGGAATTCCAGCATCACCATAAACACATCGGAAGGCGCAAGGTCGAAGGTCAGCTTACCGCTATCCTTCCCTTTGGTTTTCTTTCCTCCGCTTAAGTAGTGGAACTGTTCGCGGGCCATACAACGACGCAGGCCATGATACACCAGATCCTTAGGTAAACTATCTTTGCTGTTCCGCCAAAGACGATCAACATAGGACTCAACATCTTGCATCTTATCGACGACGATGTTGCGTGCTATCTTCTCGTTCATCTTCGGTGCAAGCTCAGCGACAGCTTTGCAGAATCTAGGATCCATCACACACTCCTTTCAGAAAGTTGCTTAAGCAGATTAAAGTTACTTTTTCGATGACGCCTTCTCAAGAATCTTGAAAAAGGTCATACCTATACCGACAACAGCCGCGGTTATACTCGCAGCGGCTTTCCAAACATCGACGTTACGTTGACGTCGCGCTTCTTCCGCTTCACGTTGTCTTTTTGCCTCTTCATCACGTCGACGTATCTCAGCCGCAAACTCGTCATGCTTACGTTTGGCTTCTTCGTCTCGACGACGAAGTTCAGCGACGAATTCTTCATGTTTGCGTTTAGCCTCGTCGTCACGACGTTTTAAATCAGCTTGATAATCTTCGTGTATTTGTCTACGTAGATCATCTTGACGTTTCATTTCGGCTTGGTGTTGTTCCATCCTACGTTTTTGTTCGTCTTTAAGCTGATCGAGTTCGGCTTTATGTTGTTCATCACGCAGCTTTGCGTCGGCGCGATGCGCCTCATGCATCTGTGCGATAACTGCCTTGTGTTCATCCGCCATACGTCGCATTTCAGCCATCACCCCTTTAAGGGTTTCTTCTGATGCCTTACGTTCGTAGCTACGTTGGTCGAAATCATTTTTGTAGGCTTCTTTTTGGATGGGGTCGCGCCAATGCAATGCCGATTCACGCGTCGGAAAAACATTGTACTTCCACATCTCTTTTTCCAAATCTTCGACCGGTACGAAGACGGAGTCATTATTCCCGAAGGTAACCAACATACCTGGCGCGCCTGCTCCATTCGTTGGTTTTATTTCGAACGCTTTCCCCAACACGTTAACCCATAAGCTATACGGATTATGAAAGTCGGGCGGCGTCCAATGGATAGTGAGTTGCGTTCCGAGAATCCGGAAACCCTCTGTTTTTCCCGTCAAGCTCCGCGCGCACGTTGCGATGTAGGGGTGATCAATCCCTTTCGTAACGTGGTCTGCGCTTTTGTATTCTCCTTTAACTTTTACGATTGCCACGTTGATTTGCGCGACATAAGCGGGTTGATTAAAGTTCAACGTGTTGAGGTCAATTTGACATATTTCATCCAGCGTATCGTACCAGTCTTGCTGGTCTAATAGACGCGGCATTTTCTCTGTGTTAACAATACGACGGATATGCGGTTTCCTTATCGCGTAACCTGTGCCGTTTTTAACACGGAGTATATCCCGACGTCTACCCGCGTAGACGAAGTTTCTGAATGCACCATTCGCATTAGATACGTCATGGCTGTCAACTATTACAGGACTACGAAATTTTGAACGTCGTACGATCCTGAATGTATTGCCGTCCTCAACCCTACCAGGAATGTACTGGAACATATTGTCGGAGGTGATAACCAACACGGTATGGCCAGATTCATTAATACATGCCCATCCTAATTCCAGGTCATATAACGGTTCAGCATAACCGTCAATGCGATATGCGTGCGTACCATCCCACGGTTCGAACGCAGTATCACATATTGGCATGGAGGGCATCGTCAACCTCCATCAGATTGAAAACTATCACGCATAATACATTTCCCTTTTTCTTGTTCTTATCAAGCCGACAGCCGACGGTTTCAGCATCGTTCCTAGCGCGAGAACGACCTTACGTGTTGTCTATGCCTTATTCATCGCAGGCGTCTGTCACCTAGGTAATGTAAGCGTCAAATTTTTTCTATTCGCAACGATAAACGGCATAGAAACCTCCCCCAACCCTTACGGGCTGAGGGAGGCTGACTTATGTATCACGGTGCCGGATGAATGTCCGGTGCAATGAAACCATCTGCAACGTTGTCATCAAGAATATCATCCAACGAAGCAGCTACGGTAGTTCAGTTAGTCTGAACCGGCAGCTTGATGTTTTCAGTGTAGACCTTACGCAGGTTCACAACGTTAATCAGACCCAGCAGCGGGCAGTTGTTAACGAAGCGGCAGCGCGGCTGAACCATGGTTTCTTTAGAAACCTGACCGTTACGGGTAACCTGAGCAACAGATACCAGTTCCGGTACATACAGGAACATACCGAAGGTCAGCGGATCCGGAGAACCCTGGATACCACGAGACAGGGTCACGAAGATCTTATCGCGCAGCATGACGTTCGGGTTATCTACAACCACGAAGTTGAAGCTTACACCAACGGTACGGAAATCGCCATCGGTCTGCAGGAACTGCGGGATGTAGTTGTCAGTTGCTACTACGCAACGCGGTTTCTCATCAGCGTTGGAAGACAGCAGCTGCAGAGCTGGCTGATAACCAGACTCGGAGTACATGCGGTATGCCATCTCACGAATCACGTTCATGATCGCAGCAGACACTTCAGCACGACGTTCTGCAGTGGTGGTACCCTGAACAGATTTCTCCAGGTCCAGATTGATTTCTTCGAACCACGGACGGATCAGGTAACGACCGAAACCTTCGATCTGGATGTCACCGAACTGACGGAAGCGAGAGGTCGCAACCGCTTTCAGTGCGTCTTTGTAGCTGAACAGTTTCTCAACCATCAGGTTGTCGAAACGTGCGTTAGCAGCTTGGATCAGAACGTCCAGGTCAGCAGCGTTTTCTTCCCAATCCAGCGGACGAGGAATGGAGAACGGAGCCAGCAGGCCGATTGCGTAACGTTCTTGCTTCATGTTGAAGTCAAGGTGCTTACCGCGCTCACGACGGTTGCTGTTGTTACGACGGATACGCAGTTCGTAACCAACCAGTTTGAAGCTCAGGTCTTCAGCCAGTTGTTTGAACTCTTCGCTCTTACGCGGTTGTTCGATGTTGTCCTGATCAACCAGGCGATACAGTTCAGCGTTAGCGCCGTTAACACGCAGACCCGCTTTCTCTACGTTGGAAGAACCGTAAACTTCGATCGCCAGCTGAGCAGCGGATTTCGCATCGATGATGTCCTGCAGCGCTTCGGCTTTCGCACCTTTAACGTCTTTGGTGTTCTCATCAACGAAGATGGAGTGGGTGTCGAACGCCAGGGTCATTTTGCGGAAGTCGCCTTCCAGGGATTTCTGGAAACCGTTGGTGATCAGACCAGATACGTCGAACGGTACGTAAGAGGTTTTGCTGTGCTTGGTAGATTTGATTTCCACCAGGATTTTGGTCAGCGTGATCTGAGCATCCAGCGCGTCGGTGTTGTCGCTGTAACCGTTAGCCAGAATGCTGTCGTCTTCAGCGATACCGATCATGTCGATCAGTTTATCAACAGCCAGGTAAGACGTTTTATAAGTTACGCCTTTAATTTCGATGTCGCGCGGAGCAACGATAGCTTTGTCAACGAAGTACTGCGCGTTAGCATCGTCAGCACGATAGATCGGATGCAGATCGGTCACGTCGTTGGACAGAACGTCGTTATACATGAACGCATCCAGCAGCGGACGACGTACCCAATCAGCCGGAGTACCGTCAGCGTTACGACGCAGGTGGTTGAACACCAGCGGACGACGGAAAGATACGTCGTAACCGATCTGGTTCGGAGCCAGAACGATGGTGTTGTACAGTTCGTTACCCATGCGGCTCAGACGAGAAGCCTTCACGTTGAACACGACGGAGTACGGCATCATGTCACGCAGTTCTTTCTGGTCGTAGGACAGCTGAACCAGTTCTTCAGATTCGCAACCGCAGGAATCAGCAGCCATCATGACGAAGTTAGAGCTGTCAACTTCACGACCTGACGGAGTGGTGCTGATGTTCATGGAACGTGCTTGTTTAGCATATTCTACCGGGTTGCCATGAGCCAGCATGATCAGTGCTGCTGCACGAGCCTGCTGTGCGTTCATGGTGAACAGCTGTTCTTCAATACGCTGCTTCTCTTCCGGAGTGGTGGTTTCGAAGCCCAGCAAGGTCAGAACCGGTTCTTCGGCTTTACGGATGTCGCTGCTGAAGCTCTTAACATCCATTTCGTTAACCAGTTTGTCCATGGATTTGAAATCAACCTTAGAAGCAGATTCCATAGACAGGAAGGTGTTCTCCAGACCTTTGTCTGCTGGTTTGCTACCATTAGCGGTCAGGAACTGGCGAGTGGCCGCGACCTGTTGGCTAAGAAGGGTTTTATCATTCATTGAAAGTATCCTTTACAGAATTAACTTATATAAGTCGGTCGATAGACCATAGCGTACACGCGTGCATGCGCCACTATAGTATCAGTAAACACTTACCGTTATTGAGGTCGTGATACAACACTAAAAATGCCGCATAACTTTTCCCTACGTCATAAACGACGCAGGCGATAATGGATGGAACGATTGGTGCAATATGAACGGAACAGCGGCAATTGCGCAACTTCCGCAAGACTCATATTAATTCGCAGGTGTTCAATAACGGCGCTGTAGTTATCAGCAATACGATCGCTCAATAACTCTTCTGCCAATAAAGGAAGACAATCGACAACAATCGCGATCACATCCTCATTAACATAACGCACCCGAACACTCAACGGACGTTTGTCTGGGCTGTAAGTTGGATCCGCCAAACGACGTTCAATATCACGCGGATAGCTCGTCAGTAAATGGTAATAACCATTGTCATAACGATTGATGTACTCGCACAGCACATCAACATTCTTCTCTGGCGGCAAACCTGTTTCGTCATAGTGATACGCAAACATACCACCAAGCAGGTTGTTAAGATGAACTGCAGGGTTCGCTTGTTCGTGTTCTTTCGTGATGAAGAAAGGCACGTTTTGAGCCGCGAAATAAAAACCTACATCATTGGGCGATAGTATGCCGAAAAGACTTTTAGGATCTAATAACACCTGTAAGTCATCACGCGCATTTCGAATGATCGCGTGTTCTACCCAATTCGGAACGACGAGATATCGGAGTTCCTTCATTATGATTACCTCTTTGCAAGTATCGAAAGGATTGAGTCGATGGACCCAAAACAGATAGCCATTAAGATTATTACGTTACTGTTTCGTAATGCACAATTGAACCATCCCGATCCCAGTACGATCGAACATGTTAAATCCGTCTTAGATAAAGTCGAACCCCCGAAAAACCATCTCGCTACAGACGTAGATAGAGAGGTTTTCAGCAACCTGATGAACACCATTCATTGGATGCTGGAACAACCGTTATCGGAACCTTTCGATAAACAACAGTTGTTACAAAGGATACGTTTAGATTGCCTTGAACAAAGCAATCTTTACGAGATTCTTGCCGACGGACTGTACGATATCGAAGACGACGCTCATATCAGTAAGGTCTGTTCGCTCTATTACAATGAATTACGTAATCTGATTACCCGTCGTCGTGTTTTCGAAACCTTTAAAAACACGTACATGGATATCAGTAACGGGCGACTTGGGGATAAAGAATTTTTCGATGCGATGGCGAATTTGAAATTATCGCTAGACAGTATCGAAATGGATACCGAAAATCCCGAAGAGATGTCGTGTATGATTGACGGCTTTATCGCTGACAGCGAAGACGATATCGAGAAAGTTGAACGTATGTTCGTCAAAGCGATGGAACGTAACAGTCCTGAAGGTGGATTTGTAACCGGCTGGCAAGGCTTTAATAAAATGTTGGGGTCGGTCGGTGTTTTACGTCGCGGTACCTTAGGACTGATTGGTGCAATGCAGCACCGAAACAAGTCAGGTGTGTTGTTAAAACTGTTCACGCATCTGGCACTGTACAATAAACCCCATTTCTTTTTTCCGGAGCGAGCAAAGAAAGCACTACTGATTCACTTGTCAACAGAAAACGAAGTAGAAGAAAACACGCTTCAGATATACAAGAACATGCGAGAACAGGAAACAGGCGAATATGTCGATATTCGTAAGATTGACCCTCGCGAGGCATCACGTTATGTGTTGAAGGTGTTCAACGATGCGGGTTTCTCTGTTTGTATGCGTCGTGTTGATGGGATGAGTTATAAACAACTCGCTAATCTCATCGACCATTTCGAACGCATGGGTTATGAAGTCATGGCGTTGTTCATTGACTATCTGAAAATGTTCTCATCGGAAGGGTTGGATAGAAATGGACCGACCGGCGCATGGTTACAAGAACTCTTCAACAAAGTACGTAACCTCTGCAGCGTTAAACGTATTTTAGGTATGACCGTACACCAGCTGTCATCCGACGCGAAGATGCGCGCACGTGACGGTAACGATGAAGAGTTCGTTGACCAAGTCGCGGGTTTAAGTTACTGGGATGGTTGTAAAGGGATTGACCGTGAGATTGACCTCGAAGTGATTGTTGATATCGTTAAGGAACCGGGTAAACGTCAAAGCTGGCAAGTCTTTGCGTTAGGGAAAGACCGTCAACCGGATAACGGTTCAACGAAACCTGAAGACAAACATTTCGCGATGCCATTCCAAACCATCGGGATGCTTCCTGATGATTACGGTAAGAAAGCAGTATATTGCCGCAAGGTTGGCGGACAACCTGTCTCCGAGGGAGGTAAAGGTCCGTGGAACAAGTTCGATGAAAACGCAGCACCGAGTAATGAATTACAATTTGATTTAGAATTTTAAACGCAAAAAAAAAGATTGTGCGGTTCCCTCCTCCAACCCGTAAGGGAAGGAGGAGGGGTTATGACCGCTTTGATTAACTTATTGTCATGAATTCATTAGGTGAAAATTTCCAGCCGTTCTCAGTGAGAAGCGTGTTGAGTTTCGCTGCAACGATAAGCCATGCATGCATGGCCGTTACATCGTATTGGCGATTCACTCGACGTTGGTTTTCGATATTGATTTGCTCCTGTTCAGTGATGTTTGGATAAAGTGCGATAGCGCTAGGTTTACCCAGCGCGCTAGTCATCACCGCAGTACATTCACTGATAATGTTGTTTAAGTGGTAGTTATACACCGTTCCACGCATGACGCGATGACGGCATTCGATAATAGCGTCGTAAATGATTTCTCGAGTAATCATGATAATTTAAAACATACGGTCGTTTTTAGCACGGGCGTCCATTACCAGATCGTAGATGCCTGCGGTTCGTAAGCACTCTTCGTAGTAACGATGCGCGCCTTCATCAGCCATCCACGATAACCCTCGGCTATCCGCAACGATAACCAGTTTGTTATTGTTGAACGCACACACCACACGGTAGGTCGCGTTGTTATTCGGATCGCGAGTGATAAGTTCGTAAACGCCGTTAACAGGTTTACTGAATTCACCGTTTAACGGGATGAGTTCGGTAGTACCTTCAGCAAACGTTACGTTGATCGGTGATGGGTCTTTAGCGATAACAGTATATTCCACATTGTGTTCTTTACTGGTCATGATACCGAAGTAAGAACTCACAGGGGAACGCGGTACACTAAGAATATTAAACATGGATGTTGTCCTCTTAATTGGATTTAGATTGTTGGGTATGGATTGGGAAATGAATTAGACGATGAGTGACCAGGTGGTAAGCACCCCGCTTGCGAATTCGAGCTTAAGACGTTTACCGATAAGTTGTTGTTGGATCATCTTCTCGGTGATGCGTCGATCTTGCTGAACCGCTTTATCAAACGCTTCTTTTGCTTCAGCTTGGTAGAAGTTCGTTTCTTCGTTGTCGTCGATCTCTTCGAGAGTATCGTCGTCGATGTCGGCAAGTTTCACTCGACCGTTTTCATCAGGTTGTTCTGCAGGTTCATTGTCATACGGCGTGTCTTTTGTTGGTGCGACACGATGTTGCAACTCGACCTGTGTTAACATGATCTCCATCTCACCATCGATAGGAATGATTTCATCGGCGCTGCCGTTTTCGGTTAGCTCTCGACTTTCCAGTAATGTCGTGGTAACAGAGAACACCTCTTCAACAGGAACCTCGTCATCGTCGATGGTGTTAACCGTGTTGCTGGTAACTTCGGCAACGACCATCAAATCAAATGCGTGAGGGTCACCTGGCATTTTGATTCCTGGAAGTTTGTTGAGGTACCAAGGATCAAGAATCATGATTTCTGGATTAAACATCGTATTTTTACCTTTCTATGTTAGGTGGATTGCGGATAGAAGAATCAATGCATAGATTGATCGTTCTATGTTAGAAATTATTGCCGAACTGGTTATGGTTATAACGCGTGTTTTCGTATTCTGACGGGTCGCGTATTAATAAGGTCATGACTGTATCCTCGATTATTAAGAGAAATTTACAACGATAACAGTAACCGCTGTTATCATCTAGGTAATGTAGTCGCGAAATAAACTGGAGTAATGCGAAATAAGACAGCATAAGCCCTCTCCCAACCCGTAAGGGAAGGGAGAGGGAATATTAAACGGTTGGACGAACGGTGTTGTCTTTTTCTGGTGCAAGCCATAACGTGACCGTACCATGGCATGTCCACTGTGGTTCACGTACAGAAGAACCTGCCATCGTAACAGCACAATCGGTACGCATGATAACCCCGTATGCTTCGCAGAGATTGTTATCCTGCATCCACACAACTTTAGCAGGCATGCCGGGATACAACAAATCCATGTTTGCGTATTCCCACACCAACTGCATTGTTCTACCGCGTAATCCAGCAGTATTGCTTAATTCACGCCATCGGTTATCGGTTACGCGTCCCATCCCTTTCGCCACCTTCACGTTATCGCCACGTTCTTCAGTTACGTACTCGCTAACGTTTACAGTACGACTGATTATTGTATCGCCCCCTTTTGATAACGTCATTCCCTGGCTCATCTGACTTGCCGAAACAAAACGCCCACCCGCATTACCTAACAACGAAGCCGCGTTATTGATGTCGCTTACCGACGCCCCTCTCGTACATGCAATTTCCACGTATTTGTCACGATTGATCCAGGTCTTGTCCATGCCCGGAAACATATCGGCAGGATAGTTGTAAAAGATAGCCGTGCGCCGACCATCAGAAAAACGGGTTTCGTCATAGAGAGGATAAATATACAGATACGGAGATTGATAATAACAACCGACGTCCGCTGAATAAATACCGACCTGGTTCTGGATTTTGTCTACGAGATCCATTGCGTTGGTACCGTGCGGAAGAATAAGCAACTTGAACAGGTTGTCGTTATTCGGTGCAACAATATCCACACCCTGCATTTTGAATCCGGTGTCAGCTTCAACCGCAGAAAGTATCTTGCTGAATTCGAGCCGTAACACATCCAGCACTTTCGACCCGGTATAGTTCTCACCGGTTTCTGATTGCATGAAGCTTTCAAGAACAGGATCGAACAGTTGAAATTGAAGGTCGACCATTTGTTCGTAGTCTTTCTTCGAAGAATCGGTTGCGGTACGTTCGTCGGTAGCAGACATACGACTGTCTACGGTTGTTAAACAAACCGCCCGGTAGACATAAGCCTGTGTGGCATCGTCTACGGTTTGGCGTTGTCCACGCATCAGGCTGTACGCCTGCACGATGATGCGCATTTTAAGTTGTTGTTGGTACGGTAGAATGTATTTTCCGTAACTGCCGGGCGGGAACTTTACAGAGATATAAAGTTCATCTCCTGCGTTACGTTCATAGTCTCGATACGTGTGGACTTGAGTCACTAAAGGAACAGACACCGTCATTGACGGCGTGATTAATTCCGCGGTGACTTTATACGCAACAGCAACTGCTTCCTGCGCAAATGTACCGATATACCGTCCTAACGGCGTCTGTTTGTAATCCATGTTTAACGACCCCGTTGCTGTTGTTGAATGATGAATTCTTCGATCTTCGTACCACGGAATTCGCTGTGACGAACTGCTTGCAGTTGCTCTTCAACGGTTGGGCCTGCATTGAGACCACCACGACGTGCGCGGTTGATGCCGATTTTACGGCGCTGGCCGATTTCACGCAAACGTGAAGATAATCCGCTCATTTCGGTTGGGTCTTTAATACGACCGCGTGCAACGTTCCACAGACCGCCCATGAACTCTTCGAGAATACGGCTGGCTTCGAGAGACGGTACGCGCGCGTTGGGATCGTTTTCAAGATTGTATTTAACGTATTCCGTGTGTTCCAGAAGAAGCATGAACATCTTCATGGCGTTCACGTCGGGATTTGCAATACGCATAGGAACACCACGAGAATGTTTTTCAGCGGCCTGCGGTACGGTAAGCTGTGCGGGCACCTCTTCGTTCATGGCCATATCGTCGATTTCTGCAACCCCTGAAGAGTAGACGCCGCTGACCTCATTGGTGTAGTTATCCACCATGAATTTACGGGGAATCCAGAATTCGAATTTACGTTCAAATAGACGTTTGGTTGGGGTATCTTTAACGTGTTGTAGACTCATGGTTCAATAGCTCCTGCTCGTAACAGCATAATAACGAACGGTGTGAAATAATAACGATCTAGCGGAGAAAGCAACGGTATTGCGTCGACCATCTGTTTCAGTGCTGGATGACTGATTGCTTTCTCGTCGACCATATCACGTACCATACTCTCAATGATCGTCATTGGGGCTTGGTTGCGATAGAAAGCCTCTGTGAAAACATAGTACGGATCGTCCGCTACCGATGGAAACAACGGAACGCCGTCATACTCCATCGATGTAAGGTTGGTCACCAACGGATTTGTCGGTGGTGTGTTTTCAGGTACAGCCAACTCTTTACCGACGTCTTCACCGAGCGACGTGGTCGCAGGCCACATACAGAACCGCGCACCACTAAAACGAATCCCGCCTGCAGCCGGGTATTGATAGAAACGCTTTGTTGACAACAGTGTGAATTTCACCGTCAACCGCGCCTCGTCTTCCCGACGTCCATCCATGACCCATTCAAAGACAGAAATCGCATTCGCTTCCTGGTTATCGTCTACGTTAAGGCGTCCAAAGTTCCATGATGGCTTTCCTTCAAGCGACGACCATAATTTCGTAAACGCGTTAACGCACCAGGGATCGTAGGTTGCAGCATCTTGACCAGGAACAAGCAGTGTGTTGAGTTCACGGCTGTAGAATTCATGGTAATACGCGTGACAAAGCCCCAGCGCACGACGGAGATAATCATACTTACGATTGTATTTCTCCGTTGCCATTACGGGATGTTTTCCGTGCTTTAACTGGTCTTGGTCGTACAGTGTATCCTCAACGATTTTCGCTTCCAGTTCGATAAGCTGTTTTTCGTCAAGAATACGTTGGAAGGAAATATCACATTCGTAAGCCGGTGCTAAGCTGATGTTCTTCGGCGTGATTCGGGTGATTGTGTACACCGCGATACGATGATCGAGACCGGAGATTAACAGCATGTTACCTAAAAGAGGAACCGATACCGCCGGAAGTATACACGTACCCTCTGATTGAAAACGCGCAGTACCGTTGTCGTACGATGGCGTCAATGACGACATTAACTTGATAGGGTAATGTCTGATGCGACGGTACTGCTGTTCAGCGATGTCACGGTTAGCTTGAAAACTGCTTTGTTCATCATCGCGACCGAGAATCTGTTCGTAATAATCGCATTCTACGGAATAACCGGATGCGTAATTCACTAACCCGATTTGACTATTGTATTGCTCATCCACCACCGCAGAACGATAAACATCGTCGCGAGCCTTCGCGGGTTGTTGGGGGTTGATGTTGGGTTTCGCGGGCTTCTTAGCGAGCGCCATAGCGTTTTACTCCTACGATGGTACCGACAAGAATTCTCGGTACGAATAAACTACGATGTTTGAACCATGAAGCTGTTGTTGGGATACGTTTGATGGCTTCGATAAGCCCGATTAGCGTATAGCACCCCCGACTGTTCTTCTTAGGCCAGTACTTTTTATCTAGACCTAATACTGCAAACAGTTCATCCACCAGATTGGGATAACAACACAACGCTTCAAGTGTTTCAACCTGTAACTGACTTAAATCTAACAGTATCGCTAGACGAACGTGGTAATCACTCCGTAAGTCTAACGGATCTTTCGCTTCAAGATCGCCAACGTCGGTTAATGTCCACGCGTCTCTTGCGTAGCGGTATTTGCCCTTCCAAACCTCAAGGAAAAAAGGAGACTGGTAATGACATTTTGACCATTCCGGGTACTCGCGGAACCATCGAACAAGATCGGGATGGAATTCACCTTCTTCGGCTAACGAGTCCAACGTCACCAATAGGTTAGGTTGTTCGGGATCGATAGCAAGCAGCGCGGTGAAAAGCGTGCTTGATGGAAGCTCGGTTTCCACGCTCGATGGAGGCAACCATTCATCCAAATCGGGATACCGATACGCTTGAATCGACGCACCCTGCTCGGGCAAGAACGAATCACGAAGAATGTCCTGATACTGCACCACCATACCACCACGACGCGCACGGGATTTATCGCGCACCGAGAGGCTCGGTTTGTATAGGTACTCTTCGGGGAGTATCTGTTGGTGTACTTGAACCGGATACCGTGCTACGATGTGTGTTGGTGTGTCGTACGTGTAACGGTAAGAGAAGGTTGCGTTGTATGAAGAACTGTTCTCATTCTTCTCGGGTTTCGGAGCGTCGGTGAAATCAAATTGACCAGAGATCTCTTCTTGCATTTCCCTGATAACCAATTTAACGCTCTTACCGTCACCTGCAACCGTCGTCATGGTGGTTGCACGGTTGTCGAACCCGTCTCTAAGATACTCACTGAATTTATCCCCATAACCCGCGACAGCCTCTCGGTGGGTGTGGATAACTTTTAACAACATGAGAAACTGTGTAGGGATCGCATAGCTGTATTCGGCACTGAGAAACGCGGCAACATGCTGACTTGTGAGCAAGCGTTTCATGTCGTACCACCAACGTTCGGCGGTGACCTGATCCTCGAACCGTTTGGTGATCTGCATGGTCGCAACCATCGTACTGTAAACAGGTACTAGCGATACGCCAAGGTTACGGTCTTCAAATACTGGAAGACTGTTTCGTTTGTAAACGGTATCGTACATGGACGCCTGTTCTTCAGGGACAATGTTAAGCTCAATTTGGATGAACCCGTCAGCAGGCCCTTTTACATCCTGATCAACAACTTGCGGCGGTTGCTCGTTCGCAGCGCTCATTTTAGCGTGAAGCGCTTCCCCTCGAAAAAGAATGTTCTCCCGATTATAATCCCACCCGCAAAGCTCGCTGATCTGCCGTAACACCGCGATTGCAACCGGACGTGTTACCGTCGCGTATACGTCATTGATTTTTCGATCAAGTTTAGGCATCGATGTCGTCCTCGCTAATTTCCTCACCTCCTTGTTGTCGATATCCGGTATAATGAATCAGACTGCTCTGTAGAAGCTCTTTAACGAGCCCTAGACGCGTTTTATCTGTTTCATTGGACGTTTCCATTAATGTTTCTATTTCGTTGTTTAAAACAGCGTATAGCGCTTCTAACGGCAATCCTTGGATGATTGGTTTGTTGGTACCTTCCGGTAGTGCCGCAACAGGAATCTGCACGACGGTTTCATGTGAGGTATGTGGGTTGATACGGCAAATATACATACCGGGTACTGAATGTCGCGGGCACGCCGCTACCAAGCATGTCTGTTGCTGCGCACCGTTAAGTGCGAGTGAAAGAAATTTTGCTTCACGTGTCATCGCAGATTCCTGTTTGAAAGATAAGATATCACATGATGGTCGACAGCATAAAGCCCACCCCGAAGGGCGGGCTGTTTATGCGTACGGATTACTTGTAGGCACCGCAATGTGCTTTGATGAGGAAAAGCACCGCTTGCATCGGTTTATTGAACTGTTGCCATAACGTCAATGCAGGATGGAACAACCAATCTTCCAGGCCAAGAACAATACCGTAGTTAACGACATTATTAACATCGTTCTCAACGTTGAGTTCGCTGTCCAGGAATTTATCGATTGAACGCAGGGTCTGCATGGCGTTGTCAGCAATAAGCCAAGCTTCATGTGCTTCACGAGCCGCACGCAGCACTGCCTCCAGTTCGCTGATAGTAGCTACCGGTAATTCCTCACTGGTGAGGTCGTCAGAAACCGTAAACTGGCGATTGATACCGGTGTAGATCCACTGCATCAGTTTCGCTGCTTCCTCGTTCGGGTTGTTGCGCGTTGTCGCATAAGTCGCGCTCACCTTCACGATGTGCGTTTCACCAAGATACGCTTTGGACCCAACACCTTTACGATCGCTGTCTTTCCACGGTTGTACGGTAGCGACCATGAGCTTATCCCATTTCTGAATAGGAATACGCTTCAGACCAACAACCGATCCGGCGGATGTTTCGGACTGGTTGCTCTTCCGCACTTCGCTGAGCTCACGATCGATAGCAACGATTAATTCACGCGTCATGTTACCGAGCATTTTGATTTCACCCAACGCAGCGATGAGCTTCTTCACATCGGTAACAGGTTCACCACCGATGGTAAGATGACGGATGAAACGTTTCAGAATAATCCGTTCCGCTGCTGGATTACCGCGACGCGCTTTGGCCAGCGCTTGCTGTGTTTCGGCGAACAGCTTATCCCATGGAGCCGTAGCGGCGGTATAGTAACGGTGGTTGGTTTCAATCCAGTTACCGATACGGTTGACCGCGCTCTTAACGGTATCCATGAATCCTTCCATCGCAATTTCGGTAGCTTCCACGTTACCCTGGAAGTTATCAGGACCGATCTCGCGTGCCGCTACCAGAATACCTTCCACCGCACTCACCGCATGACGACCGATAGCCAGATTTCGCTGCGCTTCTTCAGCACGCTCAACGAATTCCACTACCGCAGGATCGTCGACGATTTCCGCCTCGGCAACAGCACGCGTACCCGCATCACCTTCCAGCGTTTCGATGGTGACAACCGGATCGTTTTCACCGGCAACATCCTGGTACTCTTCCTGTTTGAGATCGCCGTTATCAGCCGCTGCGACAGCGGTGAGTATACGGACGGTAACATCACCGAGTTCTTTTGCAGTGAATCCGTAGACGGTGCATGCTGTTGTCGCAAAGTTCATCAGTGTGCGTGTGCGTTTAACGATGTAGCCAACATCATAATCGCTACCGCTCTTATCGATGTCACGGATTAACCGTTCAGCTGTCTCCTGAAGTTGTGTAGCTGCTTTCAGAAGGTCTTCGTCAAACAGTTTCGTTGACGCATCGATCAGCATATCAACGCTAACGTTAGACGGTACAGCATCATCCTGCTGTTTCATGGCGCTAAGTTCGTCACGGAACTTACGAATACCGTCTAAAGCGGCGTCAGCGGTATGTCCGAACGCAGCCACGCCTGACATTGTTGTTGCCGTCAGCATGTCTGAATCTGCGTTTGGACTTTCGCCTTCTTTAAGATTCTTCAACTGGTCGAAGAACTTACGAGATGCTTCAGCGATACGTTTACTGTCTTTGACCGCGTTTACGATCTTATCGACAGATTTAGCGTCGTTCGCGAGCAGAGTATCCAGTTTATTCCACTCAACGTCAACCTTCTTGGTATCGCTTGGTGGTGGAAGCAGTTTCATCACTGGCGTTGTACGTTGTTCTTTGGTGAGCTTATCGGCCTTCTCATCGATTTTCTTTTTACTAACACCGAAGAGTTTTCTTAGGCGTGCCACGATTGCTTTTAAGAACTTCGCGACCGCTTCGTAAACCGATTTCAGAATCTGTTTAAAGCGACCTGGCTGCTTTTCCCCGTCTTCCAGATTGAGATCGCTATTCAGTGCGACATCAAGCTGTTTGTACGATTCCATGATGTATTCGTCTTTGATTTCAGGACGAATCTCGAAGCTTTCCATCGGACCTTCAGCCGGACGGAATTCCATTTTCAGTTCGCCTTGCAGGGTAGGGTCGATAATAGCGATAGCTTCACCCTGACCATCAGCGTTAAAGCGTTCAGCGTAACGAGTACGGCGAACAATAACACTCTTATCCCCATCAAGACGACGTACCACCATGGTGCCAGGAATGTACGGTTGTTCTGTTTCAATGACGGTTACATCTGCTTCACCTTCGCCGAGAATAACCGATGCGCGCTGTTCAACAACAGGAACATCTAATACGCCACGGGCTTCCAGCTCTTGACGAATTTCGAACGACTCTTGTTTCAGATCTTCATCTTCTTCGTTTTCGTCGTCTTCATCATCGTCACCTTTGGTGTTTTCATTACCCTCGGTGGTTGTGGTGTTTGTAGCAGCAGCGTCGGCGTCTGTGTTGGTAGGTTCTTCGGACGCAGGTTCGGTGGTGCCGTCCTCGGCAGGCGTTTCGTCAGCGTTATCGACGTCAACATCACCTTGCAGCTCCGTTTCTTGAGCAACTGCTTCGGCTTTCTGCTCGCCGGTATTACCATCATTAGCGTCGACAACAGGTTGTTCGTCAGCGACGGTATCTTCAACCTTTTCTACTTTCTCCACGACACGTTTAATCACGGTGACTTTGATGGGTTCTTCCGTTGTTTTGGTTTCTGGCGTCACCTCGGCTGCCGCAGCCGCTGTTTCAGCAACAGGTTCTGCTTTTTCCGGTTCGACGACATTACCTTTAACACCTTCGGTGGTTTCTGCAGGTTGCGCTGCCTGTTCGATTTGCGCCGGATTGGTTGGATCGATGGCGTTAGCCGCATCCTGAATCTTGTTCTTCAGGTTGTCGCGGTCAGCGTTAACGGTCGGGTCGTTGGTCACTTTCGGTGCCGGTGTTTCGGTCGGCGCGTTTGCCGGATACGGGTTCTTCGGCTCCTCGCCAGGTGCGGTCGGTACCGCGATCAGAACGAACGGCTGAACGTCGTTACCGTCTTCCATGGTTACGCCGCCGTTGCTTGGCGTGAAACGGATTCGCAAACTACCATCGATAGGACGGGTCACAATAACAGCACGTACGACATCCTCGCCGTTTTCATCTGTGCTACGAATCACGCGAACAGCGTCATCAACGGTAGCCCCTTCCTCGAGCGTATCTGATTCGATCGTCGCTTCGATGCTGTCTGGCCGTGCCGCTGTAGGTAATGCGATCACTTGCTCTTCTTTATCAGTAGAAAGCGTTGCTTTGACTTCGATAGGTGTATCGCCGCTTTCCAGGTTAAGATGCGACTTACGCATCAGATCAGCTAACGATTTTTTCATAAAGCGTTATTCCTCTTAAAAGTAATATTTCAGCGCCTCGCGAGAGACATCAAGCATAGCCGCTGTTGAATTCGTAAAGAACTCGGCATAGCCCACAAGCGGCACCTTGATCCACGCGGTATACGCTGTAAGGTATCGAGAAAGGGCTACCATAGCATCATCAGAAGCAGTAGTAACTGACAACTGACCTTGTTGACGATAAACGTCGTTAAGTTTTGCTTGTAGATTCCCTGCGATTTCGAGTAACTCGTTGGCGTACTTTTTACGATGGTAACTAACCAGCAAATCAACACCCGTATTTACAGACTCGAGTAGAAGACCAACTTGTTCTAATGTTGGCATTGTAACCACCATATCCCGTTCAACGGATGGGACATCCTGGACTTCAAACCGTGCGGATTGAATGGCGAGGGACTGTTGAATTGATCCAGAACCTGAAGCGGTAACTTGATCGAGTCGTAGCATACGGTTGCCCAGTAACGTCACGTTGACGAGTTTCGATTCGTTCAGCGTACTGTAGACTTTATGCAATAACGTATACGCATCACGGTTAATCACATCGATTAATGCGGTATCCGTCTGTTTTAAGATAATGTCGAGTGCTCTATCTAACGTATTAGCGAACTGCTTAAAATCATCACGGAACGACGAAGACAAGAGATATTCAGCGATCGCTAAATTCTGTTTGTATAACGTATTCCCGGTTGTGAAATCGAACCCAAAACTGTTCCCATACCGTAGGTGCGGAGCCAACGTCGACGAAGCTTCGAAGCTTTGCGCGATAGGTTTACGACCAACGGCTTTTGTGTAGTGACGGCGGATGTTGCTGAGTTCGAGCTGTAGTGCGCGACTACGATCGATAAACCGTGCGATAAACGCGGTAATGTTCCGCAACGTTGTCCAGATTGCATCGATGATAGCTTTGATGATCTTCATCGCAAGTTGATCGTACGATTCCATTGTGAGGAGATCAGCACTTTCCGTGGTATAACTGGTTGATAGCATACCACCCGCTTGCTGATAAATAAGCTGGTGAATTTGTCGTTGCGTTGCTGTCTCTGGCACAGGTAATGTTTTTAACAAGCTTAACGCTTGAATCTGTCCATCATTGGTCTGCAGCATTGCTGGTTTCCTCAAGTTCGAGATGCGCGTCAAGATAATCATTAAGACCATCGATGACGTCGCAGACAGTTAACAGGAATCGGGCAAAAGCAACCGCCTGGAAGCCGACGACGTTACGCGCGATACCCACGCGTTGAACGATAGCGGATGCTGCGGTATCGTTATTGCCCATCTGTTGTAGCAAACGTTCATACGGTTGAATCCATTCGTCCTGGTCGGCAAGGCTTGCTTCAAGACAACGTTTAAATTCCAACTGTCGTAGCGTAGACCATAACGTACTTAATGCGTTGATGATCGCGTTGGTTCCGTCGATAACATCGTTTAACGGTAAGAAACGGAATCCGTCTTTTGCTGATTGGAAAGGTGCGGCTTCCCACACAACGCTGAACTGCGTTCCTGTTGCGTCTTCGATGTTGTGTAATTTAAGATAGGAAGCACCAACAGGAACGTCAACGACCAGATCGTCTGTTCCGGTAGGTGTTAACGGCTTCTCGCATAACGCCTCGTTGATGGCCTCGAGAATATTCTCCCAACAGGCTTCGTTTTCCGCAGCGATACCTTCTTTGTTATCCGCTGATGGTGCTTTTAGTAGCTGCATTAATAACGGATCAAGTTGACGGTGCCATGCTGCGAGGATTCCTGTGTTCGTTACGATGTTTTCTGCGGTTTGTCGTAAATCAGCAATACTGCTTACCGCACCGCCTTTCGGATGGAGATATCGCCAGTTGTAGGGAAAGTTCTCCCAGAATGCGTTATCTTCATCGACGTCGTATTCGGAAATAGTTTTCAACGCAGCCGCTTTCTTTAATAACGGCTTCACCTGACGAACGAATCGACGATAACAGCGATTGCAGATATCGATCGCATAGCGGTATAATTCGTTCATGTAAAGCCATAATGCACGGGTTGCTTCTTTTGCTGTCTTGTCAAAACTTTCCATGTTCAGACTCATCCCGCTGGAAGTTTCCTCTTCCAGACCCTCGATGATGTGGTTTGGATCCATCCCCATCCCGGCTGCTGCGGTCGATGCGATATGTTTGATGGTGTTGATATCGCGTTCCTCGACTTCAGCCATGTTTGGGACAATATCCAGCCTGAGTTTATTTAATGTTTGAAGGTGTTGTTCACCTTCTTTCATCGCCGTGTTTGTTTCGTCGATTGAGTGAAACTGATTCTCAATATTACTGGCATCGAGAATGTTGCCAGCGATACCGAACGATTCTACAGGTTCATCATCAATCCCTTGAAACAACGATGTCATGGGTTGTTGTAACACGTTTTCCATTTGGGACTCCTACGTAGGAAAATCTTGGCGGGTGATCATGTCCGCCATTTACCTTCTGAACCGTTGATTCAGAAGTCAAAAGATAACCGGATACCAACGCCATAAAACCTTCCTCCAACCCGTAAGGGAAGGAGGAAGGGATATAGTGGTTATGCTTTTTCGGTTACAGCATCGAAGTATTTCGCTGCAGCAAATACGGCATCCGCATATTGACGGTTAGCAACACGGAGGATCTTAGCTGCTAATACCGCACTCAAGAGCGCCATTTCAGAAATGGCGCTTATATAAGGGCGAACGGTTTCACGATCTGCTTCCGGTAGATTGTCGAGCATACCGTCCCATTTGGTTTTAATTTTCATACCGTTCAGTTTAGCGGTACGTTCGACAGTACTCGTTAAACTTTCCGTCTGGTTAAAATACGCAGGGTCAACAATACGAAACGCGTTAAGATACGAAGTCAGTGCGGCTTTCAATTCGTCGTCGTTATTGAAAATGTTCGCGTTTTCGATACTACCAGTCGCGGTTTCTTCCACTTCGATCTGAATATTCTTCACGAGCGCGCAGGCCTTAATGGTATCTTTCTCAGCCATAAGAGCGTCAAGACCTTTAACAACATATCGTTTCCCACCGCTTTCTGGTATTTTGAGTCCTTTTAACGCGGGCTTGATGGCGTAAATATAGTCGTCCAGAATATCGGCAAGTGTCGTCAAATCGGTTAGTTTATTAACTTTCTTGTTAATGTCGTCGGTTTGGAGTAGTAAAAAAGAGGATGCTTGTGTGGATGCCGCTAACTGCTCAATATGTTTACGGACCTCCAACGCGTTAACTGTTTTTGCGTTAGGGAACATGCTAATCATATTCCCGGTCGGTTTATTTAGTTGTTTGATGTGACGCTCGCCTTTATTTACAGCGGTTGCAACATCGGTAATTTTTTTATACGCTACCGCAAGGTTTTTGAAAAGCAGCTGAATCAGTTTACATAACTGTTCAGCCATGTTCGCAATGATTACCCAAACTGCGTATAGCGCTTGTGCTGCGCGTTCTTTAAAGCCTTCCAGTACGATAGCCTGCCCTTCCACCAAACGATCGTCAGCTTGGAACATGTCTTCATCAGACATCCCCAGGTTAGCTGCTGACGTCGAAGCAATCTGGCGGATAAGGGCGATGTCGCTCGCACGTGCTTCAGGGATCGTAGGTGCGATCATGTACGCGGTATCTTCCAGCGTTGCTGAGGTACGCACCGCAATTTCAGCCAGTTCGCTGGATTCGTCGATCGTCTCGTCGGTGCGTCGAATCACCAACTCAACTTCGTCCTCTTCAATTTCTGCGTTAGGATCGTTCTGCTCCGCTGGAATTGCCGCAAGAAGATCTTCGGCGCTGAGCAGTGCGAGTTCGAATGCGTTTTTATTGACGTTATCAAAAAGAGAAATGCGGGCCATGTTAGTTCCTTAACCTTTGGTATAAGCGTTAACGAGAGTGTTGATAAATGAAGTCAGTGCGCGAAGATACTGGTAAGCGAATTGGTTTTCAATACGGTTCTCTTTACCGCAAAGCAGAATCGCACGCTTAACGAGTTTAGGATAGATCTCGACATACGGTTGGTAGCTTGCATCAAAATTCTGCTCGTTGAAGCGTTTCATGGTGATTTCCTGGATACGCTCCATGGTGCGAATTTTATTGCGAGAGAATATCTCAGAGAAAGCACGTCCGCGTTTTGTTACCATCAACAAATCTTTCGCGAACGTCAGTTGTCGAACGCTACGTAATTCGTCAGGTGTTGGCAGGACATACGTTTCTGGATCGTTATCCCATTCAACATCTTCAACGATAATATCCAAGTCGAGGTAACGTTTAACAGCATCGATGATGTTGTCTTTTGACGCATCGAATTCTTTCAAGAAGACTGCGCCGTTGATGTAGCGGATGCGTTTCCCAGAAACTGTTGGGGTGATAACATCAGCACCTTCCACGGAACCGCGATTTTCCAGTGTCGATTTGACAGCGTGCAAGAAAGACAGATAATCAACAGGAAGTTTTTCAACCTTATCTAAATGGAAGTCGATGATGTTTAATCCTAACCCATCAATAACTGAATAGCCGTCCGATTTAAGGAACATCTGATTGAAGGTATCGATGTTGCTTTTCAGCGTGTCTACGCCACCAACGCTGTTACGGTTAGGGAAAAGTGTCCGCCACTCCGCTTTAAACGCAACCTCTTTATTTTCCTCGTATTTGCCTTTAGGCATTTGTTCGAGGTCTGCAACGGCTTTCTGAAAATTGCGCGTCTCGTCGTAAACAAGACGGGTAAGCTTCTCGAAGGCTGCTGCCAAGGTCAGGGCAATATCAACAATGATATCCCAGATCTTTTTCATGGCTTTTACAACGGTGTCCTTAAACCCCTCAACAACCAAAGCTTCTCCAACCTCAACACGATCGGTTGGCGTCAGCAATGCTTCGGAGGGTAGACCCAGAGCAATCGACGCGGATTCTTGAACGTTACGAACCAACGCAACATCACTGTAGTTAGCCGATTCGATAGTCGGAGCAACATCAAAACTGATTTCCCGTAATGCAGCAACAGCAGGGAAAGCACGATCAAGCGCATCTTCATGTTCGTCGATTGCCGCCAAACGTAATTCGACGCCATCGGCATCGATGACTTCAGCGGCAGGCTCCACAGCAAGCGCCTCAGCAACAATAGGATCTTTTTCAAACGCCTCAAGGCTGATATCGCCTTGGGTCGCAAATAGCGGTATGTGTACCATGTGTTGTCTCCAGTAATGATTCAAAAGATAAACCTGAGCGGCATAGAACCCTCTCCCAACCCGTGAGGGAAGGGAGAGGGAATATGTCAGTTTATTAACTGATTACTGCTGTGCTGCGTCAGCCGGTTTCTCAGCCGCCTGGCCGCCGTACTCTTTCAGCATTTTAGCAACGCCATCCAGGACAGCGTTACCTGCCTGAACACCGTATTTCATCAGACCGGTCTGCGGGTTCACGTAGCAGGAACGTGCGTCTTTCAGTGCAGACAGTACAGCTTGAACACGCTGTTTTTCCTGAGCGGAAACTTCGCCTTTCTTAGACAGATCGGCTTCCATATCGTCACCGAATTTAACAGCGTCTTTGAAGCCCTGGGATTTCTTACCGATGTTGCCTTTCAGCGCCAGCAGTTTGTCAGCCAGTGCTTCAACACCGCTAACCGCAGCAGCCAGCTGATTCAGGGACAGGACGGTAGCTTCAACTTCTTTTGCTTCGCCAGAGCGTTCCCAGGTTACTTTACCATCGTTGGCTTTGAAACCCCAACCTGCCGGACCAGCAACGTCAGCGATCGCCGGAGCGTTCAGTTTATCAGCGTACTCGGTGTGAGACTTAGCAACAACGGTACCAACGAATTTATCAGCACGATCGTCAGCAGCCTTCATTGCTTTCTCGAAGGTGTCGGCGATTTTAGTTGCGCCGGTAACCAGATCGTCGCCACCGATGTAGCCTGAAACGCCGCCACCCAGTTTAACTTTGGTATTTTTAGCAGCGCCTTTACGCTTGCCGATCATTTCTTTCAGTTTAGCGGCACGTGCTTTCAGTTTGGTTGCGCCGTCGAAGATACGATCCATGAACTTCACGAAGGTTTCCCAGGAAGTTTTCAGGAAGTTCTTGATGGTTGCCCACAGTTTCTGCCACCATTTTTGTTCTTCCAGGAAGATCATGTTGGTCGCATCGTAACGGGAAGCGGAACCACCGAAGCTTTCGAAGGACGGCATGGTTTCCGGCAGTTTGAAACCGATAGTACCACACAGACGTTTCAGATTACGCATGTGTTCCTGAGCGGTTTGTGCAGACATACCACCGTCTTTCAGGTAGCTTTCGGTTGCAACAACGGTTTCCGTCAGTTCATCCATGGCTTCATCCATGGCTTCTGCGGTTTCGTCGTCTTTTGCAATTTCGATAACAACAGCATCAACCTGCTCGATATCACCACGAACTTCGATAGCCAGTTCGGTTTCAGCTGCGGTATCTTCAGCGATTTCAGCACGTTCGGTCAGTTCAGCCACAACGGTTTCATCCGCTGGTGCAGCATCAGCTGCCGGTTCTGCTTCAACGGTTGCCGCTGCATCCGGATCGATCTCAGCAGCCAGTTGAACCAGCTGTGCGTTAGATGGATTTGCGACAAGACGATCAAAAATAGAAGGCATAATTTGTTTCCTTTACAATAAATTGCACATTAGCTAATGTGGCTTAAGTGAACCGTCAGCTCACTTAAAAGCCCTTAAAACCCGGTGCCATAGGTTGCCCAAACACCGCATTCAAAGTACATATGATGTCCTGGATGCCATTGTCCCAATGGAGCCAAGTACGCACCATCTCTTCGTCTGACAACGTGATATAACTCATAAGTTTACCGCTGCTTTCCAGACGTTGGTGTGAACTTAACGACTGACGATCTGACCAGTTATCAATCAATTGACCAGCAATCTGAACGTTCGTGTCTCGTCTACCCGTGTGAATGAACCGTAGTGTATCGCGGATAAACTCCAGACTGGTGAAATTCAGATTTGGGTTATGGCTGTTCATTTCCACCCAATCGGTGATGGGGTACATCAAACGATAAAGGGTAGAAAGAACCTGACGTTCATATTTCCAGTCATCGAGAGGAGTACCGTCGACCAGACGCTGATACAAACTAACAACGTCGCGATCGTAGTTCTCCTGGCGTTTTACGCCGTTAACCGGAAATCCGAAGAACCCGGTACCGTATAACGTTAAAGGGACGTCACGAAGTGCACTCATACAGCCGCCTCTTCTTTTCGTTTGATGTCGTAACGAAGTTTCTTCAGTCGCTCTTCGTGATATTCGATCTGTTGCTGGATTTTTGGATCGTTGCCCGCATTCTGTTGCTTTTGCTTCAGTGACAAAATCCAGTACTCCAACGCTTGGGCTTCTTCTTTGGCTGCTTGTAACGACGCTTCTTCACGTTCGCTGCGCCAGATGCGATAACGGTAAATAAGCGTGTTGGTCATTTGAGTGTCGGACCATGAGCCCATACGCATCGGGTCAGTATTACCCGCGTTGTATAAGCCATTACCAACACCGTCTTCATCAGAAACCACAACATCCGGGATTTTATCCAACCCAGCAAGGATCTGTTGTTTCTGTCCACACAGCACCTCGGTGGCAATGGCGAAACCGTACATGTTGGCGGTTAGGTAAGCAATCTCGTTTTTGGTGAAGAACTCACCAAGTGCTTTATCACCACCCGGCATGCTTTCGCAGATGACCGTCGCACGAAGCAGCGTACGAGCGTAGCTAACGTAGAAGCCCAGGGACTCAACAAGACGTACCAGAGCGGCTTCTTTGAAACTCAGACCGTCGGCAGCAACATCGATTTCCAGGTTTTTGTTAACACGTTTAACAATTTCTGGAATCAGATCAACAGCATTACGTAGCGCTAAGTGAACGTTTTCTACCCAGCTTCCAGAGCGAACGCGGGTTAAACGCTGGTGCAGATCCTTATCAGCAAGTTTCCATAAGGCGCTTTCCCCTTTTTGGAGAAGCGAAGCGGATGTCTCGTAGTAAGGAATCGCGGTGTTGTTGATTTCGTCACGGATTGATTCAAGTGCGTCAGCAACACCGGTGCGTTTAAAAAGCGGTTTCAAACCGCGAATGAATTCTTTAAAATCAATTGCCATGAGTGAGCACCTATGCTATTTCGAAACAGGTTACGTGTATTAACGAATCTGTGGGACGTTTCCGGTACGGAGCGCCTGGAGGATCGTCAGAAGATCGGAACCCGAAGTTGACGAACTGTTGGATTTTTCCAGTTGCTTGAAGCTTACGGTGGTCCCTTGATCCAAGCTGTGGAAATAGAAGGTCACCATCTCTTCAGCTTCGTCGATGATGATCAACTGCATTGCGAGGGCTTCAGCCATGACTTTCTGACGTGTGGTATAGTCAGATAAACGACGTCCGATCTTACGCTCGATGGCTTCCTGGTTAGCCTTAGAGATGATATAGGTGGAGGCGATTGCTCCAGAAGAAGGGATCTTTGTGCTCGCTGCAGCTTTTGCGGCATTGATGCGCGCAGCATTAACAGCCTTGCGGATACCCTCTTTATCCATGCGTGAGATTCGTTTATGTTCACGAACCAGATCGCTAAGCAGGATCATATCGCTCCAGAAAGACAGCTCACCAGCCATCATGCGATGCCAACGTGCTCGCCAGGTGTTCTGTGGGCCACCGATCGCTAAAATCGATGCAAGCACTTCCGCTGGAGAGCTTGCAATACGCATGCTGATGTTCAACGGCATTTTCATCGTTGCCTGACCATCGGTCAGCGTCACGGTTAAGAACTTGCCGGTGACCGCGTTCGCATCTTTGTTCAGCAATTCGATCGCCGCGTCGCTAGCTCCAACATCGAGGCTATTTTTTTGTTTCCCCTGCAGGTTGAATCCTTTGTCATCAAGGAAAACAAGGCTTTTGCTATCCGCACTTTCCAGCGCTAATTTGATAGCCTTATCCGTCAGATTAGCATTACGATTTGGGTTCACACGACCCAGCGTTTTATCTACACTGATGTTACCCACCTGCATGATGGTATTCAACGCCAGTAAATAGAACCCGGTATACATGTTTTCAGCGGTGCGCATGCAGTTGCCTAACGCATTGCGTGCGTCGCTATAATACAACTCACGTTCAAAGATCAACGGCGCGATAACGCGTGAAGGTTGTGAGAGTTCAACCAGCGAACCTGGCTGGATAAGTTTATTAACTTCGTAGACTTTAGCGATACCGGACGCAACAACGTTAACAGCGTCGGCAATTTCTGATGCTACCATATTGAAATCCTTATTTACAAATAAAGGAAAGAAAATGTCTAATTACTACGACCAAGCTATTCAAACCATTCAGGAGAATAATGCGTCGTTAACACCCGAAGCTGTGGAGGCAGCGGGCAATGCGGTGTTATTCACTGATTCGGATTGGGCAATAGCGCGGAAGAATATTCGTACCAGTGTCGGTCAAGGGACATACGAGGACAGTATCGCCAGACGGTATCGGAACGTGTCACCTATTCCAGGTAACAGCCCGATCCCGATTAACCGCGATCATTCCGGTATTACCTTCTTTACACGACCTAATTTACATCTTACCGACGCGAACTTAAAACGAGATCGACGTTTGTGGTCGTTACGCACGGATAACCCTAACAGTATTCAGGCTGTTGTCCGCGACTACTTGGACCCTGTGGGTGCCAGAAAGCGGAACCATCGAGGACGTGCCATCGTCGATGAGCGCAATCCATTCATAAGTATACTGACGGACAACCTGACGGATATCAGCGGTTTCAATGACATGGAAATGCAGGTCTATCAGGGTAAACCGGGATTACGCCAAGAAACCGTTGTGATGGCTGACGGTTCAGTGGATATGTTTCAACCCTATAACCTGAACGCGACGTTCAAGAACATCATGGGTAACCCCATCATGTTCCTTCATTATATTTGGTTGATTTACATCGCTGGTGTGCATAATGGCGAACTGACGCCAAGCCCTCAGGCCATCATTGATAATGAAATGGATTACTGGACAAGATGTTATCGTATCATCTTGGATCCGACTGGGATGTATGTTCGTTATATCTTCGCGCCGACCGCGATGTTTCCGGTTGGGCTACCGATTGGTAATATGGCCAACTACAGCATCGATAAACCCTTCACGCAAGATAACGAACGTATCACTATTCCATACCAAGCGGTTGGTAACAACGCATTTGATGAGATTCTGAAGGATGAATTCAATCGACTTGTCCTGATGTTCTATTACGGTGAGAACGATACCCGTACGTTCCTTGAAGATGAGGAGTTGGTACCTATCTCACCCTACGAGCGTCGAATCATGTCGTATCGTGTCGATATGTATCCATTTATTCATCCGTTGACCTCAGAGCTTCTTTGGTTCGTACCCGCTGATGATTACAACGAATTCTATCTGGACCTTGAGCCGTCGGCGTTACCACCGGATACGTTCAGTCGCGATCTTGTCCGTACCACCATTCCGCAAAATTACGAGGGATAATAAATGAGCGTAACCAACAAAGATCTTGCTGAACAGCTCAATCGCTATATGCTTTCACCTATTGAAATGCAGGCTGTTGCAAGCGATATGATCCGTTTGGCTTCTGATGGTGAATTAACCCTGGTTGACCCCAGCTGTCCGTTTGTTTATCTGCTGGAGGTTGCAACGGCGACGGCGGCGAACCAGAACGCACGGGATGAATCCCGTGTTCGCGAACTGTATCCGAAGCTCGCAACGAACTGGAACCAGCTCTATCGTTGGATGTATGATGAGTCGTACGTTGGACGTTTCGCAATGCCGGGTAAAACGGAAATCATCTATTCGTTAGGGTATCAGGAAATCCTCGATCGCGCTGTAGAGATTCCCAACACCATCGCCTCCGATGATTTAAGCCGTTCTTACAGCCGTAAGTTAGTGATACCACGTACGACGGCGTTTACGGTGGCTGGAATGGATTTCGGGTTGCATTATCCCATCGAAATCCAAGTACAAGCGCACGACCAGATCCGCGTCGTTTATAACACCGATAACATCAGCCCATTGCAAACCTTGGAGAGTAACCAGGTTGAGTACGGGGTTGTTCGTGTAAAAGCGGGTAAAGTGTTGGTGATGCGTATTCCGCTGTTCCAGTTTAAAACACTGGTAAAAGATGTGCCGTTTAACAGCGTTCACGGGATGAACAGCAGCATTACCTTCGAAGATCAGTTTTACCATTGTCGTGCGTACATGTCGTCGGATAACGATACCTGGACGGAGATAGCGACAACACACAGTCAGCAGATCTACGATCCGTTAACACCAACCATCGCGTTACAAGTAGAAGGGAACAAACTTAACTGGCGTGTTCCTGAAATTTATTTGTCTCAAGGTACGATGGATAAAAGCACCATTCGACTTGAGGTGTTGACGACGAAAGGGAAAATCAGCGTCGACCCGTCTGATTACGACGTGACCGATTGGAAAGATAACTACATCGATTTGTCACCAAAAGCTGAACAGAAATACAGCGCGCCGCTAAGCGCATTCAACATTAAAGGGATTTATAGCGAAGGGGCATTGTCGGGTGGACGATCTGCATTAACGTTCGAGGAACAACGTGAACGTGTTATGGCGGGTGTGAACAAAACCAAGGTACCGATCACGGGAACGCAGGTAGAGCTGGTGCTTCAAGATGCGGGTTATGGGATGGTGACCACCATCGACAACGTAACCAATCGTTCGTTCCTGGCAACCCGAGATTTACCGCAATTGAGCGACAGCGTGCCGCAAGCCGGTTCGTTGATGGGGTCTTTCTATACGTCAGCTGCAGCATTGGTGAAAAGTAAGTTTGTCGCCGATAACGGCGATCGTATTACAATTAAACCTGACTGCCTGTATCGCGACAGTAACGGAAGTATCACGCTGTTGTCGGACGATGAAATTGACCGTATTAATGCAGGCAACTCCGATGCGAAGTTGAACGCGGTAAACAACGCCATGTTGTTCTACAGTCCGTTTCATTACGTATTAGATGCAACAAGCGATTTCGACATCCATGCTTATTACCTGGATGCCCCTAAGATCGGCACACAAGCATTCCTCGACGCGAACGAGACGATCCCGTTAACCGCTATGGTGACCGGATACCGTCTGGATCGTATCGCTGAAGGATATCGTCTAAGCCTCATTGTAGAAGGTAACGACGCATGGAAGGCGCTCGACGATAAAAACGTGCACATCCAGCTGGGATTCAATCCGCGGGGTGAGGGTGATTATGCGACGATGCTGGCGTCACCGACAACCGATGAACAAGGTCGTCGTTTGTTCACCTTCGATATCACCACGAATTACGATTTTACACGAATCCTGGCCGATGATTCCACGGCGTATGAACCGTATATCGCATTGACTTCGTTCTCGATGTATGAATCAACACCGCGGGATTATTGGGCATCACTGCAGCAGTATTTGGAAATCTTCCATGTGGTGACGGATTACGCGCCTGAAGATGTCGACGGTATCTTACACAGCGCTTCCGATAATTACCTGGTTAAGAAACTCACGCTTCAAAATGGGTATTGTTTCTACCGTGAACGTCTCACCGCAACCTTTGGTTATGATCTGGATGGTCTTTGGATGCGTTCTCGTACGGTGGCCTCGGAGATCACGTATAAACGTTACACCGAGAACATTCCGTGGGTGTATGATGAAGATATCCCAGCGACGGATGAGACCGGTTCTGTTATCATTGAGCCGGGTGACGATGGTACGTTGTCGGTTAAATATCTGCATCGTAAAGGAGATCCGAAATTAAACAGTGATGGGAGCCAAGCCTATCGTTATCTGAAAGGCGACATCATGAAAGATAATTACGGTAATCCGATCCCCGTCGATGAACGTGAGGTTCTGCGTAACCTGGATATGTTCTTTATTGATGCATCGTATCTGTTAGCGAACGATACAGACGTGATTGAGTATCGTAATGCGATTCCTACGCAGCTTATCGAATGGATCCAGAACGATATCGACACGTTCAGGAATTTCTGTTATGAAGAAACAGAGATTTCATTGTATCCTAAGCAATCGCTGGGGTATGTGGATGTTATTGTGGAAAACGGATTGGAAACGACGCTTCCTGCTGCCCTATCGTTCAACGTGACGCTGTACTTACCAGCTAAGCAATACGCTGACCTGGATTTACGTCAGGTCCTTCAAGCGATGGTATCGAAAGTCATCAATGAATGCTTAACATCCCGTACAGTGGCGAAAGCAGAAATGATCGCGATGATTCGTGAGGAGGGCGGTGACGACATCCTTAACGTTGAAATCGATGATTTTGGACCAGGTAAGAACCTCAGTGTTTATACCGCGAAGAACGATGGTGTTCGTTGTGCGGTGAAGAAAGAGCTTTATGTTAAAGCGGATGGTATCTTGTCCGTACGTGAAGCGATCGATGTAAGTTTTGTGAAACATGCACAAAGCAACAGCACAGCGTTAGCGCAAGGCCTCCGTGTCTAAAACAAAATAGCGTGAGCATAACCCTCCTCCAACCCGTAAGGGAAGGAGGAGGGAATATGCTGTTATCTTACGTTATTGCTATTCTGCTGTTCGCTGAACCAGCCATACACCTTGAGATCGGTACCGTATTTCAATGCGATATACGCATTCAGCGCAGCGCAGAACAAAGACGCGAATGCCCATATCAGCGAAGGATCGACGTCTTCCGTTACCACTGGGAGAGTATTATCCGGTTCCCATGATGGTGAACTGTCCATGAACGTCGCGTACCATCCCCGCCGTTGTTCTTCGGTGGTAAAGTCGCTATGGGGTTCCAATGCTTCTTTTGCCAGACGTCGATATTCGAACATATGCGTTGCTAAAGCCGATGAGTTACCAGATTCGCCCTCATAGTTCGGATCCACCGCATAACAGAGTTCTGTTGAATCTAACAAAGCAACCGCCTGTGTGATGCTGTCGGCAGTGCCTGCACCATAGAGCTCGATAGACCGCGAAAGCTTTTCACAGAACGCATTTAACGCGGAAGGATTGGACACCTGAAGGTCAAGGCCTAATGTCCACGGATAGTTACTGAATACACCCGTAAACCGTGGCATAACACCCAACAGATGCTGTCCGATTACGGCACGGTTATAAACAGCCCTGTTATAGACTTGAAGCGCGGCCTCCAGGGCTTGGTTATAATGACGACGAAGCTCGTCACGAGAGTTGCGGAACCTGTTTGCCGCAAGACTTGTGGCTGCGACGCTACAAACATCGTAATTGGTGGACGAGAGCACAACCTCGTTAAGATCGAACGCTTCCTGTTTCAATGTTCCGCTAACAGCCGCTGCTTCGCTGTTCGCTTTATCGACAACTGTACTCAAAGCGTTAATATAACGTTTAGCTCGGACCTCCAACCATTGTGCGATACCGAGAATATCCACCGCAGCTTTAGCAAGATCACGTGCATTCACGATTTCGTTCTTCAATGCCCCTAAACCTTTATTTTCAGGCGATGAGGCTTGTTGACGAATCATGCTGTTCAACATGGTAAGCAGATTATCCAACTCATGTCCGCTGACCTTGTTACGTGCATCGGTAATCGGCCCTTGCAGGAATTTACGGCAACCGTCGTTGTATCGAATCAGTTTATCCACATCGATAGATTCGTTCGTGGATTCCTTGAACTGATCCTTCAATTCTTCACGGTAATCATGGATTTCACTTGCGAGATTATCGATAGTGATACCATCATGTCCAAGAAGAACTTTATTGAAGTTACCTTTCTCGAATGCAAGAGTAAGACCTTCACGAATCTTAGCGAGTTTGTCCTGATCAAGTTCACGACCGTTCGATAGCTCTTTCACTTCCGAGCTGATTAATGCCGAAACGTTACCCAGATTGTCGGTAACCCCTTTGAACGCTCCCGACCAGATCGTTCCTGCTTCAGCATATTTCGCAATGGTCTGAATACCGACGGTATGTAACGATGCTAAGCGTTTCTTCGTGCCTTCGGTAAGCAGTGCGTCTTTAGCTCGCGTAAGCTGACTGTTATTAGCTTCCGCCTGCTGAATCGCTGCTTTCGCACTTCCATTACGCCAGCTCTTAACCAGCCAATCAACCAAACGTTTTAGGATATTGACGGTGTATTCCATTGTCCGCCGTAACGTTTCCCACGCGCTTTCTGCGGTATAGATGCCGTACCCTTCCATCTTCGTTGGGTCAAAGAAACCTTCCTGCACGAGATCGGTACGTGTGTAGCCATCAGCAGCTTCTACTTCCGCCTGGGTTTTATCCCAGAAGTCGTCGCTCTTTGCAGCAATCGCTGTATCTTTAACGTCCAGGATGATCTGACCAACCGTTTGTGCAAACAGCAAGGCTGCACGTACCGATTGTGCGAACATCCGCTGATATTTGATTCGAACGCATTGCATCTGGGTTAGCAGATTCAGTTGTGCGATCCCATCCAAGGTGCTATCCTGAGCAAGTCCTTCGGCTTTAGCGATAACCTGTTTTACACGTTCAGCGACATCACCGTACTGCTGGCAAACATCCCGCAGAATACGTGCCGCGAAGACCCCGGTACCGATATAGTTCAATAGGTCTTTTAACGACCATTCGGTCGGACAATCGGTCGGCGCAATAGGGAGTAAGCAACCATCACCGTCCATGAATCTCTCTAATGCGCTAATATCCTGATTTTCTACGCTCATGGGGATATCGACATCAGCCGCTTGCAGATCCAGCATCTGTTGTAGGATGTTGGTATCGGCTTGTACAAGCGTCGCAAGCGCTTGGCTGTGTGCGATTATTGGTAACGCAGGTGACCATACTGCAGCAAGCTTGTCGGCGTGACGTTGAATGGCATACCCCATATCCTCGATCACATCGGGATGCTCGATAACCCCCTGAAGCGTTTGATGTAGCTCACCGAGTTGCTGAGACAGATCGACCATCATGGTGTTGAAGGTTTCGTCATCCTCTTTGTGGTTGTCCAGACGCTCGAGTTCATGTCGAAGCAATGTAACGAGCTGTCCGTTGCCTTCTTGCTTCAGCTTGCTTTCCATTAACGTAATGGCTTTATCGACGATCTGACACGCTTCACGAAAACCGGTTGTGGAAGGAAGCTCTGTCCATAACGCCAGCGGTTTACCGTCAAGGGCTTCCGGCATCGATAACGAAAGCATAGACAGTTGTTGACGTGATACTTGCTGTTCACGGTGTAATGTTTCTTTTAACGCCAGGAGATCGTCAAGAAACGCGCCGTTAAGGGTGGTCGTACGTGGTGTTGAATTAATACCGTCAGTTAACGATTCAAGCACCAGGAGACCGTTATCAGCTGAAGAGAGTCCCGCGGCAAGATATTTGTTCATAAAACACTCCGTTGGCCTAGGGGAAGGTTTTCAGCCTTCCCCTAGGGTTATAAACACAATTAAGCTAATTTACCGAAACCGGCTTTCTGCAGTTTCTCGTTGATGATTTTCGCTTCAGCGAAGACGTAATCGCGGTAGGCGGTCACTAACGCATCCACACGTGAACGCAAGGCTTCTTCGAAGCTATACCACGCAGCGATTTCACGAATCTGTGCGTTGATATAATCAACGGTTGAGCGAAGCTCGGTTGCGTTTTCCTGCGGGATGGCTTTCACCTGGCGAGCAACGTCATTTAAACGACGGAACTGTGTTTCGATTTCTTTAAACTTATTGTCGGCAAGTTTGCTGAATTCGTCACCAGAACGGGTAAATAACAGATAGCTGTTGCCATCAAGTGCGGTCGCTAACTGCTGAAGTACGTTGGTGTCCGGATACACAGGAGTACCGCTTTGCAGTACCTTCTCACCGAATTCCGCGAAGTCCTTCGGTGGTAAGTGCGCAGACGTTGTCAACTCGTTGAAACGGAAAGTCAGCGAACTATCATACAACATCCGGTACGCTTCCATACCCTGCTTCATGGTGCCAGCCAGGTTGGCCAGACGCGGAGCAATCTCACCCTCTTTAGCGCGTTTCTGGTCTTCTAACGCCCCTTCGAGTTCTTTACACTGGTCGTTCAGATACACGATACGATCGGGACGCAGACGACGCATCTCACGAAGAATGGTATCCAGCTTACCTTCCTGGAAATAACCTAGCGTTAAAGACGTACACGCTTGCTGAAGACGATCGAACACCGGTAAGGTTACCATCTCCTTACGGATACCATCAACAATCGCAGAAACAGCCGAAAGTTTCTGTTCTGTCGTTAATGGAACATCAGAGACCGACTTGCTGGGCGCACCAACAACGTTACGCATTGCGTCGGTATCCTCGGTTTTATCAACCTCTTTACGAACATGCTCATCAGGAACATAAACGTTCGCATTACGTTTCGCCTGCTTGATGGCATCGTTGGCCGCTTTTTCGGTGGCTGCTACGCTATCGGCACGTTTCTTCAAGAGTTCAATAATCCAGAGCACCAGACGACGAATCGCAGTATAGGCCGTCGTGATGATGACACCGATAACAGCCATCTTCATGATACCGAACGATTCCATGGTCGGCTCTAATGCCTGGTCTGGCATATAGCGTTCACGCAGCTCCAGATAGATCTGCTCATCCGGTTTGCTGATCTCGCCACGATGCGAAGTCCGATAGATGGCTTCGTCAATCTCAACAAGATCTTTGCGTGCCTGACGGTCTGTTTCGGTCAAATAAGCGCAGCCGGATACGTCGTCTTCAAAACTTTCGAACTTAAAGAAATCGACAACCATCTTGGCAAGCGCCTCTTTCTTAGCAGGATCGAGTGTCTTCGCATCTTCTTTTTGCTTATCCATTTTTTCCTTGAATTTCTCTTTGTAGTCATTCAAGGGTTTTACCGCTCTTGCTTTCAACGCGTTATAGATAGCTTTCCACTCATCGTTACGTTCGAGGACAATGAAATGGTTTTTGAGTTCGAAAGCGCGATAGCGTGCAACGAGCTGTTCTACCTGAATATGAGCGAGTTGGATATCCATTAACCAACGCGACATCGCCGAGATCAAACGGCTATAAGCGAACAACGTTTGGTAGGTTAACTTCATGTATGTTTCATACAGCTCAATATCGCCGCTCTGAATATTGGCTGTTGGATTCATTTCCTTTGTTGCCTTGAAGACCTGTTCTGCTTCTCTCAGCGTCTTTTCGAACTTAACGTCATTAAACGCAGTGAATGGTTCAGCCAACTCATGCATTTTATCGTGGAGTTCGCGGATCCAAGCTTCCTTGCTGTCGCGGATGGTGTTTTCATCATGGAGCACGGTTTGATGTTTTCGTACCCATTCTTCCACGATATCAGCAGCGGAAACAATCGGAACGCGATCTGAAATGAGCGGGACGATCGTGTGAAGCGCCCCGACACATTCTGGCGTGTCCCAGTGTTTCTGGAGTTCATCACGGAAACGGTTAATGTTTTCTAAGGTGGTACCTAAATCAAGGAAAGTGCCGCCATTATGACTCATCTGTGCAACCAGATCGGCAAATACCTTTTGTTTTTCGATGACAAAAGGAACCATCCGCATAAGCCATTCAGCAGTTGCTTTAGCCTTTTCTTTCAGGTTCTTATCGGCGATTTCTTTAAGGTTAATCGCGCTACCGTATCCTGCAAGTTCGTTGTAGACGTCGTTAACCGTCATCTCTTTATCCAACATTTCTTTGAAACGTGGATAATCTGCACCTAACGCGTCGATGACTTCTTGGATGATGTCGTCTGTGGTAGCGATAAATTTATTTGTGCCGCCGTAATGGTTCCAGATTTTCTGTAGCGTCTTCTTAAAGAATTCGAAGACGAATGTCCAGATACGCTTAATGAGTTCCCAGACTTTCTTCGCACCATCGACAAACAGTTTAGAGACTTTGGCAACGAATCCTTCCTGCACCAACTCAACGCCGTTACGTGATGGAATTTCGGTGAAGAAAGCATCTGGCAGTTGTTTCGGGAACGCGTCACCAAGACGCATACGCAATTCGGGTACATCGGCACGAGAAATACCGCGCGTCGTTAACTGCTCGTGAAGACGAACGTTTTCTTCACCAGAGGCTACGAATTCGTTAACGTCAAATGACACCAGTTCTTGATCTTCGGTGGTGACGACGCTTGAACCATCACTGGTTTGGATGTCTTCGTCAGGGAATGCCATGAGCATACCGTGACGCATTTCAACCACTCCGTAATCGGTTGCTAAACCGAATTCGTTGTGATCGGGGGTAATAACTGGGATACTCATGCATTCTCTCCTTGCAGTGCGTTAGCGAAAGCTGTTGCGAGCTGCGCAACCAGTTTCGGATCAACGCCTTCGATAACGTCAGGCAGCCCTGCGGTTTCTTGGTCACGAACAGCGGAGGCTAATAACAGCATGGTTTCAGGCGCGGTTGGCTCATGCACCATGCGGTAACGCAGGCACCAGAAGTAGCGGGCAACGTCTAACGCATCAGCCAGCCCAATAACCAGCACCTTGTTCAGTTTATCCAACCCGTCACGGATTTTAGGGAGATGTTCACGAACGAAGATGCTATCCGCAGTCAGATCTTCTTTTTCAGCGAATACCGGCATGCTGTAACCGGCGATGTAACCTGCGGCAATACTTAACGCGCGGGTCTGTTGTTCGGCTGGGAAGTCACGTACCAGGTCTTTCAGCTGAACGGCGAAATCAGAAATATTCATGTTAAATTCCTTTATAGTAAAAAATAGAAGAGATTAGGCGATAATGGAATCAAGAGTCGCTGCTGTTTTGAACAGATCGCTGTTCATTGTAGAAGAAAGGACTTGCTGAATTTCTTCCTGTTTAACGGCTTTACGAACTCCAGGACGAAGGATAAGCGTAACCATCTGCATAAATGTACGGTTGTTGTTCATCGCGCTTAACGTTTCATCAATTGTTTTGATGGTATCTAACGTAGTGGAGCGTATGTCGCTAGGGAGGTCACGATCTTTCAGACGTATAATCAAATCTTGTTTGATTTTTCTGAATCGTTCCATATCGTTGTCATAGATGCTGTATGTCGGATCTAACCAAACTGCAAGCGCCATAGCAGCAACAAATATTGCCATACCAAGAATATTAACCGAGGTGAAGCTGATCGCTATCAAAATTGTCACGGCTGCATCTTTAATGAAGGAGAGCCAGAACATCGTTTTGGACTTCATGGAGTTGGTGCCATAAAGCCGAAACATTTTAGCAAGCCCGCTAACGAGATACTCCCCACTGCCGTGACGTGTAGCGAACTGATCGGCCATGAATTCGGAAGCAACGTCGGTATATCGTCCAGCGTTGTTTACATTTCTTAACTGCATCGCTTTGTTAGACACGTAAACCGTGTACCAGACACTACCATCGTCTGAATCACTGATTTTATTTACGTCGACGTTAGTATCTAGCGTTTTGTTTAACGCTTTCGCCAGTTCGATACGTTTTACCTTATCGGTTGTTCCCAACAGTTCGCGCTGCACGGTCATGATTGAGGCTTCGACACGAACCGTTTCCGACAATGTTTCAAGGAAAGTAAACGCATGACCGATTTCATGCAGCATTATGGCTGCTTTTTCTTCCGGAAGAAAGGGTTCTGTCGCTGTTAGCAATTCATACGTGATGGCAGAACGAATCTTCAACTCCTCAAAAATACCGTAAACGCGACCTTTTTCTAAATCGACGTAACCGACAGGTGCATCTTTAATCTTCTTAAGAAGTGCGACACCATCGACACCACGCATCCATAATCGATGATAGTCTGCCAATATCGCGTTGTTTGTTGAAATATCCGGCGGGTACACGTAGGCATTCATCTGGCCCATTTTCACGTCAACCGAAAATTCGATGTTCAACCCCGTATAGCGTTTAACCATCTCGGTTAAACGACCGTCCTTGAAAACGTTTAAAACCTCTTTTTTATCCAGTCCCTGTTTGCTTCTGAAGAACTCGGTCATTTCCTTGAACAAGGAACCATCCTGAAACTTGATGGCCTCCATCGTTAATTCGTCATGACCATACACGCGTTGTAGTAATGACATTGTACACTCTCTAAATTTACGTAAATTTAAGGGCTAATGGATCGGCTGGCCGCACCAATCACAATGTGTCCGCTGCTATGCAACGGCATTCATAGAAATACCTTTTGACGGTAACATCACCCATCACACCCCAAGCAATAAGAGTGGTCGGTTAAAAACAACAGAACGTGAGGATGATATAGAAATTCACCTTTTAACACCTATTACGAGTTTATCAAGCCATGAGCGAACAAGAACGAAAACCTAAGAAGAAACTGCTCGGTATTCAATGTCGACACATCAGCTATAACGAAGCGAACGATGGCAGCAAGAACGACCTCATGATCGCAAAAGAGATCATGTTCTTTGATGATAATACGCAAGCGACGAACCTTCGCTTCTTTGAGAATTACAAACGTCCGTTTTGGGTGACAGTAGAGAGTAAACGTAAGAACAAATATAAAAAGGAAAGCGAGAAGCTGTCACATGTGCGACGCTACGATGTCCGTCAAAGTGAACTGGTTGAAAAGATCAGTTCGGTGCTTTATAAAAGACGTGCCGATGATAACACCCGTTTACAGCAGCTTGCACGGAGTCCATACCTCTATGGAACGGACGTTAGCGCCAGCTGTTATTTAAAAACCCAATACAATACAAAATGGCCGGAATACGTCGATAAATTACCCGCTTCTATCGCCTGTTTCGATATCGAAACTGACGTTGTCCATGGACACGGTAAGATCGTCTGTATGTCTATTACAATGGGATACAATGCGATACTTTGCTATACCAAGGACTTCGTTGGTCATATTCCGAATGCGATTGAGAAAACTCATGAGAAGATTCGATATTATCTGGCCGAACGTCTGAATACCAAAGAAGATCCTCACGCGTTCGAAAAATATCATTACGATGTGCGAATCGTAGAAAGTCCGGCACAAGCGGTCATCCAATGCATGCAAAAGGTTCACGAATGGCAGCCGGATTATCTCCTCGGCTGGAATATCGCGTTCGATATTCCGCGCATGCTCCAGGCACTGAACGAGGAAGGGTATCGTCCCGAGGATGTTTTCTCCGATCCTCGTGTACCACCTAAATATCGTATTGCTCGCTGGGTACCACCGAAGACCGACAAGGTATCTGCTTCAGGTCGTAAAACCAACCTTACCCTCGAGCAGACCTGGCCGATGTTTTATACGATGGCTACGTATCAGGTTATGGATGCGATGTGTGGCTATAAGTTCGTTCGTTTAGGAAGACCGGATGAAGGACGCTATTCACTCGATGCGGTATTAGAGCGAAATAAATGCCATACGAAATTAAAAGCGATTCCTGGTACAGAAGGGTTCACGGAGCTTGCGTGGCACGAAGAAATGCAAACGAACCATCAAATCGACTACGGCGTATATAACCTTTGGGATAACCAAGGCATCGAGGCGTTGGACCAGAAAACAAAAGACTATTCGATGACCATCCCTATCCGTTTAGCGGCGTCGGATTTGAAAGATTTCAGTTCTAACCCTAAACGTATCTGCGATAAACTTTTCTTCGTTTATCTTAACCGTGGGGAAGTCATGGGATGCACCGCCGACGACATGACCCAGGAAGAAGATAAGTGGGTTATCTCACGAACCGGACATATCGTCACATTACCATGCGATCTCATGGCGGACAACGGCATTCATCTCTTCTGGGATATGCCTAATTTAAGGAGCTATATTCGATTATTTGTTGCGGATTAACCTTCGTTCTGTAAAAGTTTACTTCATGTAAGAATCGTGTGCGGCATAAGAGAGGCCGATACATCTAGATGTTACATGAGGTTTACGAGATGGAAAAATCTATACATACTCAAACTGGAACTATTGACTATCGCGATTCAGCATATTTGCCGTACACAAATCATCGTTATCGTATATTTGAAGATGGCGAGTTGTACGACTATAAAGAAGATAGGGTCGTCCCTTACGAAGTTGTAGACGGTGTCCCTTATGTTGAAATCGATTGGTATAGAGGCATTGGAAAATACGATCTCGGTATGATCATTCTCACCGTTCTTGAACGGGTTGCTTTACCAGATCACCTTTACGATGAAATTGAATCGTTGTTTGTGGACGGAGATCCGACTAACTTTTCGTATAGCAATCACATCTACCGTTTCCGTAATGGGCCGTTAGAAGTTGAGGGATTCGAAGGTTATTGTTATATTCCGTTTGCATCTCGTTACGCGATAAATAAAGAAGGACATTGTATTAGTCTTCTTTCGTTGGATCCTATCACGTGGACGAAAACGGTTCAGCAAGGCACACGTCTTGGCGGATACGCTTATCGTAAAGTGGTTCCCGACAGCGGGTTTACACCGCAGTTATATCGTCACCGAGCTATCATGTTAGCGTTTACGAGATATGATGCTAACGTTGTGAACTTAACTGTAAATCATAAAAACGGAATTAAAGGTGACGATTGGTTTGACAACCTCGAATGGGCGACATATGCCGAGAACAATCAACATGCTCGTATGGCAGGGTTGTGTATAGGTACGTCAAAACCTGTTTTGGTTTATGATTACCGTGCACGAATCGAACGTCGTTTTAATAGTATCGCAGAAGCGGAACGTGCTTATCCGTACGTGCCGAAAGGACGTTTCAAATGGTGGGTAAACAATCCTCCGAAACGTATCCCAGAATGCGATTTATACATCAAGTTTGCCACGGACAATACGCCTTGGCCGGAGTGGAAACTTGGAGAAGATCGTCGTGTCGAGGACACCGACGGTCGCGGTATTCTCGCTATTAATAAAGAGACGAACGAACGACATGTGTTTCCATCAGTAACTGCTGCCGCAAATGCGTTAGGAATCTCCTGGATTACCGTAAGACGTCATTGCGATCGTCGTGCAGTACCTACGAAACAGCCTTGGTGTTTTCGTTACGCTGATGATATCGCTGCCATGCCTGATTTCGATGTTAATAAATTAGTTCCTAAGAAGAAGCGTGTATTTAATGTCCCATTAGAACGATAACAGGTCCCCCTACTTGTAATGAGTGGGTGAACTCTCTTTAATTGCTGGAAACCTTTAATGCCCCTCCACACCACAACGCAATCCGAAAGGGTAAACGTGATGGTTGTCGAAAGACAGAAAAAAGTTGGAGGGGATTACCTATGTTGCAATAAAAGCCACCGCTTTCTTGGATAACGAAAGATGACGGTGGTACTAAGGGTAGAAGATAGAAATAAGGTAACCGTAGCAGCGAAGACCCTACGGACTGTCGTGACCGACTCGATGAGTTGGCGTGGTTAACACGGACAGGCTACGGGTAACGTTCAACGACCATCCGGTTGCGCGGAGTAGGAGAATTAGGATGTTCTCTGAAAAGGGAGAAGTCGGTCGAGGTGTTGTAGAAACACCATTCGGTTTGCTAACGCAAACCTAAGGCAGGCTAAGATATGGTCTATTTTTCGTTGTGTTCATGTATAGAAATTACTGAACCATCGTAAGAGCTCGATATATCTTCAAGCTATCCAAATGGGCAGATACTGCTCAATCTATCCAGAGCATGTGTTTTTCGTGAGCTCTCACGCATTGAGGGCGTCTCTGACTATCAATTCAGGAAGCTAGGTATCAACTTTATCACTGGAGGTAAAACGAACGCTGTAGACTTCTGTAGAATCGTTTATAAAGCGCCATCGATGTTTGAACTTTTAGAACATTTCGATGCGACGCGTCCAAAAGAGGAAGCGCGGACCATCGAATGAATCAAGTATGTTGATCCTCGTTTAACAAAAAGAAAACGCATGCGAAGCCCCTCCCCCTGGCGGAAGCCGGAGGGAGGGGTGAGGTTTATGCGCGTTCGTTGCCAACCGTTACTTTGTAGTCAGCGTCGGTTAAGAAAATAGACAGGAATCCATGTTCTTTGCAAATCTTACTAAGGATGTCAGCAATGATTTCGTTGATCATCGGCTTGTTTGCAAGGGCATAGATGTACCCGGGTGTAAAAGAAAGTGCGTGATTGATCATAGGCTCATGAGAAGCCAAGATAAGGATCACGTGATGCTTCCCATCGTCGGTAACGACCGCTTGCGTAGACACGAAGAAATCAGTGAAGCAGCAGCGATCACAGGCTTTAGGTATATACAAGTCACCCAGAGCTTCGTCACGTGCTTTTACGTGTGTTTCAGGGGTAATGCTGCTAAGTTGATCTTCAGCGAGATCCAAGACATCCTCAATCGTTTTAAGAATAGCGTTGCGGAAATCCTCACGGTAGAATGGGATGATATCACGATCGTTCATGTAATCGCCGGATTCGATAGTAAAGTTGATGTTCATTGAATGCTCCTAGTGGTTATGTCGATTGATTGATGTGTTAATTTATGTTTGATGGGGTATACTTGAAACTACAAATAAGGCTCTTGGCGTTGCTGTTATGGTTCAGTTCTTTATCCCTTGTTGGATTCGTCAATATACTTGGTGTCGTAAGACAAATGCTGAATTAATTTTCTAGGTCTGATGAAAATACGACATGTGATAAACACATCGGGATCGTATTGTTCCACGCAACGTCCGAAGGCTCGTTTTGCGGACTGACGCATCAAGGCTAATTCCTGATCGTTCATCTCATCATCAAATTCGATGAGTATTGTTATTTTATCGGGAAATAAATAGATAGAGTAATCGCTACCGATATCACCGTCGTCAAAACGATAATCGTTGTGGTAATGGCGGAGCTTACCTTCGTGCTCCGCCTGGTACCACCCGACGATACTATCAAGGCCCATACCCAGGCGTCCGAATGCCTGATTAATAATATCATCAACGACGGATGCAGGTGTGGGGCCATTGAATAATCTATCCAGACATTTTTTCATCGATTTGGTTTTCACGTTCATTGTTTCTTTTCCTGTTATAGTCAACATATAGCCCTTCCCCGGCCTTGACGGCTAGGGAAGGGGCTAGGTACGTTATTTATGCTTCATTATCAACCAGAGATGTTGCACGTTTCTTCTTCGTCGAGTGCGTACTCCATTGTGTAGAATTCATAACCATCGGAAAACTTGAGTGTTACTGTAATAGGGAAATCGCACGGCATAGCTGATTTCTTAAATGCGTTATTAGCAACATCAGCCAACCGACGTATAGCATCAGTCCCGCTGACACTGAATGGTAGTTGTATGTTGATAAGGATGCGGTGCTTGTAAACATAGAAAACAACGGTGCTGTCAAGATAAACGCTATGGAACGGTATTGTTGGGATGCGTTCCACGATGGTAAAATACGTCCCATCAATATCACTATTTCCCACTGACCACTTATCGGATTTGCGTAGATTTTCTTTGAGGAATTCGACGCTTCGAGTGACAGCCTCAGTAGTAGGTGCGACGTATGCGTCTTTATGCGTGTCGAAAAGTTCGTTGACGTTAGATTTGAATGAATACGCTGTTGCCATTTTGATAACACCGGTCATGTTTAATTGATGAGTATTCCATCTAGTAAGGGAATACGTTATTTAGCTATCGATCTCGCCATCTTCAGGATGGTAGTGGAATTCGAATAGCCCTGAACCATCGTGCCCGCTGATTGTTAATGTAACAGGCATATCGAATCCTCGTACGCGTTTATGAAAACACTCCGCTAACTTACGTTCAGCGTAATCTACTATTTCATCGGTTGCTTCGACGCCACCTGTTACGCTGAGCGTGATATCGATACTAATGATGTTATCATGCAACGCAAACCGCCAACGATCGATACGATTATTATCTTCAGCAGGCGTCTCGTTTACAAGATAGATTTTATCGTCAGCTGACAAAGCGGGACTCCAGCAACGTTCGTTTATTAATTTCGCCTGGAGTTTTAGTATCGTCTGATCAATAATATCCCAACACGTAACCAGCGTGACGTCAGGCACTGAATTGAGAAGGGCGAGCACTTTATCCTTTATTTTAAGTGCTTCCGCAGGACGCCCGCAAATACCATGCATTTCAACTTTCTTATCCATATTCACTTCTTCACTTCTTTCTTAATCTAAATGTTAGTTGGGGATGGGATGCTTACATGCTTTCTAACATATCGATGATCATGGAACCCATACCGAAACTCGGTCTCTCGCCGATGTACTCAGCAAGCTGACGATGAACGTCTTTTGGATTTCCTTCTTCACCGTCGGCATCGATGTAGACCGAAAAAGAAAATGAATCGGAATCCACGCTGATAACCAGACGGCGTTCATTGCGTTCCTTGAGTGTATCGACAATAGCCGCTTTCAGTACCGCGATCGCATTCATCGCGTGCAAGATGTCTCCATCGGGTTTCGGTAGATCGATCTTTTCTTTCAGGTCGATATTGATGTTGGTTACAATTGGATTGAGGTCGACCTTGACATAATCGTTAGGGAAAACGCGAATAATTGCACGATCGATATCTGAACCGTAAAAGTCAACACGTGGCTTTAACACTTCTTTGTTTGGATCCATGTTTTCATCCATCCCGGCCTGCAAGAAACGTTCTACGTTATCCAGTTCACGATAAACTGACGCTTCGATTTCTTTCAGATAGTTGGCTGCGGTTTCATGTTCTTTACGCAGCTCGTCTTTAAGGAGCTGTACGGTGACTTCACTAGAACGAATGCTGTTCGCGAATTGGGTAATTGACATATCGAATTCCTTAAATTCTCTTGAGTTCAATTAATGATGAAAAGCTGTAAAAAAAAGGTGGGGCGAACCCCACCAAAACGTCAGACACACGCAGAAAATCAATTCAGTGATGCATATAACGCATAACGACTGTAGATCTCAACCGCCGGTCCGTTATGCGTTAACAGACCATCCCGGTTGTAATACTGGAAAAATGAATAACGTTTGTCGAAGTGATAAACAAAAGCAATGTCTTTGCCGTCAAAACCTGTGATGCGTGGTCTGTTTTTATCTAACAATGCTTTGACTTTTAACAGTGTTGCCGCACGTGCTTTAACGTTAGGGATTAATCCATCACAGTCGATATAAACGGTGTAACCTGTTTCAGATGTTGCGACGGTTGTATTACGATTGACGCGGAAGATTTTTGTTTCGTATGTACTATCTTCAAGAATTGGGTTTTGTTTTTCGTATTTTCGTTTACGTAGAAATTCTACAACGGTGATATAGTTAGCGGTAATATGCCCGGTTATAGCTTGTAACATCTCGACATCCTTTTATATTGGATTGATTGCAATTGTCTTAAATAGATGATAAGATATTTTGCTCTTATCACTAAGGTAATGTAGTCGTGAAATAAACTGCGTTAACAAGAAATAAAAACAGCATAGAACCCTCCTCCCCCATCCTTCAAGAGGACGGTGGGAAGAGGGAGAGAGATTAAATGTCGTGGACGGCATTGCCGTTTAACCAGCAATACAGTTTAACGCGACAGGAATACCGCTTCGTTGCAGCAACCATTTCATCGCGTAAACGCTGGTAGATTTCATCCTGGTGTTCACGTTCAATGGGGTAATCAGCCCAACATTCGATCATGACGTCACCATTAGTCAGAATCGTCGTACGCATCCTGTCCTGGACACGACGATCTTTCCCAGCATTAGGGAAATACATCCCTTCAGTACGAATAAGGTCGCCGCAGGGCATGACTAACCATTCGTTCGTTTTGCCGGTATTCTTATAATCCATTACAGCTTGCATTGCGGTGTCAACGCTAAAAGAAACATAATTCCAAACGGATGTCCAACGATAGATTGCGGGTTGTTCGAGTGTTTCGTTCATGGAGTGCTTTTCCTATTTTTATTTTCTGCACAGGATAAATTCAACGGCATAAAGCCCTTCCCTGCCCTTATATGGGGCGGGAAGAGTTTATGACCGCAATGAGAATCTCTCACGACAAGCTCACGACGATTATCGCATCACCCCGCGAGTGAGGGAGATCAGGATCACCTCCTACGTCGTAACGACAGCAATCCCGTTACGTCGCATTAGACGTTATGCAAAGCGACGCATGTAACCTGCCAGGTAGTTACGTGTATCGAAGTAGGCAATTTCAGGAATTGCGATATTAAGGTCGATAGCACGGATTTCAACTTGGCGACGGCTTTCATCATAGATCGCATCCATCAGACGCAGTACTGTCAGGAAAGCCATGCGGGTATGGTAGTCCAGCGGCATGTTATCGATACCGCGATACAGATAACGGTTTGCGTTAAATGCCCCTTCGCTGTTATCTTTCCAGATCTTCAGAATATCAGCAAAGGCGGTGCGGAAAACCTCAGGATTATCCACATCCAGTAACGCACGGAAAGCAGACATTAAAGACCGCTGATGACGGATCAACGACTGCGGTGTTTGCGGCATGGTTGGACCCATTTCTTCCGCATATTTCTGGAACGGGGCAACCAGGGTTGCGGCACGAGAAGCCACGATAGAAACAGCAGGCGATTCTTTCACCGCCGGTTTCGCAGGCTTTTCTTCAACAACGGTTTCCTTCTTCTCAACAGCGACCGTTTCCGGCTGTGCTACAACGTTGTTGGTCGGAGCAGCAGCCGCACCATTTTCCACGGCGGTCTCTACTGCTGTAATCTTTTCGTCCATTTGTGCGGAACGTTGGTCTTTATTCTTGCTCATGTTTATTTCCTTTCATTTAACAAGGTTAACTAATATAAAGTTCAGGATCGTAAGGCGCTAACGATACACTGGCGTTATGCATTGCTTTCATCATAGTGTTCATGAAAACGTTGTTTACACCGGTGATCTCCGCCCCGATCGCGTCTGGGGTTGGAGCCATCGCGTTACCGCAACAGGTAGCACAGTATTCCAACGGACCCGCTTTACAGCGCTGAGGATCGCGTAACTTGATGGTTTGTCCTTCCAAGGAAGCAAGTAATTCAGCATCAATAAGTTTAAGCGCCGCACCGTCGATCATGTAACGGCCGACAAGCAGCTTATCTTTGATATGATCGCGGTTTACCGTGAACAGAATATGTTCTTGGGTACCACAGTCGTCCATCGTGATTTTAAGGTTCTGTGTCGCACGTTGTGATTCTTTCGCCGTCTGTCCCGCTAAAGCGGTCAACGCACCACGTGAGAACGAACCCGCACGTGCACTGTTGTTGTACTCCGCCCAATGGTCGACACGCATCCCTTCAGCCAGGCTGTGCGTGATAACGTTACGTTTACCAGGGTCAACGAAGTCGGCTTCAACCCCCATCATGATGTGCGTTTTCTTTCGAGTATTACCGAAACTCTTGCCAGGGTTAATATAGAACCCTTCCGATTCGTCGCCCTTAAAGGATTCCTTATCCATTTTGGTTAGCGTGGCTTCGAGTTTAATAAGTTCTTCAGGCGTGAACTTACCTTCCTCTTGCAGACGCGCTAACTCTTTATCACGATAGGCAATAATATCGTCATCGACCGTTAACGCTTTATCGCTCATCGATGGGACAATTAAACGGTTGATGGCGGTTAATGCGCTGATATTGTTGGTGAATTTCTTCACTTCGCTTGCGTACAGCGGGCCAATAGGACGTTCGTTAGGATCGGGTATCCCCTCTTCGGGATCGTCCGCTACGCGCGGCGCAATCAGTGATTCCAGTGTACCGCTGGTCAACCGTCCTGCCTGATATTCAATCTGAATACCGAAAGCATCATAAAGGACGTACATATTGAACAACGCTTCACCGAAGGTTGTGGTGGTCGTATTCTTAACCGACGGTAGATCACCAGGTGCGAGCTCCAATGGCTCCCAGAAACTCAACAAGGGTTTTGTTGGCTCGGTTTCCCATTGATGTTCCTCACCGTCGATGGTAACCGTAACGACGTTACCTTGACGACGTAATTTGGGCTGATACTTCTCAGCACCACCTTCCGTAAAAGCAAATGCGTCGTTAATCCATTCAAGATAACGGTAGTGCCCTTCACGCATCGCGTAAAGGAAATATTCACGAGGTGTCATGTAACAACTCCTTTTAAACCTGGGTCAGGTCGCCGCGACGTGAAACGAACTCTGATAACGCTCGGGTTGCTTCTTTGGATTCTTCAGCCATCGGGAAGTTTGCGGTAATAAGTTCTCGTAAGACGGGAATAATTTCATTATCTTCGAGATCAGAAGCTAAAGCGAATGCAATCAGTTCTTGGGTGTATGCATACGGTTGCTGGCGTAATGTAGCCAACTGATTCCGACACTGCGCCATCAGCAAGTCTAGTGGAACCGCTATCGTACCCCCTTCATCAATATACTGGCTGAACACCGGTGGGAACGCATCGCTGATGACACGAATTCGTCGACGAATATGATCCGGAATCAGGACGTTTTCTTCGTCGGTGATATTTTCGCTGTCTTTCTCCAGCTTCTTGGTCAGTACCTGTTGAATGCGTGGAAGTAAGCTTGAATGTACGAAATTGATTAACGGTGTTACGTTAACAGCATCAACGCCGTAAATATGATGCGCGCATTCCGCCAGCACTTCAGCTGTGGTGTAGTCTTCATCTTCAACGATAGCGAGTAGAAAAGCGGTATCGTCGTGTGTTTCCAGGTCTAATAACGTAGACGCCAGTGCATGAAGATATTTCAGGCTATCCAGAGTTAGCTGTCCTTCGTTAATTCGGATCCCGAAGGCAAGCAATTGTTGTTTATAAAGTTCGATACATCCGTTTGTTAAAATGATATCTAATTCGTTTAAATCGTATTGTTCCCCAGCACCTGATAACATCGTACTGCAGAACGTTTCCAGTTGTTCGCATTTAAAATCTTGGTATAAACGATGCATGCAGTGCTGTAACAGCGTACGCCTTGTTTCAGGGATCTTACCTTCTAACAAAGCCAAGACGGAATCAATCATATCCACTCCGATGCGGTAAATGTCTACTAGCTCTCATAATCTATTGAAGAAACTACCAGCTTACGCCAACTTAGATTAATCAGGAGTAACCATCCCATGCCAGTTTCATCCAAACCAAGAAAAAAATCCGTAGGAAACCCTAAAGCTCAGGAAACAACAGCAATTCGTTGGGACGAGTTACGTGAACCTATCGAAAACTGCGAATTGTTATTGGGCACCCTGGGTGCGGCTATTTACCAAGCGACGCAACCCTGTCGTTTACGATTAACCCAAAACAAACGTGATGAGTTCGTTGCGTTATCAACGAGCACGAATAAAGATCTGACCGAACTTCAAACCGAGTTGACGACGATCAAGAACTCCATTACGCCGATGTATGGTAAAGAAGTCGATGAACAAAGTATTCTGTTACAGTACAACTACGGGATGTCGTTAATGAACATCCTGGAACGCGCATCCGATATTCTGCGTCCTGACGTTGCACGCCTGAGCCAACTGCGTGTTGAAGGGATGGAGAACCAGATCCGATTCGCTAACAGTGTTAAATCTCAAGGAGCCACCGAAGCATGAGCGAACAAGAAAAAGAAGTCGTGACGAATCAGGAAGCCACCGAACGTTCAGAGTCGTCCGTTGAAACTACGATTCCGGCAAGTTCCGAGCCGGTTGGTTCCGCACAGCAGGAAAGTAAAGAAGATGTAGTGGCTCCAGAAGCAACCCGTGAAGAAGAACCATCACATCCACCGCTAATCGATTTCTCGAAGGCGACGATACGTTTCCAATGCGAAGACATTCGTCCTAAGAGTCCGAAGAAAACAAAACGTCAGCCGTTGGTGTTACCGCTGTATTCTCCGCGTGTACAGACAGCGTATTACCGGGAATACATCAACGAAGCAATGGATACCGTACAAGCCATTGTCGCTCAACGCGGTAAACCGACAGACGAACAGTTTGATAAATTCAGTAAAGCGGTGGTGCAATCGGTTGCTGATGGACAATATCATCCGCGTGGTCCAGCTCACGATCGTGCGTTGGAACGTAAGGGCAGTCAGTGGACTAACGTGCCCGTAGACTCATCGGGTGTTGGTCGCGTTATTCCTGGCATCCCGCAACCGAACCATATTCCTGATGATGTCGAAGCGCCGCTGACAGGAACCGATGCGATCTATTTTGCCATCCGTAATACGAAATCAGGTGCGCCTGCGGTAATGCCGTTATGGCATAGCGGTATTAAGCTGCAGTTTAATCCGCCGTCAAATGAACGTGTCGCAATTATGCACGAACGTATTGCCCGCGATAAAATCCTGGGTGGACGTGATAGTACCGGTTTCCTGTTTTCGGCAACCTCGATTATCACCATGAAGCACGCAATCGAATTAGCATTAGAATGCTGCTACATGGCCAACGTACCTAACCTGGATATCCAGCGTTTGAAAGACATTATTCCGGTTACCGATGTTCCAGCGTTATTGTTGAACGTGCTGGTAACCATGTATCCGTACGGATATCCTTACGTACAGACCTGCTATCAGAATCCAGAAACCTGCGACTATCGTGTTGAAGATACCGTAAGCTTTGCGAAACTCTATCAAGTTGACAACAGCGCAATAACCAAACGTATGCGACAGATCATGACCGAAGGTCCGGTCATGACAGATGAACTTTTGCGTGAGTATGCAAACGAACTGGGTGAAACAAACTCCCGTACGTTGGATCTGTCCGACAACGGTTCTGTTATCATTGAACTTGAAGTACCGAAGATTTCACGTCAGATCGCCATGGGCGAACGCTGGTTAAGCGATACCCTGGAAGATCTGCGTGATATTCTATCGCGTCCGTCAATGACCGAAGAAGAGCGTGATCGTGTTATTCGTGAACGTCAGTTCTATAGCTGGATGCGTCAGTATGATGCATGGATCAAATCCATGCACGTGTCAGTAAACGGCACCATGCGTCGTGTAAGCGATGCGGATACAGCAACGGTATTAGCGCAGCTGTCTCGTGATAGCGATCTTCGTGAACGCTATATCGATGGGTTGATGCAATTCATCGGTGATTCGACGATTGCGCTCGCAGCGATGCCTGCCTGGAAATGTCCGAAATGTAATACCGATATTGCCGACAATCTGCGTGACCAGAAATACTACGATCTGATTGCTTTGGATGTACCCCAGCTTTTTTTTACCCTAAACTCCGTCCAATCTCTTCAGGAGGGGATGGACGCGGTATTCTAATCGATCCGCGATACGGGTTACACGACGGGCAACTTGTTCGTAATGATGAAAAAATCTGGGAATTGCTGTTAGCGCGTAAAGGCGATGGTGGCATGAAGCTGAACATCGAAATGGGTATTGCGTACGATACCATGTTTGGCTTGTACGATCGTGTTAACGACTGGACGCCGTTGAAATGGGTGGCTCAGCATCCCGCTGAAGATCCCTGGGACAGATTAGGGATTAAACCCTTAATCGAGGATTATGTCCGATTCGGTATTAAAGAGTTCATGACGCTGGATGCGTTTTTAAAAGCACCGTATCCTTACGCGCAAACGGTACTCAAAATCGCACAAGACGAACTGCGGAAACGTAGTGCGGTACTGGACGACGATGAGGACAAGTTACGACGAGAAGAAGAACGTTTACGAAACGGAAAATAAAATGGCGAGATTTACCAGTTTGATTGGATTGGACATTTGGGAAACACCGGCTGACGTTCGGGTTATTCCTGTCAACACCGTCGGTGTGATGGGACGTGGTCTTGCCAAGCAGGCTGCCGAGCGCGTGCCCGGTCTTCTTGAAGCGTACCGCAAGCAATGTCGAGATGGGTTTACGGTGGGTGAAGTCGTGTCATATCAGCATGGCGAGAACGATCAGCTCACCTACGTGTTGTTTCCATCAAAATCGGATTGGCGTGAAAGAACACGACGCGAGTATATCGTTAACGGTTTACTGGCGTTAAAAGCATGGTTATTGGAGCTTCAGTTCGAAAGAGACGGCTTCTCATACCACCGTCCGGCTGAACCGTTGATTGTCGCAATTCCTCCGGTTGGTTCTGGTTGCGGTAATATCGGTTACGGACAATCCGAAACAATCCAGCCTCAGTGGGTACGCGCACAAATCAAACAGTATCTTGCCACCGTACCGAACGTTCATTTCTACTTGTTCTAATGCAACGGTAACATAACCCTCTCCCAACCCAGCAGGGAAGGGAGAGGGCTTATGCTGTTATGCTATTAATGTTCGTTCCAGATGGCATCTTCCGGTGGAACAATAGGATCTTTCCTTGGCATTGACGGCACTTCATGACGATGCTTACGGAACTGCCTATCAATAACCTCACGAAGCCGGTACGCGTCAACCCATGTTGATTTATTGAACAGCTCCAATGTCACAGTTAATCGTGTTCTTGACATTGAATAGCTTTTCTTTGCAATCAAATTGGGATAATTCAGTTGAGCGAACCATGCACGTATTTGTGCTTCGGTAAAAGCGATGCTGTAATAACTAAGTTTACCGTCATTAAAATCGTGCGCGTGGGTGTAGCGTCCAGCGTAACGCCAGACAAGATGCACATTCAGATCGATCCATGGTGGGGTGGTATCAGCCATGTGTTACCCTCAACGATTCTTCATCACTTTACCCAGGCTTTCGATATTATCCCAAAAGCGATTTTTACTTGGTGCATCGCCAACGATGACCGACATCAAATCGCGACGTTCACGACTGATGATGCCTTGTGATTTCCAGATCACCATCGTCCAGCAAGCTGCCAGAACGAACAGATGGTTAATGCTCGGTTTGGTTTGTGCGATGAACGCAAGCCATGCCCAGATACCGGTATATACTATCGTCACTAAAAAGAGGGAGATTGTTGCAACGACAACAACGAAGTTTTGGACAGCGGGTTGATTCGCGTTATCATGAATAGCGGTAAGATCAGGAAGGTTACCTTCAACTGAACTCGTTTCATCGATTTCCAATTCTTCGATTTCTTTTCGTGTGTCGGGAGCTAATCCGGCATCATCAAGATGCTTTTTTAACCGCTGTATACTTAATCGTTGACCGACAGGAATGTTGATGTTGTCGTAACTATTAAGCGCATCAACCAGGGAGCGTCCATCAACGAGAACCAAGCTCGCAGTACCCATTGTCTGCGGTTTTATTTTGTAAAGGTCTTTTACTTTCATGTAGACACCACCTCCAACGTGTTAAGCGTCTGGTGTAAAATCAAAAGGAATGTCCGTACGAATGATATCATAACGTTTTCCTAATAAATAGAACTCTTCGGGAACCTGGCCGGGAATAATGCTATCGCCGATGAACTGCGGATACGCCCAGATGTACTGAGTGAGTCCTTCGAACATATCCAGGTTATTTGCGTGGTTACCCATGATACGTTTCCAGAGTTCGCGTTTATACGGTGTTTTAACATCGAATCCATAAAGCGGTGCAAGATCTTCACCAGGAACAAATCCCAGGTAATAATGGATCTGACTAACCGGGAAACCAAGCGTATCTCGCGGAATGGTGATCGCTTGCTCAGCCTTGGTGACATGCGTTTCAATAATCCAGTCGTAGCACTCCGAATAGAACCGATCGAATTTCTCTGGGTTATACCACGCTTTGGGAAGATTCAGTTTCTCCGTGAACGCGTTCGACATGATCGTCGGCAAGAACGGAAGAACGCCGGTTTTGATCTGCGTGTATTTCGATTTTACCCGGTTAACCAAATTCCAGCAACTGTATCCTAATTGGTCGTTACAAAACTCAACGTAGAGATCGTAGTCACCACCGGATAACGGGTTGTTAATATCACCGATGTCTGCGGCGTATTTGTTGGGATATCGGTTATTGAAAGCCAGTTTGGTTTGGTAATCGTAGATACACGGTTTGTTGTTCGCTGTATTGATCCACCACCAGGGTTCACCTACTTGTACACAAATGTCCTGGACATGGGGGTAGATGATATCAGCAAACGCGGTTAACACATCCCCTAACCACGCCATCGCCTGTTGGTTACATGGAGACAGCAACCAGGACGGTGGTGTATATCCGGTTGCTGCGATGTTTCCTTCCCAATCCTGCTGCGCCCACTCGAATGGACACGCCGTACTCATCAATTCGTAACTTAAACTGATGGTGACAGAGAAATGGTGTTTTGCAGCATATGCGGCGAAAGCTTCATGCCACGCGATACAGGGTGGATTTAATACATCCGTGGTGTTCACCAGTAACTTACCCGCACTTGGCGTCCAGACAGTATCGTAGAAATGCGACATTCCAACATAATGCACTAATTCATCCTGATATCCCGCATAAACCAGGTTTTCAAATACACGCTCTGGCGTGATGTTGTAATGGTCATCGTAAGCGGTTATCGCACGAAGTTCGTGTGGCGTACAATGATGGCGATTAACCGTCATTTCCTGATACACCCCATCGATAGGAAGAATCTCGAGGGTTAAACCGAGGTCGATTGGCGTTTCCAGATAGGTCGTTTCAGTCGCATCTTCCTTATAATGTCGAGAACTCATGCTGAACATCAACGACGTTACCGATTCAAGTTCGATAGGTTCGTCAGCATAGAACCCCGCCATTGCGTCATTGAAATCGATCGTCACGATTGCGCTTGTACCGTCTTCAGAGACGTCGGTCGCATATCGGGTTAATGAGATATACTGACGGCTATCGTCTTTGTGTACGATGGTTAGAACCGGCGGGTTTTCGGTATCTGCAAAGTTACGCTGATCGCCAGTAAACGTGATCTTCGCTTTAAAGATCAAACCGAATAACGACGTCATGGGATCATACGCAATACAACCGTGATCCAGCGTATCCGTTGTCCGCCATTCTATCCCGACCAACCCGTTAGCGGTATGGCATCGCATATACGCATTAAGGACCATGTCTTCACTGACAACCGCGAAGTTCTCTGTTGACTGACCGTTGATAATCCAATACATCGGTTGCCAGAGGTTACGCGTACCTTTTGCGTAGCGGTAGGTTGGTGCGCCTTTAGGGTTGCCATTATTGAGATGGAATACGGCAGTACCTTGATAATGGTCGTTCGTATTAATCGGAACACTGTAAGCATCACCGAGATCCGTACGTTCCACCTTCGTGACTGTTGCGTTTTCAAACAACCCACGTAGCGCCGGTAAACCGATATCTTCAGGTGCGTTTTCTCGACGAATCGCATCCGCGATGCGGTGGGCTAAGGCGGGGTAAATGGCCTCACCCTGCTGTAGGTTTGCAAGACCTACAAAGCGATCGGGGTCGATGCCAGCAATCAATAACTCGACATCACCCTTCGTTCTATCGTCGTTAAGATATTTCAGTCCGGTAAGGTCAAGATGCTGAATAAGCGACAACAGGTTGTATTTACGGTTTTCAACAGTTAGTACAAGATCGCCTGCCCAAACCAAACTTCCCTCATCCGCTGTTACTTTAACGGATTGTCGGCCTGTGGTAGACGTTGTTGTCGTTTTATTTAATTGTCCTTGTAGGAAGTCGGTTGCGAGGTCAAAGGCAATGCCGTAACGGTCAGCGACCGCTTGCATGATTTCACGTAACTGGGTATCTTCTTCAATGATAATCTTGATAGGTATTCCCAAGAACGCTTTAGCGAGGTCTCGTTTAACCAACGAGACGAATACGGATTTGTAGTATCGGCTTCCATCTTTCCCTTTAAAAAGAATGGAGGTTGTTTCGGGTGCCGATAGAACACGTGCAAATTCAACATCGTCGAATGTAAGAGAAAGTCCGTTTTTCTCGTTGACCAATCTTAGTATTTCATTTTGCGCGGTTTCATGTAACTTCATTAAAAACCTCTGCCCTTTAGAATTAGATGTACTGCTTACCGCCCACGAAGGAAGTTAACCAGTTACCCGAAACAAGCTGCGAAGCCCAGCCAGGCACTGCCCTACCGTTCTGACTCATGATGTTACCACACCAACCAGGGAATCCGGGACGGATGTAATAGAAAGTTAAATTGTAGAGATGGCAATTCCATACCGCAACGTTATGTTTACCAGAAACCGCTTTAAAGATAAATGCGACAGGTAACGGAGACGATAACAATTCGGTCACAGGGACGGCTGACCAGTTCGCATTCGCGTTCCATGGCTGCCAGGTATGGCTACGCGAGTCACCGTTGACGTTACCGTTGCTACCGCGTCCGCCCGCGTTCCACCATAGCGACGGACTCATGTTCTTAAGTGAGGTAAATTGCTGCGGTGGAATATTCGGAATGATAACAGGGTTGGTACCTTGTCCGTGTTTCTTTTCTTTTGCGTTCACATAGCCGTTTATCGATTCCAGGTATTTGACACCAGGATAATTGTTCTGGACTTGTGTCGCAATATCACGAACGTCGAACGTCCAGCAGATCATGGTGTTGTAGTAAGCGTCGGTGTTATCGTGCCATGAGTTACCATCTTGTAAACGTGCGCCACTATTCGGTGTTTTATCTGTACTTATAGCCATGGTCTTGTCCTATATGTTGGTGGTTGAGGTGGCGGATATCGGATGCGTGCTGGACGTGAACCCTATAGTTCGCGCTATCGCCATTTTCTACCTCGTTTCTATTCTCAAAAAGGAAATTTCATACGATGACGCCATAGCAGCTCCTCCTTCCCTGACGGGTTGGAGGAGCATACTTAATTACTTACTGATAACCTCAACGGAATTGGGATCAGCGATCAACGCACGATCGGTAGAACAATTGAAGAAGACCATGCCAACACCATCGCCGTTCGAGTTCAGGGTTGAACTTGCGTAAGACAATGTTGGTTTATTCATGCGGTAGAAGCGTTCGCTGGTTGCGGTATTGAACCCCAGATCAACGTAGTCTTTCACCGTGGTATACAACTGGGTGGACTCGAAAACGGTTACCGGAGAGTCGACGGTAAACTGACTACCTTCATCCACAACCAGAACTTTATCGTTCCAGATTTCAGTGGTTGAAAACTTCGGTTTCCAATGTTCGAATTCCTGGGTTGCGCCCCAGCAGGAATACACAGCGAGATTGCTGTTCTTCTCAACAGGTTTCAACCCCACCAGTTGTGTCAGGTCTTTATCCAGGTTCGGTAAGCCTTCCAGCGTAGCGCACCCACCCAGAGAAAGCACCATCAACATACCAAGAATAATCGCGCAAAGTTTCTTCATCGTCGGATTTCCTTATGTGTTAACGGAAGTGATTTCCATAGTAATTACTTAGCAGCAGGAAATTCCGGCCAATCGATATTTGGTGCAGCATCGGTATCGACAGCCGACACCGCGTCAACGTAATCCAAAACGGCGTTAAGTCGGGTCGTTTCTTCCGGAGTCAGTTTTCGCCCAGCCCGTAATTTTAACTGAATAAGATCGATGGAAGCCAGCGAAGAATCAATCAAAGATTGTTTTATCTGTTCTGCCTCGGCGACAAGTTCTTCGTGTTGCCGCTCGGGTTCCGGAGGCGCGATAAACTCGCCGTTTGAGTATAACCAACCTATTCCAGGTGACACAGCTGCCGTATCGCTAATGCTAACCAGCTGCTGATTGTCGAATATATCGAGCTCTGCTTCACCATCGTAAACAATCGTGTTTACTACCACTCCATTTTCAATAACAGCGTATAATGTACTCATTACATAAACTCCTCGATGATGCAAATCCCATTAGCACCACGCCCACCAGGCTTAGCGGTTCCTGAGTAAGAGTTATCGTAAGCACCACCACCACCCGAACCAGGCGCGAGGCCGTTATGGGCGGTGCCAACACCAGCGCGACCGCCACCGCCCCAATATGACGCACCCCCACATCCACCGACGGCAATAGTACCGGCTTGTCCATCGCTACCGTCTCCGCCCGGAATGCGTATATCCCCGGTAGCAGGTGCGCCCCCATAGCCACCGCCAGTGTTTGTGACAGTTGTTTTTCCTGCGCCTTGCCCGCCGGGAGCAGTTAGCAGGGATGCAAATTTACTATCCCCACCCCCGTTCCCAGACGTCGCCCCAGAGCCACCGGAACCACCAGAACCAATTATAACAGAATAACTAGCAGCTGTTACCGTTATAACCGAAATTACTGTTCCGCCAGCTCCTCCCCCAGCACCAAAAAACGTTTCGCTGTTGGAATAAGCCTGACAGCCACCGCCGCCACCGCCGCCACCGGTTATTGTTACTCTAATCCGTTTTGTTCCTTGTGTTGGAGTGTACGTCCCTGACGATGTGAAAACACGCATGTTCAGTAAACGTCCGACATATCCGCTAGAATCGGCTAAACCAAGATCTTTAGCTGCTAACGTGATATTAGCTGTACCATCGAAAGGTTTACCGTTAATCGTGCGCGCAGTTTGCAACTTCGTCGCCGTGGCTGCGTTCCCTGATGTATTCTGGTTCCCCGCGACGTTAACACCTGGTAGATTGATGTTCGCACTACCGTCGAAAGACACCCCACCAATGGTGCGGGCTGTTTTCAGTTTTGTCGCCGTGGCGGCATTCCCCGTAGTGTCTTGGTTTCCTGCTGCGTTAACACCCGGCAGACTGATATTTGCCGTACCATCGAACGCGACACCGCCAATCGTCCTTGCCGTTTGTAGTTTTGTCGCCGTGGCGGCATTACCGGTTGTGCTTTGGTTACCGGTGGTGTTTACCCCAGGTAGGCTGATATTTGCTGTTCCGTCAAATGAAACGCCGCCAATCGTCCTTGCCGTTTGCAACTTCGTTGCGGATGCCGCGTTCCCCGTGGTGTTTTGGTTACCTGTTGCATTCACACCAGGGATACTATCCTTAGATGTATAGATCTGTGCCCATTCCGACCAATTCGAATCGGCTGCATCCCGACGAGAACGAAGATAGGCTGGCGCATGCGCCCCCGATGTACCAGACCATCCAATAAGGATCTCACCTTCACCTACTGCGGTTGCGCCTTTAAGATGAATAATATTGCCGTACGCTGTAGGGTATCCGTTATTGTACGCTTCATACATCTGGATACCCGTATTGCTACCCTGGGTCGCATTAGCTAAAGCGGTGACCCGTCCCTTGGAAGCGAGCACGTTAATGCTAAAGCTAATATCAGTTGTACCGTCAAAGGCGACCCCATTAATCCTCCGTGCCGTTTGGAGTTTCGTGGCAGTAGCCGCATTACCAGAAGTGCTCTGGTTACCCGCTTTGTTCACACCCGGTAAATCAATGTTGGCAGTCCCATCAAACGACACACCCCCTATGGTTCTCGCCGTCTGGAGTTTTGTTGCTGAACCGGCGTTTCCGGAAGTGCTTTGATTGCCCGCGGCGTTGACACCAGGTAGGTTAATGCTAGCAGAACCATCAAAAGAAACTCCACCGATCGTAATGGTCGTTTGCAACTTCGTGGCTGTCGCAGCGTTACCCGTCGTATTCTGATTACCAGCTGCATTGACGCCAGGTAATGCGATATCAGTTGTACCGTCAAAAGCGACACCACCGATTTTACGGGCGGTCTGTAGCTTGGTTGCGCTTCCTGCGTTTCCGCTGGTGTCTTGGTTTCCTGCAGCGTTAACACCCGGTAGACTGATGCTGACCGAACCATCGAAACTCACACCACCGATCGTAACAGCGGTTTTCAATTTCGTGGCAGTAGCTGCGTTACCGGTTGTATTTTGATTGCCTGTCGCATTAACGCCCGGTAATGCAATATCCGCTGTTCCGTCAAAGGCAACGCCACCGATTCTACGTGCAGTTTGTAGCTTGGTCGCTGTAGCGGCATTACCGCTGGTATTTTGCGTGCCTGCTTTATTTACACCGGGAAGATCGATGTTAGCAGAACCGTCGAAGCTAACGCCACCTATCGTTCTTGCCGTAGCAAGTTTAGCTGCTGTAGCAGCGGCGTTACCGACTTTTAACCATTCGCCCCATGGACCATCCTGGCCGTTCCATGATGCCGTTAAACTACGTACGTAAATATTGCCGGTACGTACAGTGTAACGTTGTGTTCCACCGAATTGCCCGGTTGGGAGCACTTCAATGTAACCTGCGGCGTTTGCTTCAGGGAAATTGTGGGCGACGTCCGCGTTCGTCGTTATTGGTTTAGACCAAATACCCACAGATGCTTCGACTGGACCGAAGGTATTCAGATTTGCGTCCGTCGCCATAGCACCATTAAATTTCAGGTACGTCTCTGGCGATAATCCGATCGTTTTAGCAAACGCAACTTTATCTACGATATCACTACCGTTATTCCCTGCCTGCAATGCTGTCTTAGCTGCCTTTATGGTTTCTGTCAATCCAAGATACAGTAAGACCGCATCAACGCTTCCTTTGCTTAGCAGATTCAGACCTGTTGACGTTACGTTAGTTAGCCCGATTTGGTTCCGTCCAGTAAAATAAGGGAGTTTATTCGCATCTGTTGTTAGGTTAGACCACGCGGTCAGCAACGCGTTCAACGGTTGTTTACCCGCCAACGCATTGGTTACTGTCGTTGCGAAATTAGGATCGTTCCCTAAAGCTTGAGCCAGCTCATTAAGCGTATTTAGCGCTTCTGGAGACGAGTCGATCAGCGATGCGATAGCACGCATCACAAATTCCGTGTTGGCAATCTGTCGACTGCTATCGTTCTCTGCAGCCGTAGGCGCTGCCGGGATACCGGTGAACACAGGGCTATTAAGATCTGCCTTGAGAGCGATGAGACGTTTAAGTGCGTCGACATCGACTTTCAGGTTTTCCCATCCGATGAGAGAACCACCACTGGCGTTATGATAACGGTTGTACCAGAAGTCGCCGTTAACGCCAAAAAAGAATATACCTTTCTCTTCGTATTGTGGGCCAGAACTATTTCGTGATGTTTCGATATATTTGATTTCAATAAGACCGCTAAACACCACTCCTGGGATTATATTGTTGTTTCCAGCTGACTGTGATACCTGGTAAATCCCCGGGGTTGCGGCTTTAACCCATGTTAAGAATTCTGTTACTCCAGCGGCACCGCTAAAATTCTTAACGTCGGTAAGTATCGCCCCATAACCGAACATACCGGGTAGAGCCACTCGTTCGCTGGTACGGTCACGAATATCTGTCGCAACAACGGGCAATTGTTTACGAACAGCATTAACCGCTTTAGGCGTGGCCGATTTTGTCTCGTCGTCGCTATCGGTTTCATTACTTAGAATAGTTAAACCGCGTGTAGCAGTAGTTGCATCAGGAAGAAATGCGTTATCCAACACCTTAAGCTGTATTGCACTCGTATTACTAACAACGACATGCACCTGACAGTTAAGAACGCTGGTTGCGCCTTCGGCAGGCGTAGGCTTATATCTTTCTGGCGCACTGCAGACGGCAATCAGAACACCTTGGTCATCATACAGACCGATCTCACGTACCCAGAACCCACCTTGACCAGCGGGAATAATACCCTCAACGATAATCCTGGTTGTGCTATCACCATCCGCATGGATATTAGAAACTTCCCCACGATAAACTTCGTGAACAAGCGCTGTTTGGCTGGCGGTCGGGGTTGGGATCGAGCCGTTACCATCACCAACGGCAAAGTGTGTGATTTTTAGTTTCTCACCGTCGGGAAGTAACGCAGCGGTGATACGTTCTGCTCCTTTATCGGTAACTACCGTTATATATGCTGTACTCATGGTGTTTTATCCTGGATAAATAGTGATGATATCACCAATGACGGTTGTGGCACCGGCGTAAAGATGAGCCGGAGATACATCGTGTTGGTTTGTCACAGTAAGATCCAATCGACCACGCCAAACCACGGAGGTATTCGCGATGGGGATAGAAATCTTTTTGGATATATCGTCACGAAAATCAATAACAGTGGCAAGGGTAACCGCATCAAAATCAACGTCGGGGTCAAAGACGAACCCGTATTGATCTGAAATCGCCCGAATAATCGCATGTATAGTTGTTGTCTCGACGGACTCTAAAACGATTTTTACCGGTATTCCTAAAAATGCCTTCGCGATATCGCGTCGAGCGTAAACGATAAAACTTTCACCACACCACTTTGTTCCTTCATTTGCTGTGACGATCACTTTTGCCCTGTTAGCACCAGAACTCCCATCCAAGGTTAATGTAAGATCGGAGTTGCTGAACACGCTACCGTTACGTTGGTTTATCAACGTAATCAGTTCGTCTTTCCATGGCGGGTAAAGTGAACGCATAAGCGCACCCTCCTCCAATAATCAAATTAAAATGTAAAACGCCTCGAAACCGGAGTGCGATTCGAGGTAAACGTAAACAGTCCAGACGACCGCATAAAATTCCGCGCATATTGCCCCTCTACCCCGACAAAGCGAGATAGAGGGGAGGATAATACGATTATGCTACTACACTCCAAAGTTCATGGGGCGGTAATCGCCCCATCGGTTAAATTGTTGGTTTTACATCGCGTAATAGGGCGATATAATAGCCTAATCCTCGGAGGATCTCCCCGCTCCAGAAACCAAAATACATTCCGTCTCTGCCGAGATTAGCGCTATCTGGTGCAGGACTCCATCCACCATTCATTACGTCATCAACGGTGTAGCGGTTGATGTAGTTTTCAACGATTTCGTTATAAGCATTAACCGCAACAGAATAGCCTTTATCGTTGGGATGTCCGTACAACATTGCTAACGACGCACCCGCCAACCATAATCCTGCCATATGACCAGTAAAGTCGTTCGGGATAAAAGCAGGAGGTTTATCCATCGGAAAATCCGTAGGTGATTGATAAGCGTTTTCCTGTTGATACGTAAACAAGAAATCAATCCAATGACTGATGTAAGTGGTTAACTTCTCAGGGACAGCCAAACCACGATCGAGCAGTCCAGCATAAAGCCTCACCGCTGAAAAGAAAGCCCTCGGCTGATAACCAGACCATGCTGTCTGATCGCCGAAATGGTACATCGTAAAATCATTAACTTTTGATCCGCTTGGCGCATCCCAACGATCCCACACGTACGCACTTGCCCCTGGCCCTAAAACCCCGAATTTCTGATAATACCACTGCTGTGAGTCATACCAGAAATTCACAACATTCTGAATCATGAGGTCACGTCGTTCAGCCGATACGTCCATATCCAGGAAGACCCATGGATGCTGGTAGCCGGGATAAGGCTGACCGCGCCAACTGTCGAACGTCGGTGCGTTAGGGATATAGTTGTTAGAGAACGGAATAATACCCGGAGTATAAGGCAATGGATCCAGACGTTGGTTGACAATCGTACAATCGCCAACACGCAATGTGCCCTCTGCCTCAAAGATTGCTTTTAACGTAAACAGCATGGTATATCCGTCATCCGTGGTGTAAGTTGACGGTGGATTGTTGATGGCGTAAAGCTTAAATACCCCTTCAGCGATATCGCTGCCATCAGGCAAGAACAGAATTTCAGTTGAACCGTCGCCCCACACAGGTGCGGAAGGTTTAGGGTCAGTATCAGCATGGCCAGGTTGATACCCTGAGAGCCTCCATCCGTTCGCCGAAAGCGTCAATGTATTTCTTGCTGTGGTGGCCGGTAGCATATACCACCATCGCCAACCATTTGCATCTTCTACACGAACGTTGTAGTCAATCGACGCGAAATAACTGACCTGTCTTACGATCTGTTTTGCGGTTGGATTGAATTCAAATTGCCCGCCTGCCGCAGTAAGCTGCGCTTTTAAGAACAACCCATCCCAGGAATCTTCCGCTGCTTCGCTGAATTCTGTTGTGATTGCGACATCGTCTTTCCAGCCGACTTTATCAGCCGATATCAACACAGAACCTGTAACAGCATCACCGGTTGGCGTTGAAACTTCATCAACCGCATCAGCAGGAATCAACGAGCCTATTTTGAAATCCCATCCTTTCGGTTCAGCGCTGGAAGGTAATACCAGCTTGTACGTTTTGGCTTTCGCTTCGGTTTTGTCCAAAGAAAGCGAAAGTGAAATCTCAACCGGAATTGCAATACCTGCCGTATCCTTACCTCCGCAGGTTACACGAAGAATTGAATCACGATTGACGCGGAACGGAATGGCCTGCTGTTCAAGATAAATTTGTGCTGAAGATGCTTGAATCACGATCCAGCCATCGGCATCACGTGTGATTGTGAACGGTGCTTTCGATGGATAGGTATACGTGTAAGCGATACCATCGGTGTCGTAACGATCGGTTCCTTTTACCTGACGGAAGAACTTATCGTTGGCGTCGATACGGGTATATTCTTCAATCGTAAACAAAGATGCCTTGTACGCTTTCTGATAACGCTCCTGCTGCGTTAAACGGTATAAGGTGTAGGCTGCTTCACAAAACCACTGTTCAGCGTCTGACGCGTTTCCCATGTAGTCTCTGGTGACCGGCACCTGGATCGGTCGGTTATGCTGACACTCGTTCGTTTTGATGAGGTATCCGCCATATTCGACAGGAACGCGGGGTGCCCACGCAACCAAATAAGAACCGCTGACGGATTTATCTTTGAGTACGATGGTACCTACCTCATCGTCAGTACACGCTTCAAGATCGTCCCCGTCAGCACTTACGTAACGTTTTGTGCGTAACGCAACTTTCTCGATAGGGAACACCGTACCCTTTGTATCCCAGTCAATCGTCCCATCATCATTGGTTTTGAACACATCGGCGTTCAAATTCTGCCAGCCGAGTTTACCCTCATAGACCTGAACAACAAGATCCATGTATTCCCCGAACGTTGGTGCCCCATGTGTTATTTTCCCGATACCGTTGGTGAATGTAACCGCTGTGTCATGGAAACCCCCGTGTGTTGGGTAATCGTCTTTTGCAAGAGGATAATGAGCCAACACCGGTTGCTTACCATTAACGATCCAGTTAGCGATCCAGCGTGTCGGTGTATCCGGTGGTTCAAGGCCTGCGTAGAACGCTTTTATATACGCATCGAACGATGACTCTGCTAATGCGAGATAATGCGCTTTAAGCTTGGTATCATCCGTTGTATGACTGAATATACCCGCACCCAGAATTAACAACGACTGTCCTTCTGTTGTTGCGTCACCATCCGGTTGTGCTTCTTGTCGTGTTGCTGCAATGAAATGGCGGTTGTTTACCATCACCCCGCTTTCATTTAACACGTAATGATCGGTTTCTGGATCGGTAAACGTTCCTGTGTTTCGGGTTAAGAATCTTGCATGACCATAACCAACGAAATTAACCGGCGACGCTGTAATCATCCATTTACCGATAAGTTGAGCAACATCATTATAACGCTCGGATGCGGTGATTTGTTTCACGTACCAGTCTTTATGGTTAAATGTCCAAAGCAGGAAGTAATAAGTTGTATCGATTTCCATCACCGGGAACGTTGGTGTTAACGGCTCCAATGTTAAGTAGTTGCTCCAGTCAATCTGTCCGCCAACAACCGATGGGGTAATCTCTAATAACTGACACCATTCATAACGGTCCGGTACACTACTGGACGTTGTTGGTAAAGGTAACTTGTATACACCAGTACGATTCAGATTGAGTGCTTTTCTAGCCGATCCTAAATCAACATAAATGCTCGATGATACGCTTGCACTATATGCCCCCAAAGCACCTAGCGTTGACCGATACATTGAGATGAACAACGTATCTTTCCAGTAAGGGTTATCCTTGGTTGGTTCTAAAGCGATTTGTGCGGAGATGCTGTTCCATGTCCCTAACTGGTATGTTGCATTTAAAGATTCTTCCGTGAAATAACTTTCTGCAATTGCCAGATGGAACCGCTCGTTCAATAATGCGAGTGCGGCGCGTCCTGAGATATCTTCATTACCCGTTTCCTTCTTCATGATTGCGCCGAATGGAAACAGTGTCGCGAATGACCGTTTTGGTTTATTAACCGTAACCGTCCCCGTGTAGTTTCCAACACCGTCAAGTTTTTGACTATCGCCAACAGCAGTGACTGCGATACCATCAACCGGGATATCTGTTTTGTTTAGTGTATTGAGTTGGTCAACCAGATCCTGCTTATCGTCAGGTAAGAATGTCGCCATTATTTACTCCACCTTAATCGTAACTAAAATAAAGTTTGCTGCTGACGCCGCTATCGGAACGAGGTTTTAATACCAGAACAGAGCTTCCGAACGACGGAAGTATTGGAACATCTAAATCGTTCGCATCGGCAACTTTTCCATTATAAACGACATTGGCTGTTGTGATGAGTTCCCAAGCTAAGGTATAACTCATTGAAATCAGCGACGAGGCTAAACGGAATGCGTTGTATCCTTCTGGAGTATCTCCAACCGACATCGAACGTATCGCATCTTGCGGCGGTAAATTTAGCTTGATGCCGTAGGTGCTGAATGTGTGGAAATCCCCTTGTTTACTATCTTCTGGATAATACGAGGTTAGCGGTTCTCGCACCGTAATCAGTTCGCTAATATCGGTACTTACATCTTTTCGTGCGAGGAATTGAAACGTACCGTGCCATGATGCCGACGCGTCAGAACGAACGGGAACAGATATGGTTTTCTCGCCGCTTTCAAATTTAACCTGTGACGCTAACGCTGAAGAATCAAAGATCGTTAAATCGATCTTCAACCCATACTTCTTAAACAGCTGCGTTAAGCAGTCTGCTATCGTCGTCTTATCAGCAACGACAATAAAAGGTTGGTGTTTGATAAAGAGCTTATTAATGTCTCGACGTTGAAGATAAACCTGTACGGGGTCTTCGACGTAGTAAACCGATTGTGGTGCAGGGGCTATAGAAAGGCGTAACCGACCCGATGCACCATACCAGGCTGGCGTTAACGTAATGTCTGACAGGGACAACGGATGCTGGAGATAGGCGTTTATTTTAGATAACACTTCCTCCTGCCATGATGCTTCAGGATACATGCTGACCTCATAGATGATCGTTGATAGGAAAGAAACCTAATTCATACCATGGGAACCTCAAAAAAAAAAACGAAAAAAAAAATAGGAAAACGGTGTTCATCCCTAAAAAGGATGAACACCGCGTACCGTTATATCGAACGATTAGTAAGGAATCAGATCGTTAAGCTTTTCTTCTTCAATGACAAAGAAGTTGTTCTGGTCGTCTAAATCTGTTAACATGACTTGTCCGACAGTAAAGCACGTGCCGCCCTTCTTAGGCATCCATACCGGCTCATTCGTTACCTTATCGGGATACCATTTGAAACGATTGGTATCCAAGAAGAACGCTGCTTTGTTCGCTTTATCGGTTGAACGATAGCTAACCAATGCAGGCCACTCAATCCAGGTATTCGTACACGGTACATGTAAAGGATACCAGGCACGCCAGCGTTTGCCTGGGTTGCTAGGATCAACCCAATACTCGGCAGTCAATACAGCATCTTTATAGTGTTTCTGCATTAACATTTCGAGCACAAGCTCATTGCCTTTTGATGCATCTAAAGTCACTTCCGCCATATAAAGAGATTTAGGTAATCCAGACTGTTTTGCGGCTGGCGTTACAACACCGGTAACCAACGGTCTGCTCGGTTTACGTTTCTGTTCTTTCCGACGGGTGTAAAAGAATAGTCCGACAGATACGGCAACAAGTATAATAAACAACACTACCTTAATCCAATTCATTCGTCAATATCTCCTTCTACAAACAGAGTCAATTTGATTTCAGGGTCATAGAACATAGTAATCACATCATCCTGCTCTACTGAACGTTGCGCTGTCCATATTAACTGTTCATCCCGAATATCAAATTTATGTCGTTCGTCACTCACCACAGCTTCCGCATCAACGTAATGGTAAACTTCACCGAGAGGATTCTCAATCCAGCCGCGTACCATCAAACGTTCTTTTTGTTTACGTGTAAAGAAGCGATAAGGATCTTCGCACGTGCGCCATACATCCCCGTTCTCGTTAACCAGTTCATCATAAACTTTAGAGAGTTCGTCAGGTACCGGAATCAAAATGTTATCTTGATAGTTCGACCAGAAACGACGTACGTCTTGGATCAACTCATCGTCTGGGAGTTTAGTCGCTATGTTACTATAATCGATTTCAACAGTATCGATATCAAGACGGGTAAACGGAAGAGCGTCTAGGTTTCCCACCATGACCTCGATATTATCATGATGAACACGAATCCATCCATCGAACCATCTGTACCCATCAGCTTGATATAACGTTGTATGATAAGTGACGACATTGATGTCTTCGAACGATTCTAATAAGGCTTTAGCTGCTAAAAGCGGTGAAAAGTTCTTCGATTGTCCTGGTTTACGTATTTCTTCTTTGATAAACAATTTACCAAGTATCGGGTGTTCGATAACAAAACCACAGGAAAGCATGATGCTTCCTTGATAACGTGCTTCTTGCATTTTCCATTCCTCAAACAAAAGATTGTCTTTTACGCGACATGCTTACAAGTACACAGGTTACTGAATTTCTGTAAAAGTTAATTCTTGTTCTTTACGATCTCTATCGCTTCCAGAATAGCGGTGTTTAATCGTTGACCACGTTCCTCCATTGTCCCGCCATCGCGATGTCTGAAGTTAACCGAGTGGATATCCCAAGCCCAATAGAGTGTCTCCGACGTGTCGTCTTCTCTGGTGGGATCGCTCAATCTGTTAACCCCAATTTGCCAAATATAATCAGCGGATTGTCGCTGCAAGCATTCTCCGATAGCGCTTATATAAGACAACCCTTCGGTCGTCACAGCGACGACAACATGTGGGTGTTTTTTGACTTCTTTGGTTGTTTGTTTGCCGTCCAATGTCACGCTGATCTTTTGAATTTCGTGCCCTTCACATGACCACATCGGTGCAATACCGGGCGCATCCAACAATGCCTGGCATGCGGGTAAAATTCCAGGTTCTATGATTTCTTCCTCTATAGCGGCACGCGCACGTGCTTTAAAACGGACTAATTGTTCTTCGGTGACAACAAAAGAAAACATGATTACTCCTTTCTGGTTCTTCCCCTCCACAGCCTCAGGAAGAGAAGAACCGTTTGCTAAGTTGTTATGTATTAAAATGCATTGATTGGACTGTTCAACGCTTTATCACGGATTTGAATCGCCGCCAGCATTGCTTTCTGGTACGAATCGTAGGCATCGACAGAAACAGTCGTATCAACCAATTCCTTTAATGCGGATTCAGCCGCTTTTACGCGGACGCGGAACTTGGTGATTGCGTTATCTTTGTTACGATAAACCGTGATGTGGTGCAGCGGTTGAACGTTAGTTTTATTGGTTTTAACAGATTTAGTTGCTTTGATCGTTTTCATGATGATTTCCTTCTTTATTAGGATGATTACATTTAGTCAGTTTAACAGCATAAACCCTTCCTGCGTAAGGCAGGAAGGGCGTACGGATTTGTTTTACGTGTGTCGTCGTTTACCAAAGAAAATGTGGCTATCTACCACGGTGATATTGGTAGCATGTTTTCTGAAATGTTTAGGGCGAAGATGTTTCGCGTTAAAGAATACGGCTCCTCGTGTTGGGTCGGCTTTATGGTAAGCCGCAATGTCAGTATAACGTAATGTTGCGACCTCTCGTGCTATTGCTCTTGCTCGCTCAAAAGCAGCACGATCGCGTATGACAATACGCCTTTGTTTTGTCCAGGGGAATTGACCTCTTTGCAGTACGACGTCTTTGACGTTCGTAGGGAATCGGTAGTCCATAGATCGATTATGTATTAAAAACGCCACGGAGTATTGCCCTTTTACAGATTCGCCTCTGGCTTCCATATACACAGCACATGCGACGATCTCTTTCCGGCAATCGATTCTAGGTCCTGCGTTCACTGATGCTTGACTGAACGGTGTAATAAGCAACATAACAAGCCCTAAAATCAACGTGTGTAAAATACCTTGCATCTTAATAACCTCACGATAAGGTGCTGTCCACTGGCGTCTTGATAACGCATCCCGTCATCGGGTTGTTCTATTCAGCGGGCAGCAGGTTAGCGTCAGATGTTTGCCCGACATCCACGACAGAAATAAACGGTACTGAAAATACGGTCTCCTCTGGTTTGGCAATAAACATAACGTTGGATAACAGAACCCATTTCCCGCATCCAACGCGGTAAAGGTGTACATCGTTTGAAGTCATATAGTTTCTCAAAGATGTTAACCTCTACCGTCGAGCCATAGGTTGTATTTATCCCGAAGGTATGGCTCACGATAAATACGTCGATAGACTTGATGCGGTATAAACTTACAATTTACGAGTTCGTCGCTTAATTTATGCCGTCGCTCCATACCGTTGTGAATACGACGTATCTCCCGGATATTAAAGGTTGTTTTATTCAAGAGAATAGACATAATGGCGGATCGATGATCCAGATTAAAGATCGCCATCACGCTTCGTATCTCGCGTAAAACAACTTCTCTATCGACAAGGATGCGACTGTTGAGCTTAAGATTCTCCGTGATACCCATAACCTTCATCCTCGACACGACGACACATCGGTAAAAATAAACACCAGCTTGTTGCACTGAGGATCGCCGTTGCGATGATATTTGCGATATCACTCAGTCGAGCATCGACCTGCCACATAACAAGCATAAAAAGAACGTACGCGAACCCATACACGACAAACCGTTTTATGTTACGTGTCGACCATGTACAAATATACAAAAGGGGAAGCTGCCCTACAACACAAACGATGGTTCGGATAACGTAATAAACGCGTTCCGTCGATGTTTCAAAATCGATACCCACAGCAAAAATCCCAATCAGTATAAAAGTGATAAAGCAATAGATTTTTGCGTATTCTTTTAAACTCATAACTTTTCCTGTTCGTTTATTTGCGTTTTCCTACATTCCTCAACAAGGAAACGATAACGAATACCGCTATCATCAAAAAGACGAACCATAACCCTACGTTAATTCGGGCAGCCGGTTCATCTACCATGAAGAACATCATTCCACAAAACCCAATCGCCATCCATGCTAAGACCATTCCTGTTAATCCCCGTAGTAGCATATGTCCCATCATGAACTCCTTCTTACTTTTTCTGATAAAGCGACGATTCAAATTTTAGAAACACCGCTAACGCGAGTGCGATTAATAACGCACGTACCCACATACCTCCTTGACAACTGTTATACAACATAAAGACCAGAGCGATGCCGCCCATATGCAGGCGGCACTTATCGAACAGTGTTGGTTTATACATAAGAGATTAAACGTTGAATGATTTTTACTTTACCTTTACCTGGGCCTTTCTTGCAGCGATTCAACAGACGGATACGGGTTCGAGTTACCACGTCGCCATCATAATCAGCCTGGAACTGTGATAAAAAAGCAGGCTGTATCGGATCGACACCAGGATTGCTATAGAAAGGATTGAGACTTAAAAGAGAGTTAGCTGGAATCATCGTATTGTCCTTACTCAATTATTTACCCAGATAGAGGTATTCACCACCCTGAACAACACCGGTTGCCGGATCGACAAGTATACGAACCCGTGCGTAGGTCTTGAAAGAGGGGTTGAAAACTTCGAAGTCTGCCACTTTCAATTTCACGCTGGGGTTGGTCGGGTTCTTAACTCCAGGGAGTTCTTTCGGGGTACCGAAATCAACACCGCATTCTTCAAGGTCTGCTGGTGTCATGCTCTCCATGGCCATGTAGATTGCTTTTGCTTTATCGTAAACTTCTGGGCTATCCAGCAATCCAGCCTGCGCTGAACCGACAACACTACCGAACAGAATAGCAACAGCAACAAACAATTTAGTTAACGTTTTCATGATATTTTCCTCGAAAGTAAAATGTTACAATACCTATTAACGTACGGCCACTACACTGTTAGCGCATGCCTGAATATCATCGGTATTTACGATGATGGTTTCGTTAAACGCACGAATACGCGCACGACGTGCTTCTTTAAGGCTGGCGATTGCATTAGCAGCTTGATCTGTATTCGCAAGGCTAATAACCGGGATCAAACGCATGTCAGGACTACAGATATTCAATGCTTGGTATACACGTCCATTGATTCCTACGGTATCAGACATCGGATAGTGCGCACGGCATTGAAATTGACCCATGACAACAAGCGAACGATCGGAGATACCAATCTGATAACGACCGTCTTCGCTGTAGGCGTAGCAGTTATTCCCACGAGCCATCCAGTTAGCCTGTGCTTGCGTGCTAACAAAAGCCAGGGTGGTGACGATAGCGAATACGATATTTTTGAACAGTTTCATGATAAAGATCCTTATTGAAATAAAATCGGTATAAAGGCCCCCATTTAGGGGGACCTGATTAGTTTGCACGTAAGAAATGACCCAGAACCGTTACGATTGGAAACAGCCCCGTAACAGTATTATCACCCGAAAACATCATCATTGTTCCGTTAACGGTGATGAAACGGATGTCGGTTGCGGACCCATCGATAGCGACAAAACGCATCGAGTTCGGTGGAAGGTCCTCAACCACTTCCACGAGGTACTCGCGATTATCAAAGGCTTCTTTAACACGACGCATGAAACGAATCAAGGTTCCTTCCGCGTCAGCTTCCAAATGACCTAAGATATCGCGATTATTACGAATAGCAAATACAGCCATTTTAAACATACTCATCTTGACATCCTTTTATATTGGATTGGTTGCTAATAATTCAAGGTGAAGCTGATTACTGCATTGCTTCACCTAAGTAATATAGCCGTGAAAATTAATGTATTAACCCATTCACGCTTTTGCTAAGTAGGGTTGGATCTCATTAATCCGTTTAACCACAACCTCAGGGAAAAGTTTGAGTATTTCATCAGGTGGTATCGTACCTTCTGTCCAACGATAGCGTTCGACCATCTCGATGCGTGGACTCCCTCCGACATCAGCGATACGAAAGATACAGGCGATGCCTAAATCGAAGCATACGCTGTAAATATCTTCCGTACCTCCTTTATCAGCAAGTATTTTCGCAAAATGCTCGTTGTCAGGAAGAATGGCTAAATTACGGATACACCAAACATTACTACCCATTTCTTCAAGTTTTGGGTAAGTTAAAGTGTGTCCGTATTGTGTTAACCATCGATGACTTTCGAGGTAGAAGTCCTTATCCCCTGGTCGATAACCCAATATCACTCCCGTGTAGAAGAGATTGGGCATATCGAGCAGTTCTCGAATCGTTGGGCCGGTATGCTCCCAGAGACAGATTTGTTTACGGTCTATATCGTAATCTGTGACGTTACTCACCTCCCAACTTATCGTAAGTTCATCGGCAACACGCCAACCTAAAGCATGTTCGCCACCAAGCAGATTAACAATGGCCGATATTTCATACTTGTCAAATACGCCTAAATTACGCGGTGGTTGCATCGTACGTAATGGCTCCCACAGCACACTGTAATCATAGAGCAAATGGCGACATAAACTTTTTGTTAGGGGTGTCTGTTCAGTGAAAAGTGGAAGAATCACCGTATCCAATAACGGGCGTAACGGATGATCGTTCGGTGGTAACGGGGCAGCCAGCCGACCTCCTTCTTTGGGGTAATCGAGACCAAACCCGTAACGCTCCGAAATAAGCGCAACCAGCACTTTTGCTACGCGGTTACGTAGCATGCGATGGATATCATCACTGTAACTGAATTTCGGTTTATTTCCGCAAACGAAGGTGAAGTATCTAGGCGATAGCTTAACCATAGTCTTTTCCTTAATCCAGATAGTACGTGATGGATAGGTCTTTTCCATCGAATACAATATCCGTGCAGTCGTGGATGGTCGGTAATACCATTTTTGCTGCTATTGGGACGTATGCTTGCAACTCCATGAAGTTATTCATACGGAACGCACGACGTACCATCAACGGCGTTAGTGTAAACGTTACGCTAACGTTACCGCTTGGGAGCAGGTGCATTATCGCATGCCCGTGATCGCACCAGCAATGGTTTTCGATCCATCCGGTGTAAATCAGAATATCTTTATCTTCGTCGTAATAAGCAATACCGGTCTGCTTTAAGTGGCTGGTAAATCGAGAGGCTTGCTCGTAGCCTGCACGCAACATTCGAGCAACCAGTCGAGTATTGTTAGCGATTCGATTCTGTTCGTTGGTTTTTGTGGTTTTGAAAATTTCGATACGTTCTGCTTTTGTAATTTGCATGGTTACTGTCCTATTGAATTGTGTTTAAATAATTGGATAAATGGGGTACCAAATAAAGGGCTATATGAATGTATTCGGTTCTCCTCCGATTCGTAATACTCGATAGGCCACGATATTGGTTTAGGTAGACGATCTAATGCTTGCAACACAGCGTGTTTAACATCATTACTTTCGATCGGATACGGAAGTACCGTCGACGAACAGAACACGCGTGTTCGATGTAAATAAATGAGATGCTGCTGTAGCTTAGACAAACGCCTACGCTTGATTAAGAAACCGATTACGCGGCAATCGGGGTGATCGTAGTGATAACGTGCGCTATCGAAATAAGCCCGTTCCCCTTTAGCAATGAGATACTTTATCGCTTGCATGAAAGAGTAACGGCGTAATTCTCCATCAGCCAACATAACACGAATCATTACTTAGGTTCCAGTGTTGGTCCGAACAACCAGAATGTCAGACGCTGGTAAACCTGTTCGATGACTGCGGCTTCTGTTTGCTCTTCTAGTGCTTTCCCTTTCTTATGTTGTATTTCTGGCGGGATGTCGCCGTTGTAAACATACTCTGTTGAGAAGTCCCACGCCAGCCGTTTACCGAAAGTGGGTAAGAACACCTCTTCGAATCGGAACGCTTTCGAATTCCAATGAAGCAGCTGATCGGATTCAACATGTAAAGCTTTATTACGTTTGCTTGGCATGTTTCCGAAGTACTGAACGATAGCTGATTTCATAACCTGATCTGCGAAGTCTTTGGCTTCGGCCTCATCGAGGGGAGGCAGACGATGCGACAGATTCAGCTTGCGTTGCTCAACATCGATCTTACGCATTGCTTTAATCAAATCACCAGGAACGATTTTACCCTTATGGCCTTCCTGTCGATGTACGAAACACCCCTGGAATAGCACGCAAAGTTCTTGAGGTGCGGTACTTTCCATTCGTCCGTAAGCAACGATCACCGATCGACGACGATCGATAACTTCACGGATAAACCGCGGCTCAGTAATACTCACCACTGTCATTTAAAGCCCTCTTTATCTTTTTCCATTTCTCTTTACATAACCACTTAAGACGTTGCCATCTTACCTTCCAGAGACTTCTTCGGTAAACCATGGATAACTCCTTCCGGGGTTAAGAACACACAGTCTGGATTCTGCGTTCGTGAACGGTCTTCTGGACTGTTCAACGAGAACAACAACGCAGAAATACCTTTTGTCCGATTTAACGTTGCGACGATCACATCAAGCTGCCGTAGCGCATCCGATACGGTTCGATGTGGAACGATTCGCGACTGTTTGAAGCTGGCTAACCGCCAAGTCTCGAACAAACAACGCAGTTTAAACACGTCGGACGGAATAGCTGTAGATCCCTGTTCGATAACCTCAACCCGATCAGCTTCAGGATAACCTACAGCAACCGCACTAAAGTGTCTTACCCCATTATGAAAATCATCGATAGACGCTTCAGCGTATTTACATACCGTACCAGAAACGACCATCACTTTTGCTAAACCGCGATAATTGATCGTTAACGGAATACGAAATACACGTAAAGCATGTTCCGGATTTAATGAGACGTCATTCACTTTCGCAGATACCAGCGCACCTCGTTCATATCGAGCTTTGAACGGCAGCCCATTATAAACGGGATTGATCACAACGCCCCCTGGGGAGGCGTTAGCGTTAAGATGAGTGTTAAGCCAATCGGATACTTCCTGTCTGCTGGTTACGATCAACATAAAACGGTCCTCCATTTCTTTTCCTTCATTCATGACGCATATCTTCCAAATCATCCTTTTGTTTTGTAAATTCTGATTGCTTGCGATAAACCGTCCATAAGTCGTATATACCGTGAAAGTTAAGATGGCGCGCATTTAAGTTAACGGTGAATTCTTCCACAGAGGCAAAATCCGAACGAAGCATCGAATGGAAGGTGTCATCTCCAGTGCAGCCTCCGTATCCTTCACCCTGATAGACCAAAAGCTGGTGAGGTTGGATACGTGCGGCAACCAATGCAGCTTGTGGTTCGTCGTAAGGCGGCCACGACAGTAGAATAACGTCGTACTGTGAAAGATCGATGTTTGTGTAGTCGGCTTGCTGGATATCATCAATAAACGGATGGGGATGTATTGCGGTGTCGTACGCGGTAACGTCCTCAACACCAAGTTTACGTAACACGTAAGTCAGATAACCTGTCCCACAACCCAAGTCAGCGATGCGTCGTCCGTAACAGATGTTCGCTAACTGGAGCGCGGTATCCATGGTTAACAACGACCATCCGATGTGCTGAGTGTATTCTTCACGCATATCCCATTGTTGTCGATACGGCATCGGTTCTAAGATAGCAGCAAGCTGCTGGTACGGCAACGGCATTTTGGTTTCGCCTTGCGTGAGTAATGCGATAACATCGTTCATTTTGTTTCCTTTTATCGGCATAAGCCCTCCCATGCCGGGAGGGTACAATTATTCATTTTCAATAACTTTAAGATTCGGTGTACCGAGCGTTTTCTTCACCAACGCTTCGGCAACACGTTTCTCGATGAAATCGGTTGCATTGCTTCCGTCTATCGTACGCATATCGCCACGGAAATTGCTGAAGACCATAAACAAGTCACAACCATCGATAGGTATCGCAAGATCATAACTGACTTGTGATGCTGTGAAATGGACACCCACGACAACGGCGGGAACGAATTTAACCGCTATGTTATCTCCTTCTTCTCCGGTTCCGAACGGAAGCTCAACACGATCACCGATAGAGAACTGTGAGACATCATTAATCGCGTGAGTTAGTGCGATTCGTTGCATGTCGGCGATCTTTTCCTTATTCGCGTCGCAAGGTAGGTCCAAGACTTCTTCCAACGTGAAGAATTTACGATCGAACCAGCTCATGTTAAGCTCCTTTGTGTTTTACGGACGATGTTAACCAGGACGATCTTACCGTGAAACCCTCAGACTCGTAGAACGCCTGGGCTTCGTCGTTATCAGCACGAACATCCAGACCGATAGAATGACCACCGCATCGGTAAGCGATGTTACGTGCTTCATTCATCAAGGCGTGGCCGATCCCGCGTCCACGGTATTCCGGTTTTACAATAATCGATGTAACATCGTGAATACCCATATGGCTCTCTGTATTCACTTCCAAGAGACCCACTGGTACTGAAGCGATAGCATCGATCATAACGACCAACTTTGCGGTGTCTGGTAAACGCTTTTCTAATTCTAAAGCATCGTACTCGCGTTTTAAATCGGGGATATTCTCAAACATAAACGTGGTAGCCCATGCCTCTGATTCTACATCGTCGAGAATACGGTACAGCTCACGAATCTGTCGTTTATGTGGGTAAAGGTGTGGATCGGCAGCCGTTGAGGCGATAACGCAATAGAACGGTCGTTCATTAATAACTACTGTTTTGATGCTCATGCTAAAATTCCCTCATTACCTAACAGTCGATTACGATGACGTCGGTACATTTGACAAAGTGTTGTGATTTGATAATGTTTGTTGTAACGTACCTCGATACGTTTTTGCACCTCTTTCCATGGAAGTTTATCGTATTGCCGATAACGATGGATTTCATTTAACATACGAAGACGAGTAGGATCGGTGTTCTTTATCGTCGTGAGCTTCACACGTTGATATCCACGCTGTAGTCCCGATTCGGAATACGTGACGTCAAACTCATCTTGAATGATGGTAATGATCTCCCGCCACCGACGGTTCTCGCCGTCACGTAAATGGACAACCCGTGATAAGATATCGTTCCGATTACGATGACTCAGTTTAATGTTAAGCATTGAAGCAATCGCGCTAATTGCTCTCTGACTCCGTCCTAACGCTTCACCTATTTCTTTCGATGTCATGACGCCCGCGTTTCGGCGTATGAATGCGATTTCGGTTGTTGTGTATTCTTTACCTGCTGCCATTTCTTACCACGTGTGTTATAATAGTAACGCTGACAAAGATGTGTGTGATGGTACTCCCGTTTGAACTCGACGCTGATAATGCGAGCAACTTCTCTCCAGTTAACTCCTTCATGCCGGAGTGCTGTAATACGGTCTGAAATTTTGCACCATTCATCTGGATCGTATCGTCGTAGCTTGAGTCGTCGTATTACGGAGGCGACACTCGCTCTCGATCGGCCAAGATGATTTGACAGTTGTTTAACCGAGTATCTGTGGATATTGTCACGAATATAGGAAATCTCGTTGTTCGTATATGCCTCATTGGTTCTCGACGAAGGGAACAGCATATACAACTTATTCTTAATCGCGCTTTCTGTGCGTTGAAATACAGAAGCCAGCTCACTAACCGGTGGTCTGGGTATCTGGTCCGCGTAATTCTCGAGGCGTGAGAGTTCCTCATCTGTCCAGCGACGGTATTTGCGCACGGGCAACTCCTTTGTTTTTCGTGTAGTAACACCAACGTTGATACAACGCATGTTTATTCGTCGTAATCCCAAATTTAACAACAACGTCGTATGTGATAACATTCCAATTTTGGGTAACGTTAAGTCGTTCCGCGATAAACGCGATAATCGCTTCCCGTTCTTGCTTTGTTAACGCACGACGAATTCCATTAAGCCGTATAAACTGACGAACCGAGTCATACGAACGGTTTAAATCGTACGCAATCTCCCTCAACGATTTTTGTTTGATTACGGACTTGATGTACGCGCGTTCTTCTTCCGTATACGGTCGATGCTTTTGGCGTTGACGTATTCCCAAACGTCCCAGACGCGCGTCGATGCTGGCGCGTGTTCGTCCTGTCCGTTGTGCGATTTCATCAATCGTCAGCGACGTGTTCAAGTACAGGTGTATAACATCTTTTAACTCATCGTTACGCCACGGCCGAGGTCGTCCCATCTTGTATCCCTCTTTTCTTTCTATGATGCCACCAACGCTGATAAACAGCCTGCTTCGTACGTGTTATACCGAAATGCGCATTAACCCGTTCAGCAATGTGGTGCCAATCCTGTGTTTCTTCTAACAATGTATCAACGAAGGCTATGAAGATCTTAGTATCATCCTCGCTTAACCGCTTGAAACCATGACGGTGTGCTATCGTTCTAATACTGTTTGGATCCCTGTTTAAATCGCGTGCGAGTTGTTTGTAACTTTTGTGTTTGCAGTGCACTCTGATATATTCCAACTCATCGACACTGAAACGTTTATGCGGTTTACGACGTTCAACATTTAAGTATATCAACCTCGATTTAATTGCACCGTACGTTGTTTCCATGATTTCTGCGATTTCACGGATTTTTAATTTCGGGTGACGATAGTACAATTCCAGCAACTGTTCATCATCCTTACGATTCCATCGTCGTACTGGAGGTTTCACAACGAGATTTCTCCTATTCTACGCGTTTTAATGCTTGAGTGTAGTAGAGGGCATGAACACCGCTTAACGTGTAATGGGTGTTAAATTCGTTATTGATGATATTCTGTATTCTCTTCCAGGTGTTATTCTCTTTTCTAAGGGTGTGTATTCGATGATAGATCATCTCTCGACGTTGCGCTTTGCATGCAACAATACCGTAACGGTAGCAGAGTTTAGCGATTGCGTCCACGCTACGGTTGAACATCGCTGCAGCTTCTTTCACGCTATGTGTCTTAAGATAATCGGCTAACATCACACGTTCTTCGAAACAACAATAGCGGTGACGCGACATGAGTTTCCAGCGCTTGCGATTGCGGTTAATTCGACCTTGAACAGAGCCTTCGGTTCGGTCAAGCCGTGCCGCAATCTCTTGCATCGGGATACCGTTTCGGTACAGGGTAATCAATATCGCGTCTTCTTCGGGTGTCCAGTCCTTGACCATAGCGCCACCCCATCAACGTCTTACTTTAAGCGTTATCTTGTTTCGAAAACAATAACACCGGATGGCGTGTACGCTACGATTCATTATTTCAGCAATCTCTTTTAGCGTATGTTTCTTTGCAAGCGTGGCAACCCTAACCCTTTCTTCTGGCGTGTATACTCCCCCGCGAGGTGGTAGATCACCCCATCGTTTCCTCAACTTGAGGTAACGTGCGCGAATAGAGCACGGTGTTCGATTCATGCTTCGCGCTACTTCTTTATAGCTCGCTTTTGGTGATGTACTAAGAATAAGCAGCAACGTTTCATCTTCTTTATCTGTCCAACGTTTACCCATTTTCTTACCTTTTAGCTTCGAATAGATTCACGATGTTACTTTTATTGGTGAACGTAAACAAACAATATGCACACGTGTTTGGGTCGTAATAAAAGACCTTTTGTACGCTATGCCCGTATCCGAGTTCTACCATTTTTATATTTCCGATGTTAGCATACATCTCTGGAAACAAGTAGACAAAGCGGTTATTACGTGCGATACTCGATACCAAGCCAAGCGCGTGTTGATGCTCAGCGCGATCATCTTCGCTGGAGATGGTATAATTGCTTGTACCGGTACATATTTCGGACAATACGGTATCCAGCTGTTGCAATAACTCTTGCAGGAATCGATGATCGTGGTATAACGTGCAGCCATTTTGGTAAATCGCGTATTCCAACCCATAAAGCTCACCAAATTGTTCCCTCAATAGGCTGGCTGCAATATCGTCTGAATCACGTAACGAATTAATCAGTGCGGGTAAATACCCAGCCATTAATAAATTCACATGTTCAGATCTAGACGGCATACGGGAAATTACACAATTAACGAACTGCCCGAGGTTATTAAGCTCGTCAGGATCCGTGTATAGGTCAGCGCATAGTTGCTTGGTAATAGGATCGTCAACCGATAAACCGCCGTTATTAAAGAGCTGATAACAATAATACATTAAATCGTTTATCGTCACTCTAGCCAACAGCGGTTTGTATTGTATTCGATTATCTATCGTCATTCTTTCTATTCTCCTTAACTTTATCAATCATCGAAATCAACAGGTTGATACTTTCTTCTTCGCTATCTGTTACATCCCAGTCTCGGATAACGGGAATCCCCAACGCTTCAGCTTTCGCGAGTTTACTACCAGGATTACTTCCACAGATAACAACCGTTGTGTTTTTACTCACACCGCTGGTAATCGTGGCTCCCATGTTCGCTAAACGCGCGGCAAGTCGATTTCTATCGATGCCGTTGAAACTTCCCGTGATAACGACACGTGTATCTAATAACGGTAACTGATTCATATCACGTTCCTTAACTGGAGCTGGCGATACACCGACATCGTACAACAGATCGAAGATATATCCACGATTTGCTTTATCGTAGATGTACGTTAAGATCTGATCGGCTGTGATCTCACCAATGCCTTCAACGGCGAGTAAGCTTTCTTTATCAGCAGCTAAAAAGCTATCCACGGTCTTAAATGCGTTAGCAAGATCGCGTGCCGTGCTTTTACCCACTGTAAGAATACCTAACCCGTAAATGAAACGTGCTAGCGTAGTCTCTTTGGATTTCTGAATAGCATCGATCACCTTGAAGGCGCTGTAATCCGTAAACCCATCCAGTTGGCTAACCTGCTCACGAGTTAACAGATAGAGGTCGACGGCTGATTGCACCAACCCGCAGTTGTAGACCTGTTCCAGGAAGCGTTCACCAACACCTTCGATATCCATGACGTCACGACTTACCCAGTGAATCAGTCGTCCTACCGCTTGATCTGGACATGATGCGGTTGCAGGGCAACGCCAACGTGCCTCATCTTCCTTTTTCGTTAACGCGGTACCACAGGTCGGACAACACGTCGGGAAAATGATTTCTTTTCTTTCATCACCAGGGCGCACACTCACGATTTGAGGAATCACATCACCAGCACGACGAATAACAACATCGTCACCAATGCGCACACCCAACCGTTTTATTTCGGCTTCGTTATGCAGTGTGATGTTACTTATCGTTGTACCTCCGACGAACACAGGTTCGACGCGCGCCACAGGTGTGATGCTTCCGGTTCGACCAACCTGAAAATCAACATCAAGCAAACGGGTGGCTTTTTCTTGCGCTGGGAATTTCCACGCGCGTGCCCAACGCGGTGCACGAGACGTTGCGCCGAGCTTCTCCTGCATTGCAACATCATTCAGTTTTATCACCATACCGTCGATATCAAACGTGCGATGCTCGCGTCCTGTAAGTATATCACGATACGCCGTGATGACCGCTTCTGTCCCCACGGCGGTATGGGACTCATTATACAGACCTAATCCTAACGCGGCAACAACCCCCATTTTTGATCCCTGTGTCGCAAACGTGTAAGCGTCATCACCATCCATGAAAACATCGTAAGGACAGAACAACAAACGGCATTTTGCAACGGTTTGTGGGTCCAAACGTCGCAACGTACCTGACGCAGCATTACGTGGATTCACATACGGCTTTTCATTGTTTGCAATCAGTTCTCTGTTCAAGAATTCAAAGACGTAGTGTGGCATCAACACTTCGCCACGAACTTCGATTTTCTGCGGTGTTAGTGTCCCCATCTTCAATTGCGGTAAGACGCCCATTACCGTACGGATATTCGACGTAACATCTTCACCTTGAACGCCGTCGCCGCGAGTTACCGCACGTTGCAACAAACCATCCTGGTAATGAATCGCGATCGCTAACCCATCGTATTTGGGTTCGATCAAGTATTCGAGTGTGTCTTCTGCGACCCCTAAGGTTTTTGCAATGGACTCCGTCCAATCCCGCAACTCTTCTTCACTGAACAGGTTATCCAAAGACATCATCGGAGACGGATGCTTCACGGTCTCAAAACCATCAACCGGTGTACCTACACGACGGGTTGGGCTGTTAGGTGAAACCTGATCGGGATGCTGTGCTTCGTATTCCCGAATCGTTTTTACCAGGTTATCGTATTCTTCATCGGTGTATTTCGGTTCCGCTTTAACATGGTAATAGTAATCAGCTTCAAGGATCGTATCAATAAGTTTCAGATAGTCTGCTACTGTTGTGATTTTCATTTACGTTTACCTTTGTTTCTCTGACGTTCTTCTCGACGAGCGAGTGCTTCGCGACGACGTTTCTGTCGAACTTCTTCGGGCAACCGACGTTCGAACCAATAGAACGGCCAGAAAATCGACCCGAGGGCGATAAAAGGGAATGCTCCCATCATTGCAATGCAATGTGCTGGAAGCGTATAGGTTGGGGATTTGATACCGTGCTTATGTAACCCGATGATCACCGTAACCGTTTCAATTAGCCAGCCAGATAAATACAGGCAGCCGAGCATCTGTAGAATCATGTTGTCGTTTCCTCCATACGAAACCAAAAAATTGTCAAAATGTACATCAGCATAACGCCCGTGCCCGCCCGCGATGGGAGGGACACAGGCAATACGCTTTTATTTCGTCAAGACTTCACAACACATTCGACTTCGTCGTTCATATAAGCTTCGTATAACGACAGCACTTCCTTCATTTTAATTTCAGGTAGCGCAACGGAACGAATCGCTTTCAGGATATTCCGTGTTTGATGGTGTTTAACCTTCGCTTCACGTAGTTTACAGAATTGACGGATGCAGGTATTAACCTTACCCCCTTCCGCACGTTCGAGGGCGACATGCAGTTTCAGGTCCAGTAATACTTCCGTGAGTTCCTGGGTGGCAGGATCGTTACGAATAAGCCGCACTGTACGTTCATCCGGATTCAGCATCTCGAGATACTGAAGCTTGATATGTTCAGGTACGGGTTTCGTGTTCATCATGATGGCATCAAGCTGTTCCTTAACACCCAACTCATTGAACACGTAACGTTCGATGTTTACGACGTGTGCTTTTCCTGACTCGCCATAAACCGCCATCGCACGATAGTCATCAAACAACACAGCATACAACAAATCCTGTTCCGGTCCGATGGTACCATCGATGAGCTTCGGCGCATGCTTCTTCAGGAAGCCATAGCGAATCGCCTCATCCGGCATGAGCGTCCACGCATTAACGGGTTGCTTTACGAGTTCCATGTAACACCTCATCAAGATTATCACTTACACCTGGCGGTACCACGATACCGGTACGAATCACAGCAGCAACTTCCTGCATGCCTTTACCTTTCAACGCGTAGGTTTCATATACCGTATTACGTCGCGTCGTTAATCCAACAAATTTACATACAACCATGTTGTTTTCTGAAAGGTAGGCGGTGTCGAGTTCGCCGTGCAACAATTCTTTTTCTTTGGTATCAATGCCTAATAACGCAATTTGATAAGCAGAAAGTTTCCAATAGCGCATGTTATCACCCAAACTGTTAAGAAGCATCCTGTTTAATGTCGATGACTATTTCCGTTCGAACCGGATTAGTCAGCACAGCACGCATGCGTTCAAGCATCATTGGGTTATCCGTAACCACCACATCGGCGTAACACAATGGATGACTTTCGAACGCTTCAGTGTCGCTTACTAACAGAACACCCATCACATTTACGTATTGCGGTATGCGTCCACGGATGCGTTGCCACATGTCTTGAGTAAGGTCTTCGTTTTCTAATGCGACCACGACAACAGGACTGATGTTTACCGGGAAACGCGGGTGCACCGTACGACGAAATGTTACCCAGTTTTCGACGTGGGATAATGCAAGTTCAAGAGAACAGCATTTTGGAGAAATCTGTATGTTTATTTGCTGAATCAATGAAAGGGGGTTTTGTACAGTCGCTTCAGCCATTTACTTTTTCCTGAAAATCAATGTCGGTAAGCCGTTTCTTACAGCATAATACAACACTAAGAGGTTAATCTTGCCTGCGGATACCGTAAGCATTTTACGACGACGTGGTAAACTAACCGGTACGGTAGATGCCATCGTTGCGCTGTTCTTGAACGTTTGGGAATAACGTCGCAGCGACGCTTCACCTAACAATGGAAGGAACAGATCCTCGGTAAGAATATCATCGCAGATATACGTAATCGCAAGTAACGGCGGATTCCACTCGTTCAGGAACTCGAAAATCTCGTTTGCGATACCCAACGCATTATTAGGAAGCGGAACCTCACGAACGTATTTCTGATTGCCTTTATCCAGCAGGATTCTTGACATACAGTAATCGTGGATTATACCCGCGACGTCATCCGCTGTTTCTGCGTTCTGCATCAACGCCTGTGCTTCTTCCCAGGTCAGCTGACGTTTTGTTTCGTAGTAGGTTGGTTTCAAAACCGCGTAAAAATCATGGATCAAACGACCAACATCCCCACGAGTTTTTGTTGCTAACGCGACTGCGTACGCTTTCTTCTCCGCATCCGTTAAGATCTGATTACGCCACAGTTCGTATTCGTCTAACAGCTCGGTGTATTTGGCTGTCCATTCAGAGGAAAGATAATAACCAATACTGTCAATCAATGCGTGCGTTAAAACACCCAGACGCTCGCGTCGGGGATCGACCGACGGCTCATAGACAAAAGGTAGCTTCGGTTTTTCAAAGCCATTGGCTACGACGGTATCTGAAAAAGCGTTAGCGAAAACACCCATCGGTTTCCATGACGTAAGGAGATCCTGATATAGCATTGGATGAACGTTATTAATCGCTGTGAGTTTATCATCGAAAAGACTTACGCTTGGATGTTCGGCATTCGCAAGCTCAAAATAAATTCTTTCGAGCAACGCCTTTACCGCATCGCGTGTCTTATCGATTGGGCCAACAGAAGCCATGTAAATTATCCTCGTTAAAAAGTACCCATGATCGATAGGGCAATATGGTCTTTGTTCACACGCGCATTTAACGACATATCGAGACCGCTTTTCTTAATATGCCAGCGTGCCACCAGTTCCGGTTGGTCAACGGAATACAGCCCTTCTCGATGTTGATTCAACCATTTAGCAATCGGATGCAATTTATCGGGATTGACCACACCCAATTCCAAGCCACCCGGGGTTAATGGTTTAGAATAAAAGTCAAGTGCGTTCCGTAAAAAGTCATCCTCGATACTCATCGCAGCATACCCACCATGCCGATTACGGCAAACAGTATACCGACCGCACTATACGCAAGCAGCGCTTTAGCAACCCAAGATTTTATTTCCGTATACTCTTCATTATTCACCATGTCTCACCTCGTTCGGTTATTGTCTGATCTCATACCTTTACTTAAGCATATCCCCGTCATTAAGACGGGGTGTTTATCACCAGAGACGATTACCTTCCTCGTCCCACCAAGCAATCGCTCGTGTCGACTCGAATGTGTTAGGGCGTAACGTCATGCCCTTGCGGTCAACGATTAACCGCAACTCAGTACCGAACCACTCAATCGAGATAAACAAACCCTTCCGAATGATTGCTTGATAACCTGATAGCCGCTCAAAGAGTCGTTGAAAGATCTCATCATGCCCACACGACACTAATGCTTCTGAATAGCGTCGCATCGATTTTGCATCGCTAGGTAAACGTGTTTTACAATCCCACCATAACACAGCGTACATCAGTGCGGCATTACGCAATCGTAACGATTGAACTGGTGTTAGCTGCCGTCCTTCAACATCATCGATAATAACATACATCGCATCTTATTCCGCGCTTGTTTCCTTAACATGGACACATTCCGCATCGATAGTCACACCGGTAGAACGATGGGTCTCGTTGGTAGAATCAAATCCGCTGTTGAACAACACTGCGAATGTGTTATTATCCATACGAGCAAAGGTCTCCGCAATACGATCGGGATGAAAATCAGTGCGGCTGATGGTCGATTTCACAAAAACTCCTATAAACAATTTAATTATTGGTATTAAGATTAAAGCAGGATCTGCGGACAGCAGCATGATTCGTAACCACCTTCATGCGGTAACGTATTGCTGGTGTCAGGCCAAACGAGCTGAATACCTGTAACTTTTTTACCATATCGAGCGAAAGCCGCTATCGCATACACTTCGTTGAAGGATTCAATATCCTCTATTTCACGCACGTCAAGACGCAAGGTTTCACCCGTACCTTTCAGAGTTAGATTGCCATCGAACGCGCCTAACGGGATGGTCTTTGCCTTCACCATGAAGTTACCCAGTTTGTTGATTGCTGAACCGAGAGCAGGGCAATAACCGGATACGAAGATTTCCGGCATTCCGTGTTCGGTTAGACCAACAGTATACATAAAGCCAGGCTCGTCGCTTCCCTCATCAGGAGCGACACTGATAATAGCCCACTGCTTTTTCTCGATATATTCTTCGATAAAATCGTCCAGTTTTGAAAAATTGTTTTCATTAAGTTTAACTGTGTTACTCATGTTCTTTATCCTTTAATGCGTTTTCTAACCAGCGGACATAACTTTCACGATAAAGGTGAATATGTCTTTTACCGTCGCGAAAGTTAGGGTCAATAAGATGAATCGCAGCATGGGTTGAGGTCGTCGCATGCTGTAAATGTTTTCGTGTTAATCGCCCAAGTTTTACCCAACGTTGAATATACCGTGCGTCTGCCGCTAAACAGGTACGTTCATCGATGAAAGGTACCAATACCTGAACGATACTACCGTAATACACCATCGAACTGTTGAACATCTGCGTCTCCGTGCAAATGGATGGGGCGGATTAGTGAAGAATTACCGTTTGCGATCCGTTCTCGTATTCGGTAAGTAACTCGTCGTACCGACGATCGACTGCCTTGATTGCATTATCAATCTCCGACGTGTCTGATACAACAGATCGTTTCGCTTCCAGTCGATATACTAACGCATCACGCATACCCTCGGCTGCAGCGAGTTCACAGGTTGCTTGATGTTTATTATCCGAAAAGACGAAGAATGGTTTGTTCTCTTCATCAGCCAAGAAGTAGTTACGAATCTCAACCAGCCTTTCATCTGGAACCAGGTTACAACTGTTTTCGTTCATTCTCATCATCTCTCTTAAAGTTTTAACGTATTGACGCCGCTTATAAAGGCGTTGATTTCATTGTCGATGTTACCGGTTTGCTCGATAATCTTCTCCACCATCAATCTTGGTTTGTTATAAGCAATACTTACAGCATCGGGACCATTCCCATACATGCTCGCCACGTAAATTCGAAGTTCTTTTAAACGATCAAGTAACAACTGCGCGATTTCCAGAACTTCTTCTGTGGCGGTCTGTACATTGCATTCGCGTAACTTGTGCTCTAACAGCGATGTCGCGGCATCGAGCATGGATGTGTATTTACGGTAGTTATAAATATCAATTATAGCTGTCTGATTCATATACACGTTATTTATTTATCGGGGTCTGGAAAATAGTAAAATCGCCAATGTAACATAGAAATCGCATTTCTTATTCGATTCGCACGAACACGACGTCCGAGAAAGGACTTGTAGCAAGAATCGCAATCCATAAACAACTCATGGCTCGATTTCATCAGAACCACGATGTCTCTTATATACGAATTGCAGTACTCGATAAACGGATCTGTATCGTACGTATATTTCCTCGCACTACCTATCCCCAACTCCCTATTTAACTCACGACAATTTATCATGAGCTTCACATAACGGATAAGCCGAACGAAGTCACGTAAATTACGATTAAACCAATATCGATACCAAAATGACCGTATATCCCAAACAGTTCTATTTAACTTCATTGATACCTTCTATTAGTTGTACAGCAACTTCTTTTTCGGTGCTATAAAAGAACTTGCGGTGGAACTGAACAAGAAGCTTTTCGAATTTACATTGAACGATCTTTTTGCGTTCGATGTGACCCAGGGAGAGCAAAGCACCCATGCAGCGTACCGCTTGTTCGAGAACCTGTTTCGCGGTATCGTGATCGTCCGGTAACGGTAAATCTTCCTCGTCATCTTTAGCGATAAGACGTCTAATGATATTATCGATACGTATCTCATCACCGTTAATGAAAGCGCCTTTCTCCCATTCATCAAATCGTTGATGGATTCGACGTTGTAAGTTGGCCCTGTCTTCCATTAACTCTTTCAACTGGCTTTCTAAGTTGAATACGGTACGGCGGTCGGTATCAGTGAAGTTTTCCGATTCTTTGTACCACCAATCATTACGCGCTTGTAAGTCACTAATGCGAGAAATCGTCCGACGACACTCGTTAACAAACGCATCACCGTTCGATAGCTCCGTACCGAAATAGCATTTGTATTTATAACGCATAACGCGGATTAGACGTTTCGCTAGAAAACCTTGCTTTTCCAGTTTCTTCTTCAATTGCGTGTATTTCTCTTCTTTTGTTTCCGCGATATCTTTCATGCCATATTCTCCGTTATATGCTTTAAACTGTTACGTATACTTTTCAATCGACGATTAAATCCGGAACGATAACATTTCCGTACAACCCTTGGCGCTCGCGCTTTATTCGCCTGGTGAAGCTGTTCATTCACCTGCGACGCTATACGTAAACGTTCTAATAAAGACCTCAACCGAACGACAACCAACGGTTGTTCTTTCACCTTCTCTAGTTTGAGTAAAGAGTCAATATGAAACTTTATATCGATAATCTGATTCCTGTTTTTGCGGTACTGATGAATATACCAGCATCGACGAAAATAGGTGATGCTAAGCATAGGGTGGATCCTCTTCAACGCTATCTCCAACAATACATCGGATTAGGTGCTTTATGGCATTTATAAATACCTACTTTCTTCTGTCTACCTTTACCTGGGCCTCGTTTAACGCGTTTGTTATAAACACGATCCAAATATCGAGTGGCGATAAATCGGGATGAATACACCGGGTCGATATATTCTAGCGTACCTGCTTCTGTCACTTCGAGACATTGCATTCGTAACCTCTCTTTCCTCTAAAAAGTCAGTCCAACATAAGCCACGGCATCGCTTTCGCGATAGAATCCACCGCAGCATTTGCGATCCTTCGTTCAGTCGTTGGTACCACATGCGCAACAAACCGTTTCCCTTTATTGCAACCTTTCTTGTGTTTTCCTTTGACTAAACGAACACCGATCATGTCGCTGATAACATGATTTAGTATGTGGCGCTGTAGAGAATTAATCATCACTTTTACTCCAGGCTGAGAAGATTCTCGGTTTTAGTTCTATCTGTCCACATATCCAGGTGTATCTCCATTTACCTTTACGAGGACCTTTCTTATTTTTAACACCTATCAGAATACGGTAGGGGTACGACCAAGTCATTCTAACCTCCTAAATAAATCTCAATGTTCTTAATGCAGTTGCTTCTTAAAACCTAATTTAAGAAGCGTCATTCTCTTGTCGATGGTATCTAATGCTTCCAGCAAGGATTCACGCTGTTCTTTCGTAAGCATATCGACGCGTAGACGTTCGTTAATTTCTGCTTTAAGCTGTATAGGAAGGGTTTGTGTAAGTATGCTATCAGCCTCCATCTCGTAACTATTTTTCGGTATGGGTAATGCTTCAGTAACACCAGTGAGATAAAAACCGATAGTGGTTACTCGTTCATCCATTGCTTCTAACAGTTCAGAACTTACTTCATCCACGATAGTCCTCCGTATTAGGGTGGGCGTACCCACCCTCAGTTGTTAATTTACACCGCCACCTTAGCCTTGATAGCGGGGTGTGATTGATATCCGACGAACACAAAGTCTTCGTAACGGTAATCCGTAATACTTTCTGGTTTACGTACGATTGTTAGCTTCGGTAATGGATACGGCTCACGACTAAGTTGTTCTTTAACCTGTTCGAAGTGGTTGTGATAGATGTGACAATCTCCACCCGTCCACACGAACTCACCAACGTCCATATTCAGCTGTTGGGCAAGCATGTGTGTCAGCAGTGAATATGATGCGATGTTAAAGGGAGTCCCTAAAACTGTGTCCTGTGATCTTGCGAGTAGCATGCATGATAAGGCGCGTGTCGGTACGTTGTGTGTATTCAACCAAAGTTCCGTTTCACTGTGTCGTACATCATCCGTAACCCACTGGGTTCTTAATACGTCGTTGCGTTGAACATAATCAACACGTTCATCGATCGTGAGCTCGTGGGTATAGAACTGATAGAAACTGTGGCATGCGGGAAGCGCCATATCGTCTAAATCACCTACGTTCCATGCGCTAACGATGATCCGTCGAGAATCAGGGTCTTCTTTAAGCTGACGCATCACGTTTGCGATTTGGTCGTGGTGTTTAACATACAAGAGATGTTTGACCATACCGGCGTCAACAACACCGCAATACTCATAGCCGCGTTGCATCAACTCACGAGTACGTTCTGTATCGTGCGGAACAACCACTTTGTAGTCGATCCATTCCCGCCATTGTTTGCCGTAAATCGGTCCTAGATTCCCTTCTTCGTCAGCCCATTCATTCCAGATACGAACACCGTTATCTTGAAGATAAGCAACGTTTGTGTCGCCGTTAAGAAACCAGAGCAGTTCGTGGATAACGCTCTTAAGGTGAATCTTCTTGGTGGTTACCAGCGGGAATCCTTTCTTCAAGTCAAAACGCATCTGACGCCCGAATACGGAACGGGTCCCGGTGCCTGTACGATCAGCTTTATCGCGACCGTTATCCATGATGTCTTGCAAAAGGTCCAAATACTGTTTCATTTTAATCCTCTAAGTGTTTCAAGTAGTTCCTGAAATTTATAACGATATTTAGGATCGCTTAACGTGTAGCAGCAACCATGTAACACGTTATACGCGTAATCGGCTTGTAAACCACGAACCTTCGGATCCAATGATAGATTCAACGGTGCATCATCAAAAATCCACGCTTCAATGTTCTTCTTGGATTCCTTCGTTAACATCGTTTTTCACCTCGTCGTAAAAGTAAATAGAGTTTTGTCGAGACGCCCTAATTACTTACAACGTCGGTTCTCCCGGCTTCAGAGAATTCTTAAAATCCGTTAGTTTTGATAGATAGGGTAAGACGGCATAAAAGCCTCCCATTACGGGAGGCTCTATTAATCAGCTTATTTCACAAGAACAGCGAATTCGAGAACATGAATAGCTTCATCGTCCATCGGATTTGTCGTGGTATAACCGACGAAGCAATAGCCCATATCCACGATAAACTCTCTAAGTTTATCGATGACTGATGCCCCGATACGATCGTCAACAGACAGGCGACATTTACGGGTTATGTTTTGCCCGCGAGGAACGCCAGCTAACACGGATAGGAAATGTACGATCCGGTTATTGGTTGCGAACTGCTTGAAATCATCGTAGTGCTTAAGGTCTTTCATCGCAGACTCTACCGTCATACGACGACCAGGCGACACATACTCAGAATAAGAATAAGCTGCAATCGTGCGGCGGTCTTCAGTGAGGTAAGTATTCCCTTCGGGATGATAGCTCTCGATTGTTCCGTCTTCATAAGCGACGGTCACAACAGGTGCGCCGTACTCGTCGCGACCGAAATCAATTTTACATTTATCCGAAAGCGGTAGAACCGTGCAAGGTTTTGCGTTGTTCTCATCAGGGAGATCGTAACCACTCATCATTTTCAAGAACATAGACATAATAGAACCTCATGATAATAGATAATAGAAATGATAGATAGTACAACAAATTGAGGGGGTATTATCCCACCCCCTCGTAGGGATTACTACTTAACGATCACGATGATTTTTCCGCCCGCACCAGCGTAATATGCCGTTAAATTACCAGTAAACAACTCTTGTAAAAGACGATTTACGTGACTAACAAAGTTAGGATTGTCTGATTTTACAAACTCGATATTGCGCGTTTGTTTTATATCACGATCGATTAAGCGTATTTCCAACAACGCACAAATAAGGCGATCGTCAAGTTTACCACTTGCATCCAGCACTTCTCCATACTTCGTAGCACGGACGTCTGCATACATACGGTCAACATCATCCTTCCCAAAACCACAGGAATAGGCGTACGTTGCGATGGTATTACCATTGTCCATCACATAAACGTTACCGCCTGGGTAATCGATGAATCGTTGATCCTTATCACCATGAGCGACGAACTCCAGTGTCGGTCTACCTAGTGAATCGCGATTGAATTCGATTGTGGTCAAACGGTCAGGCACCACATGCAATGTAAACGGTTTCGCATTGTTACGATCGCTAGTATCGCAGTTAGCCATTACTTTTACAATAACACTCATGTTTATTCCTTAGTAGTCCTAGTAGTAGTAGTATTGAGGAATTTCACCTCATTAGATAATCAACTTTGGTAATGTTTTACTGAAACAAGACATTAAATTCGACGAGATACCCATCGGATCTATCACCACGATATCTGTTGCAGAAAACACCGAATTTCATCAAGAACGCACATAACTCTTCGGCTTTGTATAGCGGAATACGATTTTCGTCGAGCAGAGGGCACTTATGGCTAACCCGCTCCGACGAATCAACGCAACACAAATAAAGAAGGAACCGAACGATAGCCCGGTTCTTAGTGAAGCTCTCGAATTCACCTGCAGTTCTGAACTCATCGAGGAGCTTTGTCGTTTTCTTCAATCGTTCACGATCAAGCATGTTAACCTCAACACGAACATAACCCTCCTCCAACCCGTAAGGGAAGGAGGAGGTGATTATGCTGTTATTCTGTTTTAGGTGATGAGCCGTTCTTCTTGAAGTCGGATTCGTATTTCACGTTAGAATCGAGAACCTCACGAACGGTTTTATCCGTACAGCCACGAGCGATGTATGCATTAAGATCATCACGTAATTTACGCATCGTTGTTTTATCCGCATCAGAAATATCTGACTTGGTAAGACGGAATGCGATTGCATCACGAATTTTATTCAACGTTGCTGGGTTATTACGCTGCTCTACAAATACCGCTTTGATGAATGTACCGCTATCTTTCGAAGCGATGGCTGCATCAAGAATCTCAATATGCTTTTCAGACATCTTCTTTCCTTTAATAAACGATCATCGTCATATTCATTGCGCAGGACGCTATCACTTCGGAAGCTTAGAGGCCGCCATGCTTCGCGCCTTCGCAACGTCATACGCATCCATGATTGCATCACCGATAGCGGTATGACGGATCAACGGAATACCCATATCTGGATACTCTTTGGTACCTAAGATGGATACCGGTTTGTCTTGATATGCGGCAATCATCGAACGGATATCCTGAACCTGGTTATAACGACAAACTGGCTTAAAGCCTGCTTTACGGAACCAATGCTCTAATTGAGGCCAATCTGTTTCACCGCGAGCAAGATAATAGAAGGTATCCTTACCGTAGTAATCAGTAAACACTTCACGAATTGTGTTAATAAACTCGTTTACTTCGGCGATGGCTTCTTTATAATCCATCACTTTACTATGTTGAAAACAATAGTCACGCGCTTCCTTCGGTGCTTTGGTTTGCCACCATTCTACCGTTGATTCACTGATACGACCACCGTCGGCGATTTGACCGTGAACGTCAGGGAAGATATCTATACGTGGACCGTTAGCGATGGATTCCGGATTAGCTAGATCAAAGAACACAATACCGATTTCCAGCAGTACCCCGTTCTTTTCCAGACTGAGATTCTCAACATCCAGACAAAAAGCGGGTTTCTCTACCGTTGAAAGATCAAAACGTCCCTCATATCGTGGTGCTGGCTCGGCACCAAGGAACGTCTCTCGGATGAACTGGGAGAATGTTATATTCTCTGCTACTAAATCAATACCCAATTTACTTAACAAAGGTATAAGTTCACGATCGTTCTGCTGAATTAGCAACATTACTTGGTCGTTGACACAACAACTAATTGAGTAAAAGAGATGAACGATATCTAACGGTTTGTACGGAGCCTCAAAAATATGTGTCTGGAACGATTGGGCTAGCGCCTTATGCGTTTCTTCACGATGATTCATCAGTTGGAAAATAGCACAGCGCAGATAATGTCGAAGTGTTATCTCGTGAAGATGCGACGTATCTTCTTGAAATAACGTCATGAAACCGTGATACGTATAATACTCTCCTCTTTTAATTTCTTCGTGGAGTTCTTTGTTCCCCTTTATTTCTTCTGGCGTTATCGGGTCGATCTGATCACGGATAATGTTGAGTAGATCATCGCCGTGTACCTTAAACAGTTTTTCAACGTCAAGATTAGGTAATGTCGCAATCGCCGCGTACATTAATGTTTCTGCGGGATTAAGTTCTTTATTGTCGATTGTGGTGGTTAAAGCCATTTTATTATACCTCATCGAAATCAAATTAGTTCAGTTCTGGTTTATCATTCCGGTCTATCAGCAGTCAGACCAAGTCCAGTCAACATCACGTAGTCGTACCAAGCTTTTACTTTTGCTTTCGCCTCATCTAAACTGAATGCGTTGATGTGTGGAAACTCATCGTTGACTGGGAAAGGTAAATCGCAGTCGTAGCTTGTATAATCCTTCCAACCTTTCCACTCGATAGTTAGAGAACCAAAAACGGTCTCAGCGACAACATGGTTATAGCGACATTCTTCACATGGCGAGCGCTCTTCCGACCAAACAAGCTCATGCTGCGCTAAAAGTTGTTGTATGACCGATAACGGTTGCTCTTCATTAAGTTCGATGCTGTCTATCATCGCATACCCTCCTTTTCCTTATCGTAATCGCTGCAAATATTGACAAACGCAGTATTATCAGACAGCGTGGCGACCATCTGACGGATTGCGTCCAACGGTTCAAGTTTAGGATTGATTGATTCACCGGTCAACGCACTTATTGCTCGTGTGATCTCAACCAAATCGACGTTCGGGTCTTTGTCATCAATAATGAGTAAACTCTTCGCCGGTTTCTGACGACGTTTGATAATTAACAGATACGTGATGAGATTCTCACGCCAAGCGTCAGAATCCAGATTGCGTATTACGGTTAACGCACGACGTTCTTCCGCCCACGATGGTTTCTCACGGATAACAGGCATGTAAGATAACTGCTCAGCAAGCCCTTTCAAACTGACACGGTTGGTGCCACCGGGATGCTCACTAATCCGCAACATCTCGGCTAACAGACGGACATAGGCGGCTGTTGTCGAAACACCCCGCAGCGGCAGGAACACATTATGTCCTGGAACCCCATCGTGACTCAGCGGTGCGATATACGCCATGAATCGCCGAATATCATCATCGGTCTGTTCTCCAGCAACGAACTTAAACGCTTCACGTAAAACGCTCACTATGAAGTCTCCTTAATGTTTCTTGCATACGTAGTCTCTTCGGCAGAAATAGACGTTTGTATAGATCAATTAACAGATAACGCATAACAGAAGCGACCACCAGGTATTCACCTTCAGCTTCCGAATAACGTATCATGTTAATTGGGTAATTCAAATAAGAATAAGAAAAGAGATCATCGTTGGTAAGGTGATGATCTTCAAGATACTGACGAAACAATTTTGCTAAGGCATCGTACTCCATTCCGTAGTAACACAACGACACCTGTCTTGCAGATAGTCGTTTCATGCTGGGTTACCTTTTAGTTTTCCACGTATCATGTCGACAACGCGTGAGGGATCAGAAATAACACTGGCGATAAGATGATCGATAGGTAGGTCGAGAATGATATTCTTCAGCTGGAAAGCCGTATCTTTACGGCGCACGCCGTAGAACACGCCATCTTTAAACACAACCTCGTACGAAATGGGGAGCTGGCTAATAACCGTGTTAGCGTAATCACCCAACCACATCGACCCCGCCATCAGATGCGCACAAACCGCATGACTAATACGCACATCTTTGTTCTTCCGGCTAACGTCTTTGGTTTTCGACATGGTAACCAGAAGCTCACCGATCTTACTCAGCATATCGTCGTATACCCCAAAGAACTTAATCAGTTGTCGGGCACCTAACGATATATATGTTTCTCGTGGTAAGACACAACACACCTGCGGTAACGTTCCAACCCCATAGACACAACTGTGTGGTGATAATGGAAGCAAATCAGCAACCGCGTTCTTGATGTTGTTATACTCAACGATATCGTTGAACGGCGAAAGACCTTTCGTAATCGGTTTATCAATCGCCACATCGAACTCCGCGAACGTCCATGCTGCTTTACGTGGTTCCCCTTTCTGGTACGGTGGAGCCAGCACCGCGACAACACGAAGTCGATGTTCATGGGTATCACGTAGCTTAAGTTGGATACCCTCACCGTCACCCACACGCACAAGTGAGTAGCGGCTTGCGCAGTCATCACATACCACCGTTGGTTCGTGTTGACCGTATGCTGCAAGCATCGGTTTACTAAGATCTTTATCGCAGTGTTTACAGCGATGATCCTGTTCCTGATAACTGATTTTCACACCGAGACCCCTTTGTTAATGCAAGACACGATCTGCTGGAATTATCGAGGCATTGCTGTCGGACAGATTCGTCGCTTTACGATCAGGACTGAATCGACGAGCGTTCTCTTCATGGTAGTTGACGGGGTTATCCTGTTTTAACAGTTCCATTGCCTCATCAAACGTTAGTTCCCGAAATCCTCTTGGATAGAGGAACAGGGGTTCATCAACATCCAACCCTTTAACAAACCCGTGCGACAACCAGACGCTACCATCAGCACTGTAAAGAACCGGCTCAACGTCATAATCCAAGACGTATTGATACCAATAATTAAACAGTTGGGCAATCCACCGATTACGTAATAAGTAATCGATCATAACCGCACTACGCACGCTGTGGCACCAGCCGATCTTGCCATCAACTTTCTGCAACAACGTACCCTCATTTGCTTGATGAATAACCGCATTAAATAACCACGCGAGATCGGTTGCGAAAAGTGCGGCTTCTTGAATATCGCTAATGTAACGCACGGGTATCGTCAAATGTGTACGGTAATGCGACATCGCCTCTTCGTAGTTGTCTCCTTCGATGCAGAGAGTCCCGTTTGGTGACAGATGCCCCTGATTCAACGACTGACCAATATAAAGATCAGCGATCGCGTTAATATATTCGACGGTGCCCAAGGTTAACTCAGACATAAAACAATCGACATCAACAGCCATCGATGTACTGGAAACAAACGGATTGGTTGGGTGAGTTGTATTAGAGAAAATAATCGACCAAACCGCTTCATGTTTTTCATCCGACGGCAAAAACGAAATATGGCGTTCTGCGCTATTATCGACAACAAATACCTTTACGGTTTTCAAACAGCTAGTACAAACATAGCACGTGTTCGGCAACGGCATATCCGAAAACATATCGTAACGAATCGATGCCAGCGAAATGTCATATCCGCAATGAGGGCATGTCGTATCAATAAGCGTTTTCATTATTGAATTCCTTTTGATAAGAATAACTGAATATCGGTAAACTGTTCTTCAGGAACATCGTCAGCGGCCGTTAGAACCTTAGGACCGTGTTCATTGAGGTAAGCTTCCCGTAGACAATGGTGACGTCGATTGGCCTCCTGGAACTCAGTGTCCGTCATGTAAACCAGCGTAAACTTCGAACGTTTATTCGGATTATATCTCTTATTACGTTTCTTTGGTTTCTTCGCCATAATAGCCTCGTGAAGGTGGATGGATACACCCATCCACCTTCCTCCATGTTAAAGTGCGTTCAATTCTTCAGGTGTACGTACAGTACGCGTGTTGGGATCAACCATTGCTGGCACGCCCGCTGGGCATTTACGGACATCGATTCGCATCTCTGGTTCGATCGGACGAACGCGATAAGTTTTACCGTCGTCGGTTAACACCGAAATGGTCAACGCCTGATTCAATTCACTAACGAAGTTCACCAAACGCTGTTGTCCACCCTTCGACCAGAAGTTAAGATCGGTTTCTCCATTGAAATAACTGATTCCATCAGCGGTTCCAATCGTGATTTTAACGATACCCGGATAGTCACGAAGAAGAGGTGCCTGATAACCTTCATCTTCCGTATCCAGTTTTACCCACGCGCCTCCCGTAGACAAACAGTTAACTTCCAGGGCGGTTGGTGCGCTGACTTCCGCCGATGACCAGGTATACATCGTGCCCAGTTTAGCGTGTCCGGTTTCCAGTTCGCTATAATCCCAAGCATGTGCTGATGCCGTAATAAATAAAGCCGCAAGAAACAACTTTTTCATTCTTTTCGATTCCTATTAAAAGTGACCGATTTCTGTGGTCGAGATTGCTAATAAATTAATTCCGGTTTTGTTTCCGTATTGCACGGTTACGTTTACGTTCTTGGTCTTTGATGGCACCAAGAAACTTCTTTAATTCTGACGGTTCGAGCGTACCCTCACGTACCACACCGTTTTGTTCGATATGGTACGACCAATAACCAACTTCAGCCGTTAAGGATAACGTTGTCGGCTGCTCATCGGGTAACGATCTGGGTGAGAAAATAAAGAGTAATTCAAAAGGCGTTTCTCGGCTGATGGTGGGACGGATACTAACGTCAAGCCCCTCCCATCGCTGAGGTTTAAATATTCCTCCAGCCGCGACGATTGTCTCCGAGCGTTGTTCTACAAGCTCGGCTAATTCACGATCGTCATTGAAATAAATATCGTGAAGGATATCCGTATCGATAAAAAACCCGCGATCCGAATCGTGACGAACAATGGAATTCTTCATTCTAACGCCTTTGTTGTTTGTTTTCATGTCCTATACGAACATGAAAAACCGTTAATTTTTACCATAGTCGTGTGTTAAAAATCCACACCGCGACCCGTCATCGACGAAGGAACCGCGCGATAATAGAAGTAGATGTAATGGTCACGATGGCTAAAATAGTTTTTGCAAGCATAGAACTCTCCAGATCCAATGAATGATTTAATACGTGTAACTTGAGGGTGTCGTGCGATTAACGCCCGTATAACGATTTCCATTTGGTGTGCGCTCAAGCCTGGTCGAGCGGCAACATGATAATGAAGCTCCCTAAGAAATTGTTTCCATGGGTCGGGGTGTGTCGATGATCGAGACATCTTTATCTCCTTAACAGGTGCTGGTAACGCAGCATAAACCCTCCCCGAAGGGAGGGCGGTTGGCGATTACTCCATCCATACTTCTTCGTCGTAATGATTCTCTATCGCATTACGCCAAAAACGCACGGTGTCCAAACTAATCGGTGCGTAAAAATGTTGGTCAACGCCAACGTTAAGTCCGTTGGCCTTCGCTAACATACAGCGATGAATATGCCCGAATAGATTAAAGTAACCTGGGTTTCTTTCGCTGGGCTTATGGCATAGCCAGTAGGATTCGTCATTGCTAATCGGCAACACCAACGGGTGTTCATAAACAGCAGCAAACCCCATACCGAGCAGTTTATCACGCCACGCTTCGAAGCTTAATCCTGTCGCTTTGTATGCGTCTTCGTCCCAATTCCCCATTACCAATTGAACCTGGATATCAGAACGAATGGCTTCCACGAACTCAAACTTACCCCAATCACCTAAATGCCATAACACACTGTTCTTTGGAAGCTTGTTGATGGCTTTCAGCATATGCTGGTTCATATCGGCGACGCTTGCGAACGGACGGCGTGAATACGTCCATGTACGCTCGCTATCAAAATGGGTATCCGACATAAAGAAGATGGGTGGGGTCATTGATCTAATTGCTCCAGAAATGCACGACCCGATTTACTTGCTTTTAAATGCTGTTCTGCGGAAGTAAGCAGAAGATCGGTTGGCGTGTATGCAGCGCTACCTTTCCACTCTGTTTTCAGTTTACCCTCTTCGATACTGAACTGAATCAGTTGTTGGGTGCCGAAGTTAAGCGTGTTCGTCGCAGCGCTAAATACACCACCCATCATGCTGTAACCAAAGACTTTCACGTCTTCCGTGTAGAAGTCATTGTCGATCAATTTGTTCTGGAGTTCGAGTTGGTCGGACGGCAGCAATCCCCCATCAAAGACGCTTAAAATACCCGCCAGGCGATACATACTCACCTTTCCTGAAACGCCCACCACGTAATTGCCGTACAGTGTCTCTTCCAGTTTAGCAACAACGGTGCGATCGTCGGAGGTTTTCATCGAAACCTCAATACCATCACCAACTTCTGTTAACGTTAAATCAACGATACTCATTCATTATTCTCCGCTTTCATGATTAACACATGATTTCACCATGTTTCTTTTCAACATACGTATAAACGTCATCCAAATAAGCAATGAGTTTATCACGATCCGCACAGAGCGATTTAATCACCGCAATCTCTTTCATATAAAGCTGCTGACCTAACGCCGGATATGTAATCCACGCGTAGCCGTCAGGCGCAAATTTAGAAATAAGATAATCAGCGGTTTCCTGTAATGCGAACTCTTTACTCATCTGGCCGTAACGATGTTCGATTGCGCGGATACCAAAACGTTCGCTATCGAGACGGCCCATATCTGCCAGACGAAGCACCTGAGAAGCAACCGAACTACGTGGACCAGAGTACGAGGCACGATGTTCAGCAATAAGTACGCGTATCTCCTCGATGTCCTCCGGTGTGAAAATATGCTGCTCGTTACGAAGCAGGATAACCGACGCACGAATACCCCCGATAAGGTGGTGGTATGTTCTGTTTTCGTGGCAAGCGATATCATGCATAAAAGCAGCGGTTAATAGACGACGACGTTCCGTGGGTCTGATGATCCCAACCACATCAGCAAGTTCATTTGCCAGTTCAACAACAGCAAGCACATGTTCTTCTTGATGTGCAAGATCGTTCTTCCGAATATTTTCAATTACTTCGGTGCGTGTTTCCGGAGATAAGAAATTTAAACAATCCAACGAATATAAAGATTTCATCGCACGTACCTCTTTGAATCTATTAATAAATTTTCTTTACTCACGTAAGTAATATAGCCGTGAAAGGATTTGTGTTGGTCCGTCTCGATGCCCATCGTATTTTATGGATTGTCGAATGACGTCATTTTAAGGGACATCCCCGGCCTCCTCCCCAGGAAAGGTGTGGGGAGGAGTTTTTATCATACATTCTATTAAATCGAGCGCGATTATGTTGGATAGAATCAATCGTTTAATGAACCGAATAACGGTTAAAAATCAGAGTAACAATAGCGTGCATATCGGGGGTATCGATGCCTGGCGTCTTTCAGATGACATTCAGCGAATATGGGGTACCTCCCGATTTATGAAACATATGTTTCGTAATTTCTCTTCTAGTGGACTCAGTCTCCACAACTTTTACCTTCTCGATTTCGTTTATATTCTCGAAACGATCGTCGAAGCAAAGAATACCCGCAGTAATAAACGCATGCTGAAACACCTTATTGAGGTACTGCTGCAGGAAACCTGGTTGCAAAATACCACAATCGAGCAACCTGCAATCCTCGATAAAGCACGCATGAACAAAATGCTAACGCTCTCCCTGTTCGATTATCAAGATGAGTTTATCGACATCTATAACCGTAACGTACCTAAATATCGACTGAAAGGATACGTGTGTGCGATGGGTGCGGGTGCTGGTAAAACAATCACCGCATTGGCTTTAAGCGCCGCAATGAACGTCGACGTATTTGTGGTCTGCTGTCCTAAGAACACCATGCGTTCAGCATGGCAATCCGATGTAAACAAAGCCATCGTTGACCTCGCGACAGAAACCGCATTCTGGTCAGATACAATGCCACCATCACAGCTGCAGAAAAGCGATAAGTATTATTTTCTGCATTACGAGTCGATGGGTTTATTAAACGATGTAATGATCAAGCATAAACGCACCGCGAAGCGCGTGTTGATCGTGGTTGATGAAAGCCATAACTTCAACGACAAGAACAGCCAACGTTCCCAACGACTGGTTGATCTCGTACAGACGATGCGTCAGACCATGAATGCGGATGTGCATGTCTTGTTTATGTCGGGTACGCCCGTTAAACAGATGGGTTCTGAGATGATCCCCTGTTTAGGTTGTATCGATCCGATGTTCCAAGGACAAGTGGTCGATAGCTTCAAAGCAATTTACGGTTTAACCAGCAGTCGCGCTAACGATATCCTCAGACATCGTCTTGGGTTCATGATGCATGTCGTACCTAAAGAGGCTTACCGTAAAACCCGTCCGGAAGTTCAGGATGTTTACGTGAAGCTTCCTAATGGTAGCGATTATACCATCTCGAGTATCCGCGACGACATGGCGATATTTGTACGCGATCGGGCGAAGTATTACAAGGATAACTGGGGGCATTACAGAAAGATTTTTGATGACGCCTTGGACTACTATCGCAAGACTATTCGTACCGATGGTGAACGTAAAGAGCTATCTCGATACGAATCGATTGTTGCTCGTTTCCAGAAAGGTTACGACCCCGTCAGAGACAAAGAAGATGCGATGTTCTGCAACGTGTTTGAAAAACGAGCGATCATGCCGGTTCTTCCTTCTGATTTAAGGGTTGCTTTCAAAGACGCCAAGAGCGTCATCAAGTACGTTGGGTTGAAAATTCAGGGTGAAGCGTTGGCGCGTGTTCTAGGTGCAGCCCGCATTCGGTGTCATGTCGACATGGTGGAGTACATCGACTTCGAAGGGTACATCAACAACGCTGAAGCCAAGGTGTTGATCTTCACGTCGTACGTTCAGGTGGTTGAGCGCGTCGACAACATGCTTCGTGATGCGGGTTTCTTACCTGAACCCATTTACGGGAAGACCAACAAAAACATCAACCAGATACTTGCTCGTCTACGCGATGATCCTGACAGCGGTCCCGCTATCGCAACATTTGATAGCTTAGCTGAAGGGGTTCCGATGCTGATGTGTAACGTCGGCCTTTTCCTGAACAATCCATGGCGCTCATCCGATGAAATCCAAGCCATCAGCCGTCTCGACCGTGTCGGGCAAACGCAGCCTGTTCGGATTTATCGTTTCATGTTGGATACAGGAAGCGAGGGTAACGTTTCTACACGTAGCCACGAAATCATGGAGTTAAGTCGACAGCTTGTTGAAGAAATCACGGGTGTCAAATATGTAGTGAACAAGCAAGACGATGTTAACTTGCAAGAAACGTTGGCGATGGAAGGATACGATCAATACGTTACCGTAAACACCACGGAATACGATATTAAACCGCGACCTGCATTCTTGGAATGGTGATTAAGAAGCTCTGCCTGACATCAGGCAGAGCTTCATGCTGTATTTGTTGCAAGATCGTATGACGTATATGCGTCGTACTTATTTAATAGGACAGAATAAATGAAACTCAAACAAAGCTGGAAAGACGAACTCCTTGCGCTAGTAAACAGCAAAAACAGCTTACAACTGACGTTAGACGATGTAAAATTTGAACTGACGGCACCGGTAAGCGAAGTGCCTGGAACGGTTGTTGTTACGATCAAACCGAACGACGATAGCCGTTACTTTAACGAGCAATCTCTGACCTACGTTCGTCGAGACATCGCTAAAAACTTCACCGGGATCCCGTTACGGGTTATCGTTAAAAATGATACCGCCGTAAGGGATATCATCAATACGATCGCTGAACGTTACGGATTAGTATTTGACACAACCGTCGACTTCCTCGAATCCGAGCTGAATAAACAAATTACGTTCGCAGACACCGGTATTAAAGACATTACGGTTCCGGTTGCAAACACGTCTTATGTTTGGGCGGGTAATCTTCAGTTCAATATCGCTAACGATACGTTGAGCTTGATTACGATCATCAAGCAAACCAATCTTACGAATCTGGTTTATCTGGATGGTGTTGAAGCTGACACATCGGGTTCGTTACTATTAGCAACAACCTCGGTTATCGGCGAAAACGGAAATGCCGAAACAACTGAAGGTGTCCTTGACGCCGCGTACTTCCAGAATATCCTGAACGTCATGGTTCGTTATGGTGATATTAACAGCGAACAAATGCAACAAGCAATGCAGACAATTAACCAAAGCGAAGACGCTCGTAGAGTAGAAGTGCGGTCATACGGTGACGCCGAGTTACTGGTAACCACCAAGAAAGATTGGGTTATCGGTAGCCTTAAGGGTGCTATGGTTGTTGGTCACGCTTCACCTAAACCGATCCAATACGTTCTTAAAACAAAAGGCGGCACCATTATATTGTCATTAGATGGTTGGACAAATGTCAATATCGATTGGGGTGATGGGAATAAGACGACGCAGGACTCAGGCGATAATGAATATCAGCACAATTATGCTGACACTACAGAACGTACAATCGTCGCTACGGGTACCCCTACCAACACTGAAGATACAGACGTACAGCAAAGCTTCACCGGTGGTAACATCACTGAAATCGTTGACTGGAACAACGGATTACCTAAGGCCCCATCATTCCTTGCGGCGAACAGTTTAATTAAGGTTCCCGATTATATCCCGGCATATTGGACGTCGTTAGAAAGTATGTTTACGCGATGCAGCGCTATTAACGACGTGAGCATCACCAAATGGAACACCCGCAACGTTACTTCAATGAAGGACCTCTTCTACGGTTGCGCTACGTTCAACCAACCGATCGGTTCGTGGGATGTTTCGTCTGTTAAGAATGCAGACAATATGTTGTCTGGGTGCTTCGCGTTCAATCAGGATCTGAGTGGTTGGACATTCCCGGCAGGCACTTCACACATCAACTACGACGGCATGACCGCCGCATGGCAGCCTGATCACAAACCACGCTTCACCGAGTAAAAAAAAAAATAGTTAGCATATCTTCCTCCCTACCCATAACGGGCGGGGAGGAAGGTTTATGACGATTTAATTTAGAACCAGAGTTCTTTCATGAAGTAGGCTTCCACATCGTAGATAAGCCATTCGTCAGGGATTTCTAAAGGATCGTCTTCGGTTAAGGTCAGCATGTGTAAGGCGAACGCACGCTTAATATCGTTCAGCAGTTTCTCGTCGTCGTAACCTTCTGGTAGTTTACGGTCTACCAGCTGGGTTTGTTTATAGACATCGCGGAACGCTTCAGGGTTGTGTTTATCCATCGGGAATTGTTCAGCAGCCTGAACCATCGAAAGCGTCCAGCTTACAACATTGTAACGCTCACCGTTAATTTCACTGAACTGATCATCGATTAAACAAATTTGTTGTACGTTCATTCATTTTCTCCATTCTTATCTTGGTCGCAATCACACTCTTCGACGTCTTTCTTACTTAAACGTAAGACACTGAGTGCAGCACGCTTAAGTTCTTGCAACGCGCTTTTCAGCTGACCTTCTTCATCGAAATCAAAATACTTCTCGTTGTAGCTTAATGCTGGAATCATATTTACGAGAGGTTCGATGGCGGGCATCAGCATTTCAATGACGACCTTAGGATCAACAAAGCGTTCGAACCCTTCAGGAAGTTTGCTCGCTACAACCTTATCGTTTTTGATGTAGAATTTGTTCTTGAACAAATCGTCAAGAATAGCATTCTCTTCATCCGTACGTTTTGCGTGAGGACGATCGATCATCTGCACAAACACATCGCTCAACGCTTCAGGCAACGTCGGATTTTCACGAAGATAAGTTCCGGCCGGAATTTCAATATCGATCTTCGTCCACTCAACAACCTGGTGGTCTCGCGTATAGATGACGTCAACTTCCCATGCCAGGCCATCAGCGCTTTCTACGGTGTAACGTGTTTTCGCCTGGCCTTCAGGAGCCATGCGCTCGATCGCGTCAAACATCTCGACTGGGATTTCGACTTCGCTTTCCGTTGCATCACCTGGACCACGATACACCTTCGTGGTCATGATGTATTTCGGCTCTTCGTTATCGATCTGTATCGCACGTGCGCGCACCTGACCTTTCACACCACCAACGGCTGTGTTATCAAACAACCATTGATGTTGCACCATATGTTCGATTTTTGATGCGACTTGACGAAGACGTTCAACACCGTCTTCAGCCAGTTTACCAAAGAAGACCAGCTCACGTTCCTGCTGTGTCTCACCACTTAACATCATTAGATTGGCGATTTGTTTCACGCCTCTTACTTGTGACATACATGCTCCGGTTATAAGGGCCTGCATCTAGGCCCTTCATTGATTTTTGATTCCACCAAACGCTATCGTTACAATTCAAAATCTTCATCGATAACACGCTGGGTAAGCACCTTGTCGCTGAAGAACTCCACCTTGCGCTGATGGTATTTACGGTGCGCTTCGATAGATGTACATACCAGATACCAGAACGTTGGTGTCATTCCTTCGAACTTCCCTTTCAGCTGACGTAGGCGTCCCAATACCTGAATGTTACCGGTTCGTGACCCCATCGCTAACGTCATGAACGTCATCACCAAGTCAGGGAGGTCGATACCTGTACCTGCCGATTTCACCGTCGTAACGCTGATATCGTTATCCAACAAGACCATGAAATCTTCTTCAGCAGTATAAGGACCAATCTCTAACTCAGGAATACGTTCACTGAGATAATGCGATAACGACTTACACATATCAACGGTTGCACAATACACCAGCATCTTCATGCCTTCCTGATACTGGTTCATGAAACCTTTGATGATAACGGTATAGATAAAGTTGAAATAGGCGAGTTTGAGTTGCTTGTTCTTCATGATAGACTGTTCGAATATCGTGTGAGAATAAGAACCCCCAAAGCCTTTGTATCTGACTTTATCTGTACTGCGTAATCGATACGTTACCGCATTTACCGCAATGTATTTCTTGTATTCGCATTTCGCATAACGTGCTTCTTTCGGATACATCAAATACAACATCCGTTCGATGAACGGATCGTCGGACACTGCCGTTGCTGACAGATAGATGATTTCCGGAATATTCGCGTAACACTTCACTTTGAACAAGAAATGCAATGCTTCGTGACATTCATCATGGATTAACAACCCAATGCCTGTTTTCTCCCAGAACTCGACAGGATGGAAAACATAAGGTGCGACACAGTTGTTCTTTTCATAATCGGTTATGTATCTCTGAAACATGTTCAGCGAGAATAACGCAATTTTGAAATCCAGCTCACCTTGTTCCACCAACGTCTGGAATTCCAGCATGCTGTAACGAGGAATGTCTGGATGTGGTGGGTCAGATTGAGCTGTGCCACGTATCTCGATAACATCGCCCGGTTCCATACCGAAGAAACTTAGCAGTGAGCTACGCCAACCAGGCATGTATCTCGGTGACAGGATAATACCCGTCCGTACACCGCGTCGGAAGGTGATCTCCTGCGACATGGCTGTTTTACCAGACCCCGTGCCTGCGGTGTTTAAGCTCATTCTGAAGGGGGTATCCTTACCCCCGTCCATGTACTCCAACCATTCTTGTTGATCTTCACGCCACGGAAACTTCCATTTCTTTACGAACTCCACTTCCTTACCTGGCACTGGATCGTGATAAACGATTTCCAACCACTCTTTTCGGATTCCTCGAGAGAAGATAAAATCCAAAAACGATTTCAACTGTTCGCGGAGTAAGTATACCTCGCTATAATCGCTTCTCGCTGCGGCATACGTGTTTATGGTATCGGTAACCATTCTCCGTGTACGAGGGTCACGCCGTTTCCTCAGATGCAAACAACGGTCTCGAAGGTAATGGCCGATAAGATGGGCAAATCGAAGTCCGTATCCGCTCAGCCTCATGCCATGCGAGAAGACGTCGATACGAGCTAACTTCATAACGTGATTACATCCTCCGGTTTAGGTTCTTTACGCGGTAAAAGCATGTAGTCGATCGGATGATCCGGCTTCATGGTTGGGATATAACTGTTCGGGTTTTGGAACGCATCCAGTTGCTCTTGGTGAGCGAACTTCATACTCAAGGAGCGCATGTTCATGTTCTTCTTGAAGGTACTGAAGTATCGTGTTGTTCCCTGTTTCGGCATGCGATAATCTTTCGTGTGTGGTGAACGAATCATGCTGGCGTAGAGAATAACATCGAGATGCGAAAGGTTCATTCGCAGACGCTGGGCACACAGACGATGCCAATAGTACAGCACGTTTGCAACTTCTTCCGGTGTCGCTTCGTCTTCCGAAAGGAATCCGGCACTGAAAGAACCTTTCCCGAATTTGAATTCACGTTCGATTTCTTTTGCGTATTCCATCATGTTTTTGTGGATTAACGGCATCTGGAATAACGTACGTGAATTGTCCCAATGTTTCAAGTCGAAAATCACAATCCCGTCAGACGTCACTTCCCAGCTATGGCGTTTAAGATAACGGATAAACGCTTTACTCGGGACAACGGGACGTCCACAGAAATCGAAATTGACTTTGAGCTTACGGTAGCTTTCATCTTTCCTGTCGTAAATCTCCATATCACAAAGCGTCATGTTAAACAGGCGTTGCGGTATCAGCGAACTGATTTCTTCCGCTTCCGCTACATCGTACAACATGTTCGCAAGACCTAACTTCATCTTAATCAGCACGTGTTTACCTTTCAGCTCACGTGCGAGTTTGATGTCGTTCATATTCTGGCTGTAGCGAAGGATATGTTGATATTCCGGTGGGATTGGTGCTGTGGATACCGTTGACGAACCATCATGGTGTTTGGTAGAAAGAATGTTCTGCGTTACCTGTTGCGAACAGGTACGCGCTGCGCCATCGCCGACATTATCGGTTAGTGCGAAGTTATGACTTAATTCACCGTAACACGTCGTACATACCCCAGCAGGATCGGGATGATGACAATAGTTAACGGAGCGCATACGCACTGTGGTGCCGATCAATTCTTTCATGTGTGGTTGTATCGCTACCAACGAACCGTCATCGCGAATAATGAATCGACCGTGGAAGCCACGCAGGTCGGTCTCATCACGGATTGGCATCGGGATGGTCTCTTTACTACCACAATCTCCAGGATGGAGTCGTTGTACAACCGCTGTCGCTATCTGAAGTTCACGACCGAAATATTCAGACTTCTTGATCTGCTCTTTGTTGAACAGCAACGACTTCGCCGCAGAACGACTTTCTTTCAAGCTGTCGGGAAGAGAGATCAAACCTGCCGCGTACGACCGCATTACTGGATCACGGAATATCTCGGAGTTAATATCGGTCAAGAATCCACGCATCCCAATACACTGCAGCACCTGCCCAATCGAAACGTGTTCGGTTCGTACCGCACGCGCAATAGGGTTTGCGTGTAACGTTTTATCGGTGCTCAGTACCTTGGTCAGTTTCTTGTATGCGCTTTCGATACCTTCACGGGTGGGTTCCGCTTCGGCGATGATTTTCTTAACTTCAGGATGTACGGTAATCTGATAAAAATCATCCGCGCAAATAGTCGTTACGTATTCCTCCAGCGCATACGTAAAGAAGTTATATACATTGTTAAACATATCGAACAATGCTTTCCAGAGAACCTCACGATTCTCTTGTGGATAAGCATACATGCATTGACGATACGCGGCGCTTTGCAACGCAACCGACGAACCAGCAGTAAACTTGCGTTTATCGACCAGGTTCTCTTTTGTCAATGGTGTCTCAGGATACATGCGATGCACAGACCAGTGCATGTAACTAAAGAAAATGCGTCGCGCACGCAATTCATGAACGCCATCGTCCATCTCGATATATACACGGTCATTAGGCTGTGCCCACTCGAATACTTCATCAACCGGCCAGTGCATAAGCTCGCGTGCCCTCACACGACGTTTCGTGGTGGTCGTCTGTGTTATAGTCATTATTGCTTTCCGATTTAAATGGTTTTATCATACGGTTTACCAAATCCGTTGGACTTTACTATCGTTGTGATAGCATTGGGAATCCCTTCCCTTAGGTTATGTAGGTGTTAATATATCTCCACTGCTGACCTTTATGTCGGCAGCATTATCCAGCTTTCTGTTGTAAAGCGTATGGATCCATAGCGTCTGACATATCCGCAAAAACGGTGAGAATAAACCCCTTTATCTGTCTCACCTCGGTTACACGAAGCCCTTTATCATTGCGATATACGTTTTCTTCACCGACTAACTTTGGTCGAATAACATAAACTCCATCAACAAGCGGGAATGTCGGATACGGATAAATACCAATACGAATGATGTTTGGGCGATCGCCTAGAAGGTCACGTCCAAACTTATCGACTCGACCATAAATCGCCCCATCCGCACCTTCCACCTCAATGAGATCGTTTCGAATATCCTGAAATAGCTGCTCTAACGTGTCGGCGGGATACGCATATGCGACGCCTAACGCTGGATCCTCAATGGTTTTGACACTGAATCCGTTAAGCCAAACAATCCGTTCATCCGCCCATGTTTCTTCATATACCGTTAATCCATCGCCGTATATGTTGGCGTGTGCTATCTCCATAATCTCATTTCCTCTTATACGTTAGGATAGATGACATGTTTGATATACGTTGCCTTTGCATATATTGCTTTATTTCCGTCAGAAATAACGGAAAATAAAAACAACGACATAGTTCCCTCCCACCTCCACATGGGAGAGGGAGGGCTATTCGTGTTTATTACTCTATGCTGTCTTCTTCAGCACAATCCTCTTCTGAACCATCGAACGTTTTCTGCACTGCAGTGGTATCCCAGTTGGCAGCGTAATCAGCCATCGCTTCGCGCAGTGCTTCCTCACCAGCATCACCGGCCAGGTCAAGTACAACCAAACCTTGCGCGACGTTTTGAGCGACAGTATCAATAACGGTCGCATCTTCTTCAAAACTACGTACCGGTTCAATGGTGCCTACATCAACAGCATAGTTCGTGGTCGCTGTAAGCACGGCGACTTGTAGCGCATCACTATCTTCATCGTGCAATGCTGCTTCAATACCGATTGGACGGGCCAGTTCTTGTAGTGTTAATTTGCGAATTAAGTTCATTATGTTTTTCCTCAGGTGAATGTTAGCAATCGTTTAAAACTTTTTCGATACGATGGTTGACGAATTCATTGAACGACTCTTCGGCTTGTTCGATAATTTCATCAACATCGATATCTAATTGTTGGGGTTGGATGACATGCTCTTTCATGGTTTCTAGCCAGTATTCGGCTTTAACCATAACGTTAGCGACTTGTTCGACCTGACTGCGTATGTCGACGATCTGGCAATCAGGATTGTTAATATCGATGATGTGTCCGTGGTGTTTGATAAACCCTAACTTATTCGACGCCCTTACCGCATCGCGGGCAAGCTCTTGCAAGATTAAATTATTTACATAGTTCACTGCTATGGAACGACTTTCTTTATCACTCATACCAGGGATCCTCTTTTAAGTGTTCACATTCTAGTGTTAAGCAGTTAAAATAAACCGTCCCTTTAATCAGCATAAACATCCTCCTCCCACCACATGGGCAGGAGGAGGCGTAATATGCATCAGAAAGGAGGACGATCTTTAAATTCTAACAACGTGTCTTCGAAGCAAGCGATGAGTTCAGACTGTAATTCGGTACGGCCTTGTTCACCGAAGAGTTCCAGCAACATTAACCCCCGAGCGGTCTTCGTAGCAACCTCTTCGCAGATGCGGAGATCGTGAACTTCATCATCGTTGACATCTTTACGCAACTGTGCCGCAATGGGCTTAAGATTGCCGTTTTCATCGTGTTCGTCACGAAATGCATCATAAGCCGCATCGATGTTCGCGATCCGTGTCAATCCTTCAGAATCCCGCCAATCTCGATATAATCCAAGAAGACGATTATGATTCTTCGTTTTGACGTTCGGTGCTGGAAGGTTGCGCAACAGATGTGGCGTAATCATTGCTATCACGCTATCCGAATGATTCATCGTATACCTCGTTAGCTTTCGCAGTCATCTGCGTCGATGATTTGTCCGCCAGCAACGTTCAGCTGATGATACAGAATCCTCAACGCACGGTTGCCACCAATGGGATACTTCTCGAAGTTGGTTGCAATAGGAATCGCTGACGGCTTATCGGTCGCATAGATACTTTCAGTGATGCTATCCACCTGTTTTGGATTGTTCGCATAATCCATAAAGACGCTTGCGAACCATCCGCCAGCAAAGGCGGTAACTTCGCGATGTTCAGATTCGCCACAGTAACGAGTTGGTTGCTCTTTACCCGGAGAACTGTATTTATCGCTATTACTGAGTTTCGACGGTAATCCATGCGCTTGCAATTTAGGAATACCCACAGCCGACCAATCGTTCGCCGTCTTCTCCAACATCATGATGTACGTGTCACCGATCGCAATATCGTTCTTGGTTGTCCGCCACTGCCCAGAACGCCCACGGTATCGTACAGGACCTTTCTTCAACGGGAACTCACGAATCAGATTCTCCATACGTTCTGAACCTGCTGCGATACTGTCCGTCGGGATATAAACTTCCGTACCGTGGCGTTGTACATACCGTAAATGATCCCATTTATCCTCATCCGTGATACAGTATTTTTCAACAACCTGTTCCACGAATTCAGGACTGACGATATAGTAGTAACGCATTAGTGTGTTCCAAGCGGTCTCCAGATCGCCTGCATCCATCACTGGTTTCAGTTCACGCATGATCTGATCGCCAACACCGTTGATGTAAGGTGCATTAACACGACTTAAACTCATCCTTTTGATTACCGTGCTATCGTCAAACATAAAGTCTGCAACGTTACCCCATTGGTCAACCGGCATCTCATCATCTTCCATGATGTCGGTTACGACGAATTTATCACCCGCCATACCAGTGAATTTAAACCCGATACCTGGAACAACGTCGTACGTGTACGTGATGGTCACACGCCAATCATCGAGATTCTCTTTGCGGTAATCGCGGGTCGGTAACACATGACGTAGCTGTCCATTAGGATTGCGGATATCAATACCATGTTCAGCATCAGCCAGGTTCAACCACCACATCACCGTTTGATGATGACGTATCGGCGTACCAACGCGTTCACGTTCATACTTACGAACAGCATCCTGAATTCGGGTGTAAAGCAAACCGATTGCGTTCTCGTATTTCAGGAATTGACGATACGGAGGACGCATCTTCTCTTCCATCATAATCGCACGCTCGCGGGCTTGACGTCCAGAACGACGATGCCGGTCGCTGACAACATCGATATCCGTTACACGCGCATTCGGTTCAGCGTAAGTGAGGTCATCGTAAACATAATCCACACGCTGAAGATTACACGTCATCATGTCAACAACGCTGAGGATAGGATCTATTTCGCGTGTTGCTGCAAGTAACCCATCTTTACGAATACGCTCACCGTTCTCGGGTATTGCTTGATATACCTCATCATCGCCGTAGAGATTGATTGGGTATCGCGATTTACCTGATGTGATTGTTCGCTTCTCAATGCCGGTACTGGTGAAATGTTTCAATACACCACGACGGGCAACACCACCATCCTCGATACACTGATAGAAGCTACCGAAACACACTTTACAATCGCGACCGTAACCCCACTCGCGTGTTTCTTGATTGATCGCTGGGCTTTCCATCAAACGAGAATATCGCGGTACGATCTGGCCTCGACGGAGGGAATGGAACAAGTTGGTTGGTCGAAAACGGAAACCGTACTGCTGATGCATGATGTGATGCTCAGGCACTTCAAGCAAGCGTAGTTCGTGGCGGTTACCATCCTCTTGGTTTTCATACAGCACGTAATGCATCGTGTTTGTTTTGATGCTGTTTGCTGTATGCCCCGGTTGGAAACGTGGGATGATATCTATGATGCGAGATTCGACTGGAAACTCTACTGACCAAGTGTTCTGTCCGTACTGGTATTCAATCCCCGTCGTTAGTCGGGACGGTTTCGCATCTTTGATAACCAACGCTTGGCTAAGATGTCCACCAAACATCGCAGCGCGCTGTGCTGAGTTATAATGCAATAGCCCGTTAAGTCCAGTCCCTACGCCAGTATACTCCTGTTTAATGGGAATGATTTTACCTTCAGCGATTGCCTGCTTCACAGATTCATAAAGAGGTTTTTCTTTATAATGCATAGGACTTCCTATTATCGAATTGAGGTACGTCATGTCTAACACGCCCCTGAACGACTTTCTTAAGACAAACCCCGATGACCTCATCCACGATCTTGATTTCAGGAACGTTGTTGAGATGCATCTGGAATATTTCAAAAATGCCGGACTGGTCTCTACGATAGACATACCACCCGAACGCGCCTACGAATTCGATGGTAACTTTTATGGATTGTGTCGTGTTCTGCTCGGCGAGGGTAGCGAACCAATGCACTGGATCACCCTGAGACTCAATGGTTATCGCGACCCTACGGAATACACCGCCGATGTTCTAACCATGAAGATTGTCGATACAAGCGCAATCAACACATTAAAACAACAGTACCGCACAATCCACTACAGCGCTTAAGATAACCCTCCCGCAACGTAAGGCGTAGGGAGGGCATTTATGCCGTCGTTCGATGACTTAATACATCAGAAACGATTTACAGTACGTCCTGTCCACGCGCTCAGGATGTTGTTACGTTCCATCTCAGCACGACGACGTAAACCGTTTGGCGACTGCGGTGCTGGCGGCATCCCCCATCCGGCAGGTTGCATGCCCATGCCCGGCCAAGCAGCATTATTGAACATCGTACCGTTACGTTCCGCAACACGGTTCATCAACGCATCAAACGTGCTATTACCTGCCGGTTGGTTACCACCACTTTCCCACTGATTAGGTTGGACAGGTGCGGTTTTACCTAACAGGTTATCGATCACACTGCCTGTTGCAGCAGGACGCGGTTGCATACCTTCATGTGCGGCTGCCGATGGATTTGGCTTAACCGTCGGCTGTGGACGACTGTTCAGCGTTACACCCATGTTGTATTTCGCTGGCGGAATCTGACCACGATGCTGATTAATCGGTTCAAAATCCTCGACCCAGGTAACATCGCAATAACCGTTCTCTTTACCGTCGTACTTATCACCAAACAGTTTGATGAGATTGTTCAGCGGTTCCATCAGCTTAGCGAAGCTGTGGATAAGACAGTCGAAATACGGAGCATGGGGATCGCTTGACCCAGCGTTGTACGTTTCGCTTACTTCACCCGCGTGCGGGATAACATACTCAACCAGGTTTCTCAGCATGTTAAGATCTTTCTTGGAAATCTCAACACCACACCAATACGTTTTCTTATCTTTCGTGCTGATGTGTTCTTCTTCCATGAACGGGAAAGTAACGACCGCAACGCGGGTCATCTTCTTACCCATGTAGGTTGCACCAGTACGACGAAGATAAATTTTGGACAGCGTATACGGCGTATCACGTTTCAGCCAAACGGTGACCAGTTTGCCCAGGGTCGTTAGTGTTTTATCGCTGGCGTCCGCAAGGATGTTGAAGAACTCTTTTTGCTTCGGCCCGAAACGTTTTGCTTCTTTAGGATTGATTGCGGTTTCAACCATCCAAATCAGCATGGAGCATAGCGTGGCATTAAAACGAACAACCATCGCACGACGCAGGAACTGAAGGACTTCCGATTCGCCGTTCATCACGTCTTCACTTAGCGGATGGAACAACACGCGTTCAGCTAACTGATTTCCGGTACGAACTTCAGAAACCGGCATCAACAACGGCATGCTTTCCACGGTAGCGGCAACTGCAACAACTTTACCATCCCCATCCGTAAAACGATATTCTAATTCGTGGGCGTCATTCTCAAAATAGTTAACGCTCTGTAGTGCTTTGCGATAAGCTTCGATAAGCTTCGACATATTGTATTTCCTTTTCTTTACGTCAACGGTCCCCCTACAACAGGGGACCTATGGATTAGAAGTTGCCTTTGGTAGTTACCGCATCCACCAGGTTAAACAAATCAACACTCAGCTTATACACCTCCTGCTGGCTACGGTTGAGCAGCGGGCTGTATGCGGATGGGTTGATGTTCGGCATGGTGTACGGAATAGGTGCAGAGCCGTCAACGCTGATCTTGAACTGGCTGTCCAGGAACAGGTTAATCGCGCCGCTCACCATAACCGCATTCGGGTTGTTACCCAACATGGAGGGTAGGATATTGGTAATCATGTCAGAACGCATTTGTTCAGCAGCACGGTTACAATCGTATCCTTTAATGAACGGTACAGCGTCGGTAACCGCAACCGCCCACTGACCAGGCATGATACCGAGTTCTGGGTGACCATGGTTGTCAGCAATGAAACGGAACGACTCCAACATGCGATACGTCATCGCAGCAGGCATCATCGCAGCAAGCGATGAGCAATACAGCGTTGGATAATCGATCACGTCCCAGCTCTGGCTGTCGGTCGGCATCCAACCAAACTCGGTGGTTGCTGATGTACCACGACGAGCTTCCACATACGGGAATAACGTTAAGACGTCACGGATATGTTCACCGAACATCCGTTTCATGTCAGCCCAACTCAGGCTGCCGCTGAAAGCGAATCCTTCATCACGCATAATCGCACCGAATACCGGATGTGCAACCAGCGGTTCTTCACGAACAGCTTGAGCGGCTTCTACGTAAATATCCTCGTTCTCTGCGCTACCTGGATGAGACCCGCTTTCGTACGTCTGACGAATAGCCCCAACATTATCGAAGGCTTTTCTCAGATAGATGGTTGGGATGTTCGTATCGGCACTAGCTGGTTTGATTTTCTCTGTTGCGAAACACATTGCTGCTTCCACACCACGGAAAACCGGTTCCGGTTGCGGTGGGTAGGATGTACGATGAACCACGTCAGCGTAGGCGGGATCGAACTGCTGCATTACGTTCTGCATGGCTGGGTCCATGAACTGGTTATCAAAACCACCATTGCCCACCCAACGTGCTGTCGATGCATAAGTCAGCGTATCCTGAACACGAGTACTGAACTGAACATCGCGATTAACAGGGTCGTACGCACCGGTCAAAAGGTTCGTTGCGTCCATCGGGGTCGCGCGAACGATTTGCTTACCGAACATGTCCGTTGTGGTTGTTTCGGTTACCTGGATTACGTTCGTGAAGAAGAACACCAGTTCATTCGGCAGATCGATAGCACGCGTTGTAAACGCATCGAGGCTTACAGAATGGTCGGTGTATCCAGAAATGTAATGGACACGCTTGGTTCCTGGTGCAAGGGCCAAGGATTCTTCTACAGCCATCATGAAATGGAAACGACGTGTGCCCCAACCATTCGCAATCTCCGAAACCCCCTCAGGTTCTGCAGACTGCTGCAACAAACCGGTTGCAAGCTTATTGATTGCTGATGGTGTTGTTGCCGTACCGAACCGCGTCGTGTTAATAAAGTCTTCGATGCTACGCATGCTATCTGCGTGGAATCGTAGTGGACGACGTTGTACGTTGTTGTACGGTGCGGTTTCAACCATCAGTATTTCACGAACATTCATCGGGATCATTTTATTTTTTTCCTCTTAAATTTACTACGTGTTCATTTAATCGAACAACTAATTGCACAAGCTGCTGACGGATATCTGCTGGACAAAGCATCAATCCTTTACGGTCAGCTGGGACTTTCTCAAGGATTTCCGGGCCTGCTGCTGAAACATCCCAGTCCCATTCACAAAACGCATCGGCCACCATGTTAATACCGACAACCGGTAAAGTTGTACGTTCATCTTCATACATGGCGTGTGGATACAATTTATTGACAGTAATGATCTCCTGTGGTTTTAATTGGTGGATAATCTGATAAACATCGTCGCGTTTAACCTGGATACCTACGGTCAGCGCTGCCAGTTGAGGAAAACCCCAATGGTCTAATAAGCAAGCTGCAATCGCTAACGCTTTTGCTTGATGCACGGCTTCAATCGGTGCCAGACTTCTCGCCGGAAGATGGCTATCAAGCAACCATTGTGCCAGTGCTCGGCATCCGCGGTTGATTGGTTTTAACTCAACGGTGTCATCATGTTTAGCGTACGTGTATCCGTCGTAACGTTTTGCGATACGCGCATACATGTCTTCAACTTTACCGTAAGGTGCTGTTTCGTCGACGTCGTGTAACACACGTTCCATCTGGGTAAGATACGCGATGTCAAGAATGAGTACACGCGGTGAACGTTTATCTTTCACCATCAACGCATCAATCACGCCTTGACTGTCTTCATCTTGCGCGTTCCCTCGTGGGGTTTTCTCACGAATCGGTCCGCTGAAACGTCGTTCCGTACAAAGGTTATTCACGTAGCTAAAGATCAGTGTTACCAGATGCGTACAACTCACCAACACCCCATCTTTAACGACAGGCTGTACGGCTTGGTCCAAATCGCGTACGGCGAGACGGCGGACGATGGCTTGTGAACGCAACCAGCCGGGCACTTTCTCCGTCGACATGTAATCCACGGTCATCGACAGCGTGATCTTTTTATCACCCGTCTGTGCGCGGATATAGTCTTCCAGTCGGTCGTAAGCGGCGATATCATGAATGCATGTTTTATACATCAACGACATAGCCACTTCTTCTTTACGGACTGTCCCGTACGTTTTCCCTGCGTCAATCAGAAACTCCGCCCAAATCGGCACCATCAGACGGACGTAGATCGCTAACGCCGTTAACTCAACGTAATCATTTCGTAAATAGGTTTTCTCAGGTATGTCATCCTCACCTAATGTTGTTTTCATGTCCGGTGGTAATTTTACCCAACCTGGGGTATTACACAACGCCAGAATCTCTTCATACACAACCGGTTTGTAAATTTCACCAACAGCGCGACTCAACTCCTCCATTTGTTGTTGTGGAGCAATGTAGTTATCCATCGCTTCACGTGCTTTAACGAACCCTTCGAAGATGTCGTCAATTCGACGTGGGTTCTTTTGTTCTATCCAGGCGAGATACTTGTTAATCTCCCGCATCTGATTGCTAGCCATATCCCCATCAATCTTGATGTAACCCTGGCCTGAAAATTCCACAGTACGTCCATCACGATGTTTGATGAGATAGTGATCCAGCTTTTCTTTTCCTTGCGTCGTAATGACGGGCACTATGTGCATAACAACCTCTTTTCGCGGTTCCCTGTTAAAACGTCTTCTGTGACGTCTACCACAAAGGTAATATAAGCGTGAATAATTTTGGATTCCGGCTGAGTTATCGCTCAGCATGCAAGGCATCCCGCCGAAGCGAGACACCTTGCACTAACGGAAAATATTCGCGTTACCTTCTGAATCGAAGACTCAGAATGCGATGCTAAAGCATTATTAGAACGCTAAGCCATCAAAGGCTACGGACGGATCATCATCGTCGTTTGCGCTTGGCGCATCCCAACGGGTATCAGGGGCCGCTGAAGCCGAACTTGATGCGTTAGAGTTACCGTTGTACTGGCCGTTACCAGCATTACGGTTACCGCCGCCGTTGTTATTGTTACGGTTATAGCTATTGTTGCCATTACTTACGCTACGGCTTTCACCGTCGAAATTGGTTGCGAGGATGCTCGGCAACACCGCACGATGAATACGTACAAATTCCAACGCACAAAGCGGAGAAACAACCCCGATCTGTAAAGGTTGCCCAGACTCATCAACCAGAGCGTGGAAGCGCGGTGGCTTGAATACGAATTGGATGTTCGGTTTTTGGTACGCCGTTACAGCGATATATACCGAACCATCATCGTTCTTACCAACCCATGTTGTACTTTCGGTAATCTGTTTCTTCTTACCTGGGTTATTGCGATCGTCGATAACCTTTTCGTTCTTCATCGCAAAACGTTGGCCTGGTTTACCCTTAGCAACCTGCTCGAGGATCGCAAGCAGGTTATAGAACGCGTATGAGCTCATGCGTGCCCAAATGCTTTCAGCGCGACCCTGCTGGTCTTTACGACCGGTGTAAACCGTGATACGCGGTTGATTCTTAGCAACGCTAATTTTCAATGAGGGGATTGAATTACCGCCCTCAACCTTTTCGTCCGCCCACAGTTTCCAGTTGTTGTCGTCATACGCTGTAGGAATAATGTTTCCTTGTGGTTTACTGCCCGAATTCCAATTGCTCATTTTCAGCCTCGTTACGTAGTTGAATCAATTTCTGGTTCAGATGATAGTTAATATTAGTTAAAAATTACAGCCTCAGCGGAACATGTCCAACAGAAAACGTTTTGCAAAGGGGTCGCGTAACTGGTTGACACCGAAGCGTGTACGGTCTTCCGTTGTTAATGGATTCCACTGACTCTGTTTCGCAAGATCTAACAGCATCCTTTTTATTTTCACCGGCCCACTGTTAAACTGTACGGCTTGGTCACCGAACGTTCCCAAGGTCATCTTTGTAAATGGAAGATTCGCAACCTCTGGACGATCCCCACCAGTAAGTTTAGTCGACCACTGATGTTTTCGTTTCAAGGTTCCGGTATGGCTCTCTACCAAAATAAGTTCACCAAAACCGGTTCTTGCCAACAAGTCAGAAACATAGTGCGTGGTGATATACGATGTCTTGGTTATCGCGGGTAATTTACAATCCATCGATTCGATATTAGGGAGTCGATCTACAGACGCCATCAACCCACGATAAAGTGTAGCGAGTCCTTTTTGTTTTTCGGTGTGTGGCTCCTTATGTATAGCGTGCGGATAAACACGCTTTATTGACGCATAGGTTGGCGCATATATCCGCAAGCGAATGTGGGGAACGAGTTCATTCACCAACTGTCTTAGCTGCAGTAACTCGTTTTGAAAATCCCCTGTTATCATCGATAACGGTAATTTATGTTGTTCAACGTCTTCAAAGCTTTCAACGAAATTGCGTGCTAAAGTACGCAGGTTGAACAACCAATCCATCGGTGTTTCTGGCTGTTGCTGTACTGCTGATAATGTTGCTGACGTCCCTACCGATAAAGGATAATCACCTAACGTGCGGGCGTACATATCGCTCATACCCCACAACTCCTTCTTATCATGGCAACGTATCAAGCCAAGCAGAAACCTTTAAGGCATCAACGTTCGGGTATTTATTACGAATGCGTTCGACCAACAAACGCTTAACGTTGTCCTTTGTCAAGTCTCCACCTTTCTCGATAACGTTATTGACAAAACTGTTCTTTAATAGCGACTGGTTGTTCTTGGCATCCGTTTTAATTGACCAGACAAAACCTGGATACAAAGAAGGAATAGAACGAAACGTTTTCGCCGCATCGTCTTCCTTATCGCAGCGTATTCGAATATGATCGCCCTTCTTCAGTGGAGCCAATTCCCGTTCCAACACACGGACAATTTCATCTCCAACAAGACCATGCAGTTTTATCGTCTTATAGACATCTGCTTTCTTGTTCTCAACAAATTCCCACTGGTCGTTAAACGATTCTGTTAACGTATAACGGAGATACCCCTTTGGACCTTCTTCGCCGTGCGCCAAGCGACCAAACGAACCGCCAACCATGATACGTCCTTTCTGGGATTGTAAGTGGATGTGCCCGCTCACAATCCATCCCTGGGTCTTCTCTACCATTGCGTTATACGCATCACTGCTATGAACACATGTTGCTTTTAACGCTTCTGGTGGAAGCTGATATTCGAACGCGCCATGCATCAGAATAAAGTCTGGCGATCCCTTCTCATCAATAAGTCGGTTCACGGCCGACAACGTCACATCCGGATCGTGGCTGTAGTTATCTGGAAGATAAAGCACTTTTAAACCAAAGTCTTCATCAACCATGCAGAGGTCATCGTAATAACGAACTTTCGCTCCTATCTCCATGACCTCGTTCTGTTCAACGAACCACTGACTTTGCTTCTGGTCGTGTAAATTGGTACCCTCAAGAAAGATCAACGTAATATCGTGTTTTCTCGCATACCGTAACAACCAGGTACCCCAGGCACGAACAGCAACCACATCACTCGTCACAAATGTCGTAATACGATCGAAGACATCGCCACTGAACGTAATCACATCAAGCAGCGCAGGATCTTCTTTTGTAATGTAATAACGCAGTTGGCTAATCAGGTTTACTGTCGGTGTTTGACGATGGATAAAGTGAATATCCGACAAATTGATTCCACGTAATACCCCAGGCGTTTTATTTCGACTGAAGTCTCGCATCAGAATTCCTCTAGGTTGCTGCTGCTAATAGTCCCCGTCGTAGACGGCATGTTTCTACTGCTCGCTGACGCTGTTGTTGAAGAAGTTCTGGCTAGATTCAATCCATTTAATAACCCACGCTCTTTTACCGTACGACGTGAACCATCACGAACGTCGTAAAGGGGTACGTTATAATGGTCAAAAATCCGAAGCCATTGCACGTAATCAGCAACAACATGGTCTTTGCTTTCATTCGGGGCAAAGCGATCAAGCTGATGGTCGACGTAAGCTTTAGCGCTTTCAGGATTGAAGTTATACTGTCGACGTGCTTTGTCCACCATCGCGAGGAAACATGTGTTGGGGTCACGATTGATGTATGAACGTGTCCGGATAAAGATAGCCGGTACCGTAAACAGAACCTTGTTGTTATTCCCATCAGCAACGATGTTAACCGCGCGATGTGGTTGGCCTGCTATCTTGCACCAATCGTGAACAATGGTACTATTACTCAGCATCTCCGCGTATTCAGGATCCTGTGAAAACATTCCTGCGAACGGATACAAGAAATGTTTAACAAACAGCGACTCAGGCAGGATGTTGGGACGCGTCATCTCTTGTAAACCTTTTCGTAGAAGCTCGCTGTTGTCTACCAGCTCCTGCCACATGTCTGGTCGTGTTTTCGGGATGGACGGATCCTGAGCGCGGCGAATGCGCTCTTCCTCATTTACAACCACTACCCCAGCCGGATACCCCAATAAATCCGTTCCTTCGCTAACGTTGCTGTTAGTTTGGCGCGCCTTCATTTACTTCCTCCTGCCACTTGATAAAATTACCACGCTCGGATCGCAGAACACCACCCAAATCGTACGATATACCTTTCTCTGTGACAATCCCACCAATCTGGAGATCAACACGTTCCGTCGTCGGATCGATATACTTGACGCGGACTTTCAATTCCACGCGATCGTAATAACGCATTAAATAATCATACAACATCCGGTATGTCGCATCTTCCAATTTGGGTGCGCTATACTGCGATGTTGCAATGAGGTACGGTAATGAAACGATAGAGCCTTGGTAGCAATACGACTGGGAATAATTCGATATTGCAAAATTGGTCATTAACCCATCCAGCTTTTTTCCCGACGCGGTTAAAAAGCTTGACAGCCCAGGTAATGGATTCGATGCCATGAGGAACTCCTCTTTAAGCGTAATTCATTCCAACCAATCTATCGTAGTTAGGCATATGTCCTAACTCCAGTTCGACAGGCATGGATACATTGGTGCGCGGCGCGTAAAATGTTCGCGTATGCATATCGATATACCCACAGTCCAAATAAACAATATCGGACAACTCCGTCGGATGTTTAGGCGCGGGAATCTTTAATCGATTATAACACTCAAGCTGCCACCAGGCGTGAAAAAAGTTATTGTAGGCGTACGATTTACTGTTAGCAATTTTAAGACCGTAGATCACCCATAACGCCGCCATGAAGTTGGTCGCGTTAATTCGCATCGGTTGTTCATTATTGAGCATGTACGTGTAGGTAAATAACGGTGTGTTACCATCACCGAAACGTCCGACCAGGGTATTGTTCGTGTGTTCGACCTCAAAGGAAAAATGCTGGCTGCTATTGCCATCAAAATGGATCATTCCGTTCTCCTCAAGCTTTTTCATTTCATAGAGTGGTGGAAATTCGTAGAAAGTTACAAAAATAAAAAAGAATGGGCAGCCCCTCCCCACCCGAAGGTAGGGAGGGACCGCAAATATACTTAAACCAAAGCTGCGATAACGTCGTTAACATTACGGCCTCGCAACTCTGCCGCTAAACGAATAACTTCATCCAGGGAACGGTTTGTACGAATCTTGGCCACTTTCCAATTTTCAGGATACTGTTCGAAGTTAAGCAACCAAGTCATTACCTTTGCTTGTTCCATACCGTTGAGTTTGATTGTCGTGCGCGGATTGGCTTTGAACCACTTCTTGCTCAGCTGTGCCATACGGCGAACAGGGTAAGCGTAAGCGCGAGTCCAGTCTTTGGACAGATTGTCGAGTAATTCACAGTAGCTGTTGTCGTAGTCTTTGTTGATACGACGTAATAACCAGTTGGCGGTCATCTGATAAAGTTTATCATCTTCACGTAACCGCATACCCGCTACTGCTAAATAAACGATAAGACCTGCGCCCAGGATGAGAGACAGGATAAACAGAATTTGGGTTTCTTGTGCTAAAGTCATTTTACTATCCTCGGATTTCATTAGGATTTAATTTCCAATATAAGGGCAATGTGATATGCCTTATACAGTCGATTGATGTTGTACATCACGTAAGTAATATAGCCGTGAAAAATGTTGGATTAACGTGTTCTCCTATCACGATGCGTATACGACTGAAGACCGATGTCCATATGCGGTAACGTCAGCGTCTGCCAGATCTGTCGTGCGTAACGATCGAGCGTATGATCATCAGTAACACAATCGACGGGTTCGATGAGGTGAGTCGTATACTGGCTTTTCTCAGAGAAAGGTTCGATGTTAGCTGTATCTCCTAATCCGCTTTTCACCGTGAAGACAAGACGTGTGACTACCATCGCCTTATGCTGCTGTTCATTATAGCGAAGGCTACGATATACCGCATAGCTCCCTCCTTTTAGGCTTCGGGTATAACGAAGGTCGGAGGTCGTCTCGGAAATCTGATACAGCATCCAGTCCAACGTATCACGCCAGTACGCATCATCCACATCAGGAACTGTAATACCATACCGCGTAGGCAGCAGTTCTAAAAGCAATTTATAAAGTCCGCGACGCAAGCCATGCTCTTCTGTTTCCGATAAACCGTTTCCAACATAACGTGAAATACGCGTACGTAAATACGTACGGATGAACATATTCGCCATCAGTGTTTTCACTCTGCTACTGGTATCCTCAAAGCGATCAACGCTGAAACTCGTTTCAATCAGCCGTCCATTAAAATACAATGCGGCAACATACATCGCATTACTGCTATCACGTTCAATGTTTAAACGTCCGCAGATATTGGCTGCGTCGTTCATGGTAAATTCTAACTTATCGTGTTCGATACGATAGATAATATCCTCTTGGGTTGCTAGGCTCGCAATACGACGATAGCCCGGAGAAGTACGTTTTACACTCATGATTGTCCTCGTTTTCAATTTTAAGATTGCATGCGGCATAAACCCTCCCCGCCTTATGCAGGGAGGGTAGCCATTAAATGGATTAACCTAATTTACCACCGGCGATGTTGGTGAAATCTTCGCCATCAGGAACTTGCAGTAGGATACGTGCCATGTCCCAGTTGGTTAATGTGATTGCTTTATCATCGATACTCAGTTCTGGTAGGTCGAGTTCATGATCATCAAACTCGTAGGAAATACTCCACGTTTCGTCTGTTTTAGGATCGGTTATCAACACACCGTCTGTTACACGCATGTAGTCCGGATGCAGTTCATTACTGAATGTGCTGAACGGATCGGTGTAACATTCAGCATACCCCTCGATCTGCTGACGCTGTGCCTTCGTACGTAATTCAGGGCATGCCATGATCAGTTGTCGAGATATGCCGTTTGCGGCACGGAAGTCTTCCACGGTGTTACATGGCATAACCACATCGTCATGGAAGATGTTCTCCGATTGTCTCAGCAAAGTCTTACGGAGTTCAGCATAGTTTATCTGATTGAATGCATCGAACGTTGCTAACGATTCAGCGTAAAAATGCTTTACGTGTTCGCTTGCACCGCCGAGACTATTCATCAACTTGTGACCGTACTCCATGAAACTTTTATCGAGACCGGAGGACATTTCTCCGAACCTCAGTGCACGATAACTGTCTCGTCCACCTGTAAATATTTGCGCCATTACAGGCGTCCTCCTTTAGCAATGGGTGTTAGTTGCTTCTATTTCGTCAAGATAAGGTTCTACGTCATCGCCCTCCACGAATTCGTTGAACCAGCAGTCAATGGTAGAAATAACCGGTGACTGGTGTTCACATTTCTTAGATACCTTAAAAGGTACGTTATTATCCATCATACCGAGTTCGGGTCGAAAACGCCCGAAATGTTTCGCAGTCCAAATGTCTGGGACGATATGGTTGTTCATCGTGGTGTTCAGCATGAGTCGCTACCTCATACCCGCAGCTTTACCTGCAGCTTCCGGTGTTACCGGAATGTCCAGAATACATCTTATCCATATTCCAAATGGAACGTAGGACTTCCGCGCTGGATCTCGCTTGAGACCACGTATTCGTTGAACGTTCTCCTGAACGGAGCTTCGCTGCTGATCGAACATTGTCGCGTACGGTAGGCGTCCCCGAAGGGATTGTCATTGAAGCCGCGTACATCCGCTACCTTGTTTCTACCTTATCGGTTCCTCTTACGAGGCGTAGCGGCCTTAGCCCTTCCCAGCAATTCACGGAATCCAAGCTCTTCCTTTCGGAAGGCAGGGCCTATGATTAAGCGTCACCGTCGCTTACGTGCACCGACGTTTATTAACTCATGGTTATCCACTGAAATACGGCGTTAGGGAAATAATCCTTCTTGCCGCGTTTTGAGATTTGCAATGCCATATTACTCGGAGACAATCTGTAATGCCATGCTGCTTCATCGATAGAACTAAACTTCTTTGTTTCACCGTTATCAAAGATGATTTTCAACGCCAGTTTAGGTAAATCGTCTTCCGTTTCTACTAATTCGAAAGAATCGATATTCTCTGCCAGCGTCAACGGATCAACTGGTAATATCAGCCAACCAGCACGCTGCAATCCTCCACGTAGACTAATTTGTTTATTCAACGCAGGGGTAGCCATGCCAACTAACTTAGCAGCCAGCTTGCGGTCTTTAATATAAAGACGATAATCTCCGGTATTATTAATAGCATACACACCAAAGTTATTGAACGATACCTTTCCAGCATCGGAACTAGTAAAGCCTACAAAGTCGTGGCTGTCGGTAGCCACGTCGTATTTAAATGCTAATGGCTTGTTTCGACTGCCGCTAAGATACTTCTTGGCTGTAGATACCGATATGTTGAGATATCGTCCAATAGCATTCAAACTTTCTAGTTCGATGATTTCTCCTGTCAATATGTCCTTTAACCGAACATTACCCATCGGTATTGGTGGTTTACCGACATAACCCAATTCACGATATGCGTGTTTCAAGTTATCTGAATCAGTAGCCCATTCCAAATTTTCTAGTCTGTTATCCCAACGCACCCCATTAAGATGATTAGGGACACGACGGATTATACCTGACGTCGGATCTGGGTTAAATGTTTCAAGGACAATCTGATGATGGTATTTCACTTTATTGTTCCTAGTGAAAGCGCGATAGTTGTTTTTGCCCGACTTGGGTGGTTCAGTACGAAACAACACTGTCAGACTAGACACATCTACTATCGTACCGTTCTTATTAACAACGATACCATCAAAACCATTAACAGGACGATAATCAGACAAACAATCTTCAGAAATTGCCTGTCCAACTAAAGGTTCACTCAATTTGACCTCCTTTATAAAAGAAGTCGGTGCACGTAATTATCGACTATATCTTCATCCTCGTTGCGAGGAGTCTCCCGTTTTGGTCTGTGTTTAACAGAGCCTACTCTACTCGACATCGCGTCTTTCGATAGTCTGTGAGCACACATCTTAACGAACATTCGTGGATTCCTAAACAGGTGAACGTTCTTGTTGAGATGCTTCGCTGCGGATTATTCCCGTCCTACCTCTTTTACCCTACCCAGTTCATTACGCTGGCCCTCATCTGTGTCACCACGATGAGTTGGTGTGTAGTCCGATTACAGAAACTTCCCGTCAATTAGAGAGTTTTAACTACGTTCCTGTTACCAGAAACCCGACTCCGACGATATCAATAAATCAACGTAAGTTATTGATTTAATTGAAGAAACTGAAGTCGGCATTATAACCTTTGAGGATCATCACGCTTAACCCGATGGTGTTATCCTGCGGATCGCGTTTAACCTTGGTGATTTCAAGACATTGGTTACTGCTTCGGTCAAGTGATGGGTTTCGAACAAAGCCACACACAATCCCATCGAACGGTGTATCAGCAATAAGCTCATCGTGCAGCTCGCTCATCATCGGATGATAATTACGGACATGTTCCGCAACGAACGCACGTGCTGCTCTCGGTGAATAACCACGATGGAATAACTTGGATTGGATATGTTCTTTATTGGTTAAAGTAAATGGTGCGTATGGGAAATGCAGATGATAATAACGATGGTTCGCTGTTATCGAACTGATTACAGTACGCGTGGTGAATGGATGTAATGTACCTAATATGTTTTTACGTGTAATACCTTTCTTCTTACCGATGAACTCATCGAAAATCGCCGCGTGGTATTGCAGCAGCTTCAATTGCACTTTCGCCATCCAGTTTTCTTTCTTTCTGGCGCTCAAAGGTGTTGTTGGATGATAGATACTATTCAACGTACCGATAGCATCGATCGCACCTTCCATTTTGCTATCTGCATAACGACCGGTCGGCGTATTTTCGATAACGAACATCATGGCCGCAGGAAAGCTGATATACTGACTGAAGAACTTATCACGATGGATTCGGATGAATTCTCGTAGCGTGTCAACTTTCTCCGTGTTCTTCGGTCCACGTAACGTAGGTCCTTTATACAAGATCTCCATGATGCGATCGAAGTTCTGTATAAAGCTATTTACGCCACGACGTATCCCGAATACATCGAATTGCTGCTCCAGATAGTTCTTGAGTTCGATGGGTCGTTTTACATTTGGACGGTAACTGGCATCAATGAGCCACGTCATCGTTTCAAAGCTTTTGATATTCAACTCGCTTGCCAGCACGAGATGGACCAACGGGTTAATGAACGCATCGATTCCTTCAGGAACACGCGCCCAAACCGTCGAACGAATCTCTTGTTCTGCTGGGTAGGTTACAACCGTTTTACAGTTTGGACACACCGTGCCGAGTAGCTCACCACGATTGTAGAAACCACAACCACATTGTGGTGTGATATCCAACGTATCGCTGGAATAAACACGGGTGATAAAACTGTTTAATTTCTTCTTCTCTTCGACGACTTTTGTATCGTAATCGTTCAACAAAATCGGCGTAAAAGGAAGTTCTGCGAGCTGTCTATCGAAACTCACGATATCGAGCATGATGGCCATGGGGTATCTCCTACAAATGAAAAAGAACGTTAGGACGTATAAGGGAGGGAGGTTGCCCTCCCTCCCGTCAGATTACATCGAACGTTCTTCCATTAGAACAGGTTGAATGCCCCACCCATGTTGTTAACGCCAACATTCGGACGATCGCTACGTGCGTAGATGTTACCGGAGATGTTACCCAGACCACGAGCACGTGCTGCCATGTTACCACGAACAGCGGTACCTGCCAGATGCTGGATGTTCTCAGGACGGATGGTGAAGCCAGCATCAGCAGCGGCTTCGATCAGCGCCTGCAGTGCTAACGGATCGAAGTCGTAACGCATTGCCCAGCCGGTTTGTTCCCAGCTACCAGACAGAACACGATCGATGATTTCGTGACGAGCGACAACACGCTGAGACATCGTCATATCGGTACGGTCGAAGCTGTCTTCCCAAGCTTCTACGGTATCCGGGTTAGTGATGTTCATCATGTACAGATCGTCCATATCACGAATATCGTGACGGTGACCATCCTGGTGGTTGTAGTGACCCAGCGGGATACGGTTACCGGTAGCGTAGACCAGCGGTAAGCCGTATTGATATTTCTTGCTGAAGCAACCCAGGGTAACATCATCGAACGCACGGTAAAGCGCTTTGTAACCTTCGGAGATTTCACGGACTTCACCTTCAACTTTGCCCGTATAGATCTTCTCAGCCGCCGGGATCATACGCAGCAGCCAGCTGTACTCACCTTCTTCCGGTACGTCGATAGAAATCAGCAGAGACGGATACAGTACCTGTTGCAGGAACTTGTAAATCTGCTCGTTGGTTTGAGTGGACAGATCCAGCGGTGCGGTAACTTCCGGATCCAGTACCATCGCCAGAGCACCCGGGTTATGCGGACCAATACCACGGGCAGCGTTGCTGATTAAAGACTGTGCCCACGCCATACCGCTGTTCAGCGTAGCGATGGTGCCAATCAGCCCCAACACGAAAGTGTTCGGCGTGAACGCATCCAGCTCCAGCGGGTAAGCGCTGGTCATCACGTAACGCGGCTGGTATTGTACAGTCGGCGGTACCGGATAACCGTTAACCAGAACAGGGCCTTGGTTGAAGGTCGGGTTCTGCGGGCTGTAGGTCAGGTCGATGTAACCGGTGGTGGCGACCAGACGCTGTTGACTATCGTAATCGCTCATCGCTTGACGGATACGGTTAGAGATAGTTACAGTGATGTCAGAACGCACAGGGTTACCAACAATATCGCTGTCCTGCATACCGCTGGTGTTATACTGAACGCTGCTGATTGGCTGATCGCTTGCCATCATGCCCAGGTTGAACTGCGGCAGACCCAGTTTATCACCGAGACGGATTTCGATCGCGGTTTGGATTGCGTTATCTGCAGCAGACAGCAGGGTGGTTGCCAGATGCGCAGATTCAGCGGTGATTTCATTGGTCACCACAGCCAGACCAGCGATACGAGCAGTACCATTAGACTTACCGCCAATAGCTGCATACATTGCCGCCATGACTTCGTTGATGAACGTACCGTTCAGGTTATCAACCCAGGTACGCGGTACCAGAATGTTACCATGCGGACCTTGTTCTTCACGACGCGGCAGCGGAGCCAAACCGGCAACCAGCGGAAGCACATAACCAAAGAAGTGGTTATGGTCACCAACTTTTGCACCACTCATAACGACCAGGGTCGGATACGGTACGCTGTACTGGTTCGGGTCAACCGCAACAAAGATGAAGTCGTCTTTGAACCGGGTATCTTCCAGATATTTCTCCATCAGACGACGGAGATTCAGTACCTGCTCGGAGCCAGTATTACGGCTAATACGACGGCTCAGTGTACGGTTGATCGTACGCATCGTATGAGTTACTTTAGGCTGGCCAGCAAAATCTGCAGCGGTTTCCAGCGCCTCATCAGCACGTTGTGCGGTGCGGGTTTCAGCTGCACGAATTTCTACATTATCGTTACCGTTATTACGTACGTCTAAGCCCATTTGGGATTCCTCTTTTCTTAAACTTTATTAAATGACGTCATTGAATCAGCTTCTACTCGCTCATTCACCTAGGTAATATAACCCTGAAATTTTTTTCAATATTGGTGTAACCACATTGAACGATATAAACCCCTAGGCGAACGCTGCCGAGAAGCAACATTCTTTCTACATATAATCAGGATATGTCTGTAAACTTTTACTTCTCTTATTGAGAGTAATGTCATATCCGTTTACTACCTTCTTACGGAGTTCGTATGTTTCGTGTTTTAAATAACCTCCCGCGAACATCATCGGGTGTGCAACCCGTCCCTCAGAAAGACTATCTAATACGCGAAGTTCAAAGAAACCTACAGACAATCCAGAACCACTATCAAGGTTTTACCTTCGCGGTTCAGAGCGATCACATCCTTGCGTTGCTGCTCGCACAGCTCCCTATGAGATACGACATCTCAGTACAAACTTACTACGACATGATTCTCGATCTTACCCCAGAATTGGGTAATCGTGTCAAGTTGACAACATCAAGATACGCGGGTAAGTTATTCGACGGTGCTTTCTATCCGGGACTGCACGAAGCTATTATCGCAACCGGTGAAAGTCGTCTTATTTCACGTGATGTTCTTGACAACTGGCGTAATTGGTCACCAGTTAGAATCGTGACGCACCCATACGCAAATCTTCGTTACATTCCTCTTCACCAAAAGCAGGTTGAAGAAGGACGAGGTTTTGCGGTCATTATGGTTGATGTGCCTTTGTTAGCGCTACAGTATCGAATGTGGTCTTTGGTCATGGGTCATAACGTCGACGGTAAATGGGTGGTTAAAGAACCGGTTACAAGCTTCCTTGCGAGTTTTCCGTTGGTTAACGCATTATACTCACACAACGATGTTGTTATACGCAATCGTTGTTTGTGGGTATCACCGGCTAAGAATCCACTCAAATCACCAATTTACGTTAACGACCTTGATAACGTATTCAGCCAAGTCGTTCTGTCCGTACAGCATCATTTATTACGAAGAAGACGAAGCTACACCGATATGCTTAAACAGATACCGAGTTTATACGGGGATCAGTACCAAGCAACCCGAATGGGTTACACCGTCGATCTTCGACAAACACGATGGGCAAGGGATCTGGGTTGTCTGTCATTATGGCAACAACTCGTCACATTGCAAAACGTATCTGAAAGCGTCGGGTTCAGCAGTCAAATCGATAACGACCTGTACCGTGCTGCTGACCGTAGTCTAAAAGAAGGTAACTGGGAGTCCTCTCCGTTACCTGGCGATTTAAGACGTGAAGTTATCGCACAGGTTGCCGACCTCTTAAAAATTCTTCCCGCCGGTGCATAATCACCCCCCTCTTCCCTTGCATCCTCCCAACCCGTAAGGGAAGGGAGGATGGGGTGGTGGGTTATGTTATTCTGCGGTTTCTTGCTTCGGTAAATAACTTGCTGCAATGTCTTGGGCTAACAATGTATTGTTTTTATTCGAGATGAAAATACCGTAACTTTCCATTAACGCGTAATACGAACGAACGAGCGTAGAGATCAATCGACGAATATCCATACCTTGAATAAAGATATCAGGAAGCCCGGAGGCTTCGATCACCGGTAATGGTATCGTTAAGTTGCTTATCGTTTTCTTATCGTTACGTACAATCCAATCACGGAAACGTTGTTGTAACCCTTTATCCTCCCAGGAATCAATCCAATCGTTAAGAAGCGTTTTGTTCTTCGTCGCCAACGGCACACGAACCCCAACATAGGGCGGTTCCTGGCAATGGCCGTACGATTGAGCAAACACCTCTTCCCACATATCGTAAGACTGTTTCGTTACCGCAACATGTGGCTTCACTTTAACACGTGTTAAGAAATCGGGATCACCTCGTTTCATGGACTCAACGATTTCGTTTTCTAACGAGATAATATCATCAAGAACCAATCGAATGCTGATCTTCTCGTTACGTAACAGCTTATCCATGATACCACACATCATGCGTTCAACACGTTTGACGATCATTTTTGGTGCTGACGCGTCACGCATAACCGGACCTTTCAATTCCAGCTTCGGTGGGTTGATAGGAACCCCCTCACGCATGGTCATGTAACCGTAATAGTTTTTACCCATCGAGGTTAACGACAGAATCAAGAACATATATTCGTTCTTCATTTCCATCACGTACATATGCTCTTTCGCTACACCGATATTACCAGAACACATCGCCATCAGATGAACCGTAATCTGCGTAACCAGATAGATAAGCGTATTTGCTAAGCGCGTCGAAACTGGATTGATCTCCATATTTCCAAATCGCCACTGCACCCACTCCTGGCAGGTAAACACCGTCGAGTCGGTATCAGACAACACACCCACTTCACGGATTGCTGATGGGAAAGCATAAACGCCAGCCGGTTGGTTCTCGGTACGCCAGAATGCCATAATCAAATCTGCGTAGCTTTGAATACGCTGTAGCATTAATTTTGTCGTCGCCGCAGTAAGACGATAACCAAGTTCATTTCCTTTTTCTAGCGCTACGTAAATCGCTTCCCCGTTCAAGAACTCCGTGCATTGTGCTGTAATCCAAGCGACCGTGTTGTTATCCATGGAAGCAATAATGGCTTTAGCCTCTTCCATCGTTTCAACAGGTTCGGATGCCAGCTCACATAACGAGTCAAGAAAATCTCGAACAAATTCAGGATTAAGCTCACGTAACGAGTACAGGTTATTGCTGTACATGTAGCAGGCACGTTCCAACGGTGTTAAACCGGTAATTAACTCCCGGATAGTCAGTTCTTTCTCTGGGTCGAAAGTATATCGATGCAAGCATTTCGATACGTTAGCCCAAACCTCTTCCGGCGTAGGGTAATGTAGTTTGTATTTTACCATTACCTGCTCAATGGCTTTGCGATCGCTGTTACGAACAATACTTACGATGTTTTCAATTGCGATATCACAATCGTAATAATGGAAATTGCCCGCAAGGAAGCGTTCGTTGTTCGCATTGGCTGAACCTGAAGCACAGCGACATGTTGTCGTTAAACTTGGATGCGCGATCGGATTATAAAAAGGGTTAAACTTGGACGCCTGGGTTCCTGACAAACTGTTGTTGTCTAACTTGGTGTTGGTTTGTCGTTTATCGTGTAACTCAGCTTCGTCTTTACGTCCGTGTGCTTGCGCTATCGACATTTGTTTCTTTTGTTTCTTACGCAACTTACCGTTTTCAACCGCGAAGTCGCTTAGCACACTGGAACGTGTTTCACGTGGATAACAGTTAGCCCATACCGGCGTGATAATTAAATTATTTTCTTTAATATCATTGAAGTATTGGCTGAACTTGATGACTTCTTTTTCACGATTTCCTTCGGTACGCTGTGTTAATACAAGACAGTCGGGATCAACCATCCCGTATTTTCCACCGGGACGAACCGTATCAAGGACAAACTGCAACGCTTCCTGCTGTGATATCCCACGCATGCGCATTAAGAACAGGGTATAATCCTGTACCGCTTCTTTGGTCATATCCAACGTACGACCATATCCGTTTTCATCGTAAAAGAACGGATTTTCCATAAATCCTCCAAAAGTTATTTAGTCTGTCTACATCATCTCGTATATCTGTTAAAAAAGAAGGACGGCATAAAAAAGAACCGATCCAGCCGAAGCCAGATCGGTTAAAAAGGATAATAACTGACAGAAAGATATCGATGATGTTCGTGAAACAAGATCTTCTCTCGTGTACAATGATGCTAGATCAGAGGGAGGTTGTAACACGAGAGGTGGTTCGCCAAAGAAGGAATAAAAACACGAACCTATCTTATTTCACTGATGGCACTAACCACTCAAAATATATAGTACTGTATGTAAAAGTTTACTGATTAATCAAGTCGTTAGCAACAATCTTGGTGTAACCTGCCTGATTAAGAATCTGATTAATTTTCGTTACGTCGGTCGCATCCTCAATAACGATGCTGGGTTTATAGATCAGCGTCTTGGTAACGACGATTGTACTCTCCTTAATCCAAGGAATCCCTAGAATCACATACTCGCCATCGGCTGTAATGACCTCGACGTAATTGTATTTCGTCGGATCGTTCGGTACACTAGACGGGAGCCGGGAATAAATCTGTTGGTGAATGGCGTCTACATCACGGCCGTTGCGCACAGCCGTACGATAGTTGTACACGGCGCTAATTTCTACTCCGTTGAAGTTAACCCCAAGTTCTGGGGCGTATACATCAAAACTCACAACAGAGCCAATCTTTTCTAAATCAGAAGCTGGCATAATAGCATCCTTTATTTAAAAATGTATTCGTATCCGAAGGTCGTCGCCGACCAGACCCGGATAGATGATAGTGTTCCGCCACGATAAAACGTTTTTGTGAATTCCATATCCTGGGCAACACGATAATAAACACGTCCGATAATACGCACGATAAGGTTTCGTGATAACGATCTCTCCTCGCAGTATTCATCGATAAAGTCATCGTCGATATCCGATAAGACAACATCCGCAATTTCTTGCAGTAGGTTCCTCATCAGCATCTGCCTTCCTTCGGTACCCCACCCAGACAAACAGTAATCGTCTTCTGCCTGACTATAGATGTCGTTAACCGCCTGTTCGAGCAGTTGCTCAAGATAGTAGTCATCGCGTTTTATAACGTGGCGACGGCGCTCAGTGGCGTATTTTTCCATCCTGTGTTTCTCTTGTTCGGCGTATGTATTAACGACGCCACAGTCTTTTCTGGATCGTCCCACAATGCACGACGAAAACTGGATACTACCATAACGGTAGGATAGATTTGTACAACCTCCCATCCGTAACGATGTGCGTTAGTCGTACGTCCGACATTGAACAGACATAGCTGATTTAAGAAACAGAGCTGCATCTTCGTAAACAACACCATGTCTTCACGTTTAACGTATCCGAGGATATACGCATTCTCGAACGCCTCGCGTGACAAGACGGGACGATTAAGATACCGCAACGACAGTACCAACAACGTTGTTATGCGCAACGGATCTTCTGGGTCATTCATGGTGCTCAGCTCTGCTTGTAACCAGTCAGGGATAGTAACCGTCAGACGATAGGTATCTGTTCCACGATCAACCACATTCAATGTTGAAAAAGGCAACATATCCATGAATTCCTTCTAGCTCGAGGTTGTTCTCGCCGGTCTTCGGTAATAACCCACTGGCCGTTAACATCTGCGTCATCGAGTAGTCAAAGCACGGAAATATCAGGTTAACGGTTTCCTGGATCGCGTCAACATAACTATAAATGGCTTCATAATACTCACCGTCATGATCTACGCTAACCAGTTCCTGACACAGTTCTTCGCTTATCATTTCATATACCGGTGGATACCACGATTGAAATGGTCGCTGCATACGTAACGACCAATACTCGTACGTCGTATACTGAAGCACGTCATAAGCCGATACGTTAATGCGGTCGAAGAAAGCATACTTGTCCATATGCTGATACAACATCGCCAGCACGGTTTCCAAGCACACCGATATCCGCACGCCGTCATCTTTCCCGTTAAGAAAATTAGGTTTCTGCCGATAACGCACAAATGCCGACGGCTTTGATTGCATTATTCCACCACCAACCATAACGTCATACTCGTATCTAACGTAAAATTGAAATGCCACCAATCTTCTACACGTGGAATCCACGTACGAAGGATTTGGTTAACTTCGCTTCGCATCACCGATAAACGACAACGAAAATCGAACTTCTCATCATGACCGTAGTCTTCATGCATGAAAACTTCATCCAAAACGAACTCAAGTTGCATGTCGACATCACGGCCAGAGATATTCCGTTTGTACAAATACAACTCAATCGTGTCGTAAAGCAACGTATGAATATCATAATTTCCGTTCGGTGAGAAATAAGGTAATCGCTCATCGAGCATCGAAAACAGATATTCACTGTAGTTTAATAACGGGATGATGTACCGACGCCCTGTCTGTGGTGTGCGAATATGTATCGAAACCTGACTTGGGCGCGGAATAACCGACGGCTTAGAATCGTCTCTCTGAAATTGCTCTAAAGATCGCAACAAAGGTGGCCGCATTGTAACTCTCCAACGCCCAATTGTAAGGCCCTTCCAACATGTGTTCCCATACGTGAATAAACTCACTACCGAAGACAGGCTCTAGTGCCATAGTGAGATTCGTAAGTTCTGACGCGGCCGCATGGTAAGCATCAACATGTCTTTCCATTGACGGATCGTCTTCATTGAAAATACGTTCTGTATCGCCAGCGCGCTCAATAAGTTCGGTAATGAGATCTGTCCATGTCTCGTGACACGTCATCATTTCCTGTTCTCGACTTAGTATGCCGATGTCTGCGTGGACGCTGGACTCGAACCGGTCTAAAAGGACCCGAAGAACGTGCACCTTGTCGATGTATTTCACCGTTATCCAGGAAAGCGGTTGCCACCGACTCAGCATCCATCCGGTACTCGGGAACCCCAAACTCATATAGTACGGGTTGCACCGGACCGAAGACGGAGCGACGTTGTTTAAATCGCTCCTTAAGGGCAAGGCCTTGTTTAATATAAACGGGTTCATTGGCGAGCTGTTCCGCTTTTCGTTTTGCGTGAGCCAATCGAAGTTCTTCCAATTGCCCAAGCCATTCAAATTGTTCATCTGTTAGCTCCTGGGGACGTTCAACAATCGCGCCAGATGGGCAGACATTGATCGTGATGTTAATTGACGGCATCGCCATCACTCGAGGATTACTATTACGTACGCGGACAACGTGTTCGGTTGCTGATTTACGATCGACGCAATACTCTGTTTCTTGGAACTCAAATGCTTTTAACGGTGTTGGTTTTGTTTGACGTTTAGGAACGCGGCCAAGATCGACAATATAGGCATAATCGCACACACGTTCTATTCCGTAAATACGGTTATCCGACCAGTTCTTACCAAACAGCTTGTTGTGATGATAAGACAAATATTCGGTTACCATACCCTGGACAACATCGAAGTCTTCTCGAAATTCAGGTTGGTACCAAATCGGGCCGAGAATATCTGCGAACGATTCATGACGATATCGAGGATCATGTCGAGTCCAGGTCATTCTCTGATTAAGATCGAAATCCACCAACAACTCGGTTAATTGCAATTTTTCCTTCGGAGAAAGCTGGCGTTGATGATGCAAACTCAGGCAATCGATAAGCGGTAATGAAACCCACGATGCTAATGTGTACAAATCGATCCTGGCTAATCTCTTGGTCATACTCTTTTCCTAAGTCCCCATTGTTTATACACACGATATCTGGGAATAGTTAAAATATACGGCGTAAAACGAAGCAGGAGAGTTTCTGACGTCATTTTCTCCCTCTTCGAATACCACCGATACCTCTTTCGTCTAAGACGTCCCAAGCACGCTTTATTTCATCCTCCGTTGCTCTGGTATCTGGAGGGACAACCATAACACAGTCGTGGAATGGCCAATGTGTAGGTCTGGGGTTAGCGAACAAATCATCCCATTCAAATGTCCATTCTTTCTTTGAGCGATTGTAGTAGAGCGTAAGGTACGTGTTGGTATACGCCGGATAACCACGCATAACTTCAATATCCTTACGATCTTGCCGTTCCTGATTCCAATCGTTAAACCGCTTTCTTATTTTCTCCCACCACTTTCCCATGCTTTCTCCTACACGGCATAAAAGCCTGCCCCGAAGGACAGGCTCGATAGAACTTAATAACCATCCAATTTCAATGAAGGATGGTTGACGATATGTGCGTGTTTTGCTGGGTCATATAGCTGATATGGAAAATAGCCATGCCATTGACGGCCTTGGCATTTCGTACACAGGAACTGACCAACACCTTGTCGATTCTCGTAAGCGAGTTCGGTACTATCAACATGTCCGCAACGTTCGCAGATAAACAGCGACATAGCGCATCCCCATTCACTTGAACCTTTTGGTTCGGCATTAGAAAAGCAAGAAACCGCTATTCTTCGCTTCCGCTACAGTTTCGTCACCAACTTTCGGTGCTTGTTGACGTGCGTTACGATGTTCGATGTAACGTTTCGCTTCGTCAGCGATTTGTTTGATAATACCCCCTAAACGATCGGTACTTAAAACAAACGACGTCGCTTCACGAATCGGGCTGCTTTCAGGCACAAAACCATCACAGCTATAAATAGCGCTAACACCCATGACTTTTGTCGCGTCTTTCGGATAAAGCGTACAGAAAGCAATCGGGCTATCGTTCTCTTTCGTCCATTCGTATCCCATGAACGTATTCAGTTCGGTGATCGTCGGTTCCAAACCGGTAACACGTGGATGGTTTAAGAAGTTTTCCAGGTCGGCGCTGTCAAGACGACGGTTCTCGCCAGAAAACAGAACACAAAGCTGGCTAATAACAACCTGCACGTCCAGGTTGACATCCTGCTCCGATTTCCCATTTTCGCCATTCATGTGATAGCTAACAATCACTGGACGTTTCAACCCTTCTGCAGCCGCCATCAGTCCTTTGAAGGTGCGATCGGCGTTGATCGTCTGGCGCTCATCATCGAACGAGGCAACGATACAACACACCACACGTTCACCGCGTTCCAGCAGGTTAGCAACCAACGCAGGACCGGCAACAGAACCTGAACCACCGCTCAAACTAAAGACCACGATATTAAATTTACCTGGCGTATGCTTATTGAGAATACCTGGGATTTGTGAACAGATCAGTTCAGCGTTCTCATCACGCTTCTTACCAGAACCGTCTAACTCACGACCAGCTGCATCTTTAAAGATGTAAATATGATCGTCGCCCAGTGTGCTATCGCGTAGGTTAGCGCGGCTGGTATCAACATACGTCATGCTGTGTAATCCTTTCGCGACTTCGCCTTCAAATGCTGAGCCGATTTCGCCACCACAACCACCGACAGCCCAAATATGTACTTGGTTCTCTTGCATGTGAACTCCTAATTTAATATGTATTTAACGCACAATGAATCTTTCTTTGCTAAAGGGGTGACCCATGGGTGCTATTGACTACAGTGTAGATCGTATCTGTCGTACAATACCGGCAGACATCCTACAGTATTGCTATATCGATCGCTACGACTGGCGTAATCGCTATCCTCGTTCCGTAGAAGACATCATTACCGATTGGGTAATCCGTAAACGGGTTATCGGCGACATCGATATCTACGGGGGACTACAAACCGTTATTCCCCTTGATGATGCCGGTGTCACTATCGAAGAAGTCACCATCAACTGTTATGTTTTCCACATTCCGTTGGAAGCCACGCAGGGACGTTATATCACGTCTGCATTATCCATTATCTCAGGGAGCGTGAACAACTACGGAATAAACTATAACGGGCAATGGGGCGCTTTCAACCAAACCCAATTTCAACGTCAGCTTTGTGGGTGGAACCCCGCAAGCAACACGTTACAGCAAGGGATGAACGCGTTCGGTCCCATGAACGTTCTTAGTACAGCCAACGTTGATATCATCGCACCTAACACCATCATGGTGAACAACGTCACGCCGGTACAATTTCCCCTGAGCCTACGCTGTTTCCTTGCCCACGATCCGGAACTTACCAACCTCAGCATGGAGGTTTGGAACGACTTCTACAAACTCTGTTTATACGCCACACAAAGTGACATCTACAACAGAACCGTTATCCGTCTCGATAGAGGTGTTACAGCACAAGGACAAGAAGTCGGTGCATTCAAGGAATACATCGATCGCTTTGCCGATGCTGAAAACACATATCAGGAATTCCTGAACGAAACGTGGGCTGGCGTTGCTGCCTGGAACGATCCACAAACTAAACGTCGCGCCATTCGACTACAAACCGGTTACTTCTGATTAACGACAGCTTCCTCCCTCGGCGTTTTCGAGGGAGGTATTTGCCGTTTGAACACTTTCAGCATGTTCGCAAAATCAGCAGCAATAATACAGGCCGAGCTTGATAGCTTATTGCTGAAAATGAGATCGTCCGGTAAACAATCGAACTGAATACCGTATTGCGTCTTTGTCTCATCAACGATCAATGATGGTGTCGATCTTGTCTTCGCGATGTCGGTGATATACAAACGTAAAAATAATTCACCGTCTTCGCTATCCATAAAACGATAAGCGTTACCAGAAAACGCAGCATGCGGCGTAACGATAAATTGAACACGATCGTCGGTCGGATGGATATTTAACCAACGTTCGATATCATTACTACTCACATTTCGCATATTTACTACGGTAAAAGCAAATAGCGTATCGTGATGTTTGGAATAATGCAGCACATACGCCGCATCTTTCTTTCCGTGAATCCCTTCAATGTATTCTATTGTCGTATAGCCGGATTTATATAGCTTTACTTGCGGTTTATCACTCATCATAACAACCCTTCCCGTTTCATCGCGGCACGCATACTTGCGTAAAGCGCATTCTTCATTGCACCCGGACGCAACGGATAACAAATCTCATATCGACGTCCTTGTTTTACAGCAATTTTCCTTCCGTTCAGAAACAACGTGCCGTTATCCAGCAACAACTCACCTTGTAGTACCATGAGTCCTGCTTTAACATGACGTCCTTCTTCTTTAGTTAAGACCTTATAGCCGTGTTTATCCAATAACCACAATTCGTAGATACCGTGCGCAGCCTTCGGCATTACTTTCTTCTTCGTCGTCATGGAAGATCCTCCTTAAACTCCTTGTCGGATCATCACCAACCGGAGCATGTTGTATTCCAATGTAGCGCTTTCTAATTCGAATTCATATCGATACCAGAAATTCGGCTCTAATTGACCTACAACACATTTACGAACATCTGTCTGCACCTTCCTCGACAACACCTGTAACAGTTGTGTTATCTCCGGCTTGAAGTAATACGCCAAACCTAACTGATCAGAATAAAACAGGCCACAATCAAAGATGGCCTGTAAAATAACATATTCAACCATCAGGTGACGCGCATCGGGGTCAGGGAATGGCGAACGTAAAGCGAGGTCTAACACATCGACAATTGGGCCGACATAAATGGCGGCACGGTACTCACGAATAACACTGATGTTATCCATGATAACCTATTCGTTAACTGTCGCTTTCTGATGTATCGACGTAGTTGAAAATACGATCCCGTAAACACTCGTAACGAGGCAACGCACTAAGAATGATCATCTTCAGCTGCATCGCGATCGATACACGTTCTTCATCCGACGCATCGTCTCCCCATTTACCCGGCTTAACCTGAATGGGTTCGTGCGGATCCTGCGGGAATATAAAACTTAACAACAGATAATCCGTACGGAACTCCCATACTTCTCGACCGTCGTTATCGGTTTCTTTACGCAACGTGAAGAGTTGGCGTTCGGTGGTTGGATCCAGCATCAGCGGTCGGCCACGAACAATCTCCAGTTTACGTGGGCTGACGAACGTCGTACGTTCAGGAAGGTATTTTTCAACATCATCCGTATCCAACAAGAACAAAATGATATCGTCGAAATACTTCGGTGCGTACGTGTGTATCGGTTCGCCGTCGCTATACGAAGAGATCTCTTGAAGTATTGGTGTCTTACACGAAAAGTTCTGGCACGAACCACGGGTTATCGGTAAGGTGGTCCATTGATGTTCTGTAGACAATTCAACAGGCACCAACGGATAATCATCGATGAAGACCACGCACGTTGTACTAATGGGTATTCTTCCATCATTACCTGGTTCAAAAACCAAACGTATCTTACCGGTAATCAGCGCCATCTCATCTGGCATTAAATGGCTTGCTGAACGAGCAAGTCTGAAACCGCTCGCCTGTTTATAAGGTTCGGGTTTATAGCCACGGACAATAAGAGAGACATCCGCAAGTTCAACGCTCACGAATACATCTTTGGTGTCTTCATTGTTCGTCGTTAACGTCATTGTTCATTTTCTCCATTGCAACAAATCGTTCAAGCTCGCGTAATAAACGCTCTTTTAACGCAGTATCAACTTCCGGAGCATGTTTATCACGATACCACTCTGTCCCGTTGTATTGCAGGCTAACGTGCCATGTTCCTAACGGGCTTTCCTCTGCAGCAGCAATGAAATTCTTAACGCCGGTTTTGGTAGGATACTCCATGATAGGAACAGCCTGCTTCAGATCCATTACGGTAAGATCCTGGAAGTTATAATCCAGAAGCGTTAATGCACGTTTGTCGCGTAACAGTAACCCGCAATCTAAGATAGTGAAATCGATACCCCAAAATTGTAGCTTACCACCCGTACTGATAGGAATATGACCGCGATAGACCGCGAGATAGATCTCCCCTTTATCGGTTTCTTTATTGTATCCTGCGATGAATGCTGCGGTAATTAACGGCTGATCGCCTTTCGCAAAGAAAACAGGATGCGTACGATAAAGCCAATCATTACGAATTAAATCTGATACTTGACCTAAACGTGCCGTAGGCACCATTGTCGATCCTAAGTCACCATTACTAACTTCGAATTGGTAATATTCAAACAGAACACCGTCGACTTCTTCTTTGGCGTATGGCTCACGAGCCGGGTTAGCGAGTAGGTAACGCAACTTGCTATCGATTTCGGTTACGCGTTCCTCATGGGTATCCATACGACTAGCGACGACGAAAGCGGCCAGATTACGTACGCTAAGGAACACGTCGTCTTTCTCTTGGTCAGTTAGCCCTTCTTCATCTGCTATCGTTGTCCAATGCAGTGGTCCCTCCACCATCTTTAACCATTTGTCTTCACGTTCTGGGTAAACAAAGGGTTTATGTACAGGAACATTGGTATGCTGAACGCGCAATAGTAACGAACAAGGGGATTGCATTATCGACTCCCATGGCACTATACCACTCGTGACAGCGATGACGTGACGATTAAGAACAAGAGAAGCTGAATAGGTGATGTTATCTAATCCTGGTAATTGATCCATGATAGGAATCCTTAGTATGTTTGATATGTTGTTTAATTGACATATTAAGTTTAAAAGAGGTTATGTTTTACGTAATGTTAATAACGTATTCTTATCTCTATTAAGTTATGTTCTATCTAAAGATAGTAAACAGATATAATGCTCCCCACCTCCCCATTCTCCCAAGTAATACTGGCCTACCGGCCCTCTCCTTTTTAAGGGAGAGAGTAAGCATTCAGTATTGCTCAAATGAATAAGCAAAACAGTATAAACTTACCGTCTCGAGACAACTCGAGACGGCGTAGTAGTATCTGTTTATCTCTTTTATGCTAACAGCCTATTTCTGCATGAACCTTTAACGATTCGAATACATCTTCCTTCTTTGTCATCGTCTTGTATAAACGCGATTGAGCGATGATCTTTATCCATTGTTGGGGATCGTGTAAATTCACATTTTCAAAACGGGGTGGGGTATTATCTCCGTCGAGTCGGATATACCCTAAGAGCAATCCTTCATGGTCTCCTCGACGGATTTCGATATGTGGTTTGAGGAAGACACGATTGTCTGGTGGATACCAGCTTACGGTGTAGTAATGGTTTCCTGAAACAACGAATTCGTGAACGATTTTTGTCTCATCGTCAATGACCGCATTTACGCTGGGAATCATTAATTTTTGAAGCATGGGACATAAACCTCCATCAACATCGCATAAAGCGCACCAAGCCCATGCAGGACTTGGTTAGGTGCAAAGGTCGGAGTGTAACATACTTGTTCGGTTGGTGCTTGTTGACGTAAGTCTAACGGATCTCCGTTGATAAGCATCTGCAGGAGATCAGCATCATCTTGCAATGTGTCTTCATCGATATACGCATCAACACAAAGCAGTCGGTGTAACTGTTCGGGTTTAATTGAAATACCTACAACCATGCAGTTGTTGTAGGTGGCGTTGTCCAGAAAGAAGTGGATGACGCCTGCTTGAGGATCGCCACCGTAGTGAAGCCAACGCGTAAAACCAGCCGACATCATCCATAGCGGGTTGTGTTGTAACGCACTGACGACACGGGTCTCGAAATCCAAACCAAACTTCTGGAAGATTGCACCCATCTGGAAACGATCTTCATCGAGACGGTAGCGGAATATACAGGCATCCGATCCCGTTGAGTTATCGTACACCGAAAGATACCCACGATGGATTTCCACGGTAACATTGTTATCGTCAAGCGTAGCGCTCGCAACGCCGTTAGAAAAGGTTGGAACAAAGCTCATCTTGTAATCCTTAATTTACCTGAATGAATTATCGTTGATGGGTCCACGACGCGACCATATTTCGCGTTACGTAATACACGATGCCCAAAGAAGTCAGCGGTTTCCAAAACAACCGTATAACAACCCAGCTGATGTTGATGTCCCCAAAACCGTTCAATGGGAATCCAGCAGGGCGACATGCCTTTGTGTCGCCAATCCGTAACACAGCCGAATTCAGCAAACTGTTCAGTAAACCACTCGTCAATGTCGGTATCCGTAAAGAGAAACACGTGGTTTTTAACCAGATAAGCGAACCCAGGATAAAAAAGCTGAGGGTCATCTGGGTCACGGAGATAAACACGAAGTTTGTCTAGCGTACCCTCGACAACGATCGTATCGGGTAATCCCGGCGGCGTGAACCGAAGTTGGAAGTTATCCTCGTTTGCCGAGGCGTTAACCAAATACCCCAATTGAAGGGGCCGATGCAATTCGAAAAGGTTAAACGTTAATGCATATTCGATATACTCTAATCCTATATTCATGTCTGACCTATGTGGTATGGACGGCATTGCATTGCCTTCCGCGAGTGTAATCAGGAAGGTAATGTAGGTTTATTTTAATCTCCATTTCGCGATGATATGACAGTCTTTATTACGTTTACCATCTGAGGGAGCATGCTCATGTCTTCTATTTTACAGGTGTTTAATGCGCATGCGGAAGGCATTGACATCGACGAGTATTTTGTTAATCAGGTTATCCGTTACGCGACACGCTTCCGTACGCAAGACCAAGAACACATGCGTTTTTTCGGTGGGGTTCTGTTAGGTGTACAGAAAATCCGATTCACAACAAGACATAACGATACATGGTTTTCAGACGTCTTGATGATGGATGAAGAAAGCTTACGACGCGATTTGAGTAAACTACCCTTCTACAATACGCAGACCAACCGTGTTGCCTCAAACGCCTTTAACCTAAGTTGCTGTTGGTTGCTTTATGCGATCTTCCACAGCAAACAAATCAAAAAAGAAAAGGTTCGTGAAGCCGGGATGCTTGCAGCAATGCAAGTCCTCCATTATAAATTCATTTGCGGTCTGGTAGCACGACGTTATCCTTATAACGCTGATCCGGCTATCGCTATTAAAGCGTACGATGAGTTAACCCTCAAATCAGGCATCAAGCGCATGAATAGCTGGAATGAGTACATCGACGAACGCTGTAATGCCATCATTGCGCGTAATAGTACACATTTCAGTCGTTGGTCAACCCTGGAACCTGATAGCGTCGCCGAACGTTTTGTGCGTGATGTGAATACCGGAATCCGTAAGGTTATCAACCGTATCACCGATACGTACTACGCGATGTACGAAGAAGGTAAGAAGATAGGCACGTCTTCTCAAACTGTAGAGTTAGACGATGGTCTCGCTGTCCGCGATATTAAACGCAACGAAACCACTTATCGTCAATATCTGTTCGAAATCGCTTATGACCGAACGAGTTTCGTTAAACGCGAACTCATGGTCGTCATCCTTGACGTACACCATACTACCAATCTTTTATCCCTTGAGCGAGCGTTAAGCTATATCAGCGCTAACGTAGAACGACCGACAAGAGACGGAAAACAGGTCTCTCAGATGTTGCGGCTTGTAATGGAGCATGCTATCGAGTATATCATCTTGAATAAGGTCGATATGCGCGATCTTACGTTCTTATTCTACATGCGTAACGTGTACACGTCTAACCGCACTAGCAACCCGAAACTGTTAGAACTGCGTAAAATTGGCTCTGAAGTCATTAAGAAAGCAACCAATGCGAGAAATGACGCTGAGGCTGCGGCGACACGCACCGGTGTCTTTCTGTATATCCTGCTTCGTGTGTTTAGCCGTAACTATTACGTTCGACGTGCGATGTCACGTTAACAATGTAACGGTAAAACTTTACTGACGTTGGTTATTATTTGAAGCATAGGGCTTCACCCAGGAGTACCATCCCTTTAAGTCGTTTGTCCTCTCCTGGTTAACTGTCGTTCTCTCACAGTGCTCGACAGACCAAAAATGCTCAGGCCTCATAGCCTCCTCTGGGAATGGAACCCAGAGGAGGACTATGTTTGCCTTAAAATTCAATGCGACCTTTTGTCGTAAACAATACACCTCTTTGCCAACAGAAAAGATCCTCCGATTGAGCGCAAACACGAATACCCGCATCGAATAGATGTTTTGTTCTAGCGCTTAAACAATCAGGATCTTCTACATACAACAGAAGACGTTGGCATTTATTTTGAATGCGTTCGACAAGGATGTTCTTATCGCTTAAAATAAAATGCGCGTTATCTGTTAAGTTATCGTCGGTTTCCAGCTGCTTGACAAGTTTGATTAAAATACGTAATTGCTCAAGTGTGTCATGATCAAGTGAATCACCCATGGCGTACCTCAACGTTATACGTCGTTTGTATTATAATACGCTATCGTCTCCCCGCCTGTATTAACGGGGAGTCTGCAAACTACTCTTAGAAAAAACCGCCCGGACGGTATTGACCCATCGTCATCCACGCATTACGAGAAATATTCCGTTCATTCGAAGAGCGGCTTATTTGACGATAAGTATTCGCTCGTTCCTCCCTTGCTTTCGTGATCATCGCATCAATAGAAACAGCCGCTGAATCTTCCCCACGTATTTTTCCTTTATACGTAAGAAGCTCTGCCTCCAATCGATCCAAGATAAGGCCGTTGGTTTCGGTCTTAAGCAACTCATAGATTTCAGCAACGCGTTGACGAAGCTTCGCCTGCTGTTGGTTAAGATAAGCTTCATACGGATCGATTTCACCCGTCACAGATGCCGGTAAACGACTCATGACTTTAAGCGGATCGATACCATAATGAATCTGTTTCTTAGCGCGCTTGATGAACCACATCGCTAACATCCAGGCGAACGTCATGTCGTCGTGCATTCCATCCTGGTGATCGACACGCCCATCTTTGATAACCAATCCAAGGATCTCGGAACACAACATCTTATCACGTAATTGCCCGCGGGTTTCTACAATACCTTCCATCAAGATGTCGGAATACAACTCCATACGTTTGCGTGCATCCGTTGTGAAGCCCAAATGCCGTTTACGTTGAGCATACCAACTTTCATCACGCATGCTCAATGGTAATTTCAGGTCTTCGAACATCGCTGGGTTATCAGCATGTCTGTCCACAATTGTGTTGTATACGCGTTTGAATACGTCGATGCCCGCTTGTCTCAGGAACTCTTCAATTGCGTCTAACAACATGATTGCGCTGCTTTTACGTTCAGGAATCAACGTAACGTTCTTAAAACGCATCATGAAGTTGGCCATCCAACGAGCAAAAGAAAGCAAGCTCAGTTTATTAAAACGTCCTGTCGCAACAACTTCTGCTGTTTCTACATCCACCATCACCAAACCGATAGCGTCACGACCTATTGCATCGCTGGTGTCTAAACCAGCAACCACCTTATTGTTCTGCATGTATGTCTCGATTTGACCTCGAGGTATATACCAGTTAATGCAGTAGCCTTCAGGTGAGATCTCGATGTGGTCGATTTCACGTTGTCCTGCCATGATCATCTCAACCATCTCAGCGGTTAACGGGCTTTCTGCTGAACCGTTGGTCCAGATGTTCATGTAGTCGCGGTCTTTCTGAAGTTTATCACCTTCCGTTTCGTTCATGGTTTTTGCTAACCATTCATCACTGAATCCCAACTGAGCATGGTTCCATTGTGCCCCGATCCTGACGGTCGCTTTGCTGAGCTCGCACGGTACGTTGTTCAATACCGTCTGATGCAGATGCTTTTCGTTACGGCAGTCAAAGAAACTTTCAGAGAACGGCGCGGAACGCATGAAAACTTCATAAGCCCATTTGCCTTCGCGTTTATCCAATTCACCTGCTGTTGTCGTATAGATGATACTTGTCAGGTCGCCGTTGCTTAATGCTTCATCGCGTGCCGCACCCATCGCACCGATACCAGCAGGAACAATAATTTCGATGTATTTCGTAAACGCGGTTTCGTCGCTATGGAATAGCGGGGTTGTTAGACCACGGCCGATGTTTGTTGCTTGTTTCTTATCCGAACGTGGAATCTTTACCGATAACTTGTTCTTGAAACGTGTGTAGGTTACGTTCTCTTTGTTCGATGAATCCCGACTATCCAGCGTCCAGAGATACGCAGGTAACAGATCGCGTATACTACGCACGTCTTCTACCGTTTTCGTACGGGCGTCACCGTCTTTTGTTAATTGAATAACCTCGGTGTTTCGACTACGAACATAGGTTAGATAACAGAACAGTCCTAACATGGTCATGGATTTACCGGTCTGACGTATCTGTATCTGATACCAGTTCGTTCGGGTAAATATCCCCCAGAGCATCGGAATGTTACCGCGGTTAGCACGGAATGAAATTTTGTTATCACCCGCTTTAGCCGGAACACGCATCACTTCACGGAAGAAGTACCATGGATTAAGATAGCATTCCGCACTGATCATCTGAATCTGTTCTGACGTCAAATTCGGTGCGTGGGGATCAACACCAATCAATCTTGGGTTTAATAACGCCATGAAAAACGCAGAGTTCCGGACACCGAATTCACGACGATACAAGATCGCTAAATCACGCCAACTTGTGTTTGTTGTTTCCCAGTGTGGAACAGCCTGAGGAAAATAATCCCAATCTTCCTCAAACAGGATGATTTTCTTCGGATCGACAATCGACATATAAACTCCTCCGATGGAGGGTGCCGGGCACCCTCCATCGTTGTATTACCTTATGCGACTTTACTAATAACGACTGCAGTGATACCAAGATGTAGGTCGACGCCATTCTGTACTTTAATCCAGCGGATATACAGGTTAGCGTTATCCTGTCCCGTACCACCTGGGACGTTATTGTTCCTATTCCATTGCGAGATTTCGAAACGTTTCTGCACGTTAGGACCAACCATGATTTCAAAGTGAGTCGGTTCTGGTGCTTTCGATTCCGTCTTCTCAAGATAGAGTGGATGTGTCGGGTAGTAAAGTTGGTTCAACCATTCACCCAGATCTGAGTGTTTGTTCGTCAAGTCAACATACGCGTTACCAGCAACATCGTAAGTAAACAACGCTTTCGTGTTACGACCGTACACATCCGTTGTCGTCGGTGTTGTTTGCGAGCTGAACGTTACTGTCCAGTAATCACCGGATGTCGCCGAACCTGCTTGCAGTAACGTCATTCGAATAGTCTGCGTATGACGTACGCGTTTGTAAACAGTAGGATCGACTTCATCTAACCAGATGTTGTACGCAAATTCCTGAGGTTGTCCGTATTTCTTCGGATTAAACTCAGGGCTGTTCAGCGCCAATTGTACTTTATCGGTTACGTTGTAGTATCGTTCACGGTCAACGTTGTACAACCAGAACACCAGCTCGTATCCCACCGCATCAGATACCCATTGTGGATAGCAGAACAGTTTAACACTGTATGCCCCTTTCGCTTCTTTAGAAACGACGGTATAAGGTACGCTGATGTGTTTCACTGCGCCAGGTAACGCGTAGGATGTGTCCTCATCATCGTCCAGGTAGTAGTGTAACGCCAGCGGGTGTTTGCTGTTGATAACCTGGGACGTGAAGACGTTAAGGCCATCCAACACAACCTTGTTGCCAGTAACCGGCCAATGTTTAATGGATCCGTCGCTGTAGGTGACTTCAGCTTGAAGGTCAACGGAATCCAGGTTGACGTTGATCGGCAACTCAAGCAGTTTGGTATCGCTGCTGTTCAGCCACGTTGATTTCAGTCGTACCCCGTCTTCCAGAATATATTTAATACCCTGGTCTGGTGTGCGTACATAGTCGGTGATACGAACGATCATACGTTTCATGGATAGCGGCTGTGGACCATCGCCATAACCTACCACCATCACCTGCTCAAAATCTTCGACGGGCTTAATGCAGTAACCTTCGCGGGGTGCCCAGATAGCTTTATTCGTTCCGTCTTTGTAAGCGATAAGCTGACACGGAATAAAGTCACTGATCTTATTCCCACTGTTGTCATACATCGCACTGATGATTTCGCCTTTGGCGCTGATATCAGAACCACGGAACACGGCGATACGTCGAATATCCGAACCATGCAGATGGAAACGGCGATCGATATTCATCGTAGCAGGGATCGTGTTCGTATTAATCAATACGCGCCATGTATCGTACGACCATGTCGGATCAATACCCTCAAAGGTTGTCGTCCCATCGTCCTGACCATCGAACGGAGCAGAAAGCTGACCGATAAGTTTAAGGGTACTTAGTTTAGTGCGATCGTCTACGGCGATAACACGATATACTGCGTTGGTATCCCAGTCTTCAACTTTATCGTCCACGTTGGGAACGTAAAGTTTCCAGTCTTCTTCAACGCCATTATAGATCTCTTTATACGCATAGGTGGTATAGCGTCTGTCGAGATCCTGAATAGCGAGTTTATCCGGATGCTGTTGTGCATAAAGCACCGGATTGGTAATCTCTCTTCCCATTATCACTCACCTTTGATTGTGTAAAACTTCGTGAAGTCCACGCGATCTTTCAAGAACTCACGACTGACACGTTCTAAGAACCGCAGTTGTTTAACCGTAACTTCGAGCGGCGTCCAACTGTCATGTGGATGAATAGAAACCATACGCCAATCGTAATTACATAACGCAGGATCGTAGTCATAGAACCATTTATACGGCTCCATGAAATCCATCAGTTTAACGTCCTGCATATCAGGATCGGGATCGATAACACCATTGATAAGATCGTACGTTACGGCCATCAGCGTTGGACTGATAAGCTGGTATTTGTTTTCAATCGTTACCGGCGTATCGTACTTCACACGAGGGAAATACAAGGACATATAGTCTTCAACGCGTTTATCGGTTTCAAGACTTTTGTCGCGTAGATAATACGTGTCTGTGTTCACGAGACCACGGATAGGGGCAATAACGTGGTAGATCGCATAAGGCACCCCATCGTTGACTTTGATGTCGGCAGGGTATTGCGTGTCCTCAGCTGTAACCACTTCGCTACGATCGTAAATACGTCCACCAACCACAATACGAACAACATGATCGTCACGAACATTAAACACATCGTCGTAAGAAAGCTGGTTATGCATCGTCCAACCGGTATCGTAAACGGTTTCACCGGTTAAGTCCGTACGTGGAAAACCAGTACATCTCACGGTAACCGTGTGCGTGTTCCCTTCACCGAAATACCGTTTCGCGTTGATCACGATCGTTGGCCATTTTACGATATAATCGATATCGCGTACCAAGCTGTAGCTTTTGGTTGCTTGCTCGTCACCTAACCATACTTCGATTTGACCGGGTTCGAAAGGCAGCGGATATTCAACATCAATACCCGTCGTAACATCCAACCATACAGTGTGATTACGATGTTGTATCGTGGTCTTATACGCTAAGAAGTAGGTGTCGAACAATACTAAACCGGTTTGCTTTCTTCCATCCAGCGACCATTTTATTACCCCGTTCTCTTCCGTTACCACAGAAGCATCGTCGGTAACATCCTTCCAGGTGTTCGCAACAGGTTGTCCGTTACGAAGGTTTACGCTATAACAGCGGTAACTCGCCCATTCACGGATTGGGACGTCGGCAACACCCATTACGTAATCAAGCGTTCTCCCACCAACACCCGATCGACCCTCAACATAGGACGTGGTTTCATATTGCGGATAAAAATGTCGGCCCGCCGGATGTTGCGTGATACCCAATAATAGACCGTCACTGTCGTACTCAAAGAACGTCGCATTTGCACGCAATCCCCATGGTACTTCAGCAGTAGGTGTACCCATATCGTCAGTAACGCGTTGTGGGCTATCTGCAACCAGTTTTGCCATCGCGTTATACCCGTAAGCGGAGGTCACCATGTCGATCGTGATATTGCTTTCCTTATTACGCATGATGCGCGTATAATCACTGGCTTCAAGGGTACGTGCAAAGAACTCAGGTATATTAGCGTTCTGTTCTAACATTGCACCGACGATGACGTCGTCTGGAAGTTTATACAATTCGTGGATGCGGTTATGTTCGAAGGTTAACTGCGTTTTCAGCCCACTATCGCGGACAACCACTTCCAGGGTTAAATCACGAAGCGATTCTGCTCCATCAACCCGTTCAACGAAGTAGCTGACATAATCAACAGGAATCCCGTAATCACGATGCGTGAGCATGCGGATACTATTTTCCTGGTTGGTGTGGTAATAACGCCCTTTTCCGTTAGGCCCTTTCACGTAGATATCAACGTCATCACGATACCGGATTTTAGTATCCGCTTCATCTTTCGGCGGATGAATAAGATACTTCACTTTTTTGTCCAGATCGCTGTTGTATGTTTTAAGATCTTCTACACGGAAACTATAACGATGAACAACTGTGCCATCATAGATGACCTGAATGCTATCGCCGATCTTAAAACTTGACGGTGGGATGTCTTCAACCGCTTCACCATTGATGCTACAGTGCGTCCAACCGATCCCGGTTTCTTGGATCTTTTTACGCCAAGCGTATAGCTGACGCTGCCACTGTAGAACCTGCGTTGAACTGGTTACAATCCCGCCAAGGACATGCACCTCGCGTCCCGTCGGTTTCGTGTATGACGGATAGCCTTCCGCGAAGTCAGCATTGAGATAGGTGCGCCAGTAATAATTGCCAACGCCAAGGTCAGCGATATTCGGTTGGTCGAGCACACAGACCAGCATCGTTTCGTTTTCCAGATTACCCGTCCACGTTAATGTCAACGGGAATTCTTTACCGTCCTCGGTATAGATATTGTAATACGATCCCTTCACTTCACAGAACTTGCTGAGTTCTCGCCACCATAACCGCCCAGCCCCGACATTAAAATCCTCCCCCATATGTCGTCCAATAACAAACACATGGAACGTATTCGTATCGTCAGGAAGATTGAATGTACGATGCCAAGCCGTAAAGTTTTTTACTGCGCCGGTCTTTCCGGTAATACGACGCATCTTGATACGATGCTGGTTGTCCATTAATGGACGGCAGTTCACATTCAGCGCAGCATGATTTATCAAGTATTGCGCTGTAGGATTAGAAGCGTTCAACACCACGGCATGCCTCCAGGAGGTATTTCATGTTGGCTTGGAAATCATTGACATCACGCGCCATACGACGCTGATCTGCCATGAGACGAGCCAACACGGTATCACGGTAACCACGATCGTGGTCAGCAGCAGAGCATAAAAGAATAAATGTTGGTGGGTGCTCTAAAGCAATCCCGGCAACTTCTTTACTATAACCCCCAACCCAACTGTAAGCGGTGATTTCAAACAACAACGCCTGGGTTAACGTGTTCAAACGGGGACTGATATTACTTTCTTTTAACGCTGTTACAAAAGCTGCCATGTTAGGGATGTAACCCAGGTTTTCGGTTGCGATACCGATGCTCGCAAAATCGTAACGAAGCGTTGTCTGGATGGTGCGCACCATAGTTAGTCTTTCATTATTTGTAAGGCTATCTTTAAACAAGCAAAGATAATACCATGCTGTTATGATGGCAACATCACGACGTTGTTGAAGGTCCAACCCTAAACGCTGTGTGATTTGTCCGCTAATCCAATCACAAAAGACACGCATCGGGATAGGGCCAAGACGTTCAAAAGGGCGTGTGCCCAAGGATTCCCATCCTACCTGAAGATACGCACGTGATTGAAGAAAGTTATATTCACGTTCGTTAACAACGGTAGTACGCGATCCTGGGCGTGAAGTGTCTGTTGGGGTGCGTGCGTAAGCGCGTTGGTCGATAACAACGCGCTGTCCGTCCATCACTGTTTTAATGACCAGCGGATGGCCGAAAGAAGGGATATCGTCCAACGTATTTTTGTTGCCGATGACTTCGAGAACGGGAGTGTTTACGCCACTTTCTTCACCGGGTGCACTTAACAATCCGCCGACGTAAGCAACTTCGATAGCGGTTCGGATACGGTCAATGCCTTTTAGTTTTGTTCCAACAGTTGTGTCGTAAGGAGAGATGAACATATGTAATTCCTTTATTACGGCATATAAGAAAACGGGTTAAGCACACAGATTTACGCATAATTGTAATATTTTACGTTATGCCTATGACATTGTGTCACGTGTGCAATTATGTCATACAATTTCCTTAAATTAAGGAGAGTTCCATGAGGCTTAAGAATAGCACGCCTCGCGCGATTTTTACGGGCTTTAAAGAGGGTCTTACCACGGATCCGGTTACAGCCCCAGAGATCACGCCCATTCACCTCCCGTATGTTTTCATTCAGGGTGGTCGTGGTAAAGAGGACACCTTGCTGTTAACAGGGGACGCCCTGTCTACAGTCTACGGTGAAGATATGCTGAACTACCGCAGTAAGTACGCTTCTCCAGCAACACTGATTGCTCGTCAGGCTGCTTCTACAGGTAGCGCGATCTTCACAAAACGTTTGGTTGCGCCGGATGCAACGGCAGCACGCATCCGTATCGGTGTTGAAGTGGTCGCCGATAAACTGGTCGTTTACCAGCGTAACGCTGACGGGTCCTTTGTGAAGGACACGCTCGGCAACAAAATCCCTGACGGCGATAAAACCGTTGACGGGTTGAAAATGCGTTGGGTTGTTAACCACGACAAAGATGCCGAAACACCTAATGCTTTCGGTAAAGATGAAGTGGTTCTCGGACAACTGACTGCAACTGGTGGTGCCCAGAGCAACTACTATCCTATTCTGGATGGATTGGTGAGCTGGCGTGGTGCTGAAGGGGACAACATCGGCATACGTCTGGAAGCACCGACCGCGCTGAGCAGTAACCCTACCCGTACCGATATTATCGAACGTATCGGTGCTTTCCTGTACCGCATTCAGTTCGTGGAACGCAAGTCTTCACGTACTGCGCCGACGGTCATTCGTACGATCAGCGGTATGGAACAAGAAACCTTCGCGTTGCAGGAAGGTGTTATCCAGCCTGATGACGAAACCGATCTGTCCTTCGGTAAAGTGGTCGTTGACGCCTACGAGTATAATGAGACGGGTAATACCCCGATCTTTGCTCCGATGGATCAGATGCATCTTTATCAGAAGAACATCGATGACGTCGTCAAGATGCTGTACGAATCTGAACGCAAAGTTAACAACGATCTGTTAACCGACGTTGAATTCGTCGAAGGCCAGATGAACATCTTCACCGGTGTTGATTACAACGGCATCCCGTATCAAACCATCGAAGTTCTCGATGCGGATCAGGGCGGTGCTATCTTCGACGGTACCAGCACCTTCTACGCGATCGATGGTAGTGACGGTGACGTAAACTGGGATACCTTCGATGCGTTAGCGAAGCAGCAGTTCGAATCGTTCGGCAACATGGGCGAAGATCTGGAAGACATGGCTTTCTATCCGTTCTCCATCGTGTATGACATTGGTTACAAAGTCGACACGAAGAAAGCGATGGCAAACGTCTTGTCTCTGCGTCCGGATGTCATGATCATTGCGTCAACCCATACCTGGAAGGGTGTGGAACTGAATGTCGATGAAGAAAGCTCCATGGGCGCAATGCTGCGTAACTACTACCGTCTGCATCCAGAAAGCGTGCTTTACAATACCCCAGCTTGCCGTGCTGCTGTATTCATGCAATACGGTGAAAGCATCGAAGCGCCAAGCCTGGGTAAAGTTCCGTTGACGCTGGAAGTTGCTAATAAACTCGCAACTTACATGGGTGCTTCGGATGGTGTTATCCGCGGTACTCGCATCGATAACAACCCTGGTAACGTTGTCACAACGATGCGTAAAATCAACAAGACGTATCGTAACGCAACGGTCCGCGATCGTGATTGGGAAAACGGCTTGAACTATGTTCAGACCTACAACCGTAATTCCAACTTCTTCCCGGCTTGGGGCACGATCTACAATAACGACCGTTCGGTATGGCGTTCGTTGATCAACGTGATCATCGGTTGCGATCTGACGCGTGTCTGCTATCGTCTCTGGGCAGAAACCACCGGTACTACAGGAATGGATGAAACGCTGTTCCTGAAACTGATGGGTGAACGCTTCCTGGAATACACCACGGGTCGTTACAACGACCACGTGACTGTTAAGGGACGTTTCTACCTGGATAAAGAAGACGGCTATAACGGCTTCAGCTATCACGGCGATATCAGCCTGATCGGCGATCCAGGCATGACCGTGGGTACGTTTACCATCACCGGGCTGCGTCGTAACACCGAAGCAGCAGAAGCGGCGTAATGAGAGGAGTCCATAATGCGTCCTGATAATACCCTACTCGGTGAACAGGGTGTTGGTGCTCTTAGCAACGCGGCTATGGTCGATATTCGTGCAGGTGCCCAAAACGGGTACATCAGCAATATCGGTACGTACGTTGCTAACGCCAACTACATTCCGAACCAAATGTTCTGTCTCCTGCTGGAGGCACCACGTGGTTTCAACTATCTACCTAACCCGGATGTACAGATTGGTTATCTGAAGGCGCTGGTAGAAGAGGTTGCGCATTCGATTACCGGTCTGCAACGCGGATTGGAAGTTGAATTCGTTAGCGTCCCGGTTTCTGGTTCCGGTGAAATCCAGGAAGAAGTTTCTGACGTTAAACGTCCTCGCTCTAACCCGACTTTCGGGATCTATGAGAAAGAAGGTCGTTCCGTTAGTTACTTCCTGGAACAATGGATCACGTATCTGTTGATGGATCCGGATGCCAAATATCCGATGTTGTCGTCTATCGTATCCACCGGTGGTCCAACCGACCTGCTGGCGGATTATCGTAGCGCAACAATGCTGTTCGTTGAACCAGACCGTCAACACAAGAAAGTGGTTAACGCCTGGCTGTGCACGAACATGATGCCTCACGGTACCGGTGACTGGACATCACGTCGTAACAAGAACGATGCGCCAAACGTGGTAGAATTGAGCATTCAGTTCACAGCGTTAACACAGACCAACTACGGTGTGCGTGCTTTTGCACAACGTCTGCTGGATAAGATGAACCTGCTCAAAGTGAACCCGGATTTCCGTCCGGCTTATCTGAGCGACATCGATCCTGCTGTGGCAGCGCAGAAGGTTGGCTATACCTTCGACTTTGATAACAACGATACCTTTGAGGTACCGAATACTTATCAAAACGTAACACCTCGCGTGTAACGTAAAAAAAAAAAAGCATATTAACCTCCCTTCCTTCCCTAGCCGTCAAGGCCGGGGAAGGAAGGTTTATGGTTTATTTACTGTTTGTTCGTGGCTTCACGAATGAAAATGACATCAGGATATTCTTGAGATTCAATGAATTCAGGATTACGATAACGACGAATATGACGCATCGTTGTACAAGCAAGTTTGTAAAGATGTTCCTCCTCACGTTGTGTTAATAACATCAGTTGCGCGTCTGGAATCACGAATGGGAGTCTTTCATTCACATATTCTCGAAGGTCATCGAGATCATCGTGATGAATGCCCTCTGAGAGCTTATATAACGCTTCCAGCAATTCTAATCCGCCGAACTGGTAACTTCCTATTGTCGTCGTAAACAATGCGCCAGAACGCGTGGTGGATGCTCTATCGGCGACATCGTATTGTTCTAACATATATCCGTAGACCATGCTACGTCGATCCAGTGTATCCGTAACGAGATTACGCCACCGTTCCAGTCTTTCGAGCGCTTTGTCGATAGAGTAAACGATCATGCCATGTTCATCCAACTCTTCCGCAATACCCAATAGTTCGTTGTTGTTAGGTTTTGCTGCACCGATAAGAAAAACACTCATTACTCAAACTCCTTATTCCAAAACTCGATTAATGAATCGAGCTGTTCCTTACTGGTTATCTCACCTCCCCTAACAAAATGAAATCGTTCTTGAATGGCGATCTTTTCAAGGATATCGGTAAGCAAATGACGGTGACAGAAATTTCCTGCAGGACAATAACACCCTAACACCACAACCGGATGGGAGAATAAAGCCAACCATTCCGGTGTATGATCAACAAAGCTTTTACGCATAAGCGTGTAGTAGCCTGCGGTATATTCATCCTCGGTTAACGTTTTTGATTTGATTCCTGTAACAAGTTCCCATGAAGGTGCGAAGAGCGGGTTACCTGTTTTCACCGTCGTGTCCAGTAGGAACGCTCGTGTGTCTGAAAGCCAACGATATTTGGCTAATTGAAGGGTGTATAAAAACACAGCGCTAACCCCAAAGGATAAAAATAAAACCTTGACATAACCACCACCGTAGCCCTGTATGGGGCTACGGTGGGGTCATACAGAGAGACGTGTTAAGTTACAATCAGTCTTTCAGCAGCTCAGCCGCATACGCGCTGATGTTGTCGCGAATATGCTTAACCTGAGTTGTCGGGAAAGATTTCTTATACGCGGTAGTCAGGCGTCCGTAAACCTGTTTCTTCTCGTTAGAGCCGAAACCAACTTCAGCGCTGCGTTGAACCGTTGCAGACACAACGTCTTTGCCCAGCGGCAGGGTTACAGAAACAACGTCAACCTGTTTGTTATCCGCCATGAACTGCGCGCCAACGCGACCTACCGCCAGACCATGAGCCAGACCGATATCGGTGGTCAGTTTCTGTGCTTTTTCCAGGATTTCTTTTTCTTCCGGCGTTACCAGAGTACCCAGGAAATCACTACCTAACTTCTGGCTACCAGATTCGTCCAGTTTAATACCAGCGGCGATTTTATCAGAAAGAGCCTGAACTTCCGGACGTACGTTAGAAGTGGTTTCAGTCGCTACGGTGGTTTCTACAGCTTCAGACATGTTAATACTCCAATTAGTTTTTTCGATCGATCAAAAGGATAAAATCAGAAGATTCTTTCTTCATAGGGAAAACACAAGTCGGTTAAGGTTTACTTCTTAAACTCCTTGCGTTCTATCAGTTAGGTAATATAGACCTCAACTTTTTTCCAATAATGCCGCAACGTTCCGTGCGAAACGAATTACCTTGTAATTGCGGGTCTGTTTGATATCTTCTTCCCCATCACTGTCACCTTCAGACGGATCTTCCCACATGAAGTCTTGTTCGTCCGCTTTCTGTAAATAGCGGTATAACTGCACCATGCTGCGTGCGGTCGGAGAGATAGCGCGAAGCTCATCCAATTCTTCATCAGTCAACAGAACATGCGGTGAACGCAGTGGTTCCATTGTTGTATTACACAACAGACGAATCAGCAGATCGACGCACGGAATAACCGAACCTGGTGAGGCGATTTCTGGGTGTAACGTATAACCCCAATATACGGTGTTAAAATACGTCAAAACAGCAGGTAGTGACGGATGTTCCATCGCACGGCCAATTTGTTGTCTTACGATAGATGCACGATCGTTCAATACATCGAAAGTAATCTGTTGCGGTTCCATAACCGCAAGTGAAATACCGTACGCGTCAGCCACACCCAGGATTTCATGAAGGGTCGAACGTTCTTCTTCGGTGGATATTGTCCCGATCGCCTTACGCCCCGCAAGGTCAATCAGCATCGGTGAAACAGCTTCTTTAACCGCATTAAAAGAAGCCTGGTAAGCGTGTTTATGAATATACAGTGTCCACGCTAATGCGCGCTCAGCCGCATGAAGCAGATCGACATAAGACAGTTCTTGATGGCATGGGCCATACACACTCACAGCAAGCTTGGTGGCTTTCTCAGAGGCTTGCATAATAACATCTGGTGATTTAGGCATATCGCGTTCTTCTTGCATCTTTTTAAATTCCTACTTAACAATAAAGTTCATATACGGCGTATGTATCCGTAGAATAATGGGTTCTGGTAAGATCTTACATCAAAATGACGGCATAAAAAGTACCTCCTTACCCATGTGGGTAAGGAGGTTCGTCCATCACGACGAAAGGACGTTATGTGACGCGGTGTCCATAACGGCCCTGGTAGCAGGCATTAAAGATAACAAAAAGGATGTAAGTTGAGCTAAACCACCTAAATACGGTAACGATTACTTCCGTACACAATATAACGCAACATCTTTTTTACCAATGATTAAAGCTGCCCGCTTTAACGACGTCACAGCGCAGATGGTTACGTAACTGATCCAGGAAGACAACCGGACTGTCACCAGACAACATAGCCAGCGCGTGTTGGCCACCGGAACGAACAACAAGCTCATCAACCATTGGTGCTGTAATCGGGAGATCATACGCATCCATGATTGCCTTGGCTTCCTGTTCTACGTCTTTCTGGAACCCTTCCATCGTCGGAGAGTCATATTTGGTTGCAAACTCGATCCCAGGTAAGTTAACGTAATCGTAAGTCATGACACGGGTCATAACACGACGGCGCTCACGTTGCCAGATCTGAGGATCGGTTAACGCGCGAACCGAAAAACATACGTTCACTAGCGGTGTTTCAAAATCTTTACGTAATGGATCACCGTACGGTCCGCAAGGAATAACATCCCCCATCACCATCACGACAGGACGACCACGACGATCACGTCCAGCTTCCTCTAACCAAATCTTAGAAAAGCAATGGCTTACCTTCGTTTCTTCGATTCGTAATGCCCGCTGCAAAAAGCTGGTTGCATCCTGACCGATCTCTGGTTTAGGGTGACCGTATTCACCTTTCAACGAACGATTGCGTGCGTTTGTTTGCAATAAACTGTTTTCCAGGAACAGCGGTTTCGAACGCTCAAGTTCGTAATATTCTTCGGTATTGTTAAAACAGTTAAACCCGCCTATAACACAGGTGTAGGCACCGTCAGCATTAGGACGGATAATACCTTTCTTATTCACACCAAGATAACTGGTGCAAACAAGATTACTAATTGGTGGTTGCATCATAACCCCTTTATAAGCAACTGAATGAAAAAAGCGTTACATTCCCGCTTTTACGTCAAGAAGGTGACGCGTAAGCGTTATATCACCATTCATACGATCCGGCGCACTGATGCCCCAACAGTACCAACGCGTCGTCTTTGGCAGCTAGGTATTTCTCTAACGTTATCCGTGAAACAGACACATTAGAGAAATCCATCACACCTAAGCGATGATCGTAATGGTTAATTTGCATCCGGTAGTAACCTTTCTTTACCACCAGAAACTCGCCTTGACGCAACCATAGCGGAACGTTGTCAACCTCCGCATGGATATAAAACACTGGACATTCTGTCGTAACGGAGTTTTCCTTCCCATCGCTATCTGTAATCTTCCCTTTGGGAACAGCCGCGATAAAACATTCTCCGATACGCTCGGTTTGATACCCGTTTGGATAGCGCGGATCGTGAAATAACCAGTGCTCATCGCTAATATCAACATCGGATAATAACGTACGATGTGGACGTAAGGCGATATCAAACGGAACACGATAAATAACGTACCCGCCTAACCAATGGGCTAAGTGACCGCCAGAAAAATACTGCTTGATTGCGGTACTGTAACCGTATATACAACCCATCAAACTGCTGGATACACAGATCCTTGGAAACGACCCGTCTTCCATACGCAAAGTACGTTGAGGGATACGTGGCATCATCGTTTTCAGTTCGGTATCGGTGCTGATGTGCAATAAACCGAAAGGAAGCGTTTTACTCGGCACCCACGCACAACGTTCCATAATCGCTCTTGGGACAATAGTCTCGATAGACGATAACATATCACCCCCTCAGAATCGCTTCTGTTTCGCTGATCGTATCCGCAGGATAAACCAAACTACTATCGATTGCGTTATTCACGTAACCACCCATTAAGTTGGTGATGGTGTTTGTGCCGCTATCGATAATGTTTCGTAATCCGATGTCGATGGCTTTTAAGGTGCTGCGTTCCTCATCCGAAAGCAAACGCCATGCTCGACGACGATCGTTGGGGTCACGTGTGGTGATAGAAGCCAGAACAGAATAGATGCTGCTATCCGCATTCAGTTTAACGCCTGCCAATTTCGCTGACGTGTAGAGCAGCTGATATTTTTCTTTCTCAGTGTACCACCATGGCACCTTACCGAGCGTATAGATCTCGTTATACATCAGCCATGGGAAAGAGTTTCGCATCACGACATCGGTCGACACCAACACCGTGTCGCCGGGAAGAAACACAAATTCATAAAACGGCTGGCCATCCATGGTAATTTCACGGATGTCAGAAGGGTCGATATGGAGCTGGGTCAATGCGTGGCTGACACCATACTGACCATCAGGAAGAATAATCGGGCAGCACGCACAAACCCGGTTCTCACTCCCGATGATAGATAAACCCAATCCCTCGTAACGGACGGGTGTCAGAATCGAACACCCGCCACGAGTAACAACAGATTTATCTTCTTGTATGTCCCAGTCCGCAAGCACCGCAGCACCGTTGCGGACAAGCGCCATTTACACCTCGCTAATCTGGATAACGTAAAGCTGCTGGACCACGTAATCGGTGGTCAGATGCATCGTTGCGATGGTTGCTGCTTCGAACACCGTGAGTTCAGGACGTTCACGCATAATCAAATCGATCTCATCGATAAGACGGTTAACGCCTTGAGCGTCTTCATGATGCATCGTTTTCACGTACAGCGTACGGAAATACTGCTGGAAATTAGCTACGTCGGTATCGGTAAGGGTAGCAACTTCACCACGCACAATTTCCATGACCTTCTTACGGGTATCTTCATCGAGGTCCACAGTAATCAGATCAGCAAATACACCCTGCAATGCCAGCGCATATGCACGTAAGCGGTTTGCGGCTTGCTGGCTGGCTTTCATGTTGATGTAGTTACGGTAATGCTGCATGAAGCCTGCGCCGTTAGCCAGCAGCTCATCTTTACTGATGAGTTCGCGCTCTAACAGGACAGCTGCGGTTAGTGCTTCCGGTGAACCGCCTTCTTGCAGATAACCCATGTAGACATCCGCGTTAACGAAAATCGTCATCGTTGACGCATCTTCAGCACGTTGAATCTGAGAAGCTGACGGTGCAGAAAGAATCAGTTCACCACGCTCCATACGCAGAATACGATCACGACCGACGCGTGCCATCCCGTTGATCGCCGCAGCACGAGCTTGTTGCATTTTAGCGCGGTAGTTTTCAAGCATCATGTCGTTGCCGTCCTGGATGTCTTCCAGCAGGTTAACGGCCCACATATAGCAGAGGAATGCAGGAGTTGCCGCAGCGCGGGAACCGTGGAATGCAACGTTATCGCTATCCGGATATGTAATCAGATAAGCGGTGTTGTTCGAAGAAGGAGCGGAACCACGGAAGAAATAGTTGTAGATGTCTTCCAGTGCCTGATCGCTCATCCCTTCCGTCGCTTGCTGTACAAAACGATCCAGGTTTTCATTACCGGTATACAGCAACGTACGCAGCTTGTCACCAGTGATAAACGCAAGCTTTTCGGTTGGGGTGAAATCGTTATTAATCGAAATCAAGCCATTGAGATCGTAATCGCTAACTAAGGCCTGGTACTCTTCGGAGTTATAAAACTCAGGATAGTAACTCAGACTTACCGTCGGGATCAGTTTCGGTGCCAGGATGATCGAATCGATACGTTTTTCCAGTTCCGGGTACAGCGCACGGCATTTCGGCAGGATGGTATTACGCGCCAACTCTTTGGCATACACCACTTTTTCCACCACGTCTTGAACTGCGGTCTGTAAAACTTCATCGTGGATATAAACCTCGCGTTCGCTGGCAGGTGCTACAACGCCATCTTCGGTTTCATCGAGTGTTTCAGCAACAACCATACGTTCAGCACTAAGTTGCACCAACGCATCCGCGTCTTCCGGTGGCTGGTTCCAATGCATGGTTTCACAAACCGCGGCTAACGGGGTACCTGGAATCGCAGCGACGATTTGGTTACGTTTGATAAACCCTTCGACAATAGGCTCAACAGCATAAACGGTTTTATTGGTGATCATTACTGCGCTCCCTCCAACGCATTACTACCTACGGGTTCTTTGGTTTCCAGACGGCTGTTTAGGCGCGCAGCAACCGCATCTTCCAATCCCAACGGCATAACCTTTTTGTTCACGTCAGGATCGGCGGCATCATTACCAACGGTTTGACGTACGACCTCAGCAACCAACGTTACCGCGTTCGTCAGCGCAACAAAGCTCGCTGCCCGAGCCGTGTTAAGTTGTTCTTGGTTCATTCACTTTTCCTTTTAATGTCAGAGCATCGCATTCTTGACATACGTCAAGAAGGTACTGCGTTCAGCGAAATAAACGAGCAGGGGCATGAAGCCCCCTGCTCTTATTTGGCGTCGTTAAAATAAATATCAACAGCTCGTTCCGTTGCGTAGAGGAGACCAAGATTCACAGTCCCAACCACTTCCGGTGAACCGATGATACGGTTAGCGATACTGGTGCCACTGAAGATAGCATCAAGGGTGTGCCCGTCTTCGGTTTTGTTCACACCATGACCCACGGAAGAGACAACGGATTTCGCTTGTGCTGCGAAGGTACCTTTATCACCCATCCCCGCACCAAGGTCGTAACGCATGAAAATACGGATGGCGATCTGGTTCTCGCCTAACGGATTACCGTCTATTCTTACGTTACTGTTGTTGATACGCCCCGTTGTTGCTTCGTTGAGTTTCAGTTCCTTAACGCGTTTAGCTCGTGCTTTATCCGCATCGCCGACGAGCGCTGCCATGGTTTCACTCATATCCTCAATCTGAGCGCGGTACAATACATCGATCTGTACAACTTCACCATGAACGTCAGCACGTGGGTTATACTGACTCATACGCCGTAATGCTTCAACGGCTTCCTGACTCTCATCACTCAGATCGGTCGCAATCGGTTCTTCCAGTGTTGCAAGGATCGTTCGTGGTTCAACATGATCGCCGATTTTCACGAGACCACGAATGTTGAGATGGGCGTCAACGATGAGTGTACGACTCTTAATCGATGGTGTTACGAGACGATCGGCAAGATTGTCGAAGATATACGAACTGTCCTCGTGCGTCTCTGGAATATCCAGAATACCGACAAGAGACAGAACACCTGCGCGCCAAACAACCTGACCTGGGTTCCACCAATCGCGTTTAAAATAAAGACGATGGAAAACCACCACATCCTGATCCTTAACGCGATCCCCGACTTTATAATCGGTAATGAGATCGTGAGGATAATACTTACCTGGTCCTTTCCCGATTATCGTGCCGAGTTGGAAAACCTCTTCTCCTAACTCTGGATCGTCGTATTGTATCGTAAGCGCAGTTTTGGTGACCTTCTTAACAACACCATCGCCTTGGGCAGCTGCTGCGAAGAGTTTACCAACACGATGCGCGATGACTGTCTCGCCACCCGTACGCCATGGTTGTACATCGTAACCTTCAGCAGCAATCATGCGGTTGTGTTGGATTCCGACAAAAACCAGACGTTTTCCATCGTCACGGTCTACAGCCGGAACAGCTAACGCCGACGTACTCATTACCGATGAGATACCATCTGTCTTTTCATCGAATGGTCGTGTTTCACCATACACCGACACGATATTAGCATTAGGTGCAAGGTAAGCAGAGATACCCACATCCCCACTATCTTTCGTACCCTCTGACACAATACCAACATCAGACTTGTCGTATTCACGATCGCGTGCGCGTCGAAGCGATGTCTTTGAACGACCTCCGATACCGGTCATCGTTGCTTCTTCACCTTGCTTGATATCCAGCATTGGGTTGGTTTCATCAATGACGATAGAAGCACTGTCGTCAAGGATTTGGTTCCAAACGCTCACCGGACTGATTGAGATCTTCTGTCGGTTGCCTTGGCTGCTGTTCTCATTCTGACGAATAGCGCCAACCAGGTCCTTATACACCAATTCAGCGAACTTATCGTACGTTTTAAAACGTTGGTAGTTCACATCGTTCGTGTTAGGTGCCCAATCATCCAGAAGCAGTTCAACAGCACGCAGTAGCAACATGGCGAAATCAGTAGGTTCTCCCATGTTCTGTAATAGCGTACGGCTTACCGGATCAACGAAAAGACGCTCCATGAGTTCAAGTTCGCGTAAATGGCGAACCTTAAGTCCAGCACCATCGACAACGTTAAAATAGATATCACGATTGTCAAAAGCGCCGCGAGCGTAACCGATGTAGTTACGGTACTCGTTAAACCCACCCAGCAACAACGTCGTCATGCGATCGTCTTTACTGAAAATCAAACTTTCATCGTCAAAGCTCACCGCGAATTCATCTGCTGCTAACCCCATACGAGAACCACGAGGTACCGTACGATAGTTTGCTTTAAGATGTTCTAATAACGGGGTAAGTCCGCCCAGATAACTTAGAACAACGCCAACCGGAATACGTACACCCATGAATTCAAGATCGGCGGCTTCGATCGGCATCTTAGCCGCATTGATACCGAAGAAATCAGGGAACGTCCCTACAGGTGTTGGTGTTTGTCCTGACTGACAGATATAGAGCTGATTGCGTTCATCGATCGCTAGGAACTCACCCGATGTGTTACGTGCGAACGTCAGGAGTCCTTCGGCTAACTGTTCGTTGAACCGATCTTCCCCAATGAACTCCGGCAATGTTTTTATATCGAGACGTATATCCCAATCAGCAAATTGGATTTGGGTATAGTTGCGTGCAAGCACAGCGAAGTAATACGGGACTTTGACAGCCGGATCAAAGACGTTACCACGTTTTAACGTTGTTAAGGGTGAGGACTTATCGTAATACATCGCCGTAAGTTGACGTGTTAGCCAACGACCGGCGTTATTAACGACGCGCTCTGAACGTTTAACAAACACCTTACCGTAGGCGGTACTTAATGCAACTTCGGATGATGATACCTTTCTAATAGGTTTATCAACACGTTGTTTACGCATCCGGTACTTGATGCCGTTAACAACATAAATGCCATCCTTACGAACCTTCGGCAACATCACCGGGAACGTGGTTGGGACACCGCCTACAGGGGCCAGTTTAATCGTGATGACTTGATAATCCCCCATCACGTCAACAACATCTTCGACTTTATATCCCGTAACAGGGTAACCTGCTTGCTGTACCGCAACAACGGCAGCTGCGATGTCCTTTTGCATTACATGCTCAACGTAATGTTTATCCCACACCGCAAGCGTCGATTTACATAGGCTCTTATCGACGATAACATCCGCTTCCGGCATAACCTTTGCGGGAGCTAATTTTGCGGCTTTTGGTTTAACTTCAACATACTCGGCAAGCGTGAGTCCAGAACCGTCGGGCGCTTCGATTTCATGAATAGCGTCGGCATTACGCATCGCTGCTTTATATTGGACGCCGCTTAACTGACCCGCATCCGCCAGATCGCTCGCGCGCACCAACACCGCATCCGATAACGACTGAATATATTCACCGTGCGTTTTTGGTAACGTTGCCGCGTCAAAGACATCAACCTTTTCTTCTTCGGTATCGTCGGTAACGACTTCGAAGAGATCGTCGGTAATGTCCTGATCTTCATCGGGTTGGAAATCTGGTTGTACTTCTACCCCGGGTACTTCACGGACATCTTCGAACGCGCGTTCTACAATGGCGTTCCACGCATCAGCGTCATCGTCTTCATCCGACCCACCGACCAACTCCGCTTCTAACTCGTCGGGGTCAAGAACAGTGGCCAGATCCTCCCCGTTAGGAAGCATGACGTCACGATCATCGTACTCCGCATCCGGGCTGTCCGCAAGAATATCTCGCTCTTGACGAAGAACCTGTTCCTCTTCTTGTTTCTGTTCTTCTTCATTCGCACTCTGCGACCACAGACGTGTTACCGCCATCATCCAACGACGCTGGAAGGTTTCAAGTGTCGTTTTATCGAGTTCTTCCCCTTCCTTTACAAGTCCGGTACGCCATTCTTCCAGTAGACCAAGATTCAGCGTAAAGAAGTACACACCGTCTGTAAATACAACGTTAAGCTTATCCAGCGTGGCTCTGTCTAACGAAGCCATCGTGCTGTTCTCACGATCGACGCCCAGCCAGCGGAAGAAGTCAAAGAACGACAGCTCCTCCGGCGTGGCGAAATTCATGAGGTTGTTACGGGTCGGTGCCTGTTGCGTGGTACGCATCAACGAAATCTTCGGCAATGTTGACGGTATACGGAACAACAAAAAGTGTTGACGATCGCTTTGCTGTGCGATTTCGTTGGCTTTCGACCAAATTGTTTTACGCACGTTGAACCATTCATCATACCAACGGGTGAGCGTTGGACGATAGATGTACATGTGGTTAAGATGTGCGTAGTTAGCAACGATCTGAGCGTTGATGTTTTTCTCCACCGTACTTAGATCGGTAACCAAACGAAAACGACGATGCGATGCACGATAATCCAATTTCGCTCGTGGAAGTTGGAATCGTTGATCGCGTCGAGGTGCACCCTGTTTGGTTGCGAGATCATCAGCAAACGAAATCCATAGTTGAGCACTTTCTTTACTCAGCATGTATTCGTTTTCTGGAGGACCTATCAATGAAGGATCCGTTGCGGTGTAATGATAGACAGCATAACGCGGCAGCTGCAATAGCTGCACTAAACGTAATCTCGGTGACAATAGCTCTTGGTAGCGTCTGACACCAAACTGTCGGTAGTAATCAAGGTATTTAAGTTTTGCCATGGGTTAGGCTCCACGAGGTCCCGTTAAGTTGCGTAATAGGAACGCAACCGTATCGTAACCAATATCAATGTTGAATTTATTTTTACCACTTACCCAGAAAGCTCGCTTCTTGTGCGAGTTGGTAATTTCGTCAATAGCTTCCATGGAATAAAGAACGTTAACCGAGACCGTATCACCGTCGAACCTTGTCTTCGCCTCAGGTCGCTACGCTGAGACCGCCTGCATGGATACGTACATCACAGGCTGCTTGCACTTTCATGCAAGAGGAGACTATATCAAACCGTCAGCTTCACTTTCTCGATCATATCGAGAATGCGGCGCTGAAGTATTCTTCAGCAGCACCTGTTACGGTAACCTACACTTCGAAGACGCTTGTCCTCTACAGGGTGGTAAATCCCTTAGTCGTTGAACCTGCGTTGTTTCACATTCTTACAACCAAGAATGCCGTATTGCTACGCAATAACCAGGCTGCTGATTGCCCATTGTCTCGCACCTTAGCACCGCTTACGCGGCTTTTCTTTCAGCCTAAGCCTCTTACGGAGGTAGTGCATCTCAACTGTTGTTTCTGCCTTTCGGCACCTCATGGGTCGTTGAGCTTTAGGGGTTCCCAGCAATTCGTAGGTTTTTCAAGCACTCCCTTTCAGGAATACCGGACCTTATAGAAAAGCTATTTATTCAAGTATCTGAAATCCCACTTATCCTTACGTCTATTATCGCACTTGATGTCAGGATGTCTAACACGGTGTTGAATCGTAGTCGCTGGTAATTGACTCACATTCACAGCCGATTTCGCGCCAAGAACAATTGTTTTTGTGTTGTCCGGACGAGTAACTTCTACCGCTCGATGATGTTTACGTAACACATCACGCCAATACTCACGCCGTTCCGGTTCCGCGTATTCGAGCATATAACCGTTGGTATCGACCAGACCGTAACTCTCGTTTAAACGAGAGGTGGCGGCTGGTCTACTAATACCAATCGCTTTAGCCGCGTCAACCACGGTTTTATACGGGGTCTCATTACCGTCTCTATCTACAACCACAATAAAATCTGGACGCGAATCGAGCAGCTGCTGTCTTCGTTCAAGGGCTTGTTGATGAAGCACCTTATTAACATGTTCGAACCCGTAACCTTCTGGACCGTGCCACCCTGGATTGTTATTCGCTCGATAAAGTATCGTCGCAGATTTCACTCCCGTCTGACGTGACGCCTCGTTCGCACTATGGACAACCGTGGTAGTGCCATCAGGGTGATATATCCGTATCTGGTTCATTATACCAGAACCAACGAAATTACCATCAGCTGATTTAATGTCCGGCCAGGGTTGTGGATCATCTTTGAATTTAACCACCCAACGGTTGTTAAACAATTTGACTTTCCGAGCATGTTTACCTAATGTCGTGTCTGTAACACCGGCTACAGCAGAGGCTTGCGCGATACTAGGATATTCCGTGACCACATCTTCTTCAGTATCCCAAAGGAGAACCGGTTTGTTATCATCACGTAGTCCGGTCTCAACCGCATGTAGAATATTTCTAAGGCGGGTTGCCCATTCTAGATTGTCTAACGCGTAATTCCACTTATCGCCATCAAGATGGTTAACGTCCATCCTATCGACATCAGCCGGATAATCTTTCCACGCTAAGAGCAGACAGCGATGAAGCGATCTTCTCTGGGATTTAAATCGGCAATCATGCTGCATACTAACGAAAACATAGCTATCGTCAACACACCAGTGAGGACACTGACGGCCAGTAATACGGTTGATGATTCTACCTTTCCGGTTGGCCAAATAACGAGTGTGTCCGGGAATGACACGATAACCTGGGTACTTAGCGATTTCGTAAGCAGGCTCGAACCGATAGGATAAATTATCAACATCCCAGTTAGATTCGTCACCATCAACAAACATCGCTTTGACGTATTTCTGTGTTTCAATATCAACCAGGATGTTTTTGTGTGCGATACAAATCAATGCTGGGATATTGAATTCGCGACCGGCTATGATAACCGTGTCGCCATTTCTCGGTACCTCGACGTGGGTATCGCGATACCGTAAGTTTCCATAGCCGTCTATTTCAATCCAGCTTAAAAACGGAATGGGTATAAACTCTTTTTCAGATACTCGCCATTTAAACATTTCAATACCTATTAATTACCACTTTCATATTAATAGGTTTAAAAGTTAAATTTGCCAGAAAACTGGCATTTTGTTAGCCTTTCCTTGATCACCGCCAAGTCCGGCGAGGTATGGCGCAGGGACAATAGTAGTTTCTACGAACGAGGCATTAGGTAACCAGTCGGGGTATTCCCACGCAATAAATCGCTCATCCGTTATTGGTTCCCAGTTACTATCAAGTTCAGTTTTCGGTTTTGCTGCAACGGTCGTACGCGCGTAACAGGTTAACGGAATGACGGATTGCATACCCGATACCGGATAACGTGTTACCATTGCAGCCAGGTTATTCCAGTATTTATATCCTGCGATATACACTAATTCGGTATACGTGATAGGGTGAACATCTGCACCAGGTTTGTTAAGCATCTCCGGAGGTAATTCACTCATACCACGGAATAACCGAAACGAATCATTGTTCACATAGACAAGACAAAGATATCGTCCATTAACCATGATAGGTTCGTTACGCACACCCGGATCGCTTAAGGTGTTCAGTAAGCGTTCTATTCCGTCCCAGGTTGTAAAGTCATCGATGGTGTCTGGATCAAGCGTGACGCGTTCACGTTCCATCGTTTCGGTATCAATAAGTTCAACTTCTGTAACATCACGGACAAATATTTCCTGCAAAATCCCCGTACGTAATGCATGTTGCGTTACAGGGAGAGCAGCTTTACTCATCTGGTATAACCCTAACTGAACCGCGGTACAGGAAGGCTGGTTAGGCGACCCTAGTACCTCCGTTGTGGGGTTAATTGCTGAAATAACGTTACGGGTTGAGTTCCAAACGCGACGTGAACCAAACTTACCTTGGAAGATCCCTTTCTTACCTTGGAACATATCCAACAACAAAGCGTAGATATCGTTAAATGTTCTCTGTAAGCTCCAGCGCTGGCCGTCGTAAACGGGATCAGAATAATCTTTTAATCCATCGGGGACGGTGTTAGAAATTGCAAGGAAACGACGATACAACTCTGTAATCTCTTGCTCGCTTTCATACCCGCCTTCTTTTACTTCTATTTCACGTAAGCCTGCAGGCAATACCAGTAAGTGACGGGTCATCGCTTTGAACATGTTCTCTTCGACAACTTTAATTCGTAGCTCTCGTTGAGCTGAGCCCGTTGAAACGAACTTGATATCCGCGACGTGTTGTGCAAAGAACCCGTATCCTGTTTGTCCTGTTAACGCATCAGACGCAACGAAGTCGCGTTGTTCAGGATCCCAACGAGCGTACGCCTTCCCCGACATGATATCACCATAGAGGTGTTTTAGTCGAATGAGGCGGTCGTAAATGACAGGGTGCAGGATTTCAACTTTACATTCAATCACCGCAAATCGACGGTCTCGATCTTCACTACCCGCACTACCAAAGATGGTGTAAGAATAGAAACCATCATCGTGGAAATTACCGGTGCTTGGGTCACGAATGCTCATGCTCGTGATCTTGGGGAGAAAACGTAACTGCTGTTTATCGAGGTGTAAAATGCTAATGTTAAACGGCTCTCTGACTTTAGCCATGGAGACACTCCTCTTTACCACCACCGGCTGCGGCGGTATCATCTGAACACACGAGAGACGTAATGGGTGATGGCGTCACCCATCGCTTCCTTGCTTGAGGCGAGGAAGTTATTAGGTTACGTACCTGCGTGATAAAATCAAGCAGGCGATGTGTGAAGTTACGCTTCAACATTATCAATGCCGAAGGTAAACTTCGTGCATCACGTTCCAACGTAACATGGGAACGTATCGAACTGGAGGTATACATGGTAGATAAAACCCGTGTTGAGGGTGATGATAATTGGGATAACTGGGATGAAGACTTCTCCCTGGATCTCGATTTTAACGAACCCAAAGACGATCGTAAACCGATAACACGCTTTGCGATAGGAGCGGTTAAAGGTGCTGCTGAGGATCTTACTTCCTACGAAAGAATGAAGGAGATCGCCAGAAACGCATTGCCTAAGGGCTACAGCGACGGTATGGATCTTATCGATTCCGCCGTCGGATCCACGAAGGAACTATACAATGAAGCCGTTCGTGACGTTCTTCCTAAGGTCCAAAGCTCAAAACGGTTAGCAGCACAACTGACCAAGAAATACCGTGCGAGCATGCCCGATTTCTCGAAGAAAATTCTTGAGCAATGGGAGCGAGAAGCCAAGGAAGAAGACGAACGTAAACAAGCTGAAGAAGCCCTTCGTCAACGCATGGCGAGCGCGGGGGACGATGAGATCGCCCGCAAGGTTGCCGAGGCATTAGGCGAATCAGCAAACCAAAGCGCGGATCAGTTTGCTGAACAGCAAGCGAAAGAAAGTATCCGTGACGATATCGCTGACAAACGGTACGCTGTAACCAACAAACAAATGAGTGCGATGCAAGAAGGCGTCGCCAAGATGGTTGGTTTCAACAATGAATTCGCTGCACGCTACATGCGTAAAAGCCTGGAACTGAAATATCGTTCCTTAGCGATTCAACGTGCAAGTTTCGATCAGCATAAAAAGTTAGCCGAAGTCTATATCGGTCTATTACAAAACATCCAGAAGAATACGGCTTTACCTGATGCAGCTAAAGCGAAGATGTCGGAAGAATTCCGTCGTAGTGCATACCAACGTTTCTTTGGTAATGCGTTAGATGCGATGGGTTCTTTCGAGAACCGTTTCTTTGCCGATGTTAAGAAGAACCTCGCCACCAACGCATTAGGTGCTTTAAAAGGCGTCGTGTCTGGCGCAAACGATGCGTTATACGGTTTAAACGAAGCACGTGACTCGATGTCCATGATGGACGGGATGGGGTCAGAAGGCGATATTAAGGAAATGCAAGGAAGGATGTTGGGTCAGTTCATTGGCTCAACTGTCGCGCCGTGGATGGCTAATAAAGGCAGGATGGCGTTACGCGATTTAGCAAAACGTCACCCCAATGCTAAATTCGCAGGTGCGTTAAAAGCCGTGGATCAAGGTGGTGAGGCTGCCGCTTACACGACGCGTAATCTCGGTAAACTGCTCCAGGAAGATATTCGTAAGAACGAATTCAATCTTAGCGATCCATTTTACAAGCAATTGTTACGCGGCGCAGGGCGTTGGGCGTTCAACATGGACAGCGGACGTAACTTCCGTGTGATGAACGACACCGCTGAAACACTGGCAGAGCAAACATCTTTCGACGGTTTAACCTACCGCAGCATCAACGAGGTTATTCCGGGCTTTCTTGCACGCATTCTGAAAAGCAGTGAGGGTATCCGCACCGGAAACAGCGATCCTGACTACGAGGTCTATGACGGCATCAGCGGGCAATTCGTGGCTCAGCGCACGCGCGAACAAAGCGTCAACGACACGCTGTTTAACAAACGTTCGTTTGGTTATTACGCAAGCCGTTTCAATGAGGTTATCTCGGTCATCGATCCCGATAAACAATTATCGGAAAAAGCCAGAAAGGCGCTGGCCAAGCAGTTGGCACGAGATAGCGACGCAAACATTGCATTCGACCCAGCTCGTTTTACGGATGAAAGCAACTTCGATCGTAGTATCGACCGTGACGCTATTAAGGAACTTTCCACATACTTTCGAGACCGTTACGGTATTCGTGATGATGTCAACGATAAGGGCGAACGTCATCAGGTCATTGGAAACCGCGGGCAATATTACACGGAACGTAACCGAGCTGACCTTCGCTACGGAAATCTGAAATCGTTACAACCGGATATTCAGCGTAACCTTAACCTACTGAAACGTACTGGTGACGTCCAATATCTGGAACGTATCGGTATCGTAACGAGAAATAGCGACGGAAGCTACTCAGTTAATCACGATCGGTATTTCTCTGAAATCGATCGATACATCGACCGACCGGAGTACGCTGACCGCGGCGATGTTAATACGCGATTAACCGCTCAGGAAACAAGAGCGCTGGCGTTGGGTTATCGTGACGCAAAACCATCAACTGGTGACGTCCAAAATGCGGGTCTGCCGAACATCGATCGTAAGGCTGCTGGAACAGTAACCGTTGATGAAAACATCGGCTACGATAAATGGTGGAACGACGCTGGCGTTATCACTACATCGCTTGAAGAACAGAATCGAGCATGGCAAGAACTCTATCTCGAAGCGTTATCTGAAGCATCCGAACAACGTGTCGAAATGCTTGCGTTGCTGAAAGCCATTTCTGAGAAAGACTGGTCTAATAACGTTTCGCTGGATGGTGAAGACGTACCTGAAGGTGCAGCGCCCATTTCATTTATCGATCGCGCCAAACAAAAACTCGGCGGACGCAACCTCTTTAAAGGTGGCCGTAATCTCCTCTGGAAAGGAATTAAAAATACCGCACGATTGGGTGTTAAAGGCGCACGTTGGGGTGCAGAACGTACATTAGGTAGTTTGGTAAATTCCGGCCGACGTATTATCAATTTCAACCGTTTTGTGTTCGGCGCATTATCCAAGGTCGATCAGGTTCCGTTTGACATTTACGTTAAAGGGGAATCCCAACCACGCATACTGGCTGCCAAACTTCGTCAGGGGTTATACTTCGACGAGGCGACAGGAAAAGCCGTAAAACGGATGAAGGATATCAAAGGCCCACTCGTTGATGCGGATGGAAACGTCGTAATCAGCAACGAGGATATCGAGAAAGGGCTGGTCACTCGCGCTGGTCGTGCCTTTGAGAATTCAGGACTTAAGGCGTGGGCGCATGAAGGTCTTAATGGAATAACGACGGTATTAAGTCTGCCACGGATGTTAAAACGCGGTGCGGTTGAGATCTACAAACAGCTTGACAGAACACCCGACGTTTACGTCAAGGGAGAATCAACGCCTCGTCTATTATCCATGGTGTTAGCAGCGGGTGGGTATTTCCGTCGCTCTGATGGGCAAGTCATCAAAAATCTTGAAGACATCGATGGTGATGTTGTTGATGCACAAGGTAACGTCGTACTTACGCTTGCCGACATGCAGAAAGGACTTGTCGATAAATACGGTAAAGCGATTCGTCGCTTAAAAGAAAAGCTCATCAACTTCGGTGTGAAAGCTTTCACGTTACCGTTAACCTTACTACGCAAGACAAAGGACATCCTTAAAGCCCTTCCAGGTAAAACCGTTAACGGTCTACGACGGATGGGATTAAATTTCCAATCACCTGACGCATTACTGGTGGGAACAACGTCGAGCATGGTAGATCGGCTCGATGCGATTTACCAGCTTCTTGACCAGCGTATGCCGGGTGGTGATAAGGATTACCGCGATTGGGATGGCGATGGTGTTCGAGAAGGATCGTTGGAAGACCTGAAACGTAAACGTGCAGCCAAGGAAAACGGTGAGGATGACGCAGGCAAAGATTCCAATAAAGGGGAAGAAAAGGAGAAGAAACGAGGATTACTCGGAAGCCTTTTCGATATGCTCGGCGATACCGCATTAGGTAAACGCCTCATGGCGAGTCCGCTTGGAAAAATTCTAGGTGGTCTTGGGGCGGTGTTAAGCGGCGGTGCATCGTTAACCGGGTTGTTGGGCAAAGGTCTCATTAGAGGAACCGGTGCACTGGTCAAGGGAGGACTAAGTGCGGCAGGATGGTTAGGACGTGGTGCGTTAATGGCGGGCGGGGCCGCATTGAACGCCGTTGGTGGGTTATCGGGATTAGGTGCATTCCTCATCTCACCTGTTGGGCTTGCTATCGCTGGCGGCGCATTGGCTGCTTATGCTGGATGGAAGATCTATCAGCATTTCGCCGAGAAGCCTGACCCGATGCAGAAGCTCCGTCTTATCGCATACGGTGTAAAAGGTGACGATAAAGACTTCAATAAGAAGCTGCTTGCGACAGAAACATACCTCACCGACCATGTGGTTATGACCGGGGATACCATCGGATTCGATCCGAAAGCCGATTCTGAAAAGATTCTCGAAATCTGGGAATTGTCCCTGGAAGATTCCGACCGAATGAACGAATGGAAACGTTGGTATCTACATCGTTTTATTCCTGTTTTCGCTCGTGCGTACAAACTCTGGAAAGAGCATATGCCGGACGAGAAGAAATACATGGAAATGGATAAATATCCAAACGGTGAGAACAAAGTGAAATGGTCGGAAGCGTTTATCTGGCCTTCCGATAGTCCTGATGGTCCGTATTACGTCGAAGCTAACCCGTTGGGTTCTTCTGGTGCGACGCGTTATATTGCTGGTCAAGACGTCAAAACCTTGATGCTGAAACAACTCGAAGCCATCAAGAAAGAGTACCAGAATCAGATTAAGCAATACTCTCATGATGAGGCTATTGCTGATTGGTCACGGATGTCTGACACACAACGTAAATCCGTTGCGCCTAACGCATTACGCGGTCAGAAAGCGTCGTTACGTTTTAACGATAAACGTTACAACAGTGCTGGCGCTAAAGGACGACAGAAACTGGATGCAACCGCGGTTATTGAAAGCGTAGACCGCCGCGGCAGGAAATGGGTTGCCGGTGGATACATCGATGAACTCACCAGTCTCCGTGTTCGCGCGTACGGTATCAAGGTTCCGTTGTTAAGCCAGATAAAAGTGCTGATGGAACTTGAAGACGCTGTAGAACCTGGCGTTGTCGCTGAAGGTAAAGGTGTTAAATACGGTGGCGATCTTGTCGCGCTCTACAAGAAATTCGCGACGAAGTTCGGAAGAGACGTTAACAGCAAGCATGATCAGGATATCTGGTTTGCTTGGATGAATAACCGTTTCCTGCCCGTCTTTTTAACCTATTACCAACAAGTTAGCGAAATGGGCGGTCAAGGACTTCTGTCCGACGTGGTACAGAACCTGAAAGACAGCCAGCGTTGGGAAATCGGTGAAGCACTTGTCGCAACGCAATACCGTGATGAGAAAGGTGCATTACAGCCTGTATGGTCGTGGAACAGTTGTGGTTTCTCCGGTACTGAAGCTAACACCACCAGCAGTTCAACAAAGAGCCAACTCGATCTGTTAAAAGAATATGCGGATAAAGAGAAGGTTCGTGAGAAGAACGCGGAAGCATCGCAAGAGGATACCGATAAATTATCGAAGATCCAAGAGCTGATGATGAAGCAGGCTGGGTACGAGAAGAAAGACGGTGTCTGGCAGAAGAAATCTCGCATTACTGGTGGGATGAGTAACTCCGAAGCGAATTACAACCCCAATGGGAATAAGGTCGGTGCAAGCAGCTTTACTGCTTCGGCTACTTCCAATGCGGGATTGGGATCAACCGGCGATCTTACTGGATTGCCTAACATGGGCTTACAGAAACCGGCAACGGGACCGGGTCCTGAAGCTGGACGTCGTGCGCTTGTTAAATCCGCTGTAAAACGCGGTATTACCGATCCAATGGAAATGGCGATGTTCCTTGCGAACATCGAACATGAATCGGGGAACTACACTCACGTACGTGAGGGGAACTATAAGACACCTGAGCGTCTTAAACAGGTCTTCCCTTACAAATTCCGTGATGTGCAGGATGCCGCACAGACGATCAGCATGGGGCCGGAAGCGGTATTCGAACGTGTGTATGGTAATCGTAAAGACCTAGGAAACACACAGAAAGGAGACGGGGCGAAGTATTTAGGACGTGGATTCATTCAGGTTACCGGTAAAGCTAACTACGCTCGTCTGTCTAAGACCTTGAATAAGGATCTTGTCAGCGATCCGACATACCTGGAAACGCCGGAAGGTGCAGCGGAAGGTAGTGTTGCATGGTGGCTCAACCGAGGTAACGTATTACGCGATCCCGCAAAACGGGGTGACGTGCGCCAAGTTCGTTATCTGGTTAATGGTGGCTATAACGGATTACGTGATGTTGAACAACGTTCTGCATATTGGATTCAGGCGGCTAAGAATGGCACCCTGAAGAAAATGATGGACGAGTTATCAGGGTCAACATCAGACGATCAAGCTGAAGGACCGACCACTGCCGAACAGGTGAAGAACGAAGCAGCACAAGAGGCAAACGGAACACCAGCTGTAAGCAACGATCCGCAAGCCCCAGTATCTTCTACTACCCCTGAAGCTAAACCGTCTGCAGCTGCCGGGACGGCCCCAGCACCTGGAGAAGCATCACCAACGCCTGGAAGTTTCGAAACAGCAAAAGCCGCGGCAGGACAACCGACATCAACTCCAGCACCTAGCGATTTGCCGTCAAACCCGGGCGCAAATCGAGGGATATCGGTTCCGAATACGCCTGCACAGGTTGCACAGTCTGCGACACAAACGTCGGCTGCAAGTGAGAACTTCTACGGTAGCGCAGGTGAAATTCTCCGACAGCAGCTGACCACGCAGCAGAACATCGAGAAGAACACCGGTAGAACGAATGAACTTATTTCGGAATTAATCCAAGCCGTTAAGGGTTCTTCTATCGGTAAGGGTTCTGCAGGTCCTTCTCAACAACAGACGATGTCGCTACCTAATCGTCCGCAAGGAATCTCTCCAACACGGACAAGGTACGCACAGTAGTCATTAGTTAAGGGCGGGAATCTCCCGCCCTCTTCTTGAGGAATGTTACATGGGTATTCTTGTTCAAAACGCCCTAATTACCAAACAAGCGTTTTTATTACCAGGCGATAGCAGCACGCTTAGTGCCGACATGATTAAAGCGAGACATACACCGTATTCCTACGATAACGTCGATGATACCACCTTAGGTGGGAACTGGGTGCTTAACCCACCGCCGCAATATACCAAATTTGCCGACATCAAAGAACGCCGACGTGCGGTTATGCCGGGATCAACGGGCATGGGTCGAGGCTATAGTGAAAGCATTAACAGCTTTAAAGAGGTCGTTACGTTACGATTCGGTAAACCTCGCTTTACAGGCGCAAGTATCTTCTTTACTGATTTCTACGATGCGGATGTTGCCGTAACGGTTAAAACCGGTCGCGATCCCGGTATCCTTTATTACGCAGCCAAAGCGTATACCACCGTTCTTTCTTACCTCACACCTCTACCCTACTTGTATATGGTTGGACGTATTGGTCGATATTTCCTGGGTAAGCCTACCAGTCAATATTACTATCAAGTACCAACCATGCATGTGTATTGGGCGTCTTTCCAGACGCTGGTAAACCAAACAGCGATAAACATGGGTCTTATCGCCGGTGCCGGTAAAGATAAAGGCTACGTGGAAGAAGGAGGTACCGTACTCCATCAATATTCAATCGGTGGTCAGAACGTTGAAGAATTCATCAACTACGCGTCTAAGACGCTACCTGGGATTTATAAGAAAGGTGGTGGGATCGATATCTACCAGATTGCAACACGTCGTCAGCGTATACAGAACGCATGGGTACGTCGTATTCAATCCATGATGGAAAACGATTACTCGTCTTACGAAGAATTCTGGAACGATCTTGATAAACGACTTGATAGCGGAGCGTTTCCATCGGATGTAACCGGCCGTACGCTAACGCAGTATCTCGCCGACACACAGAAGTCTGCTGTTTACAGCGCGACAGCTGGTGATAATAAACAAACGATGGACGACCTTTTATTCGGAAGGGCCTCGTACACCAATAAAGATGCTGACGCCAACTTCAATGTCTCAGCGGCTACCTCCGACGGAGGTACGTCAACACAGAGTCAGGGTACAACAGCCAATGTCGGTAATTCAACGTCAGGGACAACACAGGCTTCAACAGCAGCATCAACAGCTGGAGGCGCGAACGTACAGAGCAAAGGAATCGGGCAAACGAACGCAGCCGAAGAAGCTACGTTTCTTGATCTGATGGATGCTGAATTGGCCGACGGTGCTCAGTTCATCAGTTTTCGAGTCGATTCTGTCACCAGTGTAACCGAAACGTTTTCAAACAGCGCTTCAGAAAGTTCTATCGCGCAGACGATGAACAGTCGTGCGCAAGCGAACATCGAACGTCGTTTCACCCTCTCCGGTGGTAATACCGGTTGGGCTGTACTGGACGAAGCCATCAAAGCCGGTTCCGACCTCGTCAATGGTGCTATTTCCGGGATGGGTCTGGATGGTATTTTTGGTGCCTTCATGGGTTCCGGCTTCGCTGACATTCCGAAATTCTATTCTGGTTCATCGGTAAGTCTTCCGCGTGCAGATCTGACGATGGAATTACGTTCCTGGAGTGGGGATCGCTGGTCGATCTTTACGAACCTCATGGTACCTCTTTTAGCGATCCTTGCAGGCGGTTTGCCTCAGGCTACCGGTAAATCGTCCTACGGGATGCCGTTCATGTGTGAGTGTTATATTCCCGGTAAAGTCCAGATTAAAATGGGCCTTATCGACAACATCACTGTGACGCGTCATGTTGGAAACGTGCCGTCAACACGTGAGCGGTTACCGTTAGGCATCGATGTCAGCTTCAGTGTTTATGATCTGTCGTCCATCGTCGCAATGCCGATCACAACGACAGCCGCATCGATCGCAAAATTAGATCCTCGTGGCTTCTTAAGTGATCTTCTTGCTGACGATACTCCACTCAACAACTATCTTGCTGTGTTATCGGCATTGACGCTTACGGAACAAGTTTACATGATTCCGGATTTAAGTCGTCGCATGCATAAAACCATGGCTGATATCGATAGTTTCTGGAGCAAAGGTAATTTTGCTAGCTGGTTGTCTGACACCATGCCTGGCAGGATAGCATCAGGGCTGTTATGGAAACGTACAGAACGACCGTTCTGATATTCACTGCATAAACCCCCTCTCCCAACCCGTGAGGGAAGGGAGAGGGAATATGTTAACCTAACGTTACCGTCGGTAAATCAGGATAAAGTTTCTTCAAGCCTGCCATCGTGGTGGTAGTTGTATAATTCTTACCCATTACGGCGAGAGATGCGTATTTCCTACTGCGGGAGAAAAGAGAATAGAACCCACTGGATGTTTCCATCCACATCGTGAGGAGTTCTGCATCGTTACCGTGATAGTTCGTTTTACCCCATCCAGGTTTAAACGCATCAGCAAAATCAATTAAACGCGAGGCTTCAGCGTCGTATTCTTTAAGGGTAATGTACGATGGAATGCGGTAGTTACGAAACAGTAACGTAATGAGTTCAGGGACAACGCTACGGGCACGTTCAGCCGTGATAAGTTCGGTGATCACAGCAGCTGTACGGAAATCGCCGTTAAGACCAACGCTGCTTAACGATTCCGCTAAAGTGGTCGCCATCGCCACTTTATCCTCCGCTGACCCAGAGTCATACAGACTACGCACATCGATGTAGTTGCCTGCTAATGCGGCTTGACGAATCAACGATGTGACAACTGTCCGGTTCGTCTTATAGTCGTTGTAGCTGAATTCGGTTCGCGTTTTCCCTTGATCGTCGAGATACCGATCGACAATCGTCGACAGTTTATAATACTCATCGCCCGACATCAGACTATCGAGAAGCTTAACGTTTCCATCTTTATCAATAAGCTTCCCTAACGCGCCATTGGATTGCTGGTTAATGGTGCTGTAAATCTGGTCTTTTACTTGCGATAGGATGTTATCGGTTGACGATATATTCAGGCCAGTAACATCTTTGATCTTATTCATCAACGCATTTTCATTCAGGGAGATTTTGCCTCCGCTGATATCGATGAAAGAATTAAGATCGCTTATGGAAATCAGGTTTCCTGTTAACGCCGATAATGTACTATTGATACTGTTCGTAATACTGCTGCGAAAACTGGTTAACGCATCCGCCGCTGAAACAGCGGTACCGCTAACCGCTTTAAGGAGCGTATCACGCCCTGTCGAAAAGTCACTGGTGATGGTTTTGATCTTGGACGTATCTATACTCGGCAGTTTGTCGTAAAGACTCATCACGTCCTCCTGAAAAAGAAAAAAGAAATACGGCATAAAGCCTACCCACACAATGGTGGGTAGGCTAAGATCAACATCGATGTTAAACTTCTTCGTTTTCTGAACCTAACGATTCAGCATCTGGATCGTCAACAGGAATTGTTGCATCAAAATACCGTTTCGTATGCGTGGTTGTATATCCTACGCTATCTGTGATGGAAATCGTAAACGTGACTTCCCTTGCACGGATTAAGCGTAGTTTATTCATGAAGTTACGGAACGGCATCGATCCCCGATTCAACTCCTTAATGACGTTTCCTCGAATACTGGAAATGTCTTTATTCGTTTTATCAGGATGTCGTTTCTTCACATCACGCATATGTCGGGTAATATACGAATTGAGCTGATTTGCGCCGATCCCTCTCTCCGTATAAATCTGCAACAGGAACTCCGTAAGGAAATCCTGTCTACCCGTAGGCGTCCAGAAATTGTTACCGTGATGGTAGTTAGTCGCTCGTCCTCGATTGCTTTGAGGATTTTCATCATCGCTTTCATCACGACGCTTAAGCGGATTAATGCGTGCGCGGAAAGAGACTTCATTATATTTATTTGTCATAATACACCAGTGTACTGACTGAGTGCGAAGGTTAGGAGTTCGCAACAGTCTCTCGCTAGTTTCCTTGTTTTGCGTAATCCATAAGCCGCATCCAAATCGTCCCGTTCCGCCAGCGCGTCTAACCACGTCGCAAGTATGCGTCCATACTCGATAACGTCGCGCATGAGAACGTCGAACTGGATAACACGACCATCGGCATCAGCAAGCCAACGATTGAATGTGATTTGTGGTGCTAGTATTGCATATGTTCTCTCCTCTAATGCGATTATGTTTATGTTGCCTTCGTTATCGAACGCTTGATGCCAACGGCGAAGGTCAAGCATCAACGACTCAGCGTCCATATACCACAACGGTAAATACGTTTTACGTGCAACGCGTATATCGTAGATGTTGTGAACCCAGGACGTTGTTTTGTAAAGCAACAAGAGTTCGTTTAACCGTTGCCTATCATCTTGAAACGTCTTCCTTTTATAACGCTGGAACGCACGCCTCAAGAAAAAGCGATGTAACATGGCATCACCTATGTATCATTCTTGCAGGCATCAATGAAGCCATCACAAGAAGGTAACGTTATACGTCGCCTTCATGACAGTCATCATGAAGGTAATATAGTCCTGTTATTTTTTTCAATACGGAGAATGTAAAATGAGCGAATATGGTGTTGCCCCCGTAGATGATGAACCGCAAGAAGCACCTGATAAATTCGAGGTCCGTCTTGACGAAACCCGTAATATCCGCCAACGATTTATTCAACGCCTTGAAATGCTATTAGATAGCGAATTCAAAGATTTCGAGCGTAATCCTGGCGCTGATAACAAAGCCATCGTCGACGTCGAAAACGTCGACCGAATAGGTAAGCTGTTGTTGAAATCGTTGGGCGATAACGACAAAGTCGACTTAACGTTGAAACGTATCAGTGCCGACCAGGCCATGAACGACAGCGCGTTGAAAACAGCACAAGCCCTAACCGAAACCATGCTGCGCCGCTTAGGTCAGATGGATCAACATCCTCTCGCAGCAGGGGCTGTTTATGAAGGCGAAGTCGTGAAGCCAGTCACACCTGAAGAACGTGATCGTCGACTTGGTTTTGCGTCATTGGAAGAGTTCGATAGTAAGGAGTTTTCACCAGGCGTTCTCATCCAGGGACGTGTCGAAGAAACCAGTGATGCTTTCTACGCTAGAATGGCTCAACTGACGGCGTCGGTTCGTGAGGAGGTATCTCAGAAGATGGCTGCAGACCATCAGTCTTCGGAGGCGTCACACGAGGAGGAATAAAATAACTGAACCATTTTATTCCAAAGAACCGCATGAACATCACAGGTGCGTTAGAAAGTTCGATTGCTTCGTAAAGTTTATCATAAGCCAGATCGGAATCAGGGATGGTTTCACTGATTCGTCTGGCTACAACCAATACGTTACAAATCGGATTGTCTTCTAACAGCATCTGATTGGGGAGGTGCCAGCGTTTGAAATCGTAAAAGAACATCGCATTATACGTCTTACGGATTTCTGACGGATGCAGTGTGGCCGGATGACGGTAAATAATCTCAACGCTATCTTGCGCGCCGAGGTATTGCTGGATGCCTTCTTTTAACGCAATTGCAGCATCTCCCACAAATTCAAACGGGTACGTATTCACATGAACCGAAAAATCCGGTGCAGCAATCCCTGTCAAGCGGTCTTTCATGTAGTCCGCTACCACGTAACATAATCGCCACATCAACTCCGTCGGAATGCATTTATCGAGAATGGTTTCATCGATATTTGCCAACGCACCCTTAAACTCTTCGTAAGTGTAAGTAACACCCGCCTGCTTCTCCGGCTCCAGGTTATAGGGTCGGTAATGCCATTTCTTCCCCCACTTTCTGATAGCCTCCGGATCCAACGTTGTTGCTACCGCCATTTCGATATCAAGCAGCGCCTCGAGTTCTACGTACACCGTCACTAACGCCGCACTTCCAATCATCGTTGCTCTCCAGCTTCACCGGTTAACATCTGCATATCGGGAGACGTTTTAATTTTCTTCTCGTACTCTTTTGTTTGTTTGAATACCAACTCACCGATTTCTTCCAATTCTTCAACGGTGACGGTATGCAAATAAAGCAACGGAATAATCCAGGTATTCGCACGAAGCATATCCCGAATATCATCAACGGTGGGTAATTCCGTAAAGAACTGTTCGTCTACCGCGAATAAATCCCGGGCGATACCATCCACCAGTTTATGATTGCTTTCATGGATCCATGCAAAACTTCCAGCAAGATGATCGATAAGTATATCGATATCATCGACCGTTGAGAACACTGTACGGCGAACATGCGTTGTGAGGTCCATCGTAAAACCCATTAACGAAGGGGTTTCCTCAGAACGGAGTTCACGCCAAAGACGGATCATGTTTTCAGGGATAAACAAATCATGGATGAACGTCACACTGAATTTCGTAACCCAGTCACGAATTGTTGCCCCTTTGGAATATTGTTGCGGCGGGGAATACAAATACACCCAGCGTTTTGTGTACGCGATAACTTCCTTTCGCATCGCTGCATCTAAAACAAGCACGTAACGATCGGAAGCAAGCTCTTCTAATAAAAGCTCGAACGCGGTATCACTCTCTGGGGAGAACGATCGTTTTATTTCTGCGATACGTCGTGATAACCGACCACGTAACATAATTAGCCCTCATCAAGGTTATTCTGGAGATGCATCGCGGTGAGGATAACGCCAACCGCCGAAACCGATTTTGCCTTGCTGTCTTCAGGGAGCTGCTCCAAGCTTACGGTACCTGTTTCTAACAGCATGCGGTTCATCGCGTTGAACTTCTTATCGTCACCACCACGAGCCTGCATCAGTTCTCGGTTCACGTTCGGCATCGAGCGTCCTAACGTTGCTTGCATTTCCGGCTGACTCCAAGTGGAACCTTTACTATCACCCGTCGGCTGATTGGTGAGCTGGTCCTTGGTGTTGTTGTTTTTCGGAATCGATATTTTAGCACTCAACGTTTCGGCTTGTCGGCGGTTTGGAATCAAGTACAATCTGGTTGGACGGTCACGAAGCACCAGTTGTCCTGTTTTCTGGTCGGTGAGGTAAATACGCTGGAAGAAAGGGAAACCGTATTTCTTACCGACTTCCAACGCACGTTTTATCGTCACCTCGTTTTTGTTCATGTTGGGTACCCAGATGGGTAGAATCTCTTTCTTATCCCGACATAAACGCATATAGGCATCAAACGTCTCATCATCGATTTCAGCAAAACGTTTTTTGTAAATAGCGTAAGTCGGGCTCGATTCACCCACCAGGTCTTTGATATACCCAAGAATGAATTTTTCTGCTGCAGCGCGGTTGGACATAAACGTCTCCTATTGTCGTGTCTGTTGCGGAAATACCCGAAACACCTGGACAATGATGTTCTTGTCCTCGCGGTTGGCGATGTCGATCATGTGTTTTGTTCCAGGACTTTTGAAATCCCAGAACGCAATTAAATGCGTAATGACATCGCCCATCCACTCATTGCGTCTGAATCCAGCACCTTTACGATAAGGGCCATCCCAATCGGCAGGAAACGTGGTGTATTTAAACCCGTAATCCTTCGCATAGCGGCGCACGTGCAAATCAGCACCTGAACGCGCACCGCCAGCAATGAGATGAACTTTGTCGTGAGGGAGGTTATGTAACATCTGGTTCATACGCTTTTCGAACAAGGGATAATCATCCCAGTAGCGTGATCCTGATACCCCTACACGATAGGGTTCGCTTATCTTCCACCGCGCAATGACTTTACGTTGCGTGCGATAAAGGGTGCAACGTAATCACGGAAATTATGGATCCATCCTTTAATGGGTTGGTTGTCTAGTAAGCACTCACGTACCGAAAACGTACTTACTTCTAATACGCCGAACTGTAGTCGCCAATAGCGATTGATTTCAGCTTGGGTATGTTCTAATGTCATGTACTCAGGAACACGAGCCAATAGGTCGTGTTTAAATTGCTCAGCAATCGCTGGTTGATGTGACGCAATTGTCTGCGTGATAACATCAATCAGTTCATGCGCATGCTTGATAGCAGGTGCGGTCATTTATTTAGCCTTTTATTTTTTACTCGGACGATTCAATGCGGGTACCGGGTTCTTTGGTTGCTTTGTCTTTTCATCCATCCAGTACGGGAAGTACTCACCGGTACGCATACGCAATAAGTCCATTGTGGACAGGAACGGCAGTGGGTTAGGATCGTCCAAATACGTCCAGTAACCACGCGTGTTTAACAATACATCCCAATCGAAACCTTTTGCTTTAAGATCGTCGTACAGTTCCTGTGGGGTGCAATACAGCTGTGGGTTTTCGTAAACCTCTTGACGCCAGAGATTATGCATCTGACACAGCTCCGACGTGATTTCCAGAGCACGCTGTAAATACTCATCCTCTTCGCAAAGAGAACGAATGGTCGTACGCTGCAACGCAACATCCGGATAAATATCCAAATATACCGTTGAAGCACCATCAGCTGATTTACCACCTGACGCATGCATACCCCAACCACGCATCCAATCTTTATCGCGCAGGTAGTGGTATTCCGTTAATGATGGTTTAACCCCTTCGCTCTGACTAACCACAATCGGGAACGGTAAGCCGGTGGGTCCGTTTTTAGCACGCATGTTGAAGACTTGAATCAACTGCAGATCGGTATCCCCGATAAGGTTGTCACCAGGCCCACGCGGATAAAGGACGCGTTTATCGGCGTTCTGAAGAATCGTCAGTTTATCGATTTTCCAGAGGTTATTCGTATAAAACGTGAAGCGTTCCGGGACGTTCTTAAACTTCTCATCGCCCTTAAACCCTTTCAGTTTTCGTACCGGCTGCTGTCCAGGCATACCACCGACGTTTACACCATCACCAAGGTGGGCAGTCATGGTAATGTAGATACCCGCCGACGCTGTGAGTACTGGCATCTGTGATAAAATCTGGCTTTTCGCTGCTGCGGAACGCATCGCTTCAGCATTCAGTTTTGCACCACCAGCGGTTTCTTTATCGAACAATGCATCAACAGCATCGATTGGTAACCCAGAGAAACTGTCGATGAGTACAACGGTCGGCAACCACCAGGTATAGTTCTCACCGTGTTTATTAATAAACGGAACGGCTTTGCGTTGAGATTTATCTTTGACCTTGTCGTCACGGAATTTCTTAATCGCATCAAACCAAATGTTACCGCTCATCTGAACAGCATCGGTGATAAACACACGTTCTTCTTCGAAAAGATCGACACCTGCGATATTAGACATGTTCATCGCAAGCGTTAAGATACGTGTTGTCGTTAACGACATTTCTGTGTCGTAAACGCTACTATTGCTGTTTGCGTAACGATCGATAACGCGTAACAAGCGAAACATTATGAACGTGGTTTTGTTCATGTTGCCGCGAGCGCCTGCGCCCTCAACAAGCATCATGCCGCCATTACAAATGCTTTCACCGTGTTTACCGACATAGTACCGACCACCAGATGTGGGAATATCCATTAAGCAACCAATGTTGAGATTAAAACGCATCTCTTCACCAGGAGAAAGGTACTTATTAAGATTCATTGGGTAAAGACTCCTTCGATTCTTCGACTAATTCTTAGTGTTCAGAGAATAACTATTTTTAGTTAAGACTGACAACCGCTATTTCCACGAGGACAATCATGCATAAATTTACCATTCCTGAAGACCCGATTACACTGCAGACCCTTTGGGATTCACATCGTGCTTTATCAATGGAAGGCTTTGCGCAAGACTTCGCTTCACTTACCGCAGTAACGAACCTTCGTAGTATGTTTACTAACGGTAAGAAGTTCGTTACCGATTGGCTTAAGAAACGTGATGTGACGGTTTATCCTAAAGTCTTCGATGACCTCGATACCATCTTTAGCAACAACGCTTACAGCGATCTCATTGGGTATCGCGCTTTTATTCCGAATGGTTTAAATGCGCCGATGTCAGATTATGTTGTCGCTTTAACCCAGAGTCTGGATAGCGTAATTGGCACCATCCTACCCGATTTGGATAAGTTGACCGTAACGTGCGCTAAAGCCGTCAACGACGTTAACTTCCGTCGTAGTAGTGGTATGGCTCAAACACTACCTAAAAACGATCCAGAGAACGTTCTAGAGACGTTACGTGCGATGTTCAAACAAGGGACGGTAACACAGACCACTGTAGGCCGTGCATATAAGAACGAAGATGATATTCGTCAGATCGGAAAAGATCTGGATGCTTCCCGTATCCGTGCGCTTGACGTTAATCCTAAAGACGTGAAGAAGGCAATCGAACGTTTCATGGAGGTAGCTGACCGTTTAACCGAAATCCTGGTTCAAGACTACAACGAAGGTGCGGTGAGTAACGCAATGATTCGCGATATTAGCGACGCTATCTACCAAACAGCCAAACAGGCTGAGCTGTATGCGTTTCTCGTGAACGCTTTGGCTGAGGCGATCATCGCATATAACGACACTTGGGACGCTGTTAAAAAGAACGCGAAAAAATAACATAATAACCCACCCTACTACCCCGTTAAGGGCGGTAGGGTGGGATAAGGTTTATTTGCCGTATAGTTGTACCACTCGTTGTGTCGTAGGAACGCAGACTCTTACCAGAAGCTTCTTAATCTCCTGACGAATCGTTGCTTTATCATCATAATAAAGCCATGGCGGAACGCGTTGCATTATGCACTGCACGGCTTCATCGTAGTTCGTCGTCTCATTAAGTAACGTCTCACTATCCAGATCTTTCCATGCAGTAATACCAAGTCGCGCAGCAAACATCAACGCTGAAACCGACTCAGCTATCTCCAATCGCTCATTCATATCCGCAAGACCTTTTAGCATGATGTAATTATCATCATGCTGATGTAAGGTGCCATACAAACTTCCGAAGAGAAGTATACGTTTAGCTTTTGCGGTTAAGAGGAACGACAGGAGAGCGTGTTTCAACGGTTGTTTCTCACGTTCTACCTGTTCGACCATCACCATTGATTACTCCAACACATAACGTGGGTTACTGTATATGTTAGCCCATATACCAACGTCGTCTCCTGATTCGATAATCACAGCGAAACGAAACGCAACATCAGATTCACGATAAGTTACCGCGTACGCTTTCGTTTCTGGCGATGCTAAATAGCTCAAGTTCAGACGTTGAGGTAGGTCTAACCCCAAGGACATGGTACAAGACGTAACGCCCTGCTTATCGGGGGTCAGTCTGTAATTCACGTCCACCTTCAAGCTTTTCGTAACCTGCGTAATCGCACTATGCACTTTGGTAACCGTTTTGCCTTTCTTATCCTTTTCTGTTTCGAAAAGAACGTCGGTAATTTCGGTTACAACCAGGCGCGGTGTGGATTCGCGGTTAGCATCCAGCCATTCATCCAGCAACGTCTTTAAGAAGTTCAAGGAATCAATCGCGCGCCAAGCAAGGTTAGGTGGATTGCACGCTTCCATTAGAATGGCTGTGTTGGATCCACCTAGCGGAAGATGCACGCTCTTACCGAGGCCCGTCGGACGCATCGTAAGATCGCACTCGCCCTCAAGAATATCGCGATGATACTGACGATGATGAAGGTTATCCGTGTATGCGATATACACTGACTCCGTTGTCCCATGCTCTAATACCCGAGATGCATGCGTACGCATAATCTCAACAGCATCATCCGGCTTGCTTAAATAGATAACACTGTACGCACTATCGCTAATCCTTTTCCCTAACTCAAGACGTCCCTTGTTGTCTTTATCAGTGTTACCACCGAAATAGATGTAGCGGCCATCTTTCGCACGCTCTTGCTGCTGGTTGGTGGTAAAGTAGCAGCGTGAGAACGTAAAGAACGGGCTTATTTCCGGTTCGGGGCTCCAATACCCCTTAGCCGGAAGTTCGCGGCGTATTTGGGTTCTTACAGCCCAGTCCTGGTTTTGTGACAGATATGTTCCACGCGTTGCCAGCATATCCGCACGTTCGTTACCAACATTGCCCTCATGTCCAGGAACGTAGCGCAGCGAAATATCGATAGCGTCGCGCTTCGCATCCCTTATCGCGCTATCGAGTTTCCGCCACCGTTCCGCATTCATTAACGGTTTATTGTCGGATTTAACCCAGTTGTTCTCTCGCCAGTTAGCAAGATGGTTGGTGGCACCTACAACAACATATTGGCTGTCCGACAACAGCTGGATCCGTTTTGCCCCCTTTGCTTTTCCAAGTTCAATCGCACGTATTGCAGCATCCAACTCAGCCTGATTGTTCGTTACGTTGAAACCCAAAGCCTCTAACTCATCCACGTATTCCTTGGGTTCGACCAGCACAGCGTCTTTAGGAAAGTCGAGTTTAGGGTCAACATAACCGTATTGCGTTGGTTTGGGCTTCCCACTTTTTGAGGGTTCCAAGGTGCCTTTTATTTCTTTCACCATATCGTAGGTGTAGCCGTGCACGCCGTAGCCACCATACCCACTCGATGTTGGACGGGATCCTCCATCACAGTAGAAAACGGCACCGAGCTCAGTATTTCCTGCCATTGTAAACCTCATTAATCATTGTCCGTATGATAGCCCAAAGTTGTACGGTATTACCGATTACCGTCGGTTGACGTTGGTTGATCGCGATCGACTTTCATTGACCGCAGTTTTCCGCCGTTAATTACACATTGATTGCGCTGTTTGGCGGAGGTCAGACTATTACAGACGTAATAGGTATCGATAAAACGTTCAACGCGTTCTTGAAACTCCCTCTCGTCAACTTTCTCTTTTTCAAAAGTTCGTAACGCCCGATCAACCTCACCCTGGAGAATCCGGTTCTGTTCAACCATACTGTCGATTAAACGGCCTCGTACTTCGTTCGATGTGTAAAGTTGACGAATCAGTTCTCGGTTGGTGTCTCGCGCATAACGCAATGTTGCATTTTCCTGACGTAAACTACTCACGTCAGCCATCAAGGTAATGATTTTTTCGCCAGCGAATAACGTCACGATACCCAATACGATGAAAAAGCCCGTAATCAAGAATATCGAGGACTGTCGAGCTCCATCTCGACGATAGCGTGTGGGCGGTCGCTTACTTCGCCGAAACAACTCGCGAAGAAAAGGGAAAAGCCAGGGCAACGCCTTGAGTGTAGTAAACATGCGTGTGTCCTTGATAGTATGAAATTTCCAATACAACTTAACCGAGGACGTCGAATGATTAGTATTTTTGGTTTTTATACGTACAAAGGGTACGCTAATAACCACCCAAAAACCACGGCGAAATTCGGTGAGTTCAGTCAGCACAGTGCTACGTTCAGTCGCGAAATCGGCATCTATACCAACACGGCGTACGCACGTACGACCTTATTAGTGTTGAATGCCGAAAACGAAGCTGGTGAAGCACAAACGCTGAATGACGACACCGCAGGCCGCATTCTTCAGGTTGGTCAATGGTTGCTGGAAAAAGCCGCATCGGGCGAAATCCAGGAAGACCGAGACCAAGTTATCGATTACCTAAAAGACGACTTCACAACGTATCTGGATTCTATCGACATCCCAACACCCACCACCGATGGCACAGTCTATCTACCAGCGTGGATCAGTTTCAAGATAACGGCCACCGGCGATGTTGTCAAGATTTGGTTGTCTGATAGCGTATTCCAAAGTCAATATCCAAAATACGAATATGAAGTCGTTCCCCCTGTTCCTAAGGATCAGTTAGATACCTTCTTCGAAGATCTGGCAACATTGAAGAAACTGGTTGACAGTCGAAGCAGCGAGAAACTGACCGAAGAAATCAACGAGGTGCGCGACCAATTCCCAGACACACAATTGTGGACGAAAACCTATAAAGCGTACGATTACACCGACGATTCGAAATACATTAATACCGATTGGACGGTGATTATCTACGGTGCAGCAGGTAACAACATTGATAATATCAAGGAGTTCCTGCAAAACTGGATTCTTAGCAATAGCACGCACGGACGTCCAGACTGGGAAATCGTTCTGCCGGATCTTTTTATTCCGACGGAACACATCTTCATCCCGATCTGGAACCGCCACAGTGCTCCAGAAATGACCAATCAGGCACGTATTTATAGTCCTATCTTCGATGATTCGTTGATGGATACCTACCTGAAAAACTTTGCTGATGGTTACGGCGAAACCGCCGAAGTCCGTAAGTCGCTTCAAGCGGTGCCGACGTTGTGGCGCTCGATCGGTTTCTTAAGTGTCGGTAACTCACGTAACCGAGACGGTAAACTTAAGTTCTACGATCGTTGGCCACAATACGCGCTCATCAGCACAACCAGCATCGACATTAACCGTATCGACGATGCGACACGTGAATTCATCACGTTCACTTACGAAATGCTGAAACTGGCAGAATCGCTCACCGAAGACGACCCGGTACCGTTGGGTTATAGTCGTGTTACGCGTGGTAGCAATAGCTTCTTAGCGAAAAGCCACAACGATGTTCAGTATCTCTTCTTAACAAAAGAAGCGTTCCTGAAGAAAATGCCGGATGAAGCCGACACGCCTGTTGGAGGTTGATTATGGCTGTAACACGCATGACGCCAAGTCCCGGTGCGGTCGGGGTATTCACAGTATCAGCGCCGTTTTCCGTTGGTACGTCAACGCTATATACCGTTACAGCGTTACGCCGATTCAGCGAAGTCATCGGTAGTGGAATCGATCTATTTACGGAACTGTACGAACCGTTATCAATAGACAAATCCACTTTCGAAGCGCATCTCGAAGCGAATGCTTATCTCGTCACGTTGCAACCGGATTATGGTGCGCCCGTACTGGTACCCGATACGTATATCACGTCGTACCCAAAGAACGATTCCTTGCGGTATCGTCGCATTATTCTGGGTATCGATTTCGGGCCTCTTCCTCCCGGTCTTGACCTTTCGTATTTAACAACGATATTGAAAGGTAAGGCTAGTGATATTCTTGGTGTCGAACCTGAAGTTAAAACGATGGAAATCACTCTCGATGATACCGTTACTCAGGAACAACATCAGATAAACGAAGCCCGTCGTCAGGCTGCGATAAAAGAACGAGATACCATTTACGCACGCTGTGAAACGCAAGAGAAGCAGATAACGGCTTTACTTGCAACCCAAAAGCAACTTATCAAATTGCTTCAAGACGCCGGTATCAATCCGACACCTTAACATATTCCCTCCTCCTTCCCTGATGGGTTGGAGGAGGGTTATGCCGTCAAGCAAAAAAAAAAAAAAAA